TGGCTGTGCTAGAAAAAGAAATAGGGAAAATTCATAGCTTGCGGATCCTCGGATGCCCTATTGACCGCTTGACAGGATATTTACCATGTATAATTTTATCAAAACTATTGCTGAAGGAAGAACCCCAAAGGAATTAACCCAGGTTAGTTTACCTTATGCTAAGGATGGGTTGGGCCGTAGTCTAAGTAAACAGGCTATCGATTATCACTATGGCAAGCTCTACAAGGGCTATGTTGATCGTTTCAATGCCGGAGAAGGCGATGCAAACTTTAACGAAGCAGGTGCATACTTACACAGCATCTATTTTAGCCAATTCCAACCACCTAAAGGCAGTAACAAACCTACTGGATCTATATTGACTTTTATTGAAAAGCATCATAAGTCATGGGATGCCTTTCAAGAAGCATTTGAAAAGACTGCAATGAGCATACAAGGTAGTGGATGGGTATACCTAGCAAAGGATGGCAAGATTAAAACAATCGTCAATCATGAAATCAAAGACGATATTGTAATCTTGATAGACTGGTGGGAACACGCTTGGGCATTAGACTACCAAGCAGACAAACAAAAATATTTGTCCAATCAATGGAAGATCATGGACTGGTCAACTATCAACAATAGAATATTTGATTTTAAACTTTAAAGAAGCTATAATAGTTAAATGCTAAAAATAAAAAACCTTAATATAAAATCAGCAGAACAAGAACTAATCAAAGATGTCAACCTAGAAGTAAAACCCGGAGAAGTACACGCTATCATTGGTCCTAGCGGCAGTGGAAAGAGTGCGCTAATGATGGGACTATGCGGGTTGCCATTCGTAGATATAGCTTCAGGGTCGATTACATACAAATCAAAAAGCCTATTAAAGCAGTCACTCAGCGAAAGAAGCCTAAACGGTATCGCTTCAATATTTCAGCATCCTGTTGAAATACCCAACACAACCAATTGGGAACTGTTTTGCAACATACTTAAACACAGAAAAGATCCTAGGTCTCCTGCGGACCTAAAGCCATTATATGACGAAACTGTAGAGAATCTAGGACTAAGTATTGCCCACGGGTTTAAAGCAGTTGATAGTGACAGCATGACGCATGCCGAAGCTATGCTCAACGAACTCTTAATATCTTTTTTACTTGATCCGAACTTATTGTTAGTAGACGACATAGATGAGAAATTAGAAGTTAACGACAAAACAAAAGTCGCATTAAATATAAAGAACTTCATACACACCAAGCGAAGAGCGGGTATTATCTTTAGCAAAGATAAAAACGTATTAAAGGACATAGAACCTACACACGTACATGTCATTGCAAATGGTCAGATAGTTCTCAGCGGTGGAATTGAAATACTAACAAGGATTGAAGAAGATGGGCATCCAGAGCTTTCTACAAGCAAATAAAGGCGATCCTGATTGGCTGTATAGCCCAGACGAGTACTTTGGTAAGCAGTTTAAACTTAGTGAACCAAACATGGTTGAACTAAAAGAAGGTCGCAAAGATGGTGTAGTACTGCGCCATAATCCTACAGAAAAAGGTCTAATAGCCAAACATCTCAAGATAGATCTTAGAGACAACAGCTCGCTTGATCTTACAATTCTAAATGAAACTACTCCCAAGCTACAGCAGGTATGTTTATACGATATCCATATTAGAGAAGGTGCTACGCTGAACCTAGGAGTATTTGTCAAAGGTGGCAAGCTGAACAAGCACATATTTCAAATTGAGATAGACGACGGCGGCAATTTAAGCAACTACGGATACATGAACAACAATGACTCAGGCGATACCGAAGTTATTTTTAAAATATATCAGAAAGGCGTAGAATCATTATGTACACAGTTAATCGCCGGAGAAGCTGGACCTAATAGTCAAACTGTATATCAGAGTATGGTACACGTTGACGAAGGGGCAGAAATGGCCGAAGTTGGCATAGAAAACGTTAATATCATTACAGGTTCTAACGGAAAATGCTACAGTAAACCAGAAATTGACAGCCTCAACGAAACTACTAGAATACGCTACGGTAGCCAAACTGCGTTCATAGATGACTCTATGTTGTTGTATCTCAACAGCAAAGGGCTAACAGACAGCGTGGCAAGAAACCTTATTCTAGAAGGCTTTAAAAATACTGTATTCAATTTGATTCCACAGGAAGAATTACAGCAAGAAGTGAGACAAATGTTTGATTTAGATTAGTCAACTGGCTGTTTATTGGTAAATACCCGATAATACTATACACCTGGAGTATGGAGTGAAATTACTCCAATAAATATAGGAACGTAGGGAAAAACATGCCATCAATTTCAACAGCCAGTCTGATTCAATCAATTAACTTAGGTGCCCAATCCAACGACGGAACGGGTGACGCAATACGTGATGCGTTTAATAAGGTCAATCAAAACTTTGCAACAATCGCGGGAGTATTAGGTGTAGGTTCTGGATTATATTTTACCAAACTTATTGACACACCGCACGTTTTATCACCAAATAAATTAATTGTAACTAATCCAACAGGTTTAACTCTTACCCAAGTTAGCCTAGTTGGTCGGAATGGTATACAATTAACCCTAGATCAGACAGCTAAAACACTAACTGTTGACGCAACTATTACCAACATAGTTAAAGATCCAAACCCTATATTAGCCAACAACCTAAGCGGAAACTATGTTTATAGAGGCATAAATTTTGTCGACCCAGTTGACGATCAAGATATCGCAACTAAGAAGTGGATCTATGATAATTTTGTAAATCGTGACGCTAACTATCAATACATTTCTGCTACCAACCCTATCACTGGTGCAAATGTAACTTCAACAATAGTTGAAGGTAGCACACTTCGTCATAACATACAATTAATTCCAGGGCAGGCAAATACCAGCACAAACACAGGTAAGACTATTACTGTGTTCACTGCTTCTGGAACTACATCAACTGTGGATATCAGTCGCGGACAGTGGTTACCTAGTCATTTAACACGCAAAGACTATGTAGACACTAAAATAAGTTTACAAGGTATTAGTACGATTGATCCGTTTACAGGACAAGTAAACAAAGGCTTTGGTCAGATGACTGGCGGATTAGAACTATTCCGCGGACCAGCAGAAACTGACAGTCCGTTGATCGCCGCAACAAAAGGCTACGTTGATGAAAATAGCCCACTTAGCAAGATCAATTTCTATGTTAGCTTGGCAGGTAAAGATGCACGTTACGAAGTTCCATCTTACAAGCGCGGTCGTTCTTTAGCCTACGCTTTTAAAAGTATTGGTAAGGCCGCACAGGCCGCTATCGAATCCCAAGCAGTTAGTGAAATTAAACTAGGCCCATATCAACGTTTTATCACTACTGACAACTATCAGTCTAATGTACAGATTTCTAGTACAGCTACCAGTTTAATTCCTAATGCAATTAAACTTAACGTTACCTATAACGGTGGCTTAGGTACCGATCCATTTAAAGAGCGTAGTATCCGTCCTGGTATGTTTATCCAAGGTGCTGATAGTAATGCGATGGCTAATATCTTAAACATCAGCCTAAGTCAAAATAGTAACGTAGAAGAATACTATGAAGTATCTTATGTTGATTATGCACAGACATTTGTCAGTGCGATTACCGCAGACAAACTTAGCGGCGATGTTACCTTCACTCTATTCAACTACAACCTAGTGCCAATTCCAGATTTCTGGATAGGATATATATTCCAACTTGATCAAAACGTCGGTGGTCAATCTGGTAAAATTATTAGTGTAAGCACTTCTTATGATCCTAACGGTAACGTGTATGATACATTCACCGTTAGAATGTCTAGTCCATTAACTAATCTTAATACCATTGCTGGAGACAGATGGCATGTGTATTCTGGTTACTTTATCCAAGGCGAGAATCTACGATACGGACAAAAATACAATAAATTAGAAATTAGTTTGATTGTTGAATCTGGAGAATACAATGAACAGTTTCCGATTCGTATGGCAGACAACGTGTCACTACGTGGAGATGAATTCCGCCGTACAATTTTTAAACCAGCCTATGTAAACGGTACTGCCCGTGCAAGTATCAGTACTTCACCGTGGGTTAATATTTGGTTCCGTAGAGATACCCAAGTTGACGGTTTGATTACCTGTGCTATTAGTACTACAACAGACTACGCATCTACCCTAACAGCAGTATCTGTTATTCCATCTAGCGTAACTAACGATGCTACTACTGGTGTAACAACATTTACACTTACAACCAGTAGCGCAGTTACCACACCAAAAAATTGGATCAATAAAGTATTTGTACAGTACAACCCAGATGGCAAGACCTATTCAGGTGTTGGAACCATTACCGCTGTAAATCAAAATACATTCTTTGTTAATCTAGCTGAAAATTACAATAATCAAAGATCAATTGGTAGTACTGCTACTATCGCAAGTGGCAGCTGGCATGTGTTTGATCCTATCAACTTTGGTTATCACTATCTACGTGACCCCTCAAAACCAGCAAACTATATTGCAGGTCCTAACTCAGGCGGACATGTACACGCATACAATATTATCCAGGGCAATATAGAATTCTTAAAAGAAGAAATATTTGGTTATGTAAATCAAAAGTACTCTGGACAGTTTGTACTCGACCCTGTTAAGTGCAAGCGCGACATCGGAATCCAGCTGAACGCCATTGCATACGATCTTAAGTTTGGGGACATAAATCAATCCATTAATGCCGCTGATTCTTTTGTCAGCGACCCGAGTATTCTTTCAACAAGCTATGCGGCTAAACTACCATTAACTATAGATATGGTAGGATACATGAACACTATTTTGCAAAGAGTGTTGATCAACGTTGCACCGGTGACAAAGTATTCAGTAGCACAACAGACTCTCTTTAGCTATAACGCAGAAAGTGTAGCACTATTCACAGTAGCAGATCTAACTTCGGCAATGCAGGCAATCCTTAATAAAGATCCTAGCTTTAACCCAGCCAAGTATAACGATCAATTAGATGTGTTCTTGATGAACGACGCAACTATCTTACGCTACTGCGGTGGACAAGGTCACGGCGGTTTCATGAAGGTGCTCGACCCAGAAGGTCAGATCAAATCTAAATCACCTTACACGCAAACATGCTCTAGCTTCTCTAGATCAACAGGTCATCACACATTTGCTGGTGGTATGTTGGTTGACGGATTCTGCGGTAACTTGCCGTTAACGGTAACAACTCCGGGTCAGGCCGCGCAAGCTGATACACTTGGAAACTTAATTTTCATTCCTGTATCTGGACTAATACGCAAGCCACAGTTCCCTTGCTTCTTTATCGATAACGGTATCAGCTATGAAGTGGATTATATGAATTCATATAATGCACTTGCAGGTACTGCGGTGATAGCACTAAACTCAAATAACCCAGGCGGCTTCCAAAGCGTCTCTATACAGAATGCGGCACCAGAATTCCAGCCTAGCAGAACTCAAGCTAATCCAATCTACTGTACTTTTATTAACCCAGGTATTGCAGGTGCTATCAGTGCAAAAGGATTTGTTACAACCGATGCCAGTGGATTGATAAACGGATTCAACGTAACATTCCCAGGTAAGGGCTATGTTGGTCAACCAACTATTATTGTTGGTCAAGCAACCTTTAACTTTACCATAGTAGGCGGTGTTATTACTGCTATGACTGTTAATAACGGTGGAACTGGATATACCACTGGCACAAAACTTACAATTTCATCACCAGGAGGAGGTGGTACTCCTGCTACTGCAACTATTACAGCAGTTGATGTAAATGGGGCCATTACCAGCATCAACTTATCATACGGTGGTACTGGTTACAGTCTCAGCGTTACCCCAACTGTTACATTTGGTCAACAGTCATTCAGTGCCGTGCTAAAGAACGGTTTTGTTGGCCCATTACCATACAACATTGAACTTAATACAGCTGGTAACAGAAGTATGTTGGCTAACGACTATACACAGATTAACGATTTGGGTTATGGTGTATTTGCAACCAACGGTGGTTTGATAGAAAACGTTAGTATGTTCACATACTACAACTGGACTTCTTACTATGCTCTTAACGGCGCACAGGTTCGTAGTATTACTGGTTCAAGCTGTTACGGTTTCTATGGTCTAGTATCTGAAGGTTCTAATCCATTAGAAATTCCTACACCAGTTACACTACCTGATCAATTAGCACAGGTAGCAACAGTCTACAACCAAGCACCATATCAAAACATTGCTGGTGGTGCTCAGTTCTATGTAACAATCGATCCTACATATGGCTATGCTCCTTTTGCAGGTAGCGAAGTTGAAGTCAACCATTATGGTATTAGAAAGATTTATAACATACAGAATGCATCACAAGTGGTTGGCAACGTGTATGTTCTTAGTATCGATACTACAGCCATAGGAGGCATTTACGCGGCAATCCCAGATGGCTCGCCCGTAACCATTAGACTACAGACACAATTTAGATTGTATGGCCTAAATGCATCTGCGGTTACTCGACCAAGTACAGTATTGACACTTAACGAAGAGTCAACATATATCTATCGTATTCTAAACTATGTCAACTTAGGCAGTGACTATGTGTTAGCAGAGTCAGAGGAAGCATACGACTATATTAGCATCACTCCATATACCAAAGATAGTACCTTCAGTCAAGGTATTGGCCGTCCTAACTTTGTATCAACAGGATCAGGATATACTACAACTGCTTCGTGGACTGCAACTATTGTTGCTCCTACAATTAAGTCTGCGGTGGTATTGGGCAATCAAGGTACTGCACAGATAGGTGTAACTCAACTTAGTATTGCTTCTGCAAGCGGTAATATTCATCCAGGTATGACCATTAGTGGAGCGGGCGTCTTATCAGGACAAAAAGTCTTGTGGGCAAGTACAGATAATTCTGTGATTCAAACAACGCTGGCGCAGGCATGGACAGCCAGTACAGCATTGAGTTTCATTGGTAGTACTGCAACTGCCTATGCTACATCTAATCAAGCAACTGGCTACATTACCGACTTGGTAATTACAGACCCAGGTATTGGTTACGATATCGCTCCTGCCGTGACAATCTGGCCAAGTCCAGTTGGTGTATCGGGTAACGCAAGTGTAACAGTATCATTGTCTGGTATGGTTGGATCAACAGTTATCAAGACTGCCAATATTAAATCTTCAGACATTGCAAGAATTAACACAGGTTTAACTGCGGCAAAGCCTTACTACTACCAATTTGGTTACGAAGGTCAGATGTACAAGATTACCAAATATGTGCCTGCCGGAACCCGTAACAAATTTAATGATACCAGTGCAACAGGTGGTGCATGGAATGAAATTGAATTTGTACCAATAAATTCTGTAGCCACAACACTAACTAAAGAATTTTGGTATTCTAGTACACAGCCTTTGTATGCTGGTATAGAAAAAAATCAAGGTGGTGCCGTAACCATACAGATTTCGACAATGCGTGCCACAGGCCACGATATGTTGAACGTAGGTACTGGTGGTTATGCAAGTTCTAAATATCCAAACGATCTATATGGACCTCCAACATATCTTCCTGATGCAGGTAAGATCACTAGAGAAGTCGGTAAAGGTCGCGTATACTCAGTAACCACTGACCAAGACGGTAACTTCCGTGTTGGCAAGTACTTCTCCGTTGATCAAGGTCGCGGTACTGTAACAATTAACGCACCGATTGCATTGAGCGGTATTAGCAAACTGTCCTTTAAGAAAGGTGTTGAAGTTGATAACTTCTCAATTGACGAGACCATGGCAGGTAACAATCCACGCACTGTTCCTACAGAATCTGCTATTGTGGGTTATGTTGGTCGTAGACTAGGATTTGATACATCTGGTGGGAAAACATCAGTGCTTGGCCCAGGTGCTATTGCAACTAACGGTGTGATACCAATGGCGGCTCCATTGAACATGGCTGGCAATAAAGTAACTAACGTTGGTACTCCAACAGGCGGAACTGATGCGGCTAATAAAGATTATGCCGACGACAAAATAAGCAAACGCGGAACTAACGAGTTATTTTACAAAGGCGGACAAGGTGCAGGTGTAATGAGCGGATCGTTGATATTAAACGGCGATCCTAAAGTTGTTACACATGTATTGTCAGCCCAGGTTAACAATGGCGATGGATTGCTATACTTAGATAGCGTAGCTGGACTTGTTCCTGGTATGCAGGTTACATACGATCCAGGTGTTGGTGCATTTAATTTTATCGGTGGCACAACAGTTACCAATGTCAGCACAACATCAAACGTAGTTAGCATCAGCCCAAATGCCATTGGAACAGTTGCTCCAAGCACTACATTGTATTTTGACAGCGTATATCAAGCGGCAAACAAACGTTATGTAGACAGTCAATCTCAGATAGCGAAGATGCGTGATGTATCCTTAGCTAACACAGCTGACGGCGATCTAATGATGTTTGGTAGCAATATCACTGCATCTAGTTCAACTGTTACTCCGCTGTACAATTCTGCTAGACAAGTAGTTAACGTTGCTAACAGTACTACTACTATTATTAATACTCCATTAACAAGAGGTGGTGGCAGTGATGTTACTATTACACGCAACGGTCGATTTGCTGTCGTTAAATTAGTAGGTGGACAAGGATCAACTAATCCAATTACTGACCATCATATTAATACTGCGGCGGCTATCCAACAAAGTAAATTAGCATTACAGGATGCAAAAGCATTATATAATACTGCACCGTTAACCTTTAATCAAAGTCTATTAGGTGTTGCAACATTCAACAGTACACAATTTAGTGCAAGCAATGGTTGGGTTAGTATCAATCTTACCAGTAACCTAACTACTCAAGGGTTGTCTCCATCACAGGATGGTACATATGATCTTGGCACTACTGGCAACAAGTACAACAATGTCTATGCCAATACATTATTTGGTGCCATTGATGCAGGACAGATTGGCGGTACATTAGGTATCGAACACGGCGGAACAGCCGCAGGTACAGCCAGCGGTGCTCTAACTAATATTTTAGCCGGAGCTTCAAATAGTCCGTCAGTTGGTTTTGTATTGAAAGCCAGCGGTACTGGACAGTACTACTGGGGTCAAGAACTAGGTGGTGGCCTACAAACAGGTACAAAGATTCTAACTCAAAGGTTGGCTACTACTGTAGCATCAGACGGACAAACGGTGTTCACTGCTCCAACTTATACTGTCGGATCAGGACAACTTCGTGTTTATGTTAACGGTGTTCGTCAGAGCGTGGATGCGGCAAAAACTGGTGGTGCTGACTACACTGAAACAAGTACCACAACCTTTACATTAGGTACTGGCTTAAAGACAGGCGATTATGTATTAGCAGAAGTTGATGGATATTATTTCTTCCAGGTTAATGCCAACTCAGTTGCATATACTGCCAGCTTTCCATTAACTGCTAATAACTTACAGGATGCAGTCGATCAATTAAATGCCAACAAGTATGAAAAATCAGGTGGCACAATTTCAGGTGATGTAACTATCAATACTGGTAAGAGTCTATATCTTGCCGCAGGTACATCATCAAAACCTACCTTAAAACTAATTGCGGGAACAGTATTATCTGCTCCTCAAGTAGGTGCTATTGAATTCGATGGTACATATTTGTATTATACACAGACCGCAGGCACAACACGAATGACCGTGGCAAGTCAAACCTATGTAAATGCACAAGGGTTCTTGAAGTTTGCAGATAATATCACAAGTGCAAATACATCAACATATTCAACCTACGCTGTATATGCTCAGATAGCACAGACATCAACCTATGCGGCTATTGCGCCATGGAACGGCTTAACTGGTACACCGCCAAGCAATACAATATTTGCCAACGGTGCGGCATACCTTACATCGTCAGGTACTATTGACAATGCTGTTACTGCGTCAAGTGCTAATGCTCTTAATAGTGCAAATAATTATCAAGTTAATCGTTTAGGTATTGGTGGAGCACTGGGTGCGGCATACTTAACTGTTGCGGCAGGTACCACACTACAATCAGCAATTCAGTTAAATGTTGGTTCAACATTAACGAATACAGTAGTTGGAGCAGTTGAATGGGATGGAAACAATCTTTATATTACCAGCCAAGGTCCGACTCGTCAGACAATGGCCTACCAAAGCTGGGTGGTTGCGCAAGGTTATCAAACTGCATCAGGTAATGTACAGCAGTCTAATTTCTCAACAACTGCTACTTATGTGGTTAACGGTGTATACACTACTGGAAGTTATCCTAATCCAAGTTGGATTCCTAGCTACGACGTTAGCAAGGTTACCAATGGGGTCTCATCTGCTGTCATATACAGTAATCCTTCTTTCATTGGCACATTAGATGCAGGCAAACTAACTGGTACTATTCCAAGTTCAGTTCAAGGTGGTACAAACGTGTACATTGGTACAACTGCTGTTGCGTTGAATAGAACAAGTGGTAACTTAGACTTGGCAGGTATTACTAACCTTCAAATGCCAGGAAGCTCAAGTGGTGGTATTACACTAACGCCTGCGGCAGTTGCTGGATCCAACACACTAACATTGCCGGCAAAGACAGCAACGTTAGCAGTCCTGGGTGATACATTCTATATCGGTACTACACAGGTTGCTAATAATAGAGCAACTGGTACATTGGCATTAGCGGGTATTAATACTCTTACGATGCCAGGTGCTACAAGTGGTAACACTATACTACAACCTTCAGCAACTGGTAGTCCAACTATCACAATGCCAAGCGCAACTGGTACGCTTGATCTAGTAGGTGCTACATTCTATATTGGTACTACAGCTATTACAAATAATCGCAGTAGTGCGGCGCAGGCGTTGACTGGCATTAACAGTATTGATGGTACTGCGGCCAACGTTGCTAATGCGCTAACATTCAAGAACGACGGTACAGGAGCAGTAGCAGATAGTACATATAATGGCGGTACCGCAAGAAATATATCCTATAACTCAATCGGTGCGGCACCAGTGGGACAACAGTTCTATCTTGGTACTACCCAAATTGCCATTAACAGGGGAAGTGGTGCGATTGCATTGACTGGTATCACAAGCATTGATGGTAATGCGGCAACTGTAACTAACGGTGTATACACCAACGGTAGCTATGCCGACCCAGCTTGGATTACCAGTTTAAATTACAGTAAACTAACAGGTACTGTAACTACCTGGAACCAAGATACAACAGGTACAGCGGCTAAAGCTAACAAGTTACTAGGCGAGGACGGAAGTCAACGTTCAGCAGTTTACTCTGCTAACACGGCATACTCGATTATGCAACGTGATGCCAGCGGTAACGTAACTGCTGGAACATTTAGCGGTAATTTGAGCGGTAATGCTACAACAGCAAACTACGCTGACTTGGCAGAGAAATACACAACAGATGTTGAGTACGATCCAGGTACAGTTGTTATGGTCGGTGGTGATGAGGAAGTTACTGCGGTAACAGGTCCTGATTGCTGGGTACTAGGTGTTATATCAACTAACCCTGCTCACTTGATGAATGCAGGTGCTAACGGTCAGCCAATAGCATTAACAGGTCGTGTACCAGTTAAACTAAATGTTGCAGTTAAGAAAGGTGACCCAATTTACCCAGACGTAGACGGCGGCGCAACAAATGTAAGTAATGGACGTCATCCATTTGGCTTTGCATTAACAACTACCACTGAGCCAGGCTTAGTAGAGTGTGCTATCAAATAATTAGGAAAATATCATGGTAACAAAAGTAAGAAGCGATACGTTAGATAGCAGTCTAGTACTAGATGTTGTGTCAATCTCAATGAGCAGTCCAGGATCTATAACTGGATTACAGGCCATTACCGGGCTAACATCACTATCGGCCAGCGGAACCTGCACAGTAAATGGTACATACGTATTAGGCAGTAATTCTTCATTCCAAGCTACGTATGCTGACTTGGCAGAAAAATATACCAGTGACGAATTTTATGATCCAGGCACCGTTGTAGTATTTGGAGGTAAAAAAGAAATCACAATCAGTACAGATGCAGGATGTAGAAATATCGCAGGTATCATTTCAAGTTATCCGGCATACGTAATGAACACAGACTGCTATGGCCCAGAAGTTGCACTACTAGGGAGAGTTCCATGTCGTGTGGTAGGAACTATTAAAAAGGGAGACCTAATGGTTGCAAGTAATATACCAGGAGTTGCTACATCTAGCGATGATCCAAAAGTCGGATCTGTTATTGGTAAAGCCCTTGAAAATTATGACAGTGAATTTCCTGGCATGATTGAGGTTGTTGTAGGAAGAGTTTAATGTCATCTCCACCAAAATGGATTACCCCTGCCGGAAGTATAGGTACCTATGTACAAGCACAAGAAGCATCATTTGTGCTTACCGCTGTAGGAGCAAGTGACTTTGATCTTATATCCGGTACCCCTCCAGGATTTTTCAACTTCTATATTAACACAGGCACATCATTGGCTGAAGTTACTTCGTTGGAAATACGAGGTACTCCTTATACAGTTAATGAAAATGTGTCATCAACAATAGTATTACGTGCATCAAACATCTATGGTGTTGCAGATCGTACATTTACTCTAAACATCACCGGACCTGTTGCTCCTACCTGGATTACTCCAGAAGGATATTTAGAAGTTGGGCCAAAAGCAGAACCTTATTGCCTTAATAAAAATCGTGTAGATATTTTATTACAGGCCCAAACAAATAAACTTCCAAGAGGAAAAGAGTTAACATACTATATTGCAGACGGTGATGGTGCATTACCGCCCGGTTTACGGTTAAACGGAAAGACAGGATTAATCAGCGGATATGTAAACGATAATCTAACACTAGATTTTAACGCCAGCAAAATTGGGGGGTATGATGCAGAATCGTATGATGCATATCCTTATGATCACGTGGTATTTTTTAACAAGAATCCAGACGGCGTTCCTACATCAGTTAGTAAGATTTATCCGTTTTATATTACTGTAACAGATGGTATTTCTAGCGCCAGACAAAAATTTAAAATACGAGTTGAAGATCCAAATGCGTTCCGTGCAGACACGACACAAATTGATTCCGACACCACAAACTTTTTAGCAGACATAGGTTATCTTCAAACACCGGTATGGGTGGCGGCTGATAAGAGCCTGTTGCCAGATCCTGCTAATCTAGGAACTATCCGAGCAAATAATAATCATGGTATAGATCTAACAGTGTTTGATCCATATCCGTTTGTTGGTCCGGTGACCTTTGATTGGGACCTAATCCGAGTCAATCCAGAGATTAGAGTTTATACTGACAGCCGAATAAATGAAATATTCTTACCAACTGTAAATTTGGCTGTACAGAATAAAATCTATATCAGTAAATCAATTGGGGTTCCGTTAAGTGGGATGCAAGTTCAACTGGCTCCGTATGTTGCAGTAGCCAATAACTTTGTTTATAACATAACCAAGGTTGAAAAATTTGGCGACTATGGTTACATTCTGACCATAGATACACCTTTAAAATATGACATCCCAGATAAGACTACGTTATACATAGGCTCAGCCAGTGTTCATCCCGAAGGATTAGAGTTAGACAAAGAAACTGGACTGTTATACGGTCGCATCCCTTATCAACCTGCATATAGTCAAACCTATAGATTTACTGTTAGAATTACAAAGAGCGATTACGACACTACCGATACCGTTTCTGATAATCAAATCTTTAACATAATAGTCAAGGGCGATGTTGAGAATCCGATCGAATGGGTCACTGATACGGACTTGGGATATATCCGACCTGGATATGTTAGCGATCTAAGCGTTGTTGCCAAACACAAAACTGTTGGTCTTGACATTGTGTATAACCTTACTGGAGGATCATTACCTCCCGGGCTAAGTCTAACCAATCAAGGAAACATTACAGGAACTGTCCCGTACAACATACAGACTAATTTTGATGCTACAATTTTAGGATTTGGAAGAACTACCTTTGACTTAGGTCGCACAACATTTGATAAGCAATATCATTTCAATATCTCTGCTCGAGACAGCTATTTGTTATCTGCTGTTTCTAAAGACTTTACTATCGAAATTGAAGAAACTTCAATTATTCCTTACACAAACATTTTTGTAAGTCCGTTACTAACTCCGGATCAAAGATCGTATGTTAAGTCGTTGGTCAGTGACTCTGTTGTCTTTGACAGAAGTTTACTGTATAAATCTGATGATCCTGATTTTGGTGTACAAAGTAAAGTTAAGATGACCATTGAATATGGCGTCGAACAAATTGATATAGATGCATACACTCCTGCATTAACAAATTATTTTCAGAGAAAGCGTTACTACTTCGGAGATATAAAAACTGCACAAGCAGTTGATGATGCCGGAAATGTATTGTATGATGTGATCTACTTAGATATCATCGATGATCAAATGGACGGCAACAAAATTAGCGTTAGTCCTAGTTTTACTCAAGTGGTCAATGGTTCTGTTGTAACCTATTACCCAGATAGCGTTATCAATGAACAAGGATCATTAGCGGCAATATCTCCCACACAAGGACAATTGATTAGTGTAGATGGACAACTACGTCCAAAATTCATGCAGACTCTGCAACGAGCAACTGGTACTCCGTTGGGATTTATTAAAGCATTTATTTTATGCTATACTGTCCCGAATAGATCAAGCGATATTATTACCAACATTAAAAACAAAGGGTTTGATTTTAAGAATATTGATTTTGATATTGATCGTATCACTGTTGAAGATGCTATTTCTTCAAGGACTACATCTGTAACAATCTCTCCTACCGACGATGTTCGTAATGTAATAACATTATCTGAGATTAGCGGACTGTTACCGGGCATGAGATGTTTATTTAGGGGAGTAAAACAAGGTACTGTAATTACCTATGTAGATGTTCCAAACTCTCAAATTACCATAAGTAACCCTGTTGAATCTAGAATACCGTTTGGGTCCGTGCTAAACTTTAATTTAGGTGTCAAACAATTGGTATTTGGATTAACTGCGGCTCAGGGTGGCGGTGTAAGTACATCTTTCTACTTAGATACAGAAAGTTATAATGCGTTTACAGACCCCGATATAACACACGCTGTATTTGCAGATACAGATATTCAAACTGAAGATGGCAATCCGCTGTCATTATAAATATAGAACTACAGAGGAATTAACATGTCAAGACAGAATACAGTAACCAATTGGTCAAACAGCATTAGTACTGTTTATCCCGTTGCAGGTCAGGATAACGACACGCAGGGATTTAGAGACAATTTTACCAATATTAAAAATGCATTTACCAATGCATCAAAGCAATTTACCGATATTAACAATAATGCTATTTTTATTGATCAAACAAATAATCTTGGCGGAAATATTTTACAAAATGCCACATTACAATCTTATGGACAATTAGTACAAGATAAAACATTGGTTCCAGTAGGCGGTTCACAAACTGTAGATTTTACAGAAGGCAACTACCAAAAATGGGCATTGAGTTCTTCAACTAACTTTACTGTCATTAACTGGCCAGCTTCCAAAATTCATGCTAATGTACGACTAGAATTACATAACACTTCTGCTACCAATATTACTGTAAGTGTTTTAACAGGAACAAATACATTATTACTGGACGCACAATCTAGTACAGCGTTTCCTGCTACATTGAATACAACTACCACATACATTTACGACATTGCTTCCACTGACGGTGGTGTGACTCAGTTGGCAAAACTAACAGGTAGATATAACTAATGTTTAATCCGTTGTTGCCTAACCTCGGTGAGATTAAAGAAAACGATTTGGAAAATAAAATATCCGAATTAACTAGAAAATATTTCATAGCATTGCGCACCAACGGATACCTAGCAGAACAAGTGTTAGTAAGCCTAGAAGCATACAAATACGAGTTGCGTCAACGACAAATTGCTTCCCAAAAATCCTTAATGGAAAAATCAAACAAAGATCTAGACGATCTTATCAAAGTGGATTGACATTAACACACAGAAGTGTTATACTGTCAGTATGAAACTCTCTAAACATGGTCAAGTGATATTAAACGCAGAGGATGTCTTTAACGGCATGTACTCTGGTAAAATCACTTCTCTTGGAGATATTTTCTTAGATAATCCGGATGAATGTAAGAAATTCAACGAAAGTGTAAGAAAAAATCACGATCCTATAGAGGTCTGTAAGGTTTTCTTAGAAACCGATGCTACTCAATCTGAGTTTGATGCCGCAAATCAAGAACAATGGTTTATGCCCGAAGAATATCGGCTATATGATATTGTAGATTGGCTGTATAGCGAATGCCGTACAATAGAGCAAAAGGACCGAGTAGCTGAAGAATTGAAATTATTTGCTCAACATAATTTTATCATGGTTCTAAAATATCTTAAATACTTGGTAGATACTATGCGTACACACAACATTGTATGGGGCGTAGGACGTGGCAGTTCAGTAGCCAGCTATTGTCTGTACCTCATAGGGGTACATAAAGTAGACAGTATCAAATACGAATTAGATATACATGAATTTTTAAAATAGGAGAATCTCATGCCAAAATATAGATCAATGCAAGGTAAAGAAGTAGACATGGACAAGCTAATCCAAGTTAACGAAACTGTGCCTGCTGTAGGAAATGTACGTATGAACGCACGAGGCGATGAATTAGGCGCAGGCGGCAAAGTAATAAAAACACGTGAAGATATAGTTTCACAATATTATCAAGATACGAAAGGTCAAGATGAGTGAGTTTAATAGATCAGGTCACATTACAAAGATAAGCGGAACATTCCGTCCCTTGCATGACAAGGTATTTGTAACTGACATGGAATTTGGTGAAGAAGTTACCAAAAGCGGTATTGTTTTAAAAAGCGATAATGGTAAGAGTGAAGGTATTCGCCCCCGCTGGGGTCGTGTTTGGGCAGTCGGTCCTGAACAAAAAGATGTTAAAGTTGGCGAATGGATTCTTATCGAGCATAGTCGCTGGACACGTACTGTTCATTACGAAGATGCCAACGGCGATATTACAGAGATTCGCATGGTTGAACTAGATTCTATGATTATGTCAGCTGATGAAAAGCCTGATGATTCCGTTGATCGCAGAGCACCAGTTGGAGCAGGGTCAAATGTTAATTTTAACATTCCTATGTAAATTATGAATCAGTATAAACACAACGATCAAGATTACGAAAATCTAAAACCAGCAACCTCTGGTGCGACTCCAGAGGAACTGTTTGAAAAACTCAGCAAACTAGAGTTGCAGGTTGCACAACTTACCAAGGTTGTTGAGTTTCTAGAAAGACAAGACAACCGTAGTCGGTCAAGTTTTGAACAAATCAGCGCACGAATAGCCGCAAGAAAATAATAACAGGGTATTGACTTACCCTGTTCTTCCCTGTATAATAAGGGATATGATATTCAACAAAATAAAAGAACTAAAAAAAGAAGGTAAACGAATTGGCATAACCTTTAGTCAATTTGACATGTTACACGCAGGGCACATTGCCATGCTATCAGAAGTAAAGAATCATTGCGATTATCTTATTGCAGGATTACAAAACAATGCTCAATGGGATCGTCCAGAAAAGAACGCACCAATACAAAGCATTGTAGAACGACAAATCCAACTAAGTGCTGTGACTTATGTAGACGAAATTGTTGTTTATAATACAGAAAAAGACCTAGAAGACATCTTGCTAACATTACCAATTGATGTTAGAATATTAGGTGTAGAGTATCAAGACAAAGATTTTACAGGTAAGGCAATTTGTGCCAAACGTGGTATTGAAATTATCTATAACGGACGGGACCACAGTTTCAGTTCAAGTAGTCTACGTAAACGTGTAGTCCAAGCGGAGAATGAGAAAAATGGAAAAATGTAATGCATGTGGTATTGAAATAACAGAAGATACCGTACGAACATGTACATGGTATCAAGGTCGTTGTCCACATCAGCCAGCTATGATTGACAGCGTTCTTTCAGATACATACAAGGCTAGATTTTATAATCTAATAACAGCAATTAAAAACTTTTTTACAAAGGGTGACTGCGATTGCGGTCATAAACACTAATGAGTGACTTAGAACAATGCTACAGTGAAATGCTATCGTTCGCTGATAAACAAGCAAGTGAATACGGACCCTTAGAAGTTGCGGGTGTAATGATGGCACAAGCACTAACTATCTATCGCTCTGCACTAGACGAAGATTCTTATAATAGAATTGTTGACACAATCAGTGACAGCAGAGGTCAAGTTAAAAAATTCGAACAAAGGACTGTACAATGAAAGAATTATGGGTAGAGAAATATCGTCCTAAGACAGTCGCAGACTATGTCTTTAGAGATGATAACCAACGTAACCAGGTATTGACTTGGATTAAAGAAAAATCAATTCCGCATTTGATCTTAAGCGGTAGTCCTGGTATTGGTAAGACTACCCTAGCAAAGGTATTGCTAAATGAAATTGGTGTGGAAGAATATGATATTCTGCAGATTAATGCATCACGCGACAACGGTGTTGATTTCTTAAAAGATAAGATCGTAACATTTGTCAGCATGATCCCGTTTGGTCCATTTAAGGTTGTGTTGTTAGACGAAGCTGATTACTTAACACATAATGCACAGGCTGTGTTGCGTGGTGTTATGGAAGAGTATCACGACACAGCACGTTTTATTCTTACCTGTAATCTCAAGAACAAGATTATGCCTGCGTTGTATAGTCGTTCACAAGGGTTTGATATGGTTAAGACAGATCAAACAGAATTCACTGCTCGTGTTGCAACTATCCTAGTAGAAGAAAATGTTGAGTTTGACTTAGACACATTGGATACTATTGTTAAAGCAACTTATCCAGACCTGCGTAAGTGTATTAATCTTGCACAACAGAGCGTAGTTGATAATACATTGGTATTGCCAGGCGTAGGTGATGCCGGACAAGCAGACTATAAGGTAGATATGGTCAATTTGTTTAAAGCAGGTAAGATACAAGAAGCACGTAAATTGTTATGCGGAACTGTTCGTCCTGAAGAGATGGAGGAAATTTACACGTGGTTGTATCAAAACTTAGATTTGTTTGGCAAAGACGATGACCAGAAAGATTCTGCATTGTTTATCATCAAGCAAGGACTATGCGATCACGCCCTCATTGCTGATCCTGAAATTAATCTAGCAACTGTACTGGCTAAACTACGCCGATTACAGAACCAATAAAAAACCGCGCTATCCGGATTTGCAGGTCTGGGTGAAAGCGCGGTTTCTCTTGAATTGATTTAGAGTTTAATCGGTATCCAGCTCCTTGTATATAGATAAAACTTCACGAACAACCGGATGGCGTTCAATATCTTTTGTTTGAAACTTGGCCATGGCAATCATACGGTGGTCACCTCCTTCGTCGTATAAACTGCAGAATTCCAACAAACCGTTTTCACGGGGTCGGTCAGCTTGATTCAAATCACCTGTTACAACCATGCGGCTACCTTCACCTAACCGTGTAAGTAGCATCTTCATTTGCGATGGAGTAGCATTTTGCATTTCGTCTGCAACAATTATAGCATGTTTAAATGTACGACCGCGCATATATGCTAACGGACTAATTTCAATTACACCTTCTTCTAGCATCTCTGCTATTTGTTTGGTGTGATAATATTCTTGAAATACGTCCATTATAGGCTTTGTCCAGGGTTCCATCTTCTGGTTCAATGTACCTGGGAGGAAGCCATGTTCCTCGTCAACACTTACTGCTGGCCTTGTAATGATTATCCGTTCAATCACCCCCTCTTTTAATTGTTTAATGGCCCATTGTACCCCAAGCATAGTTTTGCCCGTGCCGGCTGGTCCAATGGCAAATATTATGTGTTTTTTGGGATTTTTTAGCAGTTCTAGGTAGTACTCCTGCGATGTGTTCCGCGGAAGTATGCTTACCTGCTGTTTCTTTTTAAAGTAAGAATTTAACTCTACTACATTTTGACTGTCGTTGTAACGTGAACTCTGTTGAGGAGTGCTACGTCTTTTTGCGATGTTTCTTGACAAATCTAACCTCCATTAGTTAGGAGACCTGCAAAGATATTTACTTAGGTTTGAAAAAACCAAGCTCAAATAGGGTTTTTTTGGATAGACGATTCTTAGCATAAATATTCGAGTTACCAGGAACTCACATGCACGATATAGTAGACATTGTAAAGAACATACAAACATTGGCGGCAGACGATTCATCATTTAAAATTCTCAAAGACTATGAGCGTGTTTTAGATGATCTAGATCTGTACGTATTTAAAAATTGGGAAGATGGCGAGTTGCTTGCAGGCCCTAACGTCAGCAGATATTTTGTTAGCTGTAAATTCATGTGGCCAGAAAATGATATGCCAGATCCAGAAGGCGCTGAACGTCTATTAGAGTATGGTTGCAAAGTTACATTCCAAAAGAATAAAATTCTAGTCCCACGCAAGGTACGCAAGCCAAGCGACTTTCGTCCTGGTACAAAGAAAGGCAAGATCGATCCACATCCTATTTGGGTAGTAGAGATCACAGTTCCTAAGAAATTAATGCAAGATATCTTTACAGGCAAAGAATTACAAGACAATATTCAATACGCCGAAGCTATGCAAAAAGCAGAAGCATCTAATATGGAGCCAACAGAAGCGGCACAAGAGGCTATGCCAGGCCAAATAGACAGCACGGAGCAGACAGATGTCCCAGCAACCCCGCAATAAATTATTTGAAGGTCTTAGAGAAGGAGACCTAAAAGGCTGTGTAGATAACATCTTTACAGTAGATCAGTATACCAGCAAAATGGGCAACGATCGTGACTGCGCCGTCTTACGTTTTAGAGTCAACGATAAATTCCCTGCAATAGATATGATGGAATTCCTTGAGCGCGGCTACGGATTCATTCTTGACTCTGACATTAGCTCAGGTGAAGAACGCGACAGCAAGTATAGTGTGTTTGTTGAAATGGAACGCACTAAGAAGTTGCCAAGTCAGATTAGAACAATTCTAGATGGATTAACTAAACTAACAGGCAATGATGAGTGGAAGTTTAGATTCTATAAAGATTCAATGAGTCGTGATTTTACCGAGGATGGAATAACAGAAAGTGTACCGTTGACTCCGGAAGATTACGACATGAAACTGAACGAAAACAGAAATCAAGAAGTCAACACATTCTTCAGTGAAGGTGGCGTTGAAGTTTCAGTTGATGAAAGTATGACACTTACATTTAAAAAGCCATTCTTCGATAGTTTGAAATTAGAATTAGAGTGCATCGGTCAGTACGACAAAATTATGGAAGACCTTAAAGGTCCTTATCAAATCGATGAAACATCAACATCGGAAATATTTTATCTTACCAAATATTTAGGTAACTATGATATCAACAAGATAGGCGGCAAGTTTGTTATTAGAAAACATGACCAAGCCGCACTTGTAAATTTTAATAAAGGATAAACATGTCAGACTTTACATTTGATTTTACAGTAGACAAATTAGCAAAGATACTTCCGGGTAACCCTTATCTTGATCATTGGCACGAAGCGTTATCTAAGATACTTCCTGATTACGACATTGATACTCCTGAGCGTGTAGCGGCTTTCTTAGCACAGACAGCACACGAGTCGGGTGGTTATAGAGCTCTCAAAGAGAACTTGAACTATCGTGCAGAAACATTATGCAAAGTTTGGCCACGTTATTTTAATTCTGGCAATGCTAATCAGTATGCTCATAATCAAGAAGCTATTGCTAATCGTGCTTATGCTAACCGTATGGGCAACGGTGATGAAGCCAGTGGCGATGGATTCCGTTATTGTGGTCGTGGGTTGATTCAACTTACCGGTAAATCAAACTACACAGCATTTGCTAATAGCATCGAAACCCCATTAGAAGAAATTCCAGACTTCCTGGCCACGTTTGAAGGTGCTATACAATCAGCTTGCTGGTTCTGGGAAACAAATAACTTAAACCAATACGCAGATTCAGGTGACATTCTTACTATGACTAAGAAGATCAACGGCGGCACATTAGGTTTAGCAGATCGCCAACAGCATTACCAACACGCTATCCACGTTCTACAAGGATAATTCATGAGCCAAATTGCTTGGATGTTCAGTTTGATACCTGATGCTGTTCTAAACTGGGTCTACTGGTTTATTATTGCTCTAGGTATTACAGGAATGTTTGCCGGATGGTTCAGCAAGTTTATTCCTGTGTACGGACGTTATATAGGTTTTATTAAACCAGTAGGTATTGCTCTAGTAATATTAGGTGTGTGGCTACGTGGTGGCTATGACACAGAAATGGCATGGCGTGATAAAGTAAAAGAAGCAGAAGCAAAGGTAGCGGCCGCCGAAGTTAAATCACAAGAAACAAATGTAGTTGTAAAAAAAGTATATGTTGATCGTGTAAAGAAAGTTAAAGAACTACAAATAGTCTATCAAGATCGCATTAAAGAAATTGAAAAGCGTATTGACGCAGAATGTAAGGTTGCTCCAGAAGCTATAAGCATTTTAAATGATGCCGCAAAACTCCGCAAAGGAACTGTTACCATTGAGGAGGTTAAGAAATGAAACGATTATTAGTTTTACTTTCTGTATTGATCCTATCAGCATGTGCTACCTCAGTACCTGTAACAATGAGTTTTCCGCAAGTACCAGAAGAGTTAAAAGTAGCTTGTCCTGATCTAAAAGAAACTGATCCAAATACTACAAAACTTAGTGAAGTCGTATCAGTAGTAGTCGACAACTATGGACAATACCAAGAATGCCGTATTCGAGTAGATGCTTGGATACAATGGTATAACAGTCAAAAGAAAATATTTGAGACGATCAAATGAAAAAATTAATCCTACTTGCAGTAATCAGTTTGTTGCAAGGGTGTGCATTATATGATGCATACTTTATGGCACGATTTGACAACAACGAATACTTATTAATCAACAAAATTAGAACTGAAGCAAACTTAGGTGCGGCTAAATGTGGCAAACCCGAAGTAATTGAAGAAGTTGACCGTGTTTGGCGTACTGCTGTAGAGTTTAAGAACTACACTCAAAGCATTCCGCATAATGAAGAAGCTACTAAGATGGGTAGCGAGTTGGCCGAAATCGTTAAAGGATTAAGTGAACGATATCACGGAAAAGAACCTGTTAGTATGATGTACTGTACTACAAAATTTAGCAGTATTGAGCGCAATGCTGTTAACATTCAAAATGTTATAGGAAAGAAACCAAGATGACTATCGAACAACAATTAGAAGCTATTTTTAACACAGGCGATCCTAACATGCAGGATCTTGCTAATCGTGCAATGGCTTTAAAACAAGCCTTAGAACAAAAACAACTTAGCGCAGGCGAGTATACAGAAATGATCACTGATCTGTATCACGAAAAGAATATTAACGAAAGTGTGCAAGATTTACAGTTAAAAGAAAACATTAACACAGCAATGAACGCACTGGTAAATCTAGCATCAATGTATTAAATAAGAGTATAGCAAGGAGCGAACGATGGCACTAATCGATTCAGTATTAAATTTAGTAAACAAAACACCAAAAGATCCGGATGCACCTAAGCCTCCGGCAGGATCACGTTCAGAGCGTGAAGCAAAGATCAAAGACAAAGCAGGTATGGTTATTAACGTATTTGCTCTATGTCTAGCAGTTAACGCATGGTACGGCGGTAAGTTATCTAGCACAGTATTGAACAATACTATCAAGGCTAACGACACTTATAGTTTTTATCAAGCTAAATCAATCAAACAAAGCCTAGCAGAGCAGAACTTGTACGAAGCGCAACACAATGGCGATAAAGCCCGTGCTGTCGAGATGGCTGCGAAGATCGATCGTTACGAAAACGAGCCTAAAGAAGGCAAGAAAGACCTAATGATCAAAGCCAAAGCCTTAGAAGCAGAACGCGATGATGCTAAGACACGTAGTCCTTGGATTGGTTATGCATCAACAGCATATCAATTAGCAATCGTATTATTGTCAGCCAGTATTCTTGCTGTTAGTATGCCTTTGTTCTGGGGTAGTTTTGTAGTAGCAGGTATTGGTTTACTATTAAGCCTAAACGGCGTATTCTTATGGATTTAAAGGACAATATATGAGCGAACAATTTACAAGCGAAAGCGAAAAGAAAAAAGAAGATTGGATGAATTCAAAATGGCGTCCAATGATGGGTTGGATGTACATGTTAATCTGTACCATGGACATGGTAGTATTTCCAGTGCTATGGAGCGTCTTACAAGCCGTTACACACACAGCAATTACGCAATGGAATCCATTAACACTACAAGGTGCTGGCTTATTCCATATTGCGATGGGTGCTGTATTAGGTATTGCGGCATTTGGTCGTACACAAGAAAAACTAAATGGAGCAAACAATGGCGGAGCACAAACACCAACGACAGGATTCCCGAGCGGGCCAGCAACATCTAGCGCACCTAGCGCAGGATTCGGTGCACCGACTGGGGGCTTCGGCGCTCCAGCCGCAACACCAGCACCAAGTAGCTTTGGCGGAGGCGGGTTTGGAGGCGCACCTTCAGCACCAGTCGCGCCAGCACCGAGCTGGGGAACAACACCAATAGCTACAACAGCAAGTGGTAAGAAAATAGTACCGCAGGACCCAGATCCTGTTTTATAAGGAAACATAAAATGAAAAAATTATTAGCACTATTAGCATTATGCGTAGCCACTACAGCATTTGCAGGCGGAGAAACTAAAGAAGTTTGCACACCAAAAGTAGACAAGGCAGGTAAAGCTGTAATGGATAAGAAAACTGGTAAGCAAGCTCAAGATTGCAAAAAGATCAAAACTCATAAGAAAGTCGAAGGCGAAAAGGTTCCAGAACCTGCCAAGAAAAAATAATTCTTTATTTGACACAGGCAAGGCTTCGAGTGTATAATTACACTATGAACCTTGCTTTTTTATTTCCGATATGAATTACTACGATACCTTAGGCGTCCAGAAAGGCGCATCACAAGATGAAATCAAAAAGGCTTATAGAAGCCTAGCAATGAAGCACCACCCCGATCGCGGAGGCGATACTGCTAAATTCAAAGAAATCCAAGAAGCCTACGACACACTAGGCGACGAACAAAAACGTAGCGGATACGATCAGCCACAACAAGCGTATCATCAACACAATTCCGGATTTGGATTCCCGCCAGGATTTGATGCATTCTTTGGTCACAGTCAATTTAGTGATTTGTTTAGACCCCATAGATCTCGCAATAGAGATTTAAACTTTGGCACACGTATTTCTTTAGAAGATGCATTCTATGGCAAAGAAATGGTGTTTAGTTTTATCAAAGCAAATGGTCAGGAAAAAATTGTCAATGTAAAAATCCCAGCAGGTATACACAATGGAATGACCTTACGCCTAAGTGGTATGGGCGATGATACCCTTAGCGGACTTCCAGCAGGTGATGTTCTAATCACTGTCGAGGTAATGAATCATCATGAGTTTGTTAGACAAGGTGATGACTTAATTAAAGAAATTGATATTAATTGCTTTGATGCAATGTTAGGATCTCAAATAAACATTACTACTATTGACGGAAAGACTTTAACCGGCAATGTTCCAGCTGGCACCCAACACGATGCAGTAATGGCTATTGCAGATCACGGAATGCCAAATGTCAACAATAGTGGTAGTAGAGGTCGATTACTTTTGCAATTAAAAATTAAAATTCCAACTATTAGCGAACAACAAAAAGAAGCTATAAGAAAGATCATCAAGTAATGATACTACAAATTATTAAATTTCCAAACCCGATACTACGAAGTAAAATGCCTGATTTTGATTTTGCTAATCCAGTAGTCGATCCAAAAGAATTAGAAAAGAATTTAATTGAAACCATGTTTGCCAACGGCGGTATTGGGCTTGCGGCTAATCAAGCAGGAGTAGAGACTCGAGCGTTTGCAATGGGCGATCCACGTATTCCAGAAAATGCTACTGTATTTTTTAATCCAATTGTAACAGCTAACACAAAAGATATAGCTGATTTGGAAGAAGGATGTTTGAGTTTTCCCGGAATATATGTTAATATAAAGAGGCCTAAAGCTATTAAGGTCAGTTGGCAAAATAGTAGCGGGGAGCCAATGGAAGGTGAGTTTGACGGTTACATGTGCAAGGTATTTTTGCATGAGTTGGACCATCTCGAAGGGGTTGTGTTTTCAGATCGTGTCAGCCAGTTAAAATGGGCAATGGCGCTTAAAAAATTAAAATCAAATAGAAGGAAATTTAATGCTTGAACCTAATCAAGACCTAGAACGTATTTTTGAACGTGCTGTTCATCTTGCGATGAGTCATAAACACGAATATATCACCCTAGAACATTTCCTATACGGTTTGTTGTTAGATGAAAAATTTGATAAAAAACTATCAGACTTTGGTGCTGATACTAATCAGCTAAAGACGGACATTACAGAATATGTAACAACTGAATTATCTTCTATTGCATCAGTGGATGGACAAAAACCTAAAAAAACCCATGCAATGGAACGTATGCTTAACAGAGCATTTACACAGGTATTGTTTGGCGGTAGAAGTACTATTGAACCAATGGACTGTTTTTTGAGCATGTTCTCAGAAAAGAAAAGTTATGCCGCTTATGTGATTCGTAAGTCTAAGATTGACAAAGACAAGTTCATTGAATATCTAAACAACGAAGCTGAAGAATCTGAAGTTATAGAGGGCAAAGAAGGTGCCAGCCCACAACTAGAAAAGATGTTGGCACAATATTGTGTGAATCTTAGCAAACGTGCTAAAGAGAAAAAGATCGATCCAGTTATTGGTCGTGAAAAAGAAATTGAAGAAATTCAACTTATTCTTGCCCGTCGTACAAAATCAAACGTAATGATGATCGGTGATCCAGGCGTGGGTAAGACTGCTATTGCAGAAGGACTTGCTAACAAGATCCTAGCAGGTACAGTACCTAAGTATATCAAAGATCACGTTGTATACTCACTAGATATTAGTGCCATGCTTGCCGGATCTAAGTATCGTGGAGACTTTGAAGAACGCTTGAAGATGGTTATCCATGCACTTGAACGTAAAAAGAACACTATTCTGTTCATCGACGAAGCACACATGATGAACGGTGCAGGTGCAGTAAGTGGCGGATCAAACGACATGGCCAATATGTTAAAGCCAGCATTGGGCAAAGGTACTCTAAAGGTTATTGCTTCTACTACTTGGGAAGAATATCGCAAGCACTTTGAGAAGGATCGTGCGCTAATGCGTCGATTCCAGCGTGTAACAGTTGACGAGCCAAATGAAGCAACTGCTATTAAGATCATGAAGGGTCTTAAGAAGTATTACGAAAAACATCACAATGTTAAGATTACAACTCAAGCCATTGTCGATTCAGTTAAGTATTCAACCAAATATATTAGCGATCGTAAATTGCCAGACAAGGCCATTGACCTAATTGACTGTGCGTGTGCCCGCTTTAAGGTACGTGACGAAGATGGTGGTATTGTCGATCATGATGAAATTGTTTTTGAAGTAGCTAAGATTACTGGCTTGCCTTTAGAACAGGTGTCTAGCAAGGAAAATAAGAATCTTAAAGAGCTTGATAAGAACATGCGTAACAAGGTGTTTGGCCAAGAAAAAGCAATTGATATCTTGTTAGACAAAATTTACATTAGCCAAGCTGGTCTTAAAGCAATTAACAAACCCATTGGTAGTTTCTTGTTTGTTGGTCCAACAGGTTGTGGCAAGACAGAAACTGCTAAAGTACTTGCAGAGCAAATGGGTGTGCAAATGGTTCGCTTTGATATGAGTGAATACCAAGAACAACATTCCGTTGCCAAGTTGATTGGTGCCCCTCCCGGCTATGTTGGCTTTGAAGATAATGCCGGACAATTGATTACTAAACTACAAGAACATCCAAACTGTATCCTGTTGCTAGACGAGATTGAAAAAGCACACCCAAGCGTTAGCAATATCCTATTGCAACTTATGGACAATGGGTTTGTTACAGGTAGCAACGGTAAGAAAGCAGATGCACGTCAGGCTATTGTTATCTTAACCAGTAACCTAGGTGCAAGTGATGCTGAGAAAAACGGTATTGGCTTTGGTAAGATGGAGAAAGAATATGACAACAAAGATGCTGTTAATAGATTCTTTGCTCCTGAATTCCGCAATCGCTTAGACGGCATTATTCAATTCAGCAAACTAAGTCATGAAACAATGATTAAGATTGTTAAGAAGTTTATTGACGAACTTAACGCATTAGTTAAAGATAAGAATATCCATGTTAAACCAGATACCAGCGCATTAGAGTACTTGGTTAAGAAAGGATTCAATACTAAGATGGGTGCTCGCCCATTGTTTAGAGTTATTGAAGACGAGATCAAGAAGCCCCTATCACGTGAGATCCTGTTTGGCAAGTTAACTAACGGTGGTGTTATTAATCTAACCATGGACAAGGACAAGTTTGTATTTGACTTGGTAGAAATACTACCCGTAGCTGTTAAGAATACTCCAGAAGTTGAAGATGCAGAAACTGTCAACGAATAAACTATTCTTTGGCAAATGGCCGTATAAGATTGAGTGCTCTGTACAAGGGTCAAATCTTATACGTCTGCGCGGTATAGAATGGGTTAAAAAGTTCTGCACTGATGATCAATTCTATAAACCCCCAAAGGTAAGTTTTAGAACTCATTTTGAGACTATCAAAAAAGAGCGTTTACTCAAATTTGTAGATGCTGTAGAACCATTCCTCGATAAAGAGATTAAGATCAGAGCAGAGGGCAGTACCTTTAACTTCTATACAAATGATGCGTCTCTGGTTGATGAGCTAGAACAAGCTCTAGCTTGGTGTATCACCTATATATACAGTCCAGAAAATCCCGAAGAAGCCGAGTTTCTTGTTAACAACAGAAACAAGGTCATCTGCGATGCTATTCCCTACGGCAAATACACACACAAGGTATGCTTTAAAGAAAAGATACCACGTGATAAGCGTTTGCAATTCTGGAGCTGGATTTCTAAATATGACGAAGATACTGTTAAAATAGGTAGAAGTACAGAAGGGTTTATGATAGGTACAAAACAGTACGTTGCAAACCCCTTCTGTTATGTATCTAACGCTAAGTTTTTAACTATGATGAGCTTGGTTGTAGGCGAATATATACAGAAAATAGAAGAATTTGTTCCCAGGTCTACCTTGCTCCTGTAATAAATACAGGGCGTAAGGAAAAACTATGCCGGCACAAAGCACAACTCTAAGTTTCTATACAGATATCTATACTACTGGTACTACAGCGGTCTTAACAACGACCAGCGTGTTAAGTATGCCAGCATATTATCACAATCAAAGCACATTTAATCCCCCATATAATGTTCTAACATTCCCTAGCAACAAAGAAAAAGGTTGCGGGTATTATGGAATCAGTAGCGGATTGCACACCGTTACATACAAGACAACACAAGATTATGTAGGCACAGTTACTATGCAGGCCACATTAGCCTCAAACCCTATAGAAACTGACTGGTTTCCTGTCAAAGATACAGCAAAAACGTATCTTTATAATCAGAATTTACAAACAACTTCAACAGTAGCATTAACCTTTGTAGGTAACTTTACTTGGGTACGTGCAAATGTCAATATCAGCCAAGGCGCACTATTGGCTATTAACTATAATTTTTAATCATGAAACTATACGAATTTTTTAGCCACCTTAATGTCAACTCTGATCAGAACAAAGACAAGACAGCAGACGAAAAGTATACAATGAGTCTTGAAGAAAAAGACCAATTTAAGAACGAGTTGTTCTTTTATATTCTAGATCATGACGATATCCATCGTAAACAGTTCCATGATATTGCAGAACAGATGACCGACGATTCAACAGCAAATGTATGGATGCCAATGGTTAAGAAAGGCTGTATGGAATTCCATAATGCCAACAAAATGCTACAACACCCCCAAGAAGTATTCAACAAAGAGATGTGTGAAGAACTATGCAACATGCTAGACGATCACTATCGCAAAGATATTAAGAAAGGCGAATACCGTCCATGAAATTACTAGAGTTATTTTCTAGACCGCGCCTCTTGTCAGAAGGCGGCAATCAATCCAGTCATAAAGACGATGGTACTCCTATGCCTGGTTGGCAAGGTATCCCGGGACAACACCAAGCACAAGAGTTAGATCTACGAGTACACGATCGTTCATATGTAGTACAAGTATTGTCCGATTTGTTGCATAATATTAACGATTTATTTGCACAACGATTTAAAGAACCCCTTTGGCATGAAAATTCTGTGGCGGCACAAAAGTTCCTAAGCGGTAGTACTGCAAAATTCTTTGATAAAAAAATTCCCGATGAAGAATTTGTTCGCGTTAAACCTAAAGTAGGTGATATTGATACGCAGGCTCCAGACAAACATGAAGAAACTATTAAACAATTCTTAACAGGATTAATTGGTAAAAAAGTTGGCAATACTGTTTTTATCGGATTTAGTCCAGGTAATAATCAATATTCAAGTATGTGGCAAGTTACATTAAATGACTTGCCGGTTAAATTACAGATTGATTTTGAATACGGCGAACACGATGCAAAGACTGGGCTACCAACACCGTGGCAAGACTACAGTCATAGTAGTGCATGGGAAGATTTGTCTGCTGGTATTAAAGGTGTATTCCATAAGTATATCGATCGTGCTTTACCGTATGCCGCAAATGTAAGCACCAAGTATGTTGCTCGTGTATTGAAGAAGGGTACAAAAATCAGCGACGAGCCGGTTACGGACAGCGACTACAGTTTTGCAGTCAGTGGTCAAGGTGGTGGTGGAGTAAGTCAGAAATATATTCCTTACAATGACCCTAATACTGGCGAGCCTATGGAAAAAGACGGTATACCAGTAATGCAACTATTACCAACAGATAGTAGACAGTATATTAAAAATCTAGCTCAACAATTTGAAATCTTCTTTGGGCAGAAACCAAATAAACAAGATCAACAACTTAAGAACAGTTTCATTGGAACTGTACAACTCGCTACAAAATATCTAGACGACAATCAACGCACGGAACTGTTCCGTCGTTTTGTAAGTATATGCTTCGAGCCCGGCTCACAAATGATTACAAAAAACGATCCTGTTAGAGATCGCGATACCAAGATGGCCGCCATTGATTACATGGTAGAGCATCTGAAGTTACCGAACGCACGAGGATTAAGAAAAGAAGCCATTAATACCGCAATGGCATACGAGCAAGCATTTACTAATAAGAAAGCCGCAAAACAATCAACACCAGTTAACGAAGCCGAAGAACAGCCGGCAGTAAAATCTCAGTTGCGAAAAGGCATGCCACATCTAAAAGACCTAAAGAGTGCAGATTTTTTGGACCTACTAGATGAACTGCATCAGGGTAATGATCAATTTCAATTAAAAAATATTCCTTTAAATGTTAAAGTAGATGGTATGGGCGGACGCTTTGGTAAGAATGCCGAAGGCAGACCTTTCATGGGTACCAGTCGCACTGAACCAAGATATGCAGGCGGATTCTTAAAAGGCAATATTGCTAGGTTTAGGAAACGCTTACTGGCTAAGCAAAAAGGTATTGAAGATCCAAACAGCATAGATGATAACGATCCAGAACTAAAGTCAATTACCGATAAAGAAGTGCTAGACTTTATGGGCCCAGAAAGCGTGGCCATGAGCGAGAAATTTGACGAGCAGTTTAATGACTACATGGTCGCTATAAAAATTATCGATCAACAGCTGGGTAAAGAATTCTTAGTCAATAAACAAGTTACCTGCGAAGTGTTAGATATAAACTTTGCAAAAGAAACTAAGGAAGGTAAACTGGTATTCGTAGGCATACACTATGATAAATTACCCAAGGGTGTAAAGATAGCATTTGTGCCATTCCGAGTCACCGACGCTACTACTGGTGAAGATTTGCCAGACTCTGCCGATATTGTCAAACAGTTAACCAGTCTAAAGCAACAGGGTAGTGTCATGTTTATCGACAACAGCCTAACACAGAAAAAAGCATTAGATGTTACAGCTATTGTTCCGCCACTAAAAAACATCAAACAGTTCAAGGCCATGCTGGATAGCAAGAAGCGTGATCAAGCCGCAGAGGTCAAAGCCGCACTTGAGCCGGTCAAACTTGAATTAGAAAAGGCAATCATCAATGATCCTAATATTATCGGCAAGGATCTATTAGGCAAGGACTACGAGGGCATTGTTATTAACAGTCGTCTCGGTCCTATTAAGATCACAAGTCAAGAACAACGTAATGTTATTCAAGCAAAACAAGATGCTAAGACAAATGCTCGTACAGAACGCCCTCGTGGAGAAAACAAAACAGCAGTAGTTGCCATTGGTAGCTTTGTTGGACACGTAGGGCACGAACAGTTATTTGATTATACTATCAAGAAGGCCGCGCAGGTAGGTGGTGATCCGTATTTGTTTATTGGTAATGCAGAAGGCCCGAATGATCCTATTCCTCCAGCTGTTAAAGTACAAACATGGCATAGACTATATCCCGAGTACGCTAAGAATATTAGTGCTACCATGGAAGGAGGTACCTTGTTACAAAAGGTCAAACACGAGTTGATTAATCCGTTAAAAGGACAGCCTCCCCGCTATGAAAATATTATAATCATGGTTGGCAAAGATAGAGCAAAGATGGCCAACGACATGTCGACTGCATTAATGAAAGCTGTTAATAAGTTTCAAGGTTATGAACATGTCAAGGTCACTCCTGATGTTACTGAACGATCTGCCGAAGCCGGTGGCACTGGTGTAAGTTTTACTGATTTACGAAATATATTAAAAGATCCTAATGCTACTCCGGAGCAACAATATGCTGTATGGGCTCAAGGTTTTGATGTTAAAAAATTAGGCAGGGAATGGATCATGAGATTAATGGAATTGACCCGCAAAGGTATGGGTATAGGCGCTCCTGCTAAAAAAGGTATTCATCCAGATGCCGCACAACCAGTTAAGTTGCCCAAGCAAAAAGTACCAGCAGAAACAATGGCTGGAGTAGGTATGCAAGATAGTCCGGAACGTAATGCGACACACGAAGCAAAACGTGTAAATAACTGTGTACCAGTCAGCGAAGACGTTGAAAACTTGTTAGCTGGCTACATTAAATTATTAGAACGTAAATGAAACAGTACAGAATAACATCCGCAGATATAGCACCTATCGAAGAAGATAGTGATACATATCTAGCACCAGATGATCCTGCACAAGAAATCCGACGTTTACAATTTCTAGGTGGGCTAGGCGGACAAGAACGTTTAGCAGAGTACAAGAACAGTTTAAAACAAGGTAGCAACATAAGTGTTACTGCCGCAGAGAATGCACGTATTATGCGTGAACAAAATATACAACCAGGAACTCCTGAGTGGTTTAAGTTATGGTTCAGTCTTCCATACATGACTGGAGAGAAAAAAGAATGAAAATCGCAGAACTAATTGCAGAAGATTGGAACAAAGTCAATCATCACGACAAGACAAATGGCCTAAGTCAAAAGGCTGTAAACGCTTATCGTAGAGAACATCCTGGCAGTAAATTAAAGACTGCGGTTACTACCAAGCCTAGCAAGTTAAAGAAGGGCAGTAAAGCTGCCAACCGCCGTAAATCATTCTGTGCTAGAATGGGTGGCAACAAAGGGCCTATGAAGAAGCCCAATGGTGAACCTACTCCAAAGGCATTGGCCTTACGCCGTTGGCATTGTGAAAGCATTGAAGAAATGGCAGACATGATTGCCCGCGGAGAACAGATGATTGCAGAGATGACACAACAACAAATAGCAGAAGGCGGAGCACAACAGGCCGCTATTGCTATTGCCAAGAAAAAATCCGGCAAGTATGATAAAGACGGAAAACGTATTAAAGAATCAGCTACAGCAGTTGTTGGTGTAGGTTCAATTAGTGGTGGTAGTGTTGGTCATCAGCTACAACGCAGGGCGTTCAATAAAAGTTACACAGGTAGCATGACTTCTGGTACTGGTAAGAAATCACCAAAACAGCCTGCGGCTAAAAAACAAAAGCCCAGCACAAATGCATTAGATGGGAATAATTTAGTCGTATGATAAACGAAGGCAAAAGAGGATTCAAGGTCCGTCATAAACAAAAGGTTGCTTCAATAGAACCACCCAAGCCACGTAACTTTGTTGCTAAGAACGCAATCAATACAGGCGCAGGCGCACATAAGGACAAGAAGAAAGCTATGAAACAAGGCGATACAAAACATAAAAAAGACTATGCTGAGGGAATGGAAGAAAAATTCCAAGCCCAATTAGACATGCTCAATGAAATTAAAAAAGGTCAAAAGGATGCCAATGGGTTTACCAAGTGCTGGCCGAATCATCATGCTGTTGGTACAAAAAAAGGCAAAAACGGTGGGCGGGTTCGTAAATGTGTGCATAATGAAAGTGTGGCGGAAGAATTTAAAGGCAATGTTAAAGATACACAATTAAAAAATATTGATCCCGATAATCATTCGGATGGTGAGGGCGATTTTGTTAAAAATCAATTGCATACAATCAAACGAGTAGTAACACATTTAGACAATGCAATTGGTAGAGGAGAAGATTTACCAGACTGGGTTCAAAGTGAAATTGCTCAGGCTACAGATAAAATTGTAGGTGTTATGGACTACTCTATTAGTGGTAAGGAACAAGATATTGAAAAACACCACGGTGGTAGTTCTTTAATGAAAGAGCAAGGTGTGGTGGAAGGCATCAAAGGTGCAGTTGTTGGCGGTGCGGCAGGAGCATTAATAACTAAAACTCCATCGGGCGCGATGTCTGGTGCAAAGATTGGAGATGAGGTAGGCGATATGTTTGAAAATACAGATACAGAAGGCGCAATGGCCAAGCAACAGTTAATCACTGCGGCAAAATTGGCTATTAAATTAGCAGAACAAATGGATTCTAGCACACAGTTGGATGCGTGGGTGCAGACTAAGATTAGTCTAGCATCTGATTATATTGAAACAGTGTTTGACTTCCTAGTACACGGTGAACAAGATGTTGATAAAGAAGAAGAAACCGATGAAGAAGTTATTCCCGGTATCACACATCAGCATCGTCATGGTACACTAAAGCATACTTCAACTACGATGGAAGGTGCCAAAGTTGATCGTCAGGCAAAGCACATTACCAAGAGCATGATGAAGGCACATCCTGGTATGAGCAAAGAAGAAGCAGAAGGTGCGGCTTGGGCTCATATCAAACATCCAAAGAAGAAAAAGAAGATGAAAGAAGATGCATACGACATCTATCTTGAAGTCATGCTTGGTAAAAAATTAGACAAATGAGAATTCTAGAAGTTATAACTGAAGACGTTGTTCTTAAACTTGAAAAAGGACTTAAGAAATTACCAAGCCATAGTTACGACTCAATAGATAAACTCATGCAGAAAATTTGTAAAGATGCAGATATTTCTGGACAAAAATTACATGATATGTTTGTCGACAAGCATAATCTAACACCTGATACTTGGATCAAAAAACAAGTTGACGAAAACTTTGCAAATGGTCGTCATCCAGAAGACAAAGGCGATAGCAAGCGATATCATGTGCCTACAAAAAGTAGTGTAAGCAATCTGCGTAAATTTGCCAAAAAACACAGTGGTCGTGCCGCAGAATTAGCGCACTGGGAGGCAAATATGAAAGCTGGTAAAGCCAAAGCCAACAAAAAATAATCAAGACTTGACAATCTCCTGTGTTCAGTATATAATTACTGTACAGGAGATTAATTATGAGCAAAGCATACGGCGCACCAGAGCAAGCAAAAATCAAACAACTTATTTCTGAAGGCGTTACTGTCCTACAAGAAATTGAAGACCTCAACGAAGGTTTGAACGACACTATCAAAGCTGTCGCAGAAGAACTAGAAGTTAAACCCAGCATTATTAAAAAAGCTATCAAAATCGCACAGAAGGGCGATTGGGAACGTGTGTTTACTGAGTTCGATGACTTAGAAACTATCGTTGATATCAGCGGTCACGCAATCCGTCAAAGCGATTATGATGCACAAAATCCAAACCGCAACGGCGATAATGATTGATACATTCTTTAAGCCAACATTAGAGTGGATCAAGGATGATTGGAATAGCAACGGACTTCGCTTTTGTGTTGAGCTCCTTGCTTGGGCTATATCTATTGGCTGTAGTATCACAATGGCAGTCACAGTCCCTAATCCCCCTCTTCTTGTACTATATCCTATCTGGATTAGTGGCTGTGCTATGTATGCGTGGGCTTCATGGACTCGGAAGTCATTTGGTATGTTGGCTAATTACATCTTGCTAACAACCATTGACTCAATCGGTCTTGTCCGCATGTTGGTTAATTAATAAATATATTTGAGAACGGTTCAGCGAGCCATAAATCGCAATGTTGAAGGTTAGCCGGCCATAAGCGGTAAGGAGAATTATGAGTTATATCGATGCCATCTGGGATCGTGACAATGACCGTGTACGTGTCGTTGAGCGTGATCCAAAAAAAGGTCGAATCTATGTCGACTATCCCGCAAGGTACGTATTCTATTATCCAGATAATAGGGGCAAGTACAAATCAATTTATGGCGAAAGCCTGTCAAAAGTTTCTTGTAAATCATTCAAGGAATTTGCCAAAGAACAAAAAATCCATTCAGGTCACCGACTGTTTGAAAGTGACATCAATGCCTCATTCCGTATCCTAGAAGAAAACTATCTAGGTAAAGATGCTCCTAAACTAAACGTGGCGTTTTTTGACATTGAGGTAGACTTTGATCCAGAACGTGGCTACGCAAGTCCAGAAGATGCGTTTATGCCAATTACTGCGATCTCTGTTTACCTACAATGGATGGAAACAATGGTTACGTTAGCTATTCCTCCAAAGGGCTTAAAAATGGAGGATGCTGAAAAGTTAGTTGAAGAATTTCCTAACACGCATCTATTCGAAAGCGAAGGAGAAATGCTTGACACTTTCCTAAAGCTAATTGAGGATGCAGATATCATCAGCGGCTGGAACAGTGAAGGTTATGATATTCCCTATACTGTTAACCGCGTTACAAAGGTATTGAGCAAGGAAGATACTCGTCGTTTCTGTTTATGGGATCAATTTCCAAAGAAACGTGAATATGAAAAGTATGGTAAAGCCGCAGTCACTTATGACTTTGTTGGTCGTGTACACTTAGACAGTCTTGAACTGTATCGCAAGTACACATATGAAGAACGCCATACATATCGACTAGATGCTATTGGTGAGATGGAAGTTGGTGAAAACAAAACAGTCTACGAAGGCACACTTGATCAACTATACAATAATGACTTCCGCAAGTTTATTGAGTACAACAGACAAGATACTGCACTACTTGACAAACTAGACAAGAAACTAAAGTTTATTGATCTTGCTAATACGCTGGCACATGAATGTACTGTGTTGCTACAGACCACAATGGGTGCTGTGGCTGTAACTGAACAGGCCATTGTTAATGAAGCCCACCACAGAGGCTTGATAGTTCCAAGTCGCCCAAAGCGTGATGAAAGCGCAGACAACCAAGCGGCCGGTGCTTATGTTGCATATCCTAAAAAAGGACTTCACGACTGGATTGGATCAGTCGATATTAACTCACTTTATCCGTCAGCGATTCGTGCGCTTAACATGGGTCCAGAAACTATTGTCGGACAGTTACGTCAAGATTACACCCAAGCAGAAATTGATGCTAAAATGGCCAAGGGCAATTCATTTGCCGCGGCATGGGAAGGTAAGTTTGGTTCTAACGAATATGAGTTTGTTATGGCCAAAGACAAAGCTAATGACATTACTGTTGAATGGGAGTCCGGCGAAGTTGACGTGCTGAGTGGTGCTCAAATCTATGAGATGATTTATGAAAGTAATCAGCCGTGGATGCTCAGTGCTAACGGTACAATTTTCACATACGAAAACGAAGGGATTATCCCCGGCTTGCTAAAACGCTGGTACAGCGAACGTAAAGACATGCAGGCCAAACTAAAGGAAGCTATTAATGCAGGAAACAAAATTGAAGAAGAATACTGGGACAAACGTCAGTTGGTTAAGAAAATTAACCTTAACTCTTTATACGGTGCTATTCTTAACGCTGGTTGCAGGTTCTTTGATAAGCGTATTGGCCAATCCACAACTCTTACAGGCCGATGCATTGCTCGTCACATGGCCGCAAAAATAAATGAAGTAATCTGCGGAGAGTATGACTACAAAGGCCGTAGCATCATTTACGGTGATACAGACTCTGCATATTTCTCGGCTTATACAACATTAAAGACTGATATCGATAAAGGTCGATTGCCTTGGGATAAAGAAACTGTTGTTCAACTGTATAATCAGATTGCAGACGAAGTAAACGGAACATTCCCGCAGATGATGTTGGACTTCTTCCATTGTCCAAAGAGCCGTGGCGAGGTCATCAAAGCAGGTCGTGAATTGGTTGCTATTAAAGGCCTGTTCATTACCAAGAAGCGTTATGCTGTTCTTTATTACGATAAAGAAAACAAACGTGCAGACATAGATGGTAAGCCAGGCAAGATCAAGGCCATGGGCTTGGATTTGAAGCGTTCGGATACTCCGGAATTTATGCAGAAGTTCTTGGAAGAAATCCTAACTAAAGTACTCAACGGTAGCCAGGAAAAAGAGATCCTAGACCGCATTGGCGAATTCCGAACTGAGTTTAAAGTTAGACCGGGTTGGGAAAAAGGATCTCCTAAACGTGCTAACAATATTACTGAATATCGCGAGAAGGAAAAGAAAGCAGGTAAGGCCAATATGCCAGGTCATGTACGTGCAAGTATTAACTGGAACGTGTTGCGAGAAATGAACGGTGACAAGTATTCTATGCAGATTGTTGACGGAATGAAAGTTATTGTTTGCAAAGTTCGCGATAACCCTATGGGCTATACAAGTATTGCATATCCCGTAGACGAATTAAGATTGCCCAAGTGGTTCCAGGAATTACCATTTGATCATTCTGAAATGGAAACAACAATTATCAATAACAAACTTGATAACTTGATTGGTGTGTTGGAATGGGACTTGAACTCAACCACGCAAAATAATACGTTTGGTAATTTGTTCACATTTGAATAATTTACTTGACTTTGATTCAAAATCTAAATATAATATATAAAAGGACTTTAACATGAAAGATATTTTACAAGACATCGTATCACATACGCACAATCTAGGATTTTTAGAAGTAGTTAAGATTACTGGTACAGAAGACAAAACTCAAATTGACTCTGTCGCTGGTGACCGCTCAATTATCCTGTCAGCAGAAACTGCAAATGCACAACCAGACATGGTTGGTATTTTTGGTATGCCACAACTTAACAAACTAAAGATACATTTGGACTGCCCAGAATACAAAGAGGATGCAAAGATCACTCTTGTTAAGGGTCAGCGCAACGGTGAAGATATTCCTGTAGGATTGCACTTTGAAAACAAAGGCGGTGACTTCAAGAACGATTATCGCTTCATGAACCAAGCAGTTATTGAAGAAAAACTTAAGGTTCCTAAGTTCAAAGGTGTTAACTGGGATATCACCATTACTCCTACAGTAGCAAGTGTACAGCGTTTTAACTTCCAAGCAAGTGCAAACTCAGAACACTCAACATTTGTTGCAAAAACAGATGGCGACAAATTGAAGTTTACATTTGGTGATGTTAATACACACGCAGGTGAGTTTGTATTTGCAGACGGTCTTACAAGTAAGATTACAGCTAATCTAAGCTGGCCAGTTGCACAGGTATTAAGCATCTTGAAAATTGCAGATGTTAATAATACTAAACTGAGTATTAGTAATCAAGGCGCACTAAAGATTACGTTAGATAGCGGTTTAGCAACATACGAATACATTTTACCAGCGCAGGCCTAATATGATTAAAGGTATCCATGAAACAACAAGTTAATTTAACTCCACTACAGAAAGACTATGCTGTCTATTTGCCAGCTATTAGCTCTTTCTATAGTACATACATTGCAAAACAAAGATTAGAAAAGTTTATTCCTGATGATCGAATTCCGGCAGGATTTGATCGCGGCATCGAAGGTATGAACTTCCTTAATCCTGAAGAAGGATATTTTACATACAAGTATGGTCTATACTCTGCAGGTCATGCACAGTTAGACTTGAATAAAAGTTTGACGCAGGAGTCGATGATCCAACAACGTGATAGAAACAACACGATGATCTTAGGTGACTCCGGTGGATATCAGATCGGTAAGGGTGTTCTTAAATTTGATTGGTTAGACTTCGAAGGTCCTAGTGCAACTAAAACTCGTCAAAGTATTTTAGAATGGCTTGAACTTACTGCTGATTGGTCTATGATGCTAGACGTTCCGACCTGGGCTTGTGACCATGTACACAGTCCAAAGACCGGTCTTAAGACTGTTGAAGATTGTTTAGAAAAAACGCAGTACAACAACAGATACTTCTTAGAAAATCGTCTAGGACAAACCAAGTTCTTAAACGTGCTACAAGGTTGGGACTGGGATTCAGCAGAAGATTGGTACAACGGTGTTAAACAATTTAGCGATCCAAACAAAACATGGGGTGAAAATAAAAACCCGTCAGCTGAAGGTTGGGCCTTTGGTGGTGCTAACATGTGTAAGATGGACATTACGCTCAAGCGGCTAATGACCATGCGTGAAGATGGATTGTTAACTGGTAAGAACTGGATTCACTTCTTAGGTACAGCACAATTAGACTGGGCATGTTACTTGACCTTGATCCAACGTCAGATCCGTAAGCATATCAATCCAGAGCTTACAATTAGTTTTGACTGTGCAAGTCCGTTTATTGCTACTGCACACGGTTTGGTATATACCAACGCACAACATACAACTAAACGTTGGTCAGTTATTATGGATAAGGCGCCGGACAATAAAGCATTGTCAGGTTCGGATATTCCATTCCCGTTTGAATCATCAATTGGTCGTAGATTAACAATGGGTGATATTGCTTATTATGATCTAGGTGTTCGTAAAACTGATGCAGAATTAGGCGGTGTTAAATTTGATCACTTGAATGAGGCACACTATCATGTTGTTCCCCGTAAGAATAAACTTGATAAGATTCCAAACAGAACAAGTTGGGATAGTTTTGCTTATGCTCTAATGATGGGTCATAATGTTGAATGCCATATTGTTGCTGTACAACGTGCTAATCAATTAATGGACATTGAAACTGCAAAGGCTCAACCTGATTGGCGTCATTGGAAGAAACTCAAAGACTCTGAAACAGGTAGCGACCAGTATTCAGATTGGGTTCCACGTAATATTCTTTACTTTAGCCGTTTTGTAGAAGAATTGTTCAATACAAAATCTAAAGCAGAAGCTTTCCAGATGATTGAAGATGCTAAACCCATGTTGTCTAACATGATGGGTATGCGCCTACGCGGCGGTAATGCCGAAAATAACTTTACAAGTCTATTTGATACTGAAGAAGTAGTGTTAGATAAAACTGTAAGTCCTGTAACTGCAATGCCAGAGCTTGACGAAGACAAACTCGATGCATTAGAAATTGATAATGCCTAATGGACTTTATAGCTGAATATCAATTATCAGACATTACTATCTGTGACGAACTGTTAAGACTTTTTAGACTTGCAGATAGTAATGGTTTAACCAATCCAGGTGTTACAGGTTCGGACGAACAAATTAGACCAGATTATAAAGACAGCGTTGATTTCCATTTAGGTGATGCTAGAACATTGGGCAAGCCACAGGATTTTAAATGGCCAAATTATCATACCGAATTGTCCGGATTCATTGACAAATACTGTACAGATGCTAAAATATATGAACACGCTGGAAAGTTTACTATACGTGATTTACCACAAATACAGTGGTATAAACCTAGTGCAGGTTATCACGCATGGCATATTGACGGCGGTCATGAGTTTTGCGATCGTGCAATAACATTTTTAACCTATTTGAATACCGTACCAAATGGCGGAACTGAATTTTTGCATCAGAACAGAGTTGTTGACGCAGTCAAAGGCAAAACAATTTTGTTCCCAACTGCATACACACATATTCATCGAGGGCAGATTACTGCCAACCTCGACAAATATATTTTAATTGGCTGGCTTTGGTGGGATAACGAAAGATGAAACGAGATTACGATTCTGGTGTTGCAACAGACATCATGTTCTTTACAGGCGTAGAGATTGAAAAGACTCCTGCTTACGGAATGAAAACTCTGTTTGTAGTGGGCACACATGATCCTCAAACAGTACTGCATATTGCAAACGATACTCAAGCATTGCTTGATGAGAGTAAACGTATCAAACATATCTACTTTGGTGCTAATCAAAGTTTTCCTAAACTTGAAACTAACGATGCTGATGGGTGGGCTCCTTGGGAATATATGATCCAAGAATGTCTTGATTCAGGATACTGGTGTACATTGGATCTCGATGTAGCACAGGTAGAAGGTCTATTAGAAAGCGGCCTCGTCGAACATCGTCAGTTTATTCCACAGATTTCGGTTAAATTGCCCTACTTGACACAGCTAGGATATAATGCTACAATTAAGATTGATGATGTAGATTTTGCCGCTACAAATCCTGGAGTATGGTGCCATAACCTCCACGACCTACTTGATAGAAATAAGTTTACAAGTTGGGATCAATATGGTAAAGACGAGATTATCAAATGACTATAGAAACAATTAAAGAAGCCGCACAAAGACAAATTTGGGTTACGTTCCAGAAGGAAGGCATTCACTGCTACCCTGCCGCGGCAACAGACCCAGCACTTGCTACAGGAGATGAATATGATGTATCGTTCCTTGGTACTCCTCATCGTCACATTTTCCATTTTAGGGTGTCAATCGATGTGTTCCACAATGACAGGGACATCGAGTTCATCCAGTTCAAGCGATGGCTCATATCGTTGTATAATGGTCAAAATTCCGTATTAGAATTAAACTACAAGAGTTGCGAAATGATCGCAGACGACTTGTATTCCCAGATTGCGGCAAGGTATCCAAACCGTGCTGTAATAATTGACGTATCCGAGGACGGTGAGAACGGATGTGTCATTCATTATAATCTTACTCGCCCGTCACAATCCATTGTAATTTAAGGAACTTAAAAAATGGCACAGCCAAAATGGCTCGACAAATATCTGACTATGAAGCCTGAAGTCAGCAAGATCTTTGATGATCTTGAGGCATGGCACGATCATTGCCGTTTTGAAATGATCGATTTCAACCAAGCAGACTTGTATAAGTCTAAGGCCTATAGGGATTTCACTTATAGGAAAAATGGTGGAAAAGGTTACCGTGGAAACGGTGAACGTAAACCTTACCTAGGTAAGAATCCAAGGCCATATAATAATGACCGTTTTTCTAATTGATTTAGAAGCAGTAGAAACTAGGTACACGGGACAATGGAAGACTCATGTACCTGCTCTCTTACGAAAGGCAGGACACAATGTTCAAGTTATCTCTGGCCCTACGGATATTCCTACAGCCACTACTCCTGGTGCTTTTCTTAATTTTGGTGGAACCAATATATACAAGTCTAGCCAAGTTGAACAAATGGGCAGGTTATTTTGTAACGGAGCCGTTCATCCCGGCGACCACTTTATTTTTACTGATGCTTGGCATCCAGGCATTATAAATTTAAAATACATGAGCGAGTTACTGGGTATTCCAGTAACTACACACGGCTTATGGCATGCTGGATCATATGATCCTCAAGATTTCTTAGGACGCCTAGTTGGTAATAAACCTTGGGTTAGACATGCTGAACAGGGTTTCTTTTATGCATTTGATCATAACTATTTTGCTACCAACTTTCATATTGAGTTGTTTCATAGAGAATTACTTAACGGTGGATTCCAAACTGAAAATCCCTGGTATGAGGAAGAACTAAGTGAGATCTTAGCGGGTGAGTATACTAAAATTATACGCACCGGTTGGCCCATGGAGTATATGGATACTACGTTAACAGGGTACAAGAACATGCCTAAACGTGATCTTATTTTATTTCCACATCGTATCGCTCCTGAGAAACAAGTTGAAATTTTTAGAGACCTAAAAGAACACTTGCCACAATATGAATTTGTTGTATGTCAGGATCAACATCTAACCAAGAATGAATATCATAACCTATTAGGCGAAGCTAAATTAGTGTTTAGTGCAAATCTACAAGAGACACTTGGCATTAGTTGTTATGAAGGCGCTATTGTAGATGCTATTCCAATGGTTCCGGATCGACTTAGTTATACTGAAATGTATTACGATACATTCAGATATCCAAGTGTATGGACAGAATCATTTGAAGCATACAAGGCATATCGTCCAGAGTTGTGTGGGAAGATTATGCAGTATATGGACAATTATAATCAATTTATTCCACAGCTAAAAAAACAAACACACGATTTAACAGAGCACTTCTTTAGTGCTGGGGAATTATTAAAATGGGTAAAATAGGAATTGTAGGATTAGGATTTGTAGGCAACGCTATCAAGCAGGCATTTTGGAATGAAGATCAATTAGTATTAGTCGACAATGACAAAGCACGTGGTCGAGATCCATTCCAAGATCTATCACAATGTGATGGTGTCTTTATCTGTGTTCCTACTCCGCAAGACGAGGACGGTACTTGTGATACTACCATCTTAGAAGACATTCTAGCAAAGTTGGAAATAATCAAGTTTGAAGGCGTTATTATCAGTAAATGCACAGCACCACCTGATACATATACTAGATTAAACAACCGATATCCAAATCTTGTACATGCGCCAGAATTTCTAACTGCCGCTAATGCCGCTAGAGATTATGCCAATGGCAAGTTTGCCATCATCGGCGGTCGCATTAAAGCCTATAGAGATCTAGCCGAAAGTGTTATTAAAGAAACACAAGGTGGTTTGGAACACGTTCACCATTGCACTATTGCAGAAGCAAGTTTGGCAAAATATGCAATCAACACATTCATGTCCACTAAGGTTACATTTATGAACGAATTGTATTTTCTAGCAAAAGCCAGTGATTGTGACTACAATAAGATTGCGTCTATGATTAAAAGCGATGTTAGAATCGGCAATAGTCATATGCAAGTTCCAGGGCCTGATGGTTCCTTTGGATTCGGTGGTGCATGTTTTCCTAAAGATACCTCAGCATTATTGAAATATGCAGAAAGTCAAAATGTCCAAATGAATGTGTTGGATGCGGCCGTAAAGAAAAATACTCTGCTTCGCTTGACTTAACCTAAATAATTCAGTATAATAACATATAGACATCCACGTCATTAACTCGGAGAATAATAAATTGACAAATAAAGCAACAGCACTCGACGCCATGTACGGCGACAGCGGATATCAAGAAGGCACAGCACACAACTATTTGGGTTTTGTAATGAAACGCAATGGTAAAAGATTTTGGGCCGGAGATAACATCAGTGAATACATTGATGTCAAAATGAAAGAACAGCTGATCGATGAAACAACAGAAGCATTTGAAAAAGTGTTAGACTGCTTGTTAATTGATCGCGAAAACGATCCAAACTCCAAAGGCACAGCAAGACGACTTGCCAAGATGTACTTTAATGAAATAATGGCAGGAAGATATGAACCAGCACCAGACGCAACAGCATTTCCAAACGACTCGGCGGACCGTTATGAAGGTATGTTGGTTGTTCGAAGTGAGCTTCGTTCTATGTGTAGTCATCATCACCAACCCGTTACTGGTGTTGCCTATATTGGCATTATTGCCGCTCAGAAGCTCATCGGCTTGTCTAAGTACACAAGAATTGCACAGTGGTGTGCAAGACGAGGTACTCTCCAGGAGGAACTTTGCAATGACATTGCTAGGGAAATCGAAAAGGCAACAGGAGCCAAAGACCTAGGTGTTTATATTCAAGCGGTACACGGTTGCTGTGAGAATCGTGGTATTATGGCGCACAGTTCGTTAACACAGACCACAGTACTTAAAGGTGCTTTTAATACCGATGGTAATACAAAGAAAGAGTTCTTTGACAACATTAAATTACAACAAGAATTTGCCCCAAGATAAAAGGAGATCATATGGCAACGCTAGAGGAAAAAGAACAACTAATGCAGGTCCTAAAATGGACCCCACGTACCTACAAAATTTCAATGTGGGGTTATGGTGGTGAAAAAGTTATGGGTACTGTAGATCGTAAGATTTATGATTACTTCAAACATCGCAGACTTGATCTTAGCGACTATGCTTGGGACAGCGACTACGCCGATGAAAACGATATCCCAGAAGACATGCAACCGTTTCCTCCAGGTAGCTGGTACGAGTGTGATGACATGGCACACGCACATGGTGTTAGCCGTAATGCCGGTACACTTCAAATTGAAGATGAAAATGGCAACATCATCTATGAACGTAGTCTAGAAGATATCAGTGGTGGAGACGAAAATGAACCAGAATGGTCCTGCGGTGATGAAGCCTGGATTGACGAGAAGCCAGCTGGTACTGTAGTGTTCATCGGTAACTCAAACGAAAAAGGCACATTCTTTGAAACCGATCTTCCACTAACTATGCCATTTGACATTACCAAGTTAACTCTAAACTATGACGAGATTGACGGTGAAGAGCTTGTTAATGGTGTCGAGTACGATGGTGAAACTATTGATAACTGGGGTGGCAATACAGACGGCAAGAGTAGTGACTTTGGCTTTTATATAGCCCACTCACAAAACTTAACAGGCAATTGGGAAAAGTATCGTAACATGGACGACATCGAGTATCCAATGACTGATTGGTTCTCTAAGAAAATCAAGCCCGTACGTGAAGGCAACTATATGGTTAAGACTACTGGCAAGAACAGTTACACTTATCAAGCTAAATGGACCGGCTCACGTTGGATCAGTTCTTGGCAAGATGATACGCCAGAAACTGAAGAAATTAAAATTAAAGAATGGCAAGGACTTGCCATCAACCCAGACTTATAATAAAGGAAAAATCATGCAAGTAAGAGTACCAGAAGAAGGTGAAAAAATTGGAACATGCGGTTGTGGTCGTAGCCCAACTGGCGATTGCTGTGGATGGCACGGATTAGGTGAAGATGAATTCCGTGAAGCATTGGCAAAGTACGAAGCCGATCACATCACAAAAATCAACGAAGCTAAGAAATATGATTAATTGGTTCAAGCATAAACTACGTAGTTGGATGCTAAGTGACGAAGCTGAAGTCGTTCAGAGTAAATTATCACGTCGTAACGCATTGTCAGTTGATGATCACAGTCTCGACAGTGATAAAGGTATTCGTATAACTGCATACAAGGCCCAGGGCGGTATGGTAGTTGAAACCAACTTCTATGATCGTATCAAAGATCGAAGTTATAGAACGTTACATATTATCACAGATGACAAAGATCTTGGAAAAGAGATTGGTAAGATTATCACAATGGAAACATTGAAGATCTGATGATTGTAAAACACAAAAAATTTGAACCGAGTGAAACTATCGATTTGGAAACTCAACACAACTGGGCTGTACAATATCGAGTAGATTCACTTACACTAGGAAGATTGTGTTCGGAGTTTCCGGGGTTGCAAAAATCTTGGGAACAGTTTAAAATAGTGTATGAACTTTGTAAGAGCGAAAATGAAACTAACAGACAGACTACTTGATACCCTAGACAAACTAGGACGTAAACGAATTATTATGGATCGTGTTGACGATGAGCCGTACCTAGAGAGATATTATATATTTCTCAAAGAACGTACATGGTTTCCGTTCAACGTGTTCCTACATAAATTTTTAAAATCCGATCCGGACGAAGTCCATGATCACCCTTGGCCATATGCTACCCTAATCCTTAAAGGTGGCTACTGGGAATGGATTCCTAAGATTAATACCCTAGGTGAAAAGTGGGGTGAGTATAAGGTATGGCGCGGTCCAGGTCATTTTAGAACCTGCGAACCAGAAAGCTATCACCGTATTGAATTAGAGCCAGGTGTTACACCTTGGACACTATTCATGCCAGGTCCTAAAAAGCGTGAATGGGGATTTTTAGTTAACAACAAATGGATACATAACGAAACTTATTTGAAAGGCAGACGTGAACAAGCTAATACTAACACCGCCACAGTTTAATGGCTTAATTGCAAAAATATGTAGAGATATCATGCTCAGTGATTGGCGGCCTGATATCATAGTAGGCATCGGTCGTGGTGGGCTGTTGCCTGCTGTCATGATCAGTCAATATTTTAATATTAAGATGAATAGTCTAGATATCAGTCTACGTGACGGTGGTGATACTGTAAGTAATTGTGGCCTAGCCTCAGATGCATATGATGGCGCAAATATTCTTGTTGTAGACGACATCAACGATACTGGTGCTACATTTAACTGGCTCATGGAAGATTGGCGCTCTAGTGCATTACCGAGTGCCATACGTTGGGATAATGACGTTTGGAACAAAACTGTAAAGTTTGCTGTAGTAGTAGATAACCTTGCAAGTGAATGCAATGTTAAAATGGACTTTGCCGGCATGGAAGTTAACAAGGCAGAGAAAGATGTTTGGATAGAATTTCCTTATGAGGAGTGGTGGACAAAATGACAACTTTTACAACAGAAGATAGAATTAAAGCAACCGAACCCCCTAAGCGTCCAAAAGATGGAAGCAGGTGGGGCGGCACTGGACGAGATGTATTCCATGTGTTACATACTATTGAATTAGAAGGACACACTTGGGTACATTATATTAAAGAAACAAAAGAAGAAACTAACGAAGTACGCGAATACAGTTGCTATCTCGAAAGTTTCCTACAAAGATTTAACCCATTACCAGAATGACACAATTAAAAGGCTTAGTTCCAAAAGGATGGGGTTCAGAATTTATCTGGGCCACTAACGACAAGTACTGTGGAAAGTTTATGAACTTTAACACAGGTGCAAAATTCAGTATGCACTTCCATAAAGACAAAGAAGAAACTTGGTACATACAATCAGGTAAATTTATTATCCGTTGGATTGATACTGCTACTGCCGAAGTTCACGAGAAAGAAGTTCGTGATGGTGCTGTTTGGCATAACACACCCTGTATGCCACATCAATTAGAGTGTATCGAAGCAGGTACAGTTATTGAAGTATCTACTCCAGACTCTGTAGAAGACAATTATCGTGTAGGCAAAGGTGACAGTCAAAAATGACCACCGTAGTAGTTAATGGTACATTTGATATCCTGCACCCAGGGCATGTAGCAATGTTAAACACCGCTCGTAGTTTGGGCGATTATCTTATTGTATGCATTGATACTGATCGCAGGGTTAAAGAGCTCAAAGGCGATACTCGTCCAATTAACGATCAAGTCTTTCGTAAGGTAATGCTACAAAATCTCAAGGCTGTAGATATTGTGGAATTTTTTGACAGTCAAGAAGACCTAATCAGATTGCTTAAACTTTACAAACCGGACATAATGGTCAAGGGCAGTGATTGGAAAGGCAAGAGCGTAGTAGCAGGACAATATGTAAAAGAGATCTTTTGGTATGACAGAATCGATGAATACTCAACAACAAAAATCATTCAAGATATTATTAGTCGGGGATGATTGCACCGACGTCTATAGATACGGTAGCGTAGATCGTATAAGTCCTGAAGCACCTGTGCCAGTGTTTGTACCAAAGTACGATATCGTCAAAGAAGGTATGGCTGGGAATGTGCGTAAGAATTTAGAAGCATTAGGATGCAATGTAAAATTTTTACATCGTGAAACTTCTACTAAAACTAGGCTTATTGATACTCGCAGTAAACAGCAAATAGTTCGCATTGATAAAGATGTTGCATCACTCCCGCTTACAATAGAAGATACACTATCAGATTACGATGCTATTGTTATTAGTGATTATAATAAAGGTACAGTTAGTTACGATTTAATTGAGGACCTACGTGGTACATTCTCTGGTCCAATTTTTGTCGATACAAAGAAAACAGACCTAGCAAGATTAGAAGGATGCTTTATTAAAATTAACGAACTCGAAAATAGCCGTGCTACAAGTTTTCCAACTACTGGATTAGTTGTTACCTACGGTGAACGCGGAGTCATTTATGACAAGTTTGCGTTCGGTGCAAGGAACGTAGAAGTAGCAGACGTATGCGGTGCAGGTGATACATTTTTATCTGCACTAACATACGAATACCTAAATACTTTAGACATGCATAAGGCCATTGTATTTGCTATCAATGCCAGTGCTATCACTGTACAACATCTCGGAAACTATGCACCAACATTAAAGGAAATACATGGATAAGATTTTTAACGACATCCCCGATTCAATTGAGGATAGCACCGCACCTTGGGATAATGTTTACAAAGAAGATTTTCATATTGCAGTATACTATGACAAATATCCGTGTACGCCAGGACATTTGTTGTTTGTACCTAAATATAATACAATTGGAGTTTTAAATGATGCTTTTGAAGACGCGATTCGAGAAGGTAAAGCAATGGTGGAAGCCGGAACTTGGGACGGTTTCAATGTTGGACTTAACTATGGCCCAAGTGCAGGTCAAACTGTTAACTGGCCTCATATCCACCTTATCCCTCGTAGAAAGGGTGACGTCGAGGATGCGATCGGCGGTGTCCGTAATACGATCCCGGGGAAAGGAAATTATCGCTCGCCGAACTATAGAGCAGATTAAACCTGTTAGCTACAATCCAAACATAGGGTTTGGTTATCAGGCCTTACAGCATCCTACATCGGGGTCATATAATACTGCCATAGGTTATCAAGCAGGATACACTATTGGAGCAGGAATAGGTATAAATCAGCCCATGTCAAGCAACAGTATTCAATTTAACAGCACTATCAATAAACCCGTTCTAGTTATTACCAATGATGGTGATGTAGAATGGCACGGCAAACCTAGTGAGGCCGCAGACTGTCTAGTACGCAGTTTCCAATTTGCTGTAGAAGATGCTAAAGGTATTACCAAAGCCGCTAGACGCAGATATTATTTGCGGGCATGTCAAAATATTCTAAATAAAGCAGAGAAGATGGAGCATCAAGAGTTTCTTGACTTTCTCCAAAAACAAGTGTATAATAAAGAACGTAGAGTAATTATGGATTCGTTAAAAGGTGACCTGTGACTACAGCTAAAGACATATTTGATCAAACTATGCATAAGATTAAAAATATGCAGATGTTTGAAATTAAGCGTGAAGTAGGACCTAATTGGATTCCTCGCGGTACTATTCCGTTTGACATTCACGCAAGCAACGGTGTTGCTACATTTACCGTATACGCAGAATTCTTACAAGACGCAGAAGATCAAGTAACACAATTTTTAGAAAGACAGGATGAAGATGAGCAAGATTAAATTAGCAGAATTATTTTATAGCATACAAGGCGAAGGACGTTATATGGGCGTCCCTTCTGTTTTCTTGCGTACATTTGGTTGTAACTTTACCTGTCAAGGTTTTGGTATGCCCCGTGGTGAACTGTCCAATGAACGTGAAGCCATTGCAGAGCGTATTTTAGAATTCAAAGACTATAATGAACTGCCATTAGTAAGCACAGGCTGTGACAGTTATGCCAGCTGGGATGCCCGTTTTAAAGATCTTAGTCCATTGGTCGAAACTGATGGTATTGTAGAACGTATTATAGAAATGCTACCGCACGGTGAATGGCAGGACGAGCATCTTGTTATCACAGGCGGCGAGCCAATGTTAGGATGGCAGAAGGCATATCCTGCATTGTTAGATCATCCGAAGATGGCAGGACTAAAAGAAATTACATTTGAAACAAACGGCACAATGCGGCTATTAAAAGATTTTAGACAATATTTGTTAAACTGGACACTAGGTAATAAAGACCGTGGACGTAATGCTCTAACATTCAGTATCAGTGCTAAACTGCCTTGCTCAGGAGAACCTTGGGAAGATGCAATTAAGCCCGAAGTAGTATGCAGTTATGAAGATATTGGTTATGCATATTTAAAGTTTGTCGTAGCAACAGAAGAGGACCTTGTAGATGCAGAGCGAGCAGTTGAAGAATATCGTGCGGCAGGTTTTAAAGGGCCTGTGTATGTTATGCCTGTTGGTGGGGTTGAGCGGGTGTATACCCTTAACAATCGTGCAGTGGCAGAAATGGCAATGCGAAAAGGCTGGAGATACAGTGATAGACTACAAGTGCCACTCTTCAAGAACGAATGGGGAACCTAATGAAGATTGAGGCCATCAATCCTTATCCGCCAATAGTGTTTAAAGCACACTATGATGGATTTACTGATGCCCATTTAGATGCCGCCAGAGAAATTATGGCAGGTGCAGAGAACGGTGGCGAGCTTGAGTTAGAAGTCGGACAAGCATGGAGTTCTGTGTCTAATCAAAAAATGCCACCTCATCATCATCCCATGTTTAAAGAGTTTTATGCATGGCAACATGAAGTAGCTGTTGAAGTTTTGTTTGGACGATTACTCTTAGAAAGTTACATGCCCTATTGGGTCACTAATAGTTGGGTTAATCTACACAAGAAAGGCGGATTTACGTTTCCACATGCTCACGGAATGTGCAGTCTAAGTATTGCGGCATATTTGCAAATGCCTGAAAACGGTGGATTTATTTTGTTTAAAGATCCGCATTTTGATCTACGTAGTATCCAACGTAAAAATACACAGCCCAACAGTCTCGAAGAATATCAACCAGTAGCCGCAGTTACAGGTGATGTGCTATTCTTTCCCGGATGGTTGCAACATCAAACACAGGATAACCAAAGCGATGAAGATCGTTGGGTAATTACTACTAACTATTCTAACGTAGACTACAGGAAAAAACCACAAAGGACAGAATTATGATAGAAAGAATCAAACAGTTTTTTAAAAGAAAGCCTAGCCAATCCGAAATGGAAGCTGAAGCTAAAAAATATGCAGAAGTCGTAACCGAAACACTTCCGCCAAAAGAAGCGGCTACACTCAAAAAAGAGCCATATGTTGCGGTATTAAATACACATATAAACGAAGATAACATTCGTAATGGCTTTTTTGAGCTTGACTGGAACGAGTATTTTATAGTAAAATTAAGAGAGTCCGGTTACACAGGCGACACTGAAGAAGCAATAGTTGACGCCTGGTTCAAAGATCTTTGTAGAGATGTTGCAATGGAAGAAAATGTTAACATGTCTCAAAGAGGTGTCGGTTACATCAACGTAAACAGTCTTGGCAATGGCAAGGCGGAAATATTTTAAATGACATATATTATTGTAGATACAGCAAATACATTCTTTCGTGCCCGTCACGTAGTTCGTGGAGACATATCCGAAAAGGTCGGAATGAGCTTGCACGTTATTCTTAACTCAGTTCGTAAAGCATGGAAAGACTTTGATGGGAAACATGTTGTATTCGCATTAGAAGGTCGCTCGTGGCGTAAGGATCATTATGAGCCTTACAAACGAAATAGACAAGTAGCACGTGATGCATTGAGCCCACGTGATGCAGAAGAAGATAAAGTTTTTTGGGAAACATTTGATGAGTTCAAGAATTTCTTAAATGAAAAGACCAATTGTACAGTATTGCAACATAAGCAACTAGAAGCTGACGATTTGATCGCTGGCTTCATTCAAGCACATCCAAACGATAACCATGTTATCATTTCAACAGACGGCGACTTCGCACAGTTGATTGCGCCTAACGTAAGACAGTATAATGGTGTAAGTGGTGTTACTACTACACACGAAGGTTATTTTGATGAAAAGGGGAAACCAGTTGTTGACAAGAAAACAAAAACTACCAAGCCTGCTCCGGACCCAGAATGGCTCCTATTCGAGAAGTGTATACGAGGAGATACCTCCGACAACATCTTTTCTGCTTTCCCCGGCGTTAGAGAAAAAGGTACTAAGAACAAAGTTGGACTCAGAGAAGCCTTTGCTGACAGAAACTCAAAAGGATATAATTGGAACAATCTCATGCTCCAACGTTGGACCGACCATGAAGGTGTAGAACACAGAGTATTGGACGACTATATCCGTAATGTTAAGTTGTGCGATCTTACTGCACAGCCAGATGAAATTAAAGCGATTATTGCGCAGACGATTGCAGAAAATGCAGTACCAAAAGAAATTCCGCAAGTTGGAATTAGACTTATGAAGTTCTGCGGAACCTACGACTTGATCAAAGTTACGGAACAAATTCAAAGTTACGCAGACCCACTTAACGCAAGATACACAGTATGAACACGGAGGCAAATATGACAGAAGCATTAACTAAGCCGATCATTGATGGCAAGTTTTGGTTGTTAGAAGTTGAAGGTGAAAAACTAGGAACCCTAACCAAAGAGAAAAAAGGTTATAGTTTCATGCGCAAAGGTCAAAAAGTTGACCTTGCTGACCTAGCAGTTTTTAAAACACTATTTGGAATTTCAATTAGTGAAGAACAACTGAAGAAAGAAAAAACTGGAAAGGACGTAAAGTCTAAAGATCAAGATTATAGCATATACGAATTCCCTTGTTCAAGTAAACCCTATAATCCTGTTTATGACGTCCAACAAAAATTACCAATCTACTCAAAGAGCGATAAGTCAAAGAGTCAGTATTGTGCAGGATATTATGTAATCAAATTCCGTAAAGGCTGGGTCAAATCATTCTGCCCAAAACTGATTACACTAGAACGATACGCAAACAAAGGTCCATTTAAAACTGAACTGGAGATGCGTCAAGTATTGAGCACTATAGGCAAGTCTACCCCATGAGACAATTAAACACAATTCCTATCGAAAACTACTTAGATAAGGCGAGAATTGCGGCTAAATCAGGTCAGAAAATTGTCACTTTAGACATTTTAGAAGCCACGGAGTTGGCCAATAGTCTAGCGGTAGTGATGACACGTATTAGCGGTGAACTAGACACTATTCTGCAGGCCGCAATGCAGGATCAGCCAGATACACAAGTACAAATGGATGGCGGCAATTTCTAGCTGTATATAATAAATAAGTGCGTATATTTGGAGATGCACTTATGTCACGCCCTAAACCTAAAGTATTGTTAGAAATAACAAATAAGAAAAACTACAAGACAGAACAAGTACTTGAAGCTGATGCCATATGGGCGGTGTTTTATAAAGCACAACCGGTTAATTTAAAAACCACAAGTCTAGTAGCACAACAACTTGGTCCAAAATACAAAAAAGTATCCTTCTCAAATTCAGGTCATGCCCATAATCTCGCAGAAAAATTAAACAAACTTTTCAACTGTAGCGACTTTGGTGTTTACAAATTGACCACTGGTGAACTTATCAAAGAATGATTACCAAAAAAGATCTCAGCAAAAAACTCTACGAAGAGCTAGGCGAAAGATCAGAGAATGTTAGTTTTGACCAATTCCACAAAAGTGTATGGAAAAGTCTACGTAATAAAAAAGTGGGCGGTTGGGGACTAACGTTTGACGGATACAAATATCTTCGAGATGTGTTGGGCTACAAAGACTATCGCATTGAATTTCCAAAAGACGAAGAATTTCAAGTAACTTCGCAAACAATAATTTGGATGGATCGATTTATCGACTGTCCATATTTTTTGGACAAAGATGCTATCATTGTGTTCAAAGAAAAAACTGCCTTCCAACTAATCCTTTTCTCCGGCGATGTCCATAAATTCGGATGGAGCTCAAACGAAGCAAAACATCTGTTGTAAAAATACAACGGATTGGTTTATCCAAAAGGTCTTGACTTCTCCGCTAAGATGCCGTATAATATATACTTAGAGCGTAGTAAATTACATTTGTTTTTATTTTGAAAGGTTACACAAATGGCAAAAGGTGAGATCAGTACTAACCGTACACAAAGTCCCAATGAAGCTAAAGCGGCTATCCGCAAGTGCTTCAAAGTAAATCGTCCAGTTTTCATGTGGGGTCCTCCCGGAATTGGCAAGTCAGATATTGTTCACCAGATTGCTGGTGAGACAGGGCGTGAAGTAATTGACGTTCGTTTGAGCTTGTGGGAACCTACAGATATTAAAGGTATTCCGTTTTACAACAGCAAATCAAATTCCATGGAATGGGCTCCTCCGATTGAGTTGCCTAGCGATCCAGAATCTACAGCAGTCCTATTCTTGGACGAGCTTAACTCAGCGGCTCCTGCTACACAGGCCGCGGCATATCAACTTATTCTAAACCGCCGTGTAGGTACTTATTACTTGCCAAAAGGTGTTAGCATTGTTGCCGCAGGTAACCGTGAAACTGACAAGGGCGTTACATATCGCATGCCTGCTCCGTTGGCAAACCGTTTCTTGCACTTGGAATTGAAGGTTAGTTTTGATGACTGGCAAGAATGGGCAGTTACCAACAAGATTAACGAACAGGTTGTTGGTTACATTGGTTTTGCTAAAAACGACTTGTACGACTTTGATCCAAAGAGTTCAGCACGTAGTTTTGCTACTCCACGCTCTTGGAGCTTCGTATCAGATTTGCTTGGCGACGATGACTTGCCTGAATCTACGCTCACTGACCTCATCGCAGGTGCGGTAGGTGATGGACTTGCTGTCAAGTTTATGGCTCACCGCAAGGTCGCCAAGCAAATGCCTAAGCCAGAATCTATCTTAGATGGATCTGTTACCAAGTGCGATATCAAAGAAATTTCAGCGATGTATTCTTTGGTAATTAGCCTGTGCTACGAACTTCAAACTGCACATGAAAAGAAGGTTAAAGACTGGAATAAAATGGCAGACAACTTCTTTGGCTTTATGATGGATAATTTCCCAACTGAGCTGGTTGTTATGGGTTCCAAGGTTGCGTTGACTAACTATCAATTGCCGTTTGATGCATCAAAGATGAATAACTTTGATCGTTTCCATGACAAGTACGGCAAGTACATTATCACAGCAATGGAGAATTAAAATTAGGCCCTTCGGGGCCTTTTTCATTTTAAATAAAGGAAAAATAAAATGGCCGTAAAATCTTGGTATCTAACAGTAGTAGAAAAAGGAACTAATAAATCAGTTCAGGGACTTACCAGTAAATTGTTTTTTACTGCGCCAGATATGAACAAATGGATTAAAGAACAAGAGCTTTTGGAAAAGTACCCAACAACACACTACTACATTATTAAGGAAAACTACTGATGTCTTACACCGTCTTTCAGCATAATAAAGAATACACCGCTCGAAAAGGCCTAGAAGGTCCTTTCCATTATCCAAACGGCCGTGTCCTTTATTATGACACAAAGGCAGGAGAATATTGGGATCCTAGAACGGACTTTTATGTGCCTAACGACGAAGTCGCAGATCTCCAAAACAGTATTTTTGGCCTTATTAGAGGTTGACAAAACCAAAAAGAAAGTATATAATATATACATACACTAAAGAAACGGAGTTAACATGTCCCAAGTAATGAAACAAGAAAAGACCAAAGTTGACAAAACTCGCGTCTATACAGAATCCGAAAAAAATAAAGTAATTGACAAATTGATTACAGCCCGTGTAGGCTTGCTACTTCGCCATCCATTTTTTGGTAACATGGCAACTCGTCTGCAACTAATTGATGCAAGTGACTGGTGCTCTACCCTTGCAACTGACGGCCGCAGATTTTACTACAATGTCGGCTTTGTAGATAAACTTACTCCTAAACAAGCAGAGTTTGGGTTTGCTCACGAAGTTCTACATAATGTGTTTGACCATATGGGTCGCCGTAACGGTCGCGATCCTCAACTGTCAAACATTGCGGCAGACTTTGCAGTCAATCAAATTCTTAAAGATGAACGCATCGGCGAAGTGCCTGATTGGATTAAGATTTTCCAAGACAGCAAATACCGCGGTATGTCATATGAAGAAATTTACGATGACATTTATGAAAAGGCAGAAAAGATTGACATCTCTAAATTAGGAGAACTGCTCGACGAGCACCTTGACGAAGAAGGTGAAGGCGAAGGTGGTGGCGATGAAGATGGAGACAAAGAAGGTAAAGGCAAGGGCCGTCCTAAACTTACTGCCGAAGAAAAGAAACAGATCCGTGACGAGATCAAAGAAGCAATGGTTGCCGCGGCACAGTCAGCAGGAGCCGGTCGTGTTCCAGCAGGTGTTGCACGTTTGATCAAAGACTTTACTGAGCCAAAGATGGACTGGCGACAACTGTTGCGTATGCAGATCCAAAGTATTGTTAAAAGCAATTTCAGCTTCAGTCGTCCTAATCGTAAAAGTCAACATAGCGGTGCAGTTTTGCCCGGACTTATGAACGAAGAAACTATTGACGTAAGTATTGCCATTGACATGAGCGGATCTATTTCAGATGTTCAAGCCAAAGACTTTATGAGTGAAGTTAAAGGTATTATGGAAGAATACAAAGACTTCAAACTTGACATTTGGTGCTTTGATACCGAAGTCTACAACTATGCTAAATTCACTGGCGATACCGCAGACGAAATTATGGACTATGAAGTAAAAGGTGGCGGCGGTACAGACTTTGACGTTAACTTTAACTTTATGAAAGAAGAAGGAATTGAGCCTAAAAAGTTCATTATGTTTACAGACGGTTATCCTTGCGGTAGCTGGGGTGATGAACACTATTGTGATAGCCTGTTTATTATCCACGGAAACGAAACCATAATTCCACCCTTTGGCTCTCATGCCTACTATAAATAAAAGTGGTATATTATGTCACTTGCAAAAGGTACAGTTAATCCGCTGAATGTATTAGGACAAAGAAGACTAAATCACTTCCCTAAGCACTTTGTCAGAATGAGTATAAAAGCTGATTCTGACAAAATAAGTAGTTGGGTTTACAGTAACTTAAACAGTAGATATGCTATAAAACGGACACTCAAAATTAGTGAAGATAACCGCATGATCGAAACTCAAGAAATAGGCTTCGAAGATGCGTCTGAACTAACTATGTTTAGTCTGGCATGCCCATACTTAAACCAATTATAATAGGAGATACAAATGGCAGATTTAGATCAAGGTCAAGTTCAACAAGGTGCACCAGTAGGTGGACAAGAAGCCCCTGCGGCAACCCCAGAACTATCAATTGCAGACCTAACAAACCTACGTTCAGTTATTGACGTAGCCGCTCAACGTGGCGCATTCCGTGCCGCTGAAATGGAAGCTGTTGGCGCTGTGTTTAACAAGCTAAACAAATTCTTGGAAGCAGTTTACCCACAATCGCTTCCTCCATCACCAGGAGTAGCCGACGGCGTACAGCAACCAGCACCGGCCGCTCAATAATAGGAGCCTTCGATGAAACACGTTGGTAAAATGAAAAATAACGGGGCAAGGGTTGTGATTGCATATCGCACCATCCCCGGAGATGCAAATAGTGCCCTAGTCATTGGCACTAATGCGCTTGGAGATGCATACCATGACGCTCTAATGAGTGTTGTCGAGAGTGACTTAGCCCAGCAGGCAAATGAAGTTTCGGAAATCTTGGCTGTTAAAAAGTTTCCGGACGGTAACAATATGTTAGCACATTTGCATACCAACGGACATCTTAAAAAGGTTCCCACAGACGGTGTAATCGTTACACCAACAAGAAACGATGAGATCCCTTTGGATGAGTTGAATAAGCTCATTGCACAGCAAAAAGGTGTGTCAGTTAACGACTTAGCAACTACCGAAGATGGTAAGCCAGCAACTAACACAGAACCAAAAGCTGAAAAGGAAATTTCAACAACTGAGATGACCCCTGCAGAAATGCGTTCACGTGCCGATGCTTTATATAAAGAAGCGGCCAAACTACGTAAGACAGCAGATGAGTTAGATCCGCCAAAGAAAAAAGCCAAGGCAGAAACTGTTGAAGCATAAGAAAAGCTACCCTAGGGTAGCTTTTTTTTAGACCTTAACTTCTATTATTCCTGTACCATCTATTACTATATGATCTTCTAGGGCTATACCTAGTACAGCGTTTGGATCATCCCCAGGCTTCCATGCTTCTGCATGTCCGCTTAATGAACTAGAAACTAATCTATCACCTTTGCGTATTGTTCCGTTTACTTTGCATGGAACACGGCCTTTGAGTGCAATGTATGGATGTGTGCTTTCTGGACCAGCCGCTTGATTCATTTTAAATGCCGGCTTGGTTGAAACTATTCCAGCGATGCTAGGATCAGCTCTCTTAGTAGTAGTTGTAACTTCGTAACTTCCCCCAACCACTAATACAGTACCTTCTTCATAGGGTCCGTCTGCATGATATTTTTCTGCAAGGTCTGAATAGGTAGCTTCTAATGTACTGGTTCCATCAAGCGTCCATGTTCCACTAATTTTTCCATTTGCGCTATTGCCAGAGCCTGCATATATCCACGGAGTAGTAATAGCAGTGGCTGATAATCCGCCAGTACCATCTCTTTGAGCAATAGAATTATTTGCAACACCTTGACTCGGAGTTACATAACCAGTAGTACCTGCACCTAAAATTGTAGTTGCTTGTAGAGTAGATGCAGTATCTAGTATCCAAGCACCGGTAATTTTGGAAGTGCCTGTTGATGCAACAGATATGCCTGTAACCTGTATCGCGCCTGCACTATTCCGCTGTGTAATGCTAAATGGAACATCTGTAATATCAGTATGTACAAATGTTTGTGCATCCCTTACATAGCTTTCTAAATAAGTAGAGCTGGTTGCTAATGCGCTTGAGCTACCTGTAATTGTTCCACCTGAAATTTGAGATCCGGCGGCTAATACCCAATTACCTCGTATTACACCACTCGTAGAAGTAGTTAATGAAGACGCATATAAATTCTTGATATATCCATTAACAAAACTTCCGCCATCCCCAGATGTTCCTAAATCAACATTTGATACAGAGCTTGGTAAAACTTTTAATCCGCTTGTTCCGTCAAGAGTAATTACGTTTGTAAGGCCTGTCCCAGGATTAACGTTAAACTTCAATGTGGTGTAATTAATGTTAGATAAATTACCAATTGTGTTGTTTGTTACGTGCATCTGAATGACTCTGTTGGTTCCTGCAAGGATACCAAAGTCACTGTTAACTGTTAAACTTCCGCTAAAACTGGCAAATTCATCTCTGCGAATATAATTCTTTGAATCATAAAATATAATGTTACCTAGAGCATCATTTTCTAATAATCCCCAACTTGATCCAGCGGCACCAAAGAATATCCATTTGTTTGCTCTATCTGGCAATGCACCAATAACTGTTGGATCTTTTGAACCATTTGCAACTCTTGTACCAGGTAATGTAATACCTCGAGCAACGTTAGCAAACTTTTGATCACTTGCTAATAAACTATTTGTATTTGGTGTAAATGCATTTGGTGAAAATACAGCAACGGTTGAACCTCCGCCTGTACCAACACTTGCACCTAATACCGTATAGTTGTTATTGAGATTATCAGCAACTATACTAGGACCAATAGCACTTTGTAAGGCCGTAATAGATTTCTCTGGACCGATCATCACAAAATCCATACCATTGTAAACGTATAATTTTTGATCTACTGTATCAAACCACTGATCTCCTGCTTTTAAATCGCTGGGTTTATTACTTGCAACATCGGTTACAGTAAGGCTCTTAAATCGAGCATTGACAGAATCATAAAATCTTAATTTTAAATTTGCTGAGTCGTACCACACTTGTCCGTTTAAAGGATCAGCTGGCTGTTTTGTATTTGCAAAATTTTCTAATAACTTTAAAAAATTTTCGTTTATTGTTTGACCGTACCCTGCATAGTTCTTGCCTACAAATACAAGGTCGGTGGCTGAATCTATGCTACCATCTTGAATGGTAACCAATGTTGTTCCGTTAGTTTTTTTGAGTACGTATGACATAATTTTATCTATAGTAAATGATTGGTAGCATAGCTACGTTAGTTGGGCGAGTGTCTGCACCGCCCTCGTCAGTGGTTGACCAAACGGCAGCGCCACCACCCGATACCGATCTAGCATCGTAGCCAAATCCACCGCGACTTCTAGCAGTCCACCCGGCAACTCCATTAGCAAATGCTAATTGATCGTCACCTGGCATTCCGTGACTATGAGAAGCAAAACTACTTTCCTGCGTTGAACCAAATACACGCCCTGCATCAACGCCACGGCCTAAGTCTGAACCTCGGATAAATTGACCTCTGAGATCCGGAACAAGGAATGTGCCGCCACTACCGCCATAGGTATATCCAATTGCCTGGAATAATTTTGGATAGGCTGTTGCTAGATATGCGGCGCCATCACAAATTAAGTAACCAGCTGGGGCTACTGATTTAGCAGACCAAAATACTGTTCCTGTTGGAACTGTTTGTAAATTGTTAACCTGTAATTGTAGGGCATTTATAGCATCTTGTAATTGTTGCGCAATTTGCCCGATCTGTGTTCCGGAATTGACTCCTGCGGAATCAACATAGGCCTTAACGGCTTTTTGTGTAGGAACACGGGTGTCTGAGTCTGCTGTTAATTGTGCATCACGGTCAAAACGTGTAATACTGTTCTGAAAACTGTCTTGTAATTGTAAAATTGTTGCATTTAAGGCACCGATTGTGGCAGAATCAGACCGTGTATCATAAGCATACATAGTGTTCCACTTGGCAGTAGGATCACCTATATTATACTGTTGGTCAGCAACAGGCTTGATGCTACCGTTGGTATTGATATCGCCAGTAATGACTAACCGGTCAGCGTCAGTTGCCGCGCTTAATCCACTTGCATATACAGTTCCAAATCGTTTAATAGACTGTCCTAAATCGTTACCTAAGTCAGTCTTAGGACTGAATTGAGATCCTGTGTCTAATTGCCAATTTCCTTTAAATGCTCCTAAGTCTGCTCCTGAATTTATACCAAAGGTATATACGTTGCTAAAACGTAATGCGGCAGTACCTAAATCGTTTCCAGAATCTCCATGTGGAAGAATTTTACTGTTTGTAGTAAGAGCCCATTGTCCATTAATATTAGCAGATGTTGTCGGCGCTCCAGAATTTAATGTTTTGGCATAAACACTATCAAATCTTTTTCCAGAGCTACCAAGATCCTGTACATCGTTTGCGTTAGGAGATAACGTATCACCTGAATATAATAACGAACTTCCGTTTGCCTTAATTGTGATAATACCAGTAGGATGATCAATAGTTAGGTTATCAGGAAAGCCGCCTCCCACTGAAAGGAAACTTATCTTGGCATTACCGGCTGATCCAAACTGGAACATTTTCATGTCTGCTATAGACCAATTGCCGGTAATCAACTCGTCTTGCTCTCTACGAGTATATGAATTGTCTAACTGTTCAACTATTCCGTGGAACAATACATCAGTAGTTGTTGACGATTGTCTTGTTCCGGGACTGTAATTTTTTAATGTCAGGCCACGGTATATCTGAGGAAACCCTAGTGCTAAGCCTGCGGCATTAGGTTGGAATGAATCACTACTGATAACCCCAATAACTTCTCCGTCTACCTGCATTTGAATAGTAGGATGCTTTATCTGCGAAATAGACGTCATCGCTGTTGAAACAAATCTAGTTGTGCCAAAGCCAGGAACAGCCTGTGGGCCAATTAGACTAAAGCCTGTTCCAGTATTAATATAAAGTTGAGAATCATCCGATTTAAACCACAGATCACCCGGTTCTTGGGCTGTGATTAAATTGCCTTGCTCGTCGGTGACTGCGCTGGTCGGGGCAACTAAGATTGTAGCAATAGGGCGCCATGCGGCGCCATCATAAACAATAGGACGAAGTACATTTACTGCTGTATCAAACCAAATCTGTCCTGCTAAGGCATTTACTGGTGGTACATGATTTGCAAAATTCTCTAGCATGCGGACAAAATTTTCATTTTGCGCATCGCCGAAGTTAGACGCATTTCTTCCTATCAGGTTAATCGATAGGGTAGTATTATCTATTTCGTAATCAGGAAGATTTGTAACTAATGTATTGTTTGATTTTCTTATTTCGTATGCCATTTGTTTTTCCTAATTAACTAATAATAGAGCTAAAGACCCACTGCTGGCCGGCAACAATATATTCTCTAATTTCTTGCGAGCATACAGGATACACCACAGGACTTGTTGTTCTAACAGTAACACCGGTTAGTACATTTACTGCATTTTTAACGCCGTTTTGATCAACTGCGGTTACGGCATAGTTGCTTACACCGTCTTGTGCCCAACTAGGCACAGCATAGTTCATACAGTTAATTCTACATCTAGCCTGTTCTGGAATATAATAGAAAGAACCAGGAGTCCCAATCGGTAAAATTTTATTTAGAAAATTAATTGCAAACAGATTAACGTCAGTTACTTGAGTTACATCTAGAGAAAATACAAATGATACTGAGCTCTTAAGCACTTGTAAATTATCTACATAGTACTTTGTAACAACTGTAGTTGTGCTATCACTTGGACCGATAGTGCCTGACTGATAAAGTTTCTTACCACCTAAACTTACATTTCCTACACCAGTTTTGTTTAGAACTAAATCACTGGTGCCGTCTACTGTAGAAATAGTGCTGGTGCTAATGAATAGATTGCCAACTGTTAGATTTCCCAAAGCGCCAATAGATGTTAAATTTGGTGCATTGGCTACAAATACATTGCCAGCATCTATTACCTTGATATCATTACCAGCTTGGTTAGTGATGTAATAGCCTTTATTATAGGCAACTGTGAAATTATCACTTGATGCCCAACCTACCAAAGAGTTTTTATATGTGAGAGTATGTTCAGTAGTACCATGTAGTACAATACCGCCACCGTCAATAGCCGCATCTGGTAAACTGTTTACTGGATATGCTAATTCAATCTTGATGTTATCTACTTCTAAATTTCTAACCTGTACGTTAGTGCCTGTACCAACAACATTTAAATTACCAGTTACATTTAAATCGCCCGATACGTTAACAGCTCCGCTGGCAACACCGGGTAAGAAATTTACACTTTTAGTAAACGGATCAATAGTCATTCCAACTACAGTACCGTTATTAAAATCATTAGCGGCAAAAACCAACTTGGCGCTAGGGGTACTTCCGCCATTACCAATTCTGCCACTTAAAATTAATGCATCTTGATTTGTTCCACCTAGTATATTACCAAGCGATAGTGTTAGCTCAGTTCCGTTAGGACCAATTGACAAACCGCCATTGTTTAAAATCGCCCAAGTCCCTGTTGTATATTGATATCCATAATTTTTTATAAATTTATTTGCCTCAATACCTGCAACACTCAACGCATTGGTCGCAGTACCTATTATTCGCATGCCTGATAAACTGTTGTTTAGTGTTAGGCCAACTCCGATTGTAGGAATTCCGTTGTACGGAGTTGCCGGAGTGAATGCTACTTCACTTAATACTGCCAATACTCTACCATTGTTATATAATGTAGAAACTGTTTTAGGTAAGTTTGTATTGTCTATAATCTGTTCTATAACCCAACCTGCTTTCCCTTGCGGAGTTGCATATGACTTGCCTGCAGGGATAAAATCTGTGCCGTCAAACACTGTTAGTTGTTTGTTAGTAGAATCTAGCCATAAATCTCCAGGAACAGAGCCTGTAGGCTGAGTAGGGCTTACAATTGGACTACCAACTGGACGGAATTGATTATTATTATTGTAGTAGTACATTCTACCTTGAGCAGAATTATACCATAACTGTCCATACAACGGACTTCTTGGTTGTGTAGGACTTGCAAAATTTTCTAACAGGTATATTAAATTTTCATTAAAATAAGTTCCGTATGCAGGTACATTTTTACCAATCAAAGTTAGACTGGTAGTGAGTTGATCTGTTTTTTGATCAGACAGATTTAAAAGTATGGTGCCATTTGTTAGTTTTAATGTGTATGACATAGTGTTAGGTCTTTATATAATATTTGATGTATCCAGCTCCCCAACTTAATTGATTCAATAAATTTGGAACATTAAACTGCTGTGTATTTGTTTGTCCACCAAACTTCTGTCTAATTACTTGGAATAGATTATTGTACGGAGTTCCTGTGCCGCCATCGTATGTTGCACCGTCACAGAGTAACCATCCAGGAGGAGCAGTATCTTGTGCAAACGGAACTATAGCACCGGTAGAAAGTCTATATTCATATAGGTCTTTTAGGAAATCGTATCTTGATTCTTTGTATAGGGTACCATTACCTTGAATGCCAACGTCTGGTTGAGCTGATGGGCGATATATCATGATGAAATCATCGTCAGCAAATGTAGGACCAGTAACTGAAACTCCGGATACTTTAGGAACATAATTTTGACCATAGATTGCCGCTTTGTCAAGTTTTACATTTATGTTATAAGGCTGGGTGTTTGCCCGAGGAGTACCGTCATACGTCAATAATGCCGTATGATAAATATCCCCAGTTATACCAAAATAAGAATTACCAACTAATTTTGATGCAGTCGAAGCGTTGCCATCTAAGGAACCGTGAATAGTTTTCCCCCATATATTGAGCCAGGTTTGAGTGCTTGATCCAATATCGTATGATTGATCTTTTCTAGGAATTACAGCTGCCGATGATTCATTTTGGTTGGAGTCAGGACCAGTGGGTCGTCCTACTGCAAGTGGTCCAACTAATATATGTTCTTTAGTAACAACTAACGCACCATCTACTCCTGCACCGCCGCGAACATACAACGCATTATCTGAAGTAATCTCAAAGTTTGATAAGGTTGAATTTACTACTACGCTATTCATAGTAGTTCCAGAAGTTACCTGAAATGTTCCGTAAGCTACAGTTGCACCAGGTTTAGGTTGAGAATGAAAATTTACTTTAGTAAACTCAGTTCCTTGAGGTCCTGTATTACCGTCAAGAGTTAATAACGTATTTTGAATATTGTTACTTGTTATTTGAAATATAAATCTTCCTTGGTTGTCGGTGTTCAAAAACCTGGCGGTGTGGCCAACCGGATCTCTTTGTAAAACAAACGTAGGATCAAGCCCAATTTTAATACCAGCATCTGTACCAACTGTTAGTTGTCCTGCTACCTTTTGATCTATATCATTACGAACAAAGTTGTTGGCACTGACTGTCTGTAGTGCTGGAATTGTTTGTTGTAGATTGCTCGATTGATACGCAACTCCGTTAAAAATTGCATATGATGGACTTTGTGCAGTACCTAAATTTTTACCAGAAATATTTACGCCGGCTTTAATATTGCTAAATCCGTCGATTACCTGTATAGGTGTAAAATTTTCTTGAGATATAATTTCAACAGCGTTATCATTAACGTAGTTAATAACAATGTTATGAATAGTTCCGTCAATGGCTGTAGAAGTTGTAGCATAGCTACCTGTTTTTAATGCGCTCGAATAGTTTGGTCCAATTAGTGTAAAACTCGAACCGTTAAAAATACTCAGTTGGTTATTTGATGTGTCGACCCAAATGTCTCCAGTATAAACAGGAGAAATTCCTAATGGAGAGGTTGGCTCTCTGTGTACGCCTGCTACTGGTGCATAGTCAGACTTGTCGAATACTTTTAATTTTTTACTATTAGGATTTGAAGTGTCATACCATAATTGTCCTTCAATATTTTGTGCAGGTCTTGAACTGTTGGCAAAGTTTTCTAAAATATGTACTAGATCTGTCTCAATAATCTGGCCATATGAAGGCCAGTTTCGACCAACTAAGGTTAGAGGAGTCTTGGAAGTTTCAAGTCCATTATCCGGCACTATAATTGCTTCGAGCGATTTTGACGGGTCAGTAAATTTTATTGTATAAGACATCTAATTATCCAGTAATTGTAGTTAAACTTTGAATTCTAATTGTGTAATCTATCTGCAACATTCTGTTTAGACTTTTTTGTACTGGGTGAAAAATAACGTGTGTTAAAAGGTTGCCAGTTCCTGCACCATTAGAACTAAATGCTCTAAGACCTAATTCATCAAACACATAGTTTCCTGAATAGTTTGTTGAGTTATCAAATGCTGTTTGATCAGAAGGTTCACCAAAGTCTAACAAACAACTGATCATAACATCAGTGTAAGGAAGACCTGTAATATGACGCACATTCATAAAATTACGTGATGGATCTAAATTATCCACGCTGTTGCTGTCAATGACTTTTATATATGTTTGATTATACAGATTTGCATTGTTGCCGATTGCGTTCGGAGTTAGATAGGTAATGATACCAGTAGGATCTACACGGCTACCGCCATTGCCAAAGCACATTTCAGCGATCCAACCCTGACCATAATTACTGATACTGTTTGCTAAAGCTATGCTAAAATTTTCATAGTGAATAGCGTTAGGCTTATCAATGATAACTTCCTTGGTTTCTGGGTCAAAAATCTTAATATGACCGCGAATAGACAAGTTTCCTTGTTCGTCCGGCGTCGCTGGTTTAGCTGTTTGATCTTGATTTTCTGTCATTTTGTTGTCTTTTGATTGATCCATAATGTTATTTATTCGCTTGTTAACTGTAGACTTTACCACGAACTACTTGTCCAAGAGATACGTCTCCAAATGTTTGCTGTGCCGTCTGTATAGTCCGCTACACAAACGGATAAATGTCCTGCATCGTAGGCAAACATACCTGCTTTGTCCCCAACAGCTCCTTTAGAAGTAGCTGGTGATACTTTGCTTACAACTATTGTGTTGGCAAATACGTTAGTTCCATATATATTACCAGTGGCATTAACATCGCCCTGGGTATCTATATCTCCCACTGAGTTAATTGCGGCAAATGGTACAGTACCTGATCCTAGATTTACAGTTAGCAGTCCGTTGTTATCTACAGCCAGACCAGTTCCTACTACAACAGTTCCTGGTGTAGTTGTAGTAGCAGTTAATACAGGTTGAGCACCTGCTTGTGTAATTGCTACAGCTCCGGCAGTACCGCCAAAGTTTAAGATTTCATCAACGGCCGCAGATGAGCTTGCACTCATATTAACTCTGTATAAACGAAGCCCATTTCTCTTGTTGAAAATAGGTGTCACACTGACAACAGTTCCGGGAGTAGAACCAGGGTTAGTTAAAGATGTTACTGTTTGACCTGCGGTGATAGCAAGTGATGCGCCGTCACCTTTTCCGTTACCAAAAGATCCAGTGGCATACACATAGAGTTGTGTTCCTGCTGTACGTGCAGTACCTAATGGATACAAGTTTGTAGTAACTTTCCAAAGATTATTATCTGCATTTGATACAGTTGTGCCTACACTACTTAATGGCGATACTAAAATGCCCTGAGCTGCCGCGGTATATTGTTGACCAAAATTTGTAACCGTTACACCGCTTACTGTTGTTGGAGCTAGGATAGCTCTAATATTATTAGATAATACAGGATTAGGTGTGCCATCTACTGTTACACTAATAGTAGGAGTGCTTGTATATCCGGAGCCACCTGTACCTAATACAGTACTGGTTACACCGGAACGAACTTTAACTTTGTTAATGTTGGTTCCTGCGATATCACTTGACAAGAAGTAAAAACCCGGCTGTCCAGTTAATGGAGTACAACTGACTGCCAGATAACTGGTAGCAGTAGTTCCTTGAGGTAGTCGAGCAGTATCTAATCTATCTGCTATAGCCACTGAGTATTGGCCGCTACTGGCAACAAACTGTCCAATTTGAATACCTGTACAAACGATAGGGTATGCCCCATCAGCAATAGTGGGCTGAGGTACAGCAAACACATAAACACCTGCAGGTATTGTTGCTCGAGCCAATGAGAGATCAAAAGAAATTGTTCTTGTTGGTAGGTCTACAGATAGTATCTTAAAAGTCTTTAGTGTGTTTGTACCAGGATCTAAGAACTTTGGAAGTCCATCACGAGTATCTGCAAGAGTTTGATATGCAATAAACGCATTTAATGAGTTTGCCTGTGCTTGATCACTGATTTGTAGTGTAGCCCCTGCACCTAATGTTACGTTTGCATTGACTACCAAAGATGCTGTTGGAGTAGTTGAGTAACTAACCTGTAGGTCATCTAGGTAGAGATCCACAGTTGCAATAGCTGTTGCTTGGGTACCTGACGCTGGATTACTGATAGTAATATCTACCGTAGCAGTCGATGCTATGTCAGGAACACTTGGTGTTATATTAACATCAAGACGATCAACTGAAGTCGGAGATAGTGCCGCAGTTCCTGCAAAATCTTTTCCTGTAATATCTATAACCTTAACTTGCGGTGTATTGATATATGTTCCGCCTGTGGTTACTTGAACCTTTGTTACAGATTTGCCAACATCAAAGCCACCTGTAGATGTTAGTCTACCATTGGTATTTGTTACCAATAGTCCAGAGAAATTAACGTTCTGTGTGAACGTTGTTCCGATTCGTTTTGCCAATGATCCAATGTTTCTAGTAGCATCACCGTCAGGAATAATGTTTGTGGGAACAGCACTATTGTAAGTGTTAGTTCGACCTAAGAATATACTCTGATCATTCTGTACTACGATCTGGCCAACCATAGCAGGATGATGAGTACACTGATAGTAGAAGATGTACTGAGAAGGATTATTTGGAACTTGCCAGAACAATGTTCCGTCATCTCTACCTATATTTGCAAGTGCTCCGCCTTTAATTACCGTGCCATTGTTACTGACAAACCACCAGCGACCTTCAGTGATTGCAACACCACCAGGTGCTGAACGTACCTGCCAAGGGTGCTCTCCCGGATTAGATGTAAAGACCCAAGAATATGTTGCACCAGGCTGTACAGTAAGTACGGGATTTGATCCGTTGTATCCTTCAAATGTGTACCCACTAGATGCTGAATTTCCTACAACATATTCTTCAGAAACACTCAAATATAATCTCGGAGATATGATTGTTGTTGCTAGACCGTCAACTAATTTTAATCCTAGTCCGGGAACAACAGTACCAGATGCGCTGGCTGTAGCTGTGTTAATTGTAACAATAGGAACGCTAAGTGTTCCGTCACCAGTGACATTGATACCGGTGCCTACTTTAAAACCACCAAGACGAACCGTAGTTGCTGTACTAAACGGAGCAAGTGGACCTACAGGACCCTGTGCGCCGGTATCACCTTTTGCGCCGGTATCACCTTTTGCACCTTGGGCACCAGTATCGCCCTTGGCTCCAGTTTCACCTTTATCTCCCTTAAGGGTTGCCTTAAGTGTTGAATAGGTAAGTTTTTTAGTTACACCGTTGTCAACAACAACAAACAGACTTTGGTCTGCCATTGCTGAAACTACAGGTAATTGCGTAATTTTTGTCATAATTAAATTCCTTCAAGTGGTACTTGACTCTCATCTGTTAATACTTCGCCAGTTTCTAGTATAATTACTGGATCACCTGGGTAATAAGCATCGTTTGGTAAAGCGGCTGGCTGTTCGTTTATGAAACTAATAGCCGGTGTGTTTTCAAAGATCTCACCTATTCTCTGTGATACAGAAATATAGGTAGTAACCGTAAAGGCGTTATTCCAAATAACCACTGGGACACTCTTATTATTAATTATCCGTTTTGTGACGGTATAATAAGACGTTGTGGTAGAAATGTTGGAATTTCCCAACGAATCAGTTTGTCCTGAATCAAGTGCTATGTTGATATCAGTAGTCGATATATTGATAGTTGGCTTGAGTTGTAAAATTCCGTTAGCACGAACTTCTATTTGATCGCCGTACGGTGCGCTTTCAACTAGATTTATCTGCGTCAGAGTAAACACACTATTTGTTGCTGACCCTACAAACTTTTCAATAACGGTTTTTTCTTTAACTGGGATATTCTGTAACGGACCTTGGTCAATTACTGCTGTACCTGCTGGCAGGCCGTCTAAAATACCTGTGCCCAACGTGCCTCTTCGTAACTGCCCTAAAGAGTTCAATGTGTTGTTTACTAAGAAGAACTCAATACGCTCGCCTGCAATGTATACAATCCCTGGTAAATTCTTCTGTGTATTAGGTGGAGTTAACGCTGATGCATTTGTAACATACACTATTGTATCAGTTGCTAACAAAGGTTGTGCCAGCGCGGTTGTATTTGCTTGACTCAAACGCTTGTAAGATGTTCGTCCAACCAAGTCAGTGAACATTCTGTATGCATGGCTTCCGTTGTATGAACTATCATTCAAACTCATAATAACCACTTTGTCAGCTTTACTTTGGAAGATGCCTTCTCTAAGTCTTACAGTAACTCCGTCATCTTCTACAGCATAGTCTATGTCGTTTTGTAGCGGCAATCCGTTGTATTCTACCCAAACATAGTTTGTATTGAAAATAGGTCGACTCATTACATAACGGCCAACTGCATTGGCAGGATATCTCTCCTTGCGGAACATGCCTTCTTGTGCTGTGTCATCTCTAGATACACCTGTTGTTGGGTTTATAAAGGCGCCACTATCGTTACTAAATGTAATAACTCTTAGTGTATCACCAGCTTGTCTGTTGGGTATATTTTGTATTGTTAAAAATTGATCTTGGTCATCAAACATGTATTGATTGCCAACCAAACTCATAATAGCCAATACATCTCCGTTCTGGGTGGTTCCCAATGGGAATGTGACTTTTACAGGTGCGGGTGTAAAGTTAAATTCTATTCCTGGAATTAAAGGTTTTCCATTCTTGTATACCTTAACATTAGTCAAGTCAATTCGACCGGGCAATAACGGATCATTCAAGTCAACCGTAAATTCTGACTGGTCGTTTTCCACAACGTAGTAACTTACCTGAGGAGGTATTAGTCTTTGCTTGTTGTATTCAACAATCATCTGCGGTTCATGCGGTAGTGCAGTGCTTGGCACTTGAGCCAAGAAGAATGTAGTATTTTGAGGGTTTACATTTGTAAACACCTGTTCGTGTACTTGACTGTAGGCTTTAGCAGGTGCATTGAACAACCAAACTTGAATTTGTTTTGAACCAATGTTGTTGTGATATACAGTGATTGCTCCCTTTGGCTTTTTCTTATTCTGATAACCAGGAGCCGCATTAATAGCAAATGTTTTTGTTTCTTGTCCGTTAACAGTGACATAGGCATCTTTGATACTTGCCAATGCAACAGAACTAACAATAGTAGTAGATGTAGCATTTACTGTTGTTGCTATCTGAGTATCAACTAGGCCGGTTCCGCCAACAGTTAGTCCACTAACACTCAACCAACCTGTCCAAGTATTAGATGCTATACTTACTGTATTAGCAATGGTGTTTACTGTATAGTCAACTGCATAACGCAACGGAGTAGTACCAACGCTTACCAACACAGATGCTGTGCTTGCAGGCTTACCACCAATTTCAAAAGTTGTAGTTAAATTATCTAACAGATATTTTCTGTTGATAATCAACGGACTTGCTTGGCCCTTTGATTCAAATACAGTAACAGCAAAACTTTCTTGTACTTGTCCTGGTAATAATTCTTCCGGTGCATGACTATAGTTTGTATCTAAAAACGCACTACCATCTAGTAAAATATCAGATGGCTTAATACCAAGTGTGATTTCGCCTAGTTGGCCACCACTGATTACTGCGTCTAATGCATCTGGGTCACCAGGAAGGATTGTTCCATCACTTGTTTGATCTCTAAATGTAACATACTGAGTCGCGGTAAAACTCTGAGTAAAATTAGCCAACGGAATATAGACTGTTGCTGTTGTTCCAGATCCAATAATTGTAGGAACTACTGTAGGATCTAGTCGAGTTGTTCTTCCTGAGCCTGTTGTTACATACACATTGATATTAGTACCAACAGGAACTGTAAATGGCGTAGTTATTGGTATTAATTGTGCCGCTCCTTTGGTTAGTATACCATTGAGCTCAGCAATTTTTGCTGTATAATTGTTTACTTGAATTTGAGCTTCATTGACTTGTCCTAAAATATACTGATATTCAGGATTGTTAATCAATTGCACCCCTGCTCCCGGAACCTGTATTAGAGTAGGAGTCTGTGCTAACGCTGATTGTAACTGAGATAAACGTGTTGACCAGAATGATAGCTCAGTTGTTGCTGATGCCAATTCTGCATTAATGCTTGTTGCCTGTGCTACTGCCTTATTCAACGGATCAGTTACTACTCCATAATTAGCTTCACTAGAATAGCTGTCCCAGGCGCTGGTATAGTATGGTAGTGCATCCCAACCAGATGCATAATTAAACGGCAGGGTATCGACCTTAACTCCGCCAAAGGTCATGCCTTTCATCAATTGGGTTAGCTCTTTGCCGGGCATTCCGGAACCAGGATTATAATAATTGTTGATTCGGTCAACTGCTGATAACAATTTGATATCTTTAATATATTTCAATACTAGACGTTTTTCTTTATCAGGAACAAAATTCAATACCAATTTTGCAAATTTCTTAAGAGCAGTAACTCCGCTGGTATTTGTAAACAAGTCTGAATAATATTCGATAGTGTATTGATCGCTCAGTATCATTGATCCATCTATGGTAAGATCAATTGTATTCTTCTCGGCTTGTGGTACCCAAGTTAACAACCATGTATAGGTTTCGCCATCGCCTACAAAATAATCAGTTGCATTAATATCTACAATTTCTGTTCCGTAGGAAATACGATCAAATTTCATTGTTACAGAAGTTGATCTTACTTTTCCGTTATATAGTTGTGCTCTGGCCCTTGCTGGTTCAAAATCTTTGCCACCGCCACCAATTAAAACAACGGTAGGAGTTACTGTATAATTACTACCCGGATTGGTCACAACAAAATCATAGACTTTTCCGAGACTAATATAGGCTATTGCTGTCGCTCCGTACCCTGTGTCGCCCGGCGCTGTTATAATTTCTACCCTAGGAGGACTTACATAATTAGATCCGCCGTTAGTAACTTGAACTTCGCCTACACCATAAGAGAAATTATCTGCCCATGACTTGTAAGGATAAGTGTTAAGTAACGGGTCTCCAAAAGATTTAAGTGTCGTAAATTTTTCTAAAGTTTGATCATAGTACGCAGGTAGATCAAAGTCAGTACTAAAAGTATGAGTTGGCTCTAACGATGTATAATCTGTTGTAAAGTTTCTAATTTTTGTATGATAAGGTTTTACTTCTTCGATCCATTTTTCGTAGAACGCACTATCTTGCAACTTATATGTTGGACGCTGATCCAATGCGCCAGCTTTGTTCTTAACGCTGATAAAGGCTGTTTTAAACGCCCAATCAAGATTGGTCTGTTCTGAGAACACATATTTTACAGCATGGAAGAAAAATTTGTTCCAATAGTGTTTTAAATCACCTACAAACAAATCATCTTTAATTGCTTTAAGAATATATTTTAATTCTACATCAGGAGCTTGGTCAAAGAAAGTTGAATCGTATGCGGCAACTTCATCAAAGCCAAAGTCAGTTAGGGACAGGCTCCATAGTGCAGGATCAATTTGTATTGTTCCTTTTTCTTCAGCGATAATATCATAGTCAGTATCAAATGTACCAACCTTAATTGTTTTATCAACTTTCTTTAAGACTACATAGCGGCCTGCACCGGCATTTTGTATTTTTACAAGGTCTCCAATTCTAGGAGTAATACCATTCAATCCGTATGTGTCACTTATTGTATAAGAAATTAGTTGTAAATTATTATAATCTGCTCGAGTCCAGTCCACAGGAGCCCAGTACTTGGTTACATCGTATTGTTGGCTGTGTATACGGATCCACAACTGTTCTGCTTGATTCCACTCAAACTTACTCCACATATTGTTTGCTTCAGAATCTGTTTGCACATACACAGTGTATGGTCGAACTATCAATTTTGGTATTGCTGTATAGCCAGATCCTGGCTCAACAATAGTTGCACCAACAACTCGTCCTAGATCGTTTAACATTGTGTGGATTACTGCTCCGTGTCCGTTGCCAGCCACTGTAACAGTTGGGGGGTAAAGATAATTATTTCCTGAATAAGACACAGTTACTCGGTCAATTCCGCCATTACTATTGATAGTACATACTAACTGCGCTTGTCTTAATGCCTTAGTTTCAATGAGGTCCAGTTGATAGTTTGTTTCGACAATTTGATCCCAAGCATTTTCTTCAGAAGATGGAATTTGTTCCATCATCTTTAGGTTAGGAATTGATTTTAAACTTATAATTCTATTTTCTAATAAAACAGTATTAGTCCATTCTAACACCGTTCTCAATGCTTCTATTCTATCAGCAAACATTGTTTGACGGGGTCTTACATTAATGCCGTATCGTTGCTGTACTGAAAGTGAAGGATCTGGAACAGGTTGACCAATCTTATCATAGCCAACCAAACTGTCTATTAGTTTTTGCTCTAACATTACAGAAGGACTACTATAAGGATCTCCTTCTTGTAACAGCAACCATTCTGTATGACGTGGGGTTGAGTTTGTTAATCTATCAAAATTAATATGTAAATTAGTTGAATTGTTATTGATCAATCCTTTAATATTAACCAACGCTAATGCATCTTGTCTTAAAATTGTAGCGTGTTCTACTAATTGATTTTTAGGATCAGCAATTAATCCTGCAACTGTTATTGCATTGATTCTTCTATTTCTAGTGGCCGGTAATGTGGTTTTGTTTCTAACCCAATAATAATATACATTACTAAATGTGTTGGTAACTTGGTTATAAACCTGCTTTACTGATAGTACACTATTGTCAGGATACTTAGGCTGACCGCTTATTCCTCGTAGCAATCCATTGTTAGTATCGGCCACGGCCGCCCATTCGCTAGGCAATAAATCAGAGCTAACCCATTCATATACCTGAATAGCACTCCCTGGAAACGTTGTTCCCCACTGATTTTTTCTATACTCTAAATCACCTTGTTCATACCAATAGTATTTTACAGCTCCGGTATCCCACCATAACTCACCAACATGGGTATCTGTCCAATTGGCATTTGTATCAACTGATATTTTTCCGGTTCCTAGAGTGTAGGTGGCAGGGTCAGTCATTGTTTTATACGACAATTCCTGCTCGGCTGCGCCCGGAACATATCCTTTTACAGGATCAAATATCTCAAGATACTGTGTAATAACGTCTTTATCTGCATCGATTATCATGAGACGTTTGATAACTGCAGGATCAACTAACGGTTCTTCATACCGTAGTAAACTCCAGCTGTTTACAGATCTATCTATTTTTTGGAATATAAATGTTTGTCCGTTATTTTTTCCGGCTAAGGTATCAGAAGTAGGAGCACCAACATAAATGTTTCCTCCTAATTGTGTAATTGAATAACCAAAGTCACTACCTGTGGTAATCGCATTTGATTGTATGTCCTGTGCATAAGAGAAATATGTTTGATATCTATTAAACACACTAACAGAACCTGCACCTTCTATATTACTATAGAATCGCGTTGATTGATTGTCAAATGTTGTTTTTACATGTCGAACATCTGTTGCAGGGTCTTTAACATATTTTGTACCATATAGTGCTGTTGCATTTGGCAATAATCCCATGTAGGTGTCAAAGGTAATATTTTGTAATTCTAATGTACCGATACTTGAAATAACTAACGTTTCTTTGGTGTCGTCAACAGAAATATCAAAGCCAAAAATTGTATTAGAATTTCTATTTGGCTGTGTTAGATTTTGTAACCATGCAAATTTAGATCCGTTCCATTTCCAAACACTAACCATACCTTGATACAATCCGTACTGTGTTCCTGGGCTACTAATAAACAGATATTGACCGTCTTTACTCATTACCAGTTTGTTACCAAGCAAGTCGCCTGATGTAATCAAACCTTTCAGTCCGCCTTTACCATCAGGGCCGGTTGTGTCTTTTGTAATATCAGCTGGTAGTGCTGTAAATGTATTGTTAGAATTTTTAGTAAAGATTCTTACAACACCAGTATCGGTATATGCACCTGGTGCGCCAACTGCCACTATGCTAAGATCGTCGCTGGCCGCAATACTTTGACCAAAGAAACTTCCTGTTGGAAGATTCGCATTTGATAATGCGGTTAACGCAGAAACTGTTACAGTACTTGTATTATACTGCCCCATGGTCATAGTATAATTATAAACGTGACCAATTCCTTCCCCAGGCGCTCCAACTAGGAATTGTTTGTTAGTTGCTGAAGAGTTTGCTACGATTGAGTTGCCATATCGACCATTTGAAGTAGGGTTGGGCGTAGTTAAAGCCGCTAAGGTTACTGGCTGATTTAATATTCTATTAATAGCAGTAATTTTAATCATACCAGTTCTATCAAGTGGCGTTACATTGTTTGCATCATTTACAAACCTTAGATCACCGGTGCCTGTTGCATCACCACGAACTCTACTGGTTGCAGGGGCCCCTGCAAAAATTATATTATTGGTTGCATCATATTTTAAACTGTAACCAAACTCAGGAGATACCGTACTTAGATAATAGTCGTGACTAGAGTCTTTCAACGAGTAAGTGAATATTGTATTTGTTTTAACATCTCTAGTAGATGTTTTATCATAGACAAATATTTTGCCGTAGCCGTAGTTGTTATCATAAAATCCAGGGGCACTAACTACATAGGTTGAAGTTGACTCATTTGTGCTGAACGAAAATCCATACAGTTGATTAGTATTGTCAACTGCATCCGAATAAGTAGTAGCTGAGTAATTGTTAATCTTTTCGTAAACTGCCCATTTCTTAGTACCATCATTATCAACCCAAATTTTATCGCCATACTTGGTTGTTGTCAATCGCGGCAAGGAAGCTAGATCGTCAAAGCTACCAAAGCGAACTGAAACAAATTTAGAAACAATTCCAATATATACATCCGACGAGTATGGCACCGCAGTTAACGTGCTAGAAACAGTAAATTGTGTATTAGATTCAATAGAAGTAATAAGATATACCTTATTAAGATCTGGAATAAATCTTGAAACAGCGACTATTTCCCCAACTGATAATCCATGCGATTGTGCAGTAGTAAATTGAATTCCAATACCAGGATTAGTAACCGTAACATCGATAATCTGTACATTCTGTCTTGTATATCGTAAGACGTCCCAACTACCGGTAGGACTAAAGCCTAACCAGAAAGTACTGCCTTCTGCAATTAAGTTTGGATCACCAATGTCTAAAATACTATTAACATTGTATGCTGTAGCGGTTACATCGTCAACACGAACATATCCCGCTGTTTGTATTTCAGGAATATATTCTGAAAAATTAGTATCTAATGTTGGAAATACTTTGTTATAATCATAGTCGTCTGGTACAATTAGTACATCGCTCTGCGGTACACGATATATAAAATCATTGTTGACGCTAGAGAATCCTGTAAATTGTATTATTTGAGGGTTCTGAACAAATTTCTGATCGCTTAAATTAATCTGCAATTCTTTGTATGAATTGTAACCGCCAAATGCTCCAATTCTAAAAGCCCAGGTTTCTAAAAATTCAACCTGACCTTGCAAGTTATTAAGACTGGCCTTGGCCAATTTAGTAACAGAGTTTGCTGTACCTTTTTCTTTAATGTACCCTTGATAAAATTTATACTGTGCAATTCTATCATCAAAAATATTATCTAAGTATATTCTCGGAGTGTATCCAGTAAGATGCTGGGCCATACGTTGCTGACCAACATCAAAGTTATCTATGTCTAAACTATAAAAATCTTCAAATTGAGTGATCTTATATTCAAAGTTTGGCAACAACGATGGAGTAGGTTTTAATCCTAATCCCCACCACCCAGTAAAATCAAAGGCCGCAGAACCATCAACTTTCATGATGGCCGAATAGTATTTTCCAGAATATCGCACAACTTCCCCCGGTGCGTAATCTGTATACTGTTGCCAGTCAGCCACGACTGCTTCGTCGTAGATGAATCCAGGAGTTGTTAACCCGCCATTCCATTCTGCGGTTCTAAATCCTGTTAGTTTAATACGTTGTTGACGATAACCTGTTTCCTTGTCGTAGACAATATCATTGAACATACTAAAATTATTAAAAATAACGGCATGTTGTTTTTGTATAATGTTAACTTGAGCAAAGTAGAAACCAGTGTTAGGTAGCAAAGACTCAATTACAAATTGGTTATCTTCTCTCGATAGAGTAAATTGCTGGGACGGAAATACTGTGCCGTCTGCGGTTAATAGGTTGTATTGATAGTAAGGATCTGTTAGATCATCGACTATTCCGTATAGGGTCTGATTCCCTAAACTATCAACAGTTTTAAATTTAACTTGTTGAGCAAAGGGGCTTAATACGATTATTGATCCATCTATCCAATTTTGTGTTGTCCAGAATAAGAACTCTTTGGTTGCAAAATCCCAGTCAAGTATTGAATTAAGCTCAGTTTGAAAATAGTCAAATACGAATCCCTGTCTTTCTAGATATTTGCCATACCCCATTAAAAAGTCGTAGACATCTTGTATTGTTAACAGAGTAGAACCATATGAAACAGTAGTAGTCGCAGTTTCATATTGTCTTGCTTTTGCAACAGTAACGCCACCCACTGTTGGTAAGTCAGCTAACTGTTGAAAGTTACTAGAATTAAATGTTGTAGTTGCAGTATGACTTAGTTTTGTTCTATAATAGTTGTTTTGATACGATACCAGTTGACCTGTTTGATAAAATTTATTTTCAGTCCATGTTACAAAATTCTCAGAAGTGCCGCCGAGGGTAACTTTGGTATCTTGAAAACTATGTATAGGATTCAATATGGTAAAATAAGGTTTGAGAGAATCATACCCTTTTACAATGTAGGCGCCTTGACTCTTTTGAACGATAATGCCACTAATCGATAATGATAAAATAGGATTACTTTGATTCAATTGAATTGCGTAATCTTCTGCAGGTAACAACACTCCGGGATTAACGCTGGACGGATCTACTGAATCAATTCGTACTGCCAGTTTATCTTTATCTAAAAATCCTTCTGCTTTGTAAATTAAATTATAATCAACACCTGCAAGATCTGCTTTTAGTTTGTCAATATAATTTAAATTTCTTTGAAGACCTGCTTCAATAAGCATTACACTATATCCTGCCGCATATTGCAGTTTTCCGTCAATCGTATCTCTGTATAAGATAAGGTCCGATAGTTTCAATAGTTGTTCGTTTAGTCCGTATACTGTTTGTCCTGCAACTGATAGTTGAATTCTACTGGTATCAAATAGTATGCTGGCGTAATCAGCAGGTTTAGTAAGGGCCAATAATATCTGAACAGCAAATGGCCAAGAGCTTGATCTTCTCCATGCAGTTTCAGCAGGTCCGTGATCTCCAAAGATCCATTCTGCATTTGTTTGATTAAAAATAACGTTTTGAGCCAAGCCAATACTTTGCGGATCTAATAGAGTTCCGTTTTCAGTGACTGGCAATATGTCTAATAAATTGGGTCTAGCATAATTTAAATCAACACCGGCTCTAGGGCCTTGGCGAATAATACCGTATGATAAGTCTGTCCATAGGAGTGTATTACCCGATGTAAAAGGTGCAGGACCGTATTGTGATCTCCACCAATCTGGCTGTTCGCTGAATCCCAACATTTCCCATGCATGAGTATGTGGACGATCGGTATCATAAAAATATTTAAAAATTCCTCTCCAATGACCAGGAAGTTGTAAATTGTTTGTAGGATTAGTTGCAGAAGTTCTATAATTCCAAGTTCGAGGTTCGTTTACCGCAATTATATTTTTTCTATAATCAACTCCGTTGGCTCCTGTCCATTTTAAAAACTCTGAACTTAGTATTTTAAAAATTTCAGAATAGCTAAAGTCTTTATTTCTATAGGCTCCTGGCAATACAGAATTGATATCAACTAGACTAGGAGAGTATACTGAGTTTGATTTTATATTATTGAAAATTCTTTTTTCTAATTCTAAAATAATATCATCTCTATAGTCATTGTAGGCCTGCATGATACTTCCGTCATGGCCTTCAATTACAAATGACGGTGTTGTATAAGTTGTATCAAAATACCTTGATGGACTAAAGCTAGGATACAGGCCTAATTTTGATGGAGTATTAGGAACATAACATCCTTGGGTAGTTGCATAGGATCTTATTTCAATAAGGTCGCCAAGGTTTAATTTTTTAACAAACGTTACACTAGGATCTGTTGAAGGAATAGTATAGTCAATGTTTAACATCGCCTGAGAACCGTTGATGTAAATTATTACAGCGTTATCATTAACGTCTACTAGATTAACAATTGAAGGAAGAGCGTATGTTGTAATTCTTAAATCTGTTACAGTATAAGTTCTTAATACATAATCCTGCCCGTATGGCACCATATCGGAATATCCGTATGGAAACATTATGTCCTTACCTGCATTAATTGTAGATAGGATTTGGTCAACTGCATCTCTAGGAGTTATTGCATTTGTTATCTCATCGACTGCCTTTAAGAAAGTAGATTTAAAATTTTGATAATCGTCTGATACTTTTTTTACTGCATTAATGATGCTGTGTTCTTTTAAGCCAATAAAAAAGTGGGCAAATGATAACGGACTAACATGAGAGATTAACCGTTTACCATATTGTGCAGTATCTCCTAAGTCACGTAAATTATTAGACCCTAGTGCGGATCCTGTAAAGAACGGCACTTTTTCAGAAATAGATTGCAGTTGGTTAGTGAATTCTGCCAACGTTAACTGTGTAATAGGGCCATTCAACGGATTGTTTGTCAAACTTAAACTAGGCTCGTAGGTTCCGTTTGCATTAGGAACTGCTGTGGTGTAGAGTTTGAATAAGACCCTATCAGAAATAGCCAAGTTAGCCTTGAATACTACAATCAAATATTGATTTTCAGGAACTACTTCGTAATCAACAAATTTTATTTTTTTGACGTCGTTAACAAAAACATCTATTGTTAGGTCAGTTTGCCAACCTGCATAATCAATAGCGTTGACTTCTATAGAGTTTGTTATTGTTTCAATTACTTGATACTGCAAAATAGGAATTTGAATAGTAGCTGATCTAACCCAGGCATTTGCAAATTTATCTGATATTTTTAAAAATCCAGAAGACACAGGGACTATGGTTGTTCCTGTTGCCGATGCTACAGAAAATGTATCTGTATTAAAATAATTTGTAAAAAGAAAATCGCCAATGTTTGCCACATTGAGATATTTTAAATTAAGGTTTAATACTGGATCGTATATAGTACCGTCTGTATATCCAAATAGTCTAGTTCCAGAAAAATTTCCGGGATAATGAGTAGTGTCGCTGTAACTTATTCCATTAGGATCGAATAGGTCAAACACAGGGGCTTGGTTTAATCCTGTTTTCTGTTGAGCCAAAATCCAACTGGTGCCGTCCCACCACCAACTAGATCCTCTGTAAATAGATCCTTCAGCAGTAACAACAGCATCGCCAACTGATGGAGTAGATGTTAGATCTTCAATCAGGTTAATGATTTGATTACCATTAACTGTTTCTATTTTAACTACAAATGTCTTTCCTCTTACTAATGGATCGAGGTCAGCATTAAAAATAACACGGTAGCCTTCCTCTAGTAGTACGCCGTCGACATAATATCCTGCGCTTCCTTCAACTGCAAAAAACGTGTCAGTTGTTACTGTGTCCATTAAATGGGCATTAGGCTTTGAAATCACTCCAAAGTTGAATAGTTTGATATTTGGCTGAAATTCAATAATAGGTCGGCGGGCACGTTTATCTTGAGGGTATACTGAAGGGACTCCGTTGGCCTTAGCAGATGCTTCGATTATTCCGGCGTGGAACCAACGGTTATACCGAGACCACGGATTTCTATCAAGACTGGCACGATTGATTGTAACATAGTCCGGAGTTATTGGTGCGTTTCTAAAATCATCAAACGGGTATTCATCAAACCGTTGTGCATCAAAATTAGTGTCAAGATTATTTGATAAATCTACGTTATTTTGTAAACTGTCAAAATCTATCAATGTGATTGCAGTACCTACACCTTCAACTATCCAACGCTTTCTAGCATAAGATTCTGGAAATACACTATCTGGAAAATAGATTACCATTCCGTTCGACAAGACAACATTATTTCCAGAACGATATACTTTCTTTCCTATAAGATCTGTCTCGACATTTAATTCTGTATTCTCGAGCATGGACTTGACAACAATCTTTCCTGCAACACGGGTGTCGTCGCCTGCTACATAATATAATACATCTGGTGTTAGATCGTCTACAGTAATAATAATCTGTCCGTCTTTTGAACCGTTGTTAATTACACCTGTATATTGATCTGCTTGACCGTAAGACAGAGCAGTCTTTATATAAAGATTATGTACTGAAGTAACATTCAATACATAGGTCATACCTCTGTAAAAAGTTACAGTTGGATCCGGAGTTAAACCGTTTGGTGTAAAAATAAAAACTGTGGCATTATTTGCACTACTGATTGTTTTAAGATCAACAGTTGTAAAAGTATCAATAGTTGCGCCACCGTCAGTGACAGTATACTCACTGACCGTAGCATTTTGCATGCCTGTGATTTCTATTGGATCCGGGCCGCCTTCTAACCAATAGTATTGTGTATAATTTACAAACTTATCGATGTCTATCTTAGGATCATAAGAATACGTAGTTGGTCGTAAAATTTTGTCATGATTATTTGTTGTTGCACCGTAATATGACAACTGATTTATTAGATCATCGTAGCTTACTGCATGAGTTATTTCATTGTTTTCGTCTCTTACAACCAATCCTGGTTCTAGCTGATAATCCTGAGTTAATTTTGATACACTACTAATATACTGATCTTTTAATGGATTGTAGGTTGATGTTATCTTGCTTCCTACATATCCGCTGATTCTCTCGACACGGGGAACTTCAACTAATCTATCTAGTGTACTTGATAAAAATTTTATGTTTTTATCTGTTTGAAGATAGGCAGGTAGTAGATCGCTGGTCTTTCTTGTGTGACTAGGATCGTTTAAATTATAAACATCAGTTAATTCATTGCGTGTGTTTTTTGCCATTTTTTAAATTCTTATACAATAGATAGTTTTGAAGGTGTTAATGCTGAAATAATTTCTACGTCAGAAACCGTAGCACCGCTTACAAATATTTCATTACTCTGACAGGCAACTTCAAATAGGTTGCCAAAAGATGATCCGTTTTTAGAAACTATAATAAAGTTAATAATGTCTGGAGTCATTGTATTCATGATGTATGTAGATAGTTCACTAAAATTAAATGAGTCGCCAAAATTCCAATTATCAAGTGCAAAGAAATCATTAATTGCCGCAATTATTCTTGTTTTAAGATTGTTGTCACTAACGGGAATATTAGGATTTTTTACGGCCCTGAATGTAGCCTGTAAATTTAATTGTGCCGCTGTGCCAAATAATACTTTGTATTTTGCAGGATGGTAGATAATAGTATCGGATATACTTTTTATAGGTTCAAGATACTGGCTATACGTATCCTCGAGAGCCGCGGTTGTTGGAGGCATAGGTTCCATTTGAGTAGTATCTAATAACCACATTCTATAGGCAGTATCATATCCTCTTGTTAACATATAAATGTCAATAATATTTGACTTGGCAGGATCAATACGCTTTTCTTCCCCGCTGTTGTGAATATAATGGAATTTTAAATCACTGCGGCCAGCACGAGCAAAATATTGCGGTTGCAATAGATATTCTAGGTTTGCCGCAGAATATTGTTTGATTACATCTGCTGAATAAAAATAGTACAGCTGACCGTCAACTGGAGTTACATAACTCTCATCAGGGTAAGCTATAAACTTAGAAGCATTTGCCAACTGGTATCGGCTACCGTCGGGCATTGTTTCAAAGTAAACAAAGTTTCCAAGGAAGCCTGTTTGCACCAAAGGATTTTGACTGTCTGTGATAATTGAAAAACTATCAGGATCATCTATTTGTCCATTATTTTTTGAATCATAAAAACTGACTAATACTTTTTTAGGTTCTACATAGCCGTCGCTTTCAACCACAGCCTCATCAACTTGCCACGAATGATCTTTTCCTAATTCGTTGATAGTTTGCCCTGCAGGTATTACTACCCAAACTCCGTTTATCTTTCTACTCACAACATCGTTAAGTGTGTTAAGATAAAAGTCGCCGTTAGATCCTAAAGATGTTTGCGGAGTGGCCGAGCCATGTCTCCAGGTATTTCCAAGATTAGGAATTGTATTAATACCTAGTACAGAAATTTTATCTTTGATAGTGGTATTAGAAATATAATCAAAGTTGTTTTTATAATCATCTATAAAGAAAGATGTCTGCTCTGCACTTTCAAATATGTAATTTGTTTTTCTGTAAGAAACAGTATAAGAAGATCCTGTCCACTGAAACGCAATAATCCAAGACGCATCGACGTTTTGATTAGTGGTGTCACCCTGATATATCAAACTAAACTTTGTTTGTAAATCAACATTGGTATCTGTGACAATAGTCCAAGCTCTTGCCAAACGGTCAAAACTTAATCCAAAATTAAGTTTTCCTACAATTTGATTTACAATTTGATTCTCTAGTGCAAATGGTAAATTTGTAACCAGTTGAGGAATTATCTCAACTGCAATAGAATCTTTTGCTACAAACCCTGTTAAAATAATAGGACCTGTACCGTCGTTTAACAATCCGTTGCCGCTGTTTGATCCGTCACCTGTTACTAACGATACTCTAGCCCACGTATAGGTACGTGTAGTAGCATCCGCCTGTTGAGTCAGTTGACCAGATGGTTTATAAAAATATCCTGTGGGCGGTTGAAATTTTATTAGGGCGCCTGCTGTGATATACTGTGCATTACTACTGCTAAAATAACCAACCTGCTGTGGTGTAAGATCATAGGTGTTTTTAAAATACCCACGGACTTGTCCAGATTCTGTTTGTGCAAGTTCCCAACTGATGTTGATGTTTGATAAATCGGGTCTTGGATATTTGTCAAAGTAGAAGTTTCGAGTTGTTGGATTTTCGAGCAATGGTTCAATTTTTGATTTTAAAACACCAAATGCTTGATTACGATTCTCAAAGGTAAATGTAAAACTTAACTGTTGATCTTCTTTATAAATTATGCCGTCTTGGGCATATATATCCGTTTGACTATATCTACCCGTAACATCATTCAAATCAAAGTACTTACTGATTCCAGAACTCTGTCTGTTGATACTCTTAACTTTGATAACATCAGATGCAACTGTTACCGGACCAATATTATAATCTTCTCCTGTTATCATTCTATTCTGTAGATAATAATTTTGAGGAGCTTTTTGTTTGATAGATGCGTTTGTTTCAGCAGGCGAACTATTGTAAACAGAATACTGTAAACTTAGTGTTAGTGTTAAAGAGTGTGATTGGCCGGCTTTGTTTATGTAGGGAATTCTAACTGACAAACCGTTTATGTCAGTGGGTGAAATTGTATATGATAGGCCGTTGCTTTGTCTGTAGTATAGGACAAATCCGCCCTTAGGCAAATCTCCAAAGTTACCATCAGCAAAGTTTAAATCAATTTGATCGTTAATTCTAGAAGTTATTGCATATAATGTTCGTGTGTTTAAGTTTAAACTATTATAGATAACATTGTTGCCAACTGTTGCATCAACCTTAGTCCATTCTTTGTTATAGCTACCGTCAGCATTCAACTGCCATAACCACACATCGCTATTATTAATATCAGTTGCATTAATGCCAATGATTTCATTTGGTACAGGATTATCAACTGAAAAAGCAGAGCTGGCCAGTGTTCCCTGTTTGAAGTGCATGAAGAAACCAGTGTTCTTTGATCCTGCACCTTGATTATCATTTCTCCAAATTACGCCTGTTTGTCTGCCAGGCAGTGGAGGTTCTTCGTAAATGTAATTTTGATCTTTAAATGTTGAACTTACTATTTCAAACCCCATAGCAATACCGCTAATGGATTTGTTAAACGTGTATATAGGAACACCTGTTTGGTCAGTGTTAATTCTATATTGATCAGTTAGGATTCCTTCAATCGTATCTGATAGCGTCGGGGTTCCAAAATTGATACCTGCAGGCATTGCAGAGTTCATAACTAGGATCCATTGCTGATACCAGTTGTTGTTAGAAGGATCGTTCCAACTGATAATTTGATTGGCTAGATTAGTGCCGTTGTTGTCAATAACGCTGTCTGTAGTAGACATTGCTGTGATTTTTAACATACCATTGGCTGGTACATTTCTTTGTGCATTATAGCTGATCAGCTGTGCTAAACGTAGAATACTGTCGCGGCGTTGTGCTGTTTCTAAAAAATTCTCACGGGCATTTAGGTCGATACGGAAACTTAGGTTTTGTCCAAGATAGGAGATAAGATCTACTAGGGCAATAAACTCACTGCTCTCAATGTAGTCGTTGAAATCTTCAGGATAATTTGCTCTTAGATACTGAACTGCTGATCTACGAAGTGTATCGTAATCGTAAGATTTAAAGTCTGCATTGTTAAAAGATTGGTATATTTTTGTCCAATCTTCTGCGACAAGTAGTTTTGAGTTGGTTGCTGGTATCATATATGTTATGCCATTTGGATAACATATTTATTAGTAAAATAAACTACGTAGATTATTGTAGGGATAAACCAGCCTGTTTGTCAAAGTTCAAACGCATTACATCAACTTGACTCGTGGCTACAAAGGTAAGGGTAATTTCTAAAACGAGGCCAAAATCTGCTTCTGTAATAACAACCGAGGTAATATTAACTCTAGGGTCTGATGCTATGATTTTTTTAATATCTTCTTCAATTGCAGATCTAACTTCTTCGGTAAAAGGATCATATAGCTTGTCCCAAATAACAGTTCCCCAACCAGGATTCATCACACGCTCGCCCTGGCGTGTGTTAAAATAATTCAACAAGTCCTGTTTTACAACATCAAAATCGTACATTGTTACAGTTCTTGCTAAGGGATCTTGTGTTGAAAATCCTACATAAAACTGAGACGTTTGCTGACGATTTTGTTCGCTGTAATTAGCAGGTTGGATTATGATATTTTTATATGGCATGAGTTATTTATTGGCTTATGAAACTATGGTTCCGCCGGCACCTTTATAATAGGTTGCTAATACACTAACTTCAATTTCTCTCTGTCCGTAACCTGCACCTTTGAAACTTGCCCACACTTTTTTAACTTTTTCAGCCGCTCTGGCAAATCTACCTGCTTTAACATCTTCAAGTGCATTCTTTTGTTGAATAAGATATATTGCTCCCTTATCTTGACTGGCTGGGCTAAAGTCTGGCAACTTACAGGCACGCTTACAATCGTCCCACGTATCTGGCATAAACTGATAGGCGCCTGCGGCAGACGACCTAAGACCGTTAGGAGGTCCAAGAATAATTCGGGGATGGTCTTTAAATTTGTAGCTGTTGTTATTCCAAGTAACTGCACTACCGCCGCTGGTTATGCCGCCTTTGGAAATGGCTGAGGCGGCCACTGGTGCATAACTTGACGGATGAAGATTGTCACTACTCACATTAACTGTTTGTTTTAAATCAACACAATCATCATTGCCTACTGCGGCTATTATATCAGTTGCTACACTTCTGTTATATGGCAGTATCCATACATATTTTTTAGCATTAAGAGCCGCTTTAATTGCTTTTATATTAGAGATTGTTAATGAAGAATTTGGATTTGTGCCTGATATACCTGCACCGTCGTTGGCACCTGCAGAAATAATAGCTAGGTCTGCGCCTTGGACACTTGTATTTCCTGTCACACTCTTTAAAATAGCACTACTACTGATACCTTCTTTAGCAACTACCGTGGCTCCTGCGATTTGAGAGCCGGTGCCGACTGCTAGACTATCCCCAACAACTACAATCTTTCCTCCAGATTGGCTATATGAGTTACTTCCGTAGACTCCTAACTTCTGTCTATTATAGTATTGGAATCGAGATGGGGCAGTAACTCCGTTTGGCAGGCCTGGATTATCTACATCAAACACAGCTCCAGTATATTGAGTTACATATCCATTTTTAGAAGCCGTTCCTTCTGCAACACGGATAGTCCATAAGAATGCCGCAATGTTATCTTCTTCAATATTTCCAGTTGGCTTAGGAGGAGTATCAGTCGGTGCTTTGTTATACTTGATATTAACTGTTGAATATGTATTTGTACTGGTGTTTTCAGAGTCAGTCTTATCATAACTGAATCTATCAGGATTTACACTTTCGTGTTGTGGCCATGGCTCATGCGTTGGAACTCGAGTCATAATTGTTACAAGATCAGATGCTCTGTAATGTTCTCCATCACTCCACGCACCTATTTTTATGTTAGGTAGATTATATCTTTGAAGAGGATCAGGAGTAGTAGGAGGCTGTGCAGAATTAGGAGAACCAGGCGCTGGTCCAGCTGTAGCCGGATTGCTATTCATATTAAGATCTGGAGATGTTAAATTCAAAGATCCTTCGCCTAGTATATTAACAGTATTTTTGGCGGCAATAGATATTGTAGCGTTAGAATTAAAACTAACAGCACCTTTGCTACCCAATAACGCAGTCGAACCTCCGTTGATATTCATAGAAAGCGTCGATCCTATAAACATATCACCTGTTGATTTGATGTGAGCAGAGCCGCCCGAAGTAAGGTATAAGTTATCACTTGCGGCGGTGATGTTTACATCGGACTGCGCACCAATGTATAAATCAGTTCCGGCACTAAAATGTATTTCTTGGCTTGCATTGGTTTTTATAGTTTTAACTGCCTTAGCATATAAATTTGCGCCAGCTTCTAGTTGTACATCATCACCTCCAGCAATTTTTACGTTTCTTCCTGCTTCAATATTAAAGTCTCGATCAGCACGTAGATTAAAATCGCCCTCCGCATGAAGTGATATAGAATCAGCAGAGTATGCATCAATCTTACCTTGACTGGTTAGCTCTATCCATGCAGTACCTTTGGCATTAGCAATGTAAATCAAATCACTGCTGTTATGTAAAAGAATTTGATGACCAGTGCGAGTACGTATTCTAACAAGCTCGTTAAGTCCTTGTTTATCTCCGTCGTCCATAACAAACTGAGAACCTCCTAACCTGCTTACGTATGCTGTAGCTTTTTCGCCAAAACCAATTTGACCTGTTTTAGCTCCTTGAGATGTATCAATAGGACCCGGTGTGCTAATACCAAACACACTTGACGGATATTCTCTTCTAGCCGAACTAGATGTTACACCCCGTATGTCGTCTACTATAAGTCCTTGTTCTAATAATCTATCTGCAAATGGATGAACAGGTTTTGTAAATTTGTCAACTTCGGCTCCCGATAAATCCCTACTGCGTTTTAAAAATTCGCCTACTGGAAGATACGTAGTTCCGTATTTTCTTTCTTGTTCAGTTGTTAGTGCAACATTACGAGAAGCGGCAATACCAGGTACCATATGATTTTGATATGTATCAGGAACGCACCCAATCCAATAGCCAGCATTTGACATTCCCCTTACAAAAATAACCATAACACAGGATCCGATATCAGGTGGTACCATCCACATGCCATAAGATTTTTGTACATCTTGAAAATTAGCTGAATTATTTCCTTCAAACGAAACCGAGGTGGTTCCCCAGAACGGACTCATATAATAAACAGGAATTACGTTAGACTGTAGATTTGAATCGGCAGTTCCGCCTTCATATAACAATACTTCTAATCCGCCCATTATGGTAGAATCAAGATGGTTTACTACCCTAGCTAGGTAGGGGCCGGCATCCATGACTTGGCCTTCAAGACTCTTATGTGCTGATTCTGTTGAATTAATTGCCATTTATTTTAGCTTTGTTTTGTTAACATGAGTTTATCTAACGGACTTAATGTTCTTTGTGTACCGTATAAACTATTTGCCGTATTTGCTTGTACATAATATCCGCCAAATCCCTGTACAGTCTGGACTGCATTGGCTTGGTTAGACTCAACTGATCCTAATCCTTGCACCGCCGGTTGTAGCCCAGCAGTATTTAAACTTGCATTGTTTAATGCACTGGCACTACTGAACTTGTCGATTTGTTGTTGCACAACTAATGGGTTACCGCCGCTTGTTCCTCCGGATTGCCCTCGAGATCCGCCAAACAATGCCAGTACCGCGGCAACAGATGCAAAAGAAGTTGCTCCCGGTAAGTTTGCTGGATTACCGCCGCTGGCTAGAATTTTTTGTAAATCATATTGACTAACATTAGCTATTGGTGCTGTTGTTAATGCCTGTAATGCAGGTAGTTTTGGAATTGCGGCGCCTGTGATATTTTTTAAACTTAGACCCAGTGCTTGGAATCCTTGAATATTCGCATCTAACGGAACTGTTGCAAATACTTTTTGTAGTCTTGACAATAGTGATGTTTGTTGATCTGCTGACAATCCAGAAAACTGTGCAGGGTCGATTCCTAATTGTGCGGCAATTGCCGTAGGATCAGTCGGTATTCCATTTAATGCGGCAATAGTCTTTTGTCCAACATTGTTTAAATTAGAAGGAGACGATGGATTTGTAATATAATTTTTACCATCTGAGGTAATCACATTGTTTTTATAATTTGTTTCCAACGTGTAAAGATTATTAGTATCTTGAACAAAGCTAGAAATAATATTTGCCTGAGCAGACTGATTAGCTTGATTTTGTGCGTTACTACTTGGTGCAGGAATCGTAGTTGTTTGCAAAGGTATTCCGTTGGTATAGGGATTATATCCTGTCAGGCTTTGGCCAACTGCCGGGGCGCCCGGATTGTTTAATAGTGCATCTGCCACCGCAACAAGTCCTCCGATTTGCATACCAACCGTAGCAAGTGTTTGTACAGGAGCAAGTAATCCCTGTACCGCTCCCAGTGTTTCGGCTGCGGCGGCATCTAATCTTGCAACTGAAGATTGTAAGGTATTTGTTGCCCTGTTGTAGAGCCCATTTAGAGAATTCATAAATCCAATCGCTCCAAGGCTAGGAATTTGAGGATTTAAAATTTTGTTTATGTCAGCAACTGCTTTCTTAGCACCGTACTTGTTAACTGACGCAGGAGCAGAATCTTTTGTTTGTTGTTGGCCGGGTTCTGGCGTCGCTTTAAAAGGTATCGAAGGTGTTACTTTCTTAGAAGGTTGCTGTCCTGCTAATCTCCACAGGTTCAATGTTTGTGTGAATTCACCATCTCTAAAATGATGGTCTATTGATCGTACTCCAAATATTCCGCTGAAATGGTCTATAGTTTCTCCGCCAAAATCCATAAACCCATCTGCGCGATAATCTCTGGGGTTTTTAAAATCGATACTAATATAGATTTCTCCGTCTAACCACGGAGCTTCTCCTCCCTTGGTTTGCGTTTCGTTCTCGAGCTCATATTCTACGTTACTCATACCACCAGTGACTAGATAATACGGATCGCCAATAATTTTACAGGTCATTCCCTGCATCTCATTATTGTCAAGCAACTGGTTCTGAATGGCTTGGGCCAGTTGAAGGTATGGTGATATTTGAATTGGCTTTCCGTCCAAGCCGCCTTTGTTAGTACTGCCTGCAATAGCCGGTGCTGTGTTAACCTGTAGATTGGGATTTTTCTTCTCTTGGTCACCAGCTTTCACTTGCACCGTGTTGCTAGGAGAAGCGCCTAGCGAAGTCGCCGACCTATCTTGCACACCTAACTTGTAGGGGCGCTCTTGCAAATATAAGGAATTAAAACTAATTCTAAAATCTAATAGGTCAACATTTTTTCCAGTGTAGATATAGTTATATGTTCTAGATAGAGTTTTTCGTATGCCCTCGGGATCCCAAGATCCAAATTCCTCAGGTAACCGTGAATAATGTATCCAATAGGCTCTAACTGTATAGGTAATTGTATATGCAGGGCGCTCTTCTTTGGGATTTACTTTGTCTTTTACTTTAGTCGTGACATGAATCCTATACCATGGAACTTTTCCTTTGTACTTGTCTTTCCATTTGTCTTTATTGTCAATAAAATCTTTAGTATATGCGCTATCTCTAATAACAGCATCTATAATATCAAAAATCTTAGTTCCTGATCTAACAGAAATTGTTCCGCCTGCTGGGTCATACTTAACAGCAGTAACTTTATCATCTACAAATTTATAATTGTTTTTCTTTGTTTTATCAGTAGGCGCCGCATATTCAAACATATTGTTTGCTCTTAGGAAATCATTAATTTCTTTATCTTCTATTGTAAAAGTTTCTGATGATCCGTCGGGTGCTTTTACTGGTTCAAATTTGATTTCGTATGAGTTGAAGACTTTTGCCCCTTCGGAATCATTGCCTTTCTTTTTGGCATCTTCTACTTCTTTTAACAAGCTCGTGAGCATATCTCCAATTTTTTTGCCTTTCATCTTTAAGGTCACCGGAACGTCTGCATCCATGCCTAGCACGTTTGCATTCATATTGACAAATCCGCATCTGTAGCTGGTGCCGCGCTCATCAGAAGTAATTTGAACATTGTTTAATCCAACTGTCCAGTATCTTTCAGACCTTGGTACTTTTTCAGCTTTGCCGGTAGTATCGTTCCACCCCCAGAATTCTATCTTTAAGCATAGCGGTACTCCGACATGAGATTCATATCCTGCGGCTAGGCAATTTACTCGCAACGACTCGAGAAACCCATTCATACTAAGAGGTTCTATTACCGTCATCTGAATCTGTGTTACAACAGCGCCTTCTGTTAATTTCCAAGGACCGTTCATCTCAAGACTTTCTACAAATAGATCAAATCTACCTGTGCCATTTTTATTGAATTCATCTACCAATTGTTTCAATTCATCGTTTTTAGATATCTTGGTACCGTAGAATCCACCATCCTGTGCATCGGCGTCTCCGCTTGCAGTAGGCACACTATTGTAGTTAAATAATTCTTTATCAGTAATCCCCTTTGTACCCTTGCCCGAAGTTTTGAATATCACATGTTCTAACTGAGGAGATTTTGCAAGATAAGAAGTACTGTTAAACTCGTCTTGAGTTAGCGCCGCAAGAGTAAACACATAGTTGTACGAACTATAATTATTCAGTGGGTTAGTTGCACCCACTGACGCAAATGTACTACCGGTGTTTAAATAAAACGTGTCCGCCATTTTATAATCCCAGTGCTTTATTGATTGTTGAAAGTTGTGGAATAAAAATTTTAATGCCAGGTATCATATCATACACTGGATCTCGAACAACATCTTTATTACGCATGGCAAATACCCACCATAATTGTTCATTCTGATATATGTCAAACGCCAACAGGTCTGGGCGATGTTTATACTGCGATGTTACTGTAAACAAGACATCATCTTTAAGTGCAGGAATATCTCGAACGCTCATTATGTCTAGATGATTGCCTTTTAAAGGAGTGTTGTAATAAGGACTTGCTTTACTATAGGTAATATTTGCCATTTTATAGATATCCTTTATCTGCTAATTTACCGTTTGCAAACTTGTCAACTGAGTAGGCCAATTGTTGCGCTCTACTATAAACAGGCAATAATTCTAGAGTAAGAGAACAATTAACTGGAACAAAGTTTACGCCATAATCTGTAATACCATCACCTACTTGAATGTAATCAACAGAGTCAGGATAATCTAGTTTCCAACTTTGAACCACTACTGGTACTTTGTGTAGCATGCTGTTACCGTAGGCTAATAATCTACACACAGGTGGTGGTGAACCTGCACCAACATCGTCGCCCCAGCGCATTTTTGTTAGAGTTCTTAACAGATGTTGAACTGCTAATATTAACGAACCTTCATATTCATTTTGACACGTAAATTTTCCTGTGATCTGTATTGCACCAGTCTGCGAATTTTTAAAAAAATAATTGTTAAAATTTGAATGTGTCGGAGCAAGGTTAGTATAGGATGCTTGATTAGTGTAACTAATTGTTGGCGTAAAAGGAAATATAATTCCGCCGGGGTGACCTATACCTTGGCCGCGAGAACCAGGGCCGCCAATATCTTCAAAAGGTCTTTGTCCCTTTAATGATGGGCCGCCGCCAAGTGTACCATAGGTATACATATCTGGAACACACAGCTTTACTCTAATGTCCTGTGCTTTGCTTCCACTCCAAACTACAGATGCAGGGCCGGCAGGGGCAGGTGATGCTAGGTCTTTACCTGCCATAGTTTTTTCAAAGACTTTTCCTTCAGTAGTTTCTGCCATGTGTTTTTCCTTTACCAGTTATTTACCCTGATAAATAATGTACGTAGATAATAAAAGTCTTGACTTCTTACTTTTTTCTGCTATAATAGTACTGGGAGATCCTATACATGACATCAATAATAACAACAAGAAAAGTCAAGTATCTAAACAATAGAGATTTATTGGCAGAGATACACAAAAGCAAAGTAAGTTTTTGCAGTTTTACAAAAGCAGAATATCATCAATACGATATCATACTTACAAACTTAGACAAAATCAACATTCGCACAGTAGCAGATGCCAAACGTGCAAGAGCAAAGCGAATTGGTATTGAAGCATTTAACGCATTAAGAATCGCAGGCGATAAAAAAACCAAACTTGCAGAAGTTACACCCGATTACAAAACGATTCCTAAAGAAGATGTTGTCATACGCATTATGACGTTTGAACATATTCCATTAGCACCTGGTCGTAAAAAGACCACAAAGACCACAGCAGACAGTCACGATAAAGTCAACTTTCCTCCATTCCAACATTGGAAGTATGATGATCAAGGTAATTTAGAGTGTGTGGGCAAGAGTCATTGGAAGGGCGGAGTTAAAACTGGCAAGTTTAGCAAAGATCACGGACGCATTACTGAAAACCTAGGTAAGATGTATATCAAGTTATCAGAGCGTTACGCACAGCGTAGCAACTGGCGCGGTTATACTTACATCGATGAAATGAAAGGACAGGCTATCCTACAATTAAGCCAAATTGGTCTACAGTTTGACGAATCAAAATCAGAAAACCCATTTGCTTACTATACCGCCGCAGTGACCAACAGCTTTACCCGTATTCTAAACATTGAAAAGAAGAATCAAAACATTCGAGACGACATGTTAGAAGAAAACGGTTTAACCCCTTCTATGACAAGACAATACAGTCAAGAGTTTGCAGAAGAGATTGCTCGTCAGGCAGAGCTTTATAAGAACATGCGCATGCCAAAGAGCGAAGAAGATCCTATCGAAGAAGAGGAAGCAGAAACTACAGATGGCAAGGAAACCACTTGATTTACCACTGTAGTTTTGTTAAAATAAGAGATAGGAGATCGTATGGGACTTTTTAAGAAAGTAGCGTGTTTTACTGACATCCATTTTGGATTAAAATCAAACTCTGCTACTCATAATCAAGATTGTGAAGAATTTGTAGATTGGTTTATTGCCAAAGCCAAAGAGGAAGGTGCAGAAACCTGTATCTTCCTCGGAGACTGGCATCACAATAGAAACAGTATCAATCTAATTACACTGGATACGTCAATCCGTTGCCTAGAAAAACTAGGTGCGGCATTTGATCAGTTCTTTTGGTTTCCAGGAAATCATGATCTATTCTACAAGGACAAGCGTGAGATTCATTCTAGTGCGTTCGGTAAGCACATTCCAGGAGTTACCGTTGTAGACGGTATTACAACTCTTGATGATGTCACCCTAGTTCCTTGGCTGGTAGGCGATGAGTGGCGATCTATGCGAGAGCTCAAAAGCAAATATGTGTTTGGTCACTTTGAGCTTCCTTTGTTTTATATGAACGCAATGGTGCAGATGCCAGATCACGGTGAACTGCGCCGTGAAGACTTTGCGGGCCCCGACTACGTATTCAGCGGACACTTTCATAAACGACAGTCTAATACCAACATTGTCTACATTGGCAATGCGTTTCCGCACAACTATGCAGATGCATGGGACGATGATCGCGGTATGATGATACTCGAATGGGGCGGTAAGCCCGAATATCACATATGGGAAGATGCTCCTAAGTTTAGAACTATCAAATTATCAGACTTAATCGATCGCAAAGACGAAGTACTTAAGAGCAAGATGTATCTTAAGGTTAATCTCGATCTGCCAATTACATTTGAAGAAGCTAATTTTATCAAAGAAGACTTTCACAGCAACTACGACATTAGAGAAATGAGTCTTATACAAGAAAAGACCACACTTGAAGGCGTCGTCGACGATACAGTAGATGCAAAATTTGAATCCGTGGATCAGATCGTTACCGAACAGTTGATTAATATTGAGTCTGGGCAGTTTGAACAAAAACTATTGTTGGACATTTACAATAATCTATGACATTTAAAATAAAAAATATTACAGTTAAGAATTTTCTTAGCGTAGGTAATCAAACGCAAGCAGTTGATTTTGATAAAGAGCACCTGACCCTAGTACTAGGTGAGAACTTAGACCTAGGCGGAGACGACAGCGGAAGCCGTAACGGTACGGGCAAGACTACTATTGTCAACGCCCTGTGCTATGCGCTCTACGGAAACGCACTGACCAACATCCGCAAAGAGAATTTGATCAACAAAACCAACGGCAAAGGCATGTTGGTCACAGTAGAATTTGATGTAAACGGCATTTCTTACAGGATTGAGCGTGGGCGCAAGCCTAACATTTTGAAGTTTTTTGTTAATAATCAAGAACAGAAATCAGAAGTTGATCAGGATGATGCGCAGGGCGATAGCCGCGAAACACAAAAACACATAGAGCAATTATTAGGTATGAGCCCGCTAATGTTCAAGCATCTGGTAGCGTTGAACACTTATACCGAACCATTTTTGAGTCTTAAAGCGGCAGATCAACGTGAGATCATTGAGCAACTATTAGGCATAACTCTGTTATCAGAGAAGGCAGAGAGCCTTAAATTGCAAATGAAAGACACAAAAGATGCGATTGTTGCTGAATCTGCAAAGATTGAAGCTACTAAAACTGCCAACGAAAACGTTCAAAAGAGCATTGATAGCCTAGGAATTAAGAGTTCAGCATGGGAATCTAAGAAAGATAGCGACCTAGAAGGGCTGGGCAAAGCTATTGTACAGTTAAGTTCTGTAGATATTGAATTAGAAATTGGTCTTCATGAGCAACTTAAACTGTGGACTGAGAACAACAATAAGATCAAAGACCTTAATAAACAACGGGCTACTTTAGAATCTGCGCTAGGACAAGCTGAAAAGAGTGTGAAGAAGTACGCAGGTGAACTAGAAAAACTTGCTAATAAGACCTGTCATGCTTGTGAGCAAGAACTTCACGATCATAAGCACGGCGAAATGACCGCTGAAGCTACTACACACCTGGCCGAAGCAAACACGTACTTTGATAAAGTTACTAAAGACTTTAATAGAATACAAAAAGAAATCAAAGCAATCGGTGAATTGGATAAAAAGCCAACAACGTTTTACGAAACTCTGCAAGAAGCACTTGGACACAAGAACAATCTTGCTAATCTAGAGCGGGCACTTGAAACTAAAGTAACTGAACCAAACCCCTACGTAGAACAAATTGAGGAACTAAAACAAACTGCACTACAAGAAATCGATTGGAACTCTATTAATTCTCTAACAAAGTTTAAAGAGCATCAAGAATTCCTGTACAAACTGTTAACAAACAAAGATTCGTTTATCCGTAAGAAAATTATTGATCAAAACTTGACATTCTTGAACAAGCGTTTGGGCTACTATATTGATAAAATTGGTTTACCACATACAGTTATTTTCCAAAACGATCTAACAGTTGAAATTACACAGCTAGGACAAGACTTAGATTTTGATAATCTAAGTCGAGGCGAGCGCAATCGATTGATCTTAGGATTGAGTTGGGCATTCCGTGATGTTTGGGAAAACTTATATCAGCATGTGAACTTGTTGTTCATCGACGAGCTCATTGATGCAGGTATGGATGCCGCAGGTGTTGAAGCAGGCTTGGCAGTTCTTAAGAAGATGGCCCGTGAGCGCAACAAGAACATTTACTTGATCAGTCACAAAGATGAGCTAATCGGGCGAGTTAACAACGTACTTCACGTGATTAAAGAGAACGGATTTACCAGTTACTCAAACGATGTCGACTACGTAGAGGCATGAAGCTAAATCAGTACATAGAACTACATGAAAGATATATTTCGTTGTTGGTAGACTATCACAACGCATATACATCATGGGTTAAAAGTCAGTCGCTGGAAAAGACTTTGGTGTTGAGAAAGATTTTAAAAGAAATGCGTAAGGTACAACACGAAATGTGGGCTACTGCTAACGATGCAATGAAAGAATCTAAACAACGCAAGCGACAAAAATGGAACAGAGAACATAAGGAATAAAAATGTCAGAAACAATCCAAGCAATTAAAGATGCTGTAACAGCATGGGAAGCAGAAGATACAAAGTTTGAAAAAGGCAACTCAGCCGCTGGTACTCGTGCTCGTAAGGCATTAGGCGAACTAGGCAAATTGGTAAAAGCCCGTCGTAACGAAATTACAGTAGAAAAGAACGCCCGCAAAGAAGCCAAGGTAGCCTAAATGCGATTCAATTATTTTTTTGTAAAGGGATTCTACTCTCCGGATGAGGTCACTAGACTAAAAAATATCTTAATTAAGAATCAAGACAAAAATCAACCGGACGTACCTGCAAAGAATGTTGTTAAAACAGCCGAAGTGGGTATTGTTCCAATCCTTGCATTGCAAGAAAACATTGGTGGTATCTTGAATCTAATTAAAAAAGTTAATAAAGAAAACTTTGGGTTTGACCTCTATGACTTTACTGAGTACGATACTATAAATTATAATCAGTATAATGCAGATACCAACGGTGAGTATGGGTGGCATACAGATTTTCCTTTAAGTTTCTTTCATCAGATTAAACTTACTGTATTAGTAAATTTGAGTACAGAGCCTTATGAAGGTGGAGACTTTGAGATTTTTCTAAACGGCCCTATTCCTATTCCTGATTTTAAGGAACCGGGAGGAGTATTAATTTTTCCATCGTACATATCGCATAGAGTTACACCAGTGACAAAAGGATCTAGATCATCTATGAGCTTGTTTGTTACAGGTCCACGTTTAAGATAACATGGATTGGATTTACAATGGCATGGTGGTTGCAGAACTACCAGAAGATTGCGTGGGTTTTGTTTATCTCATTACCAACAATCTTACAGGCAGAAAATATATAGGCAAAAAATTAGCAAAGTTTGCAAAGACGACCTACAAGACTGTAAAGTTAAAGAACGGCAACAAGAAGAAAAAGAAAATCCGTAGTAAGATCGATAGCGACTGGCAAGAGTATTACGGATCTAATTTAGAATTAAACACAGACGTACTAAAGTTAGGCAAAGAAAATTTCACGCGAGAGATCCTGCACTATTGCAAAAGCAAAGCAGTATGCTCTTACATCGAGGCCCTTGAACAATTCAACCGCAAAGTATTAGAATCACAAGATTACTATAACGGACAGATCTCAGTCCGCGTACATGGCTCTCACATAATCAACAAAATCTAGGCTCAGTCTTACAGGATATGCTCGCACCGGCTTAAATCGGGTGCCTAGCGACAACCGGATAATAACGGGGACGGAAGCCTCTGCGCTGTACAGAGCACTTATCAACCATCCTTAACAGGACGACGATCGCTATGCCGCGATTTTGATATTTGAATAGAGTGAATAAGAGCTAAAAGAGGGGAGAAAAACCCCGGACTTAACGTATATGTTAGCGTATGTATGTTAGGTTACCGTCATAAAAAGACGTAGCTAGGGGTACAGGATGACCGCCTCAGTAATGCTACAACGCTAAGTGACTTGCGTACTCAGATAATGCCAAGTGAACTTTACCCGGTTATCTGGGTAAAGTGTGACCATTATATCTAGATAATACTTAAACATCTAAAGATGTTCTAAAAAATGCTCTGAGCGCAAGCGAAAGAGCAAGTGAACGCAGTTCACTTTTAACATAAGACATAAATATTCTTGCTGGAGAACGCAAAAATGAAAATAACTGAATTAGTAATGGAAAGCCGTAAAATTGATGAAGCTCCTATGGGCATGCTCAGTAAGTTTGGCAATAAAGTAATGAGTAAATTTGGTAGTGATACTTCTACTGGAAAGCTAAAGTCAGGTGATGTGGCTAATAAGTTATATTCAGCGTTCAATCAATATCTAGGTCAATCAGGACAACAGCCAACATGGCCTGTTGTTTCAAAATGGTTACAGTCAAACAAGTATCCTATCAAGATGGCACAGAAAGTAGTTCAAGGTGCTAAAGCAGATGCCGCTATTCCACAAGGTCCTAGCATGCTAGACAGAGCTAAGTCTGGTGCTCAACAAGTGGGTAATAAGATCAAGTCTGGTGCTCAACAAGTCGGTAATAAGATTAAACAGGGTGCAGAAAAAGTAGCCAACTATGCTATGGACAAAGCTGGCGCTCCTGGAGAGTTTGCTGAAGGTAAAATTAGTGAAGCCACCGGTGCTCCGCTAGATAAGAAAACACTTGAGAAAGTGTTTATGGCGGCCGCTCAAGAAGCCGCAGTAGTTGTTCAACAACGCAAGCAAGGTGGTGGACAACAGAATCAACGTCAAGGAAACAACGGACAGCAACAGCTATCTGTTCAACAGGGTGGTAAAAATCAAGGCGGAGATGCCAAGTTAGCGCAACGTGTTGACAATCTTGAAAAAGAAGTTGCCGCACTAAAAGGATCTGGCGAACAAAACGCCGCTTAAAAGAAAGGCAATCCGCTTTCTTTTGTAGTTTCTAGATTTCCCTTAATAATATTACTGATAATAATTCGATCGTTGGGCTCTAACAAGTACAACTGCTCAATGGTAATTCCGCCTCTCATATACCAACACATTTGATATAAGTTATTTTTTAAGGCTTCTACCTCTCGATCCATTTGATTGACATACTCAAGGATCTCTTCAGTTGTTAAAGATAGAAGCCTTATCCGAAAAAATTTGATTCGTCAAACGTAAATGGAACTTCAATAAATTCTGGAGCACCTTTTTCCTGCATTTCTGGAGTGCTGGCAATTGACAGAGGTTTCAGTTTGTTGTTAGAATTTAGGAGTCCTAGTCTATCTTTGATCTTTTCAAAGATAGCACTATCACATTTTTCAATAAACTCTTGAATAAACTCAGGTTCCTCAACTACACCTGCTGTACTTTCAATTTTATAAATTGCTTTACCGACAATAGAAATTGTCTTTTGGCTTAGTTTATTGAACGCAGACTTAAATGCTGTGAGCTTGTCTTCTTCTGATAGATTTTCGTCTCTAATAACAGATACCAGTCTCTGTGTATCAAATTCACTTATCTGTGCTTCTGCCTGTGCCTTATAGTTTAAGGGTTTGATATAGACTACTAACTCAGGTGTTACTTCAAATCGATCATCCCATTGAACTACGTTTTGCAAAGAATCTAAGACATTGTGAAGATCGACTTCATACTCAGACGGCTCATCCATTGTTGGGTGTGTAATGTTTAGTGACATCTTATTTCCGTAAGTAGCCAATCGGATAGCGCACAACATACAGTCTAAGTCAATCTGTGGTATTTCCCAAGCATTAACAATGTTAGGCATACAGCTTTGAATTACGTCTACAAGGGCCTGTCCGTTCATCAGTGCATCGGGCGTTTTAAATGTTAGCTCGTCTTTAGCAGTCATTGAGAATACAGGATATTCTCCAGTGATACTGATATTAATAGATCCCTCTGGATAGTATTTTCCACCGCTAGGTAACTTGATATAGATTTTAGGCTGTCTTAGTATGCTCAACAGCGGGTTAATTTTTACTGCTGGTACAGTTGTTTCAGGCATGTTTACACTCCGATAAATAATATGGCAATCTGATACACTTATTTATCTACGCATATAACCAGGAATTTTAAACCATGGCCGGAAAAGAAACAGTCAAAGGTACCTTTGGCAATGAACCAATTGAGTTAAACAATGCCGCGACGGAAACTACCTTATTCGCATTGTTAAAACTTGCACAGAAAGATAGTGCTGTCCTTGCAGAAATGGCCAAGAAGGCAGGTATTGATAGTAAAAAAATTCAAGAATCTCTAGACAAGCAAGGTGACGGTGGTGGTGGTGGTAAAGGCGGCGGACTGGGATTGTTAGGTGGCGCCGCAAATTTAGCTGGTGGATTCTTAATGGACATGGTCGGAGGTATTACTAAGACCATAGGCAACCTAGCCGCATTTGGCGAACAGCTAATGGACGGAACTGCCCGTGCCAGTGATTTCTTTAAGGCATTCAAAGACTTACCGTTAGGACTTGGAATGTTTGCACAACTTTTAGCCAGTGCTCAAAAGTTTATGGAAAAGCAAATAGATACCTATAGGACAATAAGTCAGACAGGTGCAGGCTTAACCAGTAGTCTAGGTGGGCTTAGAGTTCAAGCATTAGGACTTGGGTTAAACATGGATGAGTTTGCCGCAATGTTTGCTAAAAATCAAGATGCATTAGCACGCCTAGGTGGTAGCGCAAGTGCTGGTGCTAAAAATCTTGTAGCGATTAATAATTCATTAATCAACAGCAAAATGGGTACAACACTAATGGGGTTAGGTTACACTTTTAGTGAGATAAATGGCCTAGTTGGTGACTATATTGCTACGACCGGTGACGGACTTAAAGTGGGCAAAGATGTAACATCTGAACAACAGCGCCTTGCCAAAGCCGCAGGTGAGTACGGTAAAGAATTAGATTTCCTCTCTCGACTAACTGGAGAAAGCAGAGAAGCAATACAAAAGAAAATGCAAGCAGATGCTCAAGAAGCCAGTTGGAAAATGTACCTCGCAGGACTTCCAGAAGAGCAACAACGATTAGCAACACAAGCAGTTGAACGTGCTAGAATGTTAGGTGGTAAAGGCGGCGTTGATGCTATTAAAGCAATGTTTATGGGCTTTGCAGGACCTTTCAGTCAAGAAGGTCAAACATTTATTTCAACGATGAGCGGTGGTACACGAGCGTTGCAAGACATGGTTTCAGCTGTAAAAAATAACAAAAATGCCACCAACACAATCAATCAACTAGATGTCCTGTTTGCTAAAGGCATGGCATCAAACATTAAAGATCTTGAAAAATTTAGAACTAATATCATGGCCATGGGCCAGGGCAGTGAAGGCGGAGCTAAAGCACTTCTAGAAATACAAGAAGCCGCTAACAATTATATTGGTAAAGGAATGAAAGAAGAAGCCGCTATTAAGCAAGCTATTATTGATGCTCGTCAAAAGCAATCAGACGATGCTAAAGCCGCGGCAGCTCAAGCAAAAGTTGATCTTGCTATGAAACAGTTAGGTCAGCAATTAGTTTCAGCATTGCTTCCTATAATAGAATCTCTAAATAAAATAGGACTACAACTTATTAAGAGATTTTCAGATTTAGTAACACATCATTTGCCTGATATAAAAGACGCATTGAAGAAAGTAGCAGATTTTATTGAATATGCATTTAATGATCCTGAAGGCGCTTGGAAAAAAATAAGTGGTTGGTTCAAAGGCATGTTGGCAAAAATGCTAGAAACATTTAGTACAAGCTGGTTAGGTAGAAAATTATTTGGCGACGCGGCCGAAAGTTTAGGACGTCAGTCAAGGATTGAATCTTTACAAGGTATTGATCCGGTACGTAGGCAAGAATTAATAGGCAAGGGAGACTCGGCCTCGCCCAAAGAAAAAGAAGAATTAGCAGATATAAACAAGACAATTAGGGAAGGACGGTTAGCTCTTGCACAAGAAGTTCGTGATAAAGCTAAAGGATTTGTAGATGAGAGTAAGATATATGATACTCAAATAGAAGCTATGGCAAAAAAATACGGAAAAACTCATGCAGATATAATAAAAGAATCGCAAGTAGCTAACGGCGCCATGGAAAAAGAAGTATTAGCAGGCATAGACGACCTAAAGAAAAAACAAATAGAAAAGCAAAAACAAGCAAATGCGGAAGCTAATCAAATTGAGTTAGGTATCGGAGCCTTTGCTTCTATGCAAAGTATCAAAGACTATAAAGTAAAAGAATTTGCTTCAGGTACAGCAGGTTCTGGTAAACTGCTACAAGATTTTGGTAGAGAAGAGCTGGTAAAACTTCACGGCAAAGAAGCTGTACTAACAGAAGAACAGCTGACAAATTTAGCAAAAGGCATTCAACAAGCATCAGGTGGCACAACAGTAAAAGCAGAAATTGGACAGTCAGATTTAGTCGTAGAACATCTAATTACGTTAAATAGAGCTACAGCAATGCAGAATAAGATACTCGCTACTATGGTCGAGAATCAGCGTACAATGATTAACCGGGCAACCGGAAATAGACTAATGGCATAATAATATATGAGTTGGAAAAAATACTTTACCCCAGTTTCGACAGGCAACTTTGGCCCTATTAGTGGCCAGTCAGGTGCAAGCCCGCAACGTGCAAACTACAGCAGTTACTTGCCTGATGTTTACACAGGACATCCCAACAGACTAGAGCGTTATAGTCAGTACGATACAATGGACGGTGACTCAGAAGTTAACGCGGCCCTAGACATCCTAGCAGAATTCTGCTCACAGATCAACGAAGAAAACGGCACCCCGTTTGAACTTGATTTTAAAGATCAAGCTACTCCTACAGAAATCAAGATCCTTAAAAAGTATCTACAGCAGTGGACCAAACTTAACCTATTCCAAAAGCGTATCTTCAAAGTGGTACGCAATGTATTCAAGTACGGTGACAGTTTCTTTATTCGTGATCCAGAAACACAAGCATGGGTTTATGTAGATCCTGCCAAGGTTGACCGTATCATTGTTAACGAAAGCGAAGGCAAGAAACCTGAGCAGTATGTTATCCGTGACCTAAACATCAACTTACAAAGTCTAACAGCAACCAGTATCAACCCCAGCAATCAGAACAGTGGTATGGGGGGTGGTTCATCGTTTGGCACAGCCAATGCAGGCGGCTCACGCGGTATGGTAGGCGGTGCTACACCAAACGCTGGTAACCGTTTCCAAATGAATCAAAATCAACATCCTGTTGATGCAAAACACGTTATTCACATTAGTCTATCAGAAGGTCTAGACAACAACTTTCCCTTCGGAAACAGCCTATTAGAGAGCATTTTCAAGGTCTATAAGCAGAAAGAACTGCTGGAAGATGCTATTATTATCTATCGTATACAGCGAGCTCCAGAACGTCGTGTATTCTACATCGACGTAGGAAACATGCCAAGCCATTTGGCTATGGGCTTTGTTGAGCGTGTTAAGAATGAAATTAACCAAAGACGTATTCCTAGCTTAACAGGCGGCGGAACTAACCTAATTGACAGCAGTTACAATCCATTATCAATCAACGAAGACTACTTCTTTCCGCAGACAGCAGAAGGTCGTGGATCAAAAGTTGACGTGTTACCAGGCGGTACTAACCTAGGTGAGATTGACGACTTGCGTTATTTCACTAACAAATTATTCCGTGCCCTACGTATTCCTAGCAGTTATTTGCCTACAGGATCAGACGATGGCGGAAGTAACTTTAATGACGGCCGTGTAGGAACAGCCTATATTCAAGAGCTACGTTTTAACAAATATTGCGAACGCCTACAGAGTCTAATGAACTCAGCATTTGATCAAGAGTTTAAAACATACTTGTATTCAAAAGGCATTAACATCGATCCTAACCTGTTTGATGTTACATTTAATCCTCCACAGAACTTTGCAAGTTACCGTCAAGCAGAGATGGACGGAGTCCGTATCAACACATTTGGTAGCATTGTTGCGCTACCCTTTATCAGCAAACGCTATGCGCTAAAACGCTTCTTAGGACTCAAACAAGAAGAGATTGCAGAGAATCAAGAGATGTGGGAAGAAGAAAATCTTGACAAGACTAAGCCTATTAGTGCTTCTGCAGAACTGCGTTCAGCGGGCATTACAGCAGGCGGCATGGGCGGAGATATGGATAGCCTAGGACAATCAGACCCAGGTACTCCGGAGATGCAGGGCGCAGATGAAATGGATGGCGCTGGCAATGCCGCGATGGCTCCTAGCGCAGGATCAGCAGGTGGCGGCGGTAGCGGTGCACCTCAAGGTCCGATGTAATCTGGTAAATATAGACATGCTATTAAACGAATTCATTTACTTTAGTCCTGATCAAGAGGAAATGTCCGACAAAGGTCGTTACGATCCTTTGGATGATAAAACATCAATCCTGCATGATAAAGACACACGTAAGACCCGCTTGACACTACGCATGATAAACGATCTGCGCAGAGCAAGTGAAGCTAGAGAGCGTGAAACCAAAGAGAATTTGATAGTAGTACGCCAGATGTACGCAATGCCAACTGAAGAAGAAGGTGCCGCTCCGGCATAAAATAAACTCGTAGTTTAATTCAAAAAAATAAGACTTAAATATTTTAAACAAAATTCAATACAAACTTAGGAAAATATAACTAAGTTTCGTCACCTAAATGCCAAAAAGACTCGTTTTTGGCCTATTTCACATAATTAATATACGTGAGCTGTAAATATGCTTATATATTATTCACCCCTTGACAACCCAACAGGAGAAACCCGCAATGAATAAATTCGAACAACTATTAGACTATATCGTAAACGAAGAAAAGGAAAAAGCTGAAGAGCTATTCCATGAGATCGTTGTAGAGAAGTCACGTGATATCTACGAAAACTTGATCGCTGAAGAAGCTGAAGAAGACGAAGACGAAGACAAGAAAGAAGAAGAAGAACAAGAAGACGAAAGCGTAGAAGAAGCTTTTGGCATGGAAGAAGAAGAAGCCGAAGGCGATGACATAGGTGGCTCTGCTACCGATGATTTTGCCGCTGACACAGCAGATACAGAAGGCCCAGGCGCTGAAGACGGCGAAGAAGCTGGCGATGTAGATGGCGACGGTACACCAGCAACTGCTGATGATGTACAAGATCTAGCTGACGCTTTAGATGAATTGAAAGCAGAATTTGCTAAATTGATCGCTGGCGAAAAGCATGAGGAAGAAGAAGATCCAGATGTACATGGCGGCGCACTAGACGACATGGACGCAGGCGAAGAAGACGGCGAAGAATCTGATGACGAAGGCGAAGAAAGCGAAGGTAATCCTTTTGCTGAAAGTCGCACTCGTGTACGCGAGTATACAGAGAAAGTTGGCCAAGCATACGGTTCTGGCAACGGCATTTCTAACAAGTCTGAACAAGGCGACGGAAAAGCTGGTCCAATCAATGCTAACCCAAAGAACCGTCCGAGCGGTGGTAGCGTAAGCGCACACAACATTGCACAAGGTCAAACAGCCAGTGATTCAAATATCAAAGGCGGCGAAGGCTTAGTCGGTGGTATCAAAGGCAAGTTTACAAGCCCAAATACACACAACGTTGACGGTGTTAAGTCTGGTATCAAAACAGTAACTAAGCAAGGTGCTGGTTACCCAGGCAACAACAAAACAGCAGGTCCAGTAGGATCTGGAACAGGCGACAAAGCTGGTCAAACATCAGTTGGTAGCCCAAAGTCAGTTGTTGATCACAAACAAGGTTAATATCTAGGTGACTACCAAGATGCAATTTTTACGAGAACACCTTAGCTTCGACCAAGCTAATGCGGTCGTAGAGAGCGATGACAAAGACGGCAAGAGCCTTTATCTAAAAGGCATTGCCATCCAAGGCGGTATTCGCAATCAAAACCAGCGGGTTTATCCAGTCAAGGAAATCGAAATCGCTGTAAAGACTCTCAACGACCAAATTCAGAATGGTTATAGCGTTCTTGGAGAAGTTGATCATCCAGATGACCTTAAAGTAAATTTAGACCGTGTGTCCCATATGATCACTCAAATGTGGATGGAAGGTCCGAACGGATATGGCAAAATGAAAATTTTGCCTACTCCAATGGGACAACTAATTCGTGTCATGCTTGAAAGCGGAGTAAAACTAGGTGTTAGTTCGAGAGGCAGCGGTAACGTTGACGATCGCTCTGGCAATGTTTCCGAGTTTGAGATTATCACAGTTGATATAGTTGCTCAACCAAGCGCACCTGGTGCGTACCCAACACCCGTTTATGAGCATATCATGAACGCTCGTGGCGGATATCGTGCATTACAGGTAGCTAAAGAAGTGAAAGAAGATCCTAGGGCACAGAAGCACCTCCGTGAGGTGGTGTTGAGTATTATCAGTGGCCTTAAAGCCTAAGGAGAAATAAATGGACGCATTCAAACAGTTAGTAGAAAGTGGTGTGATCAGCGAAGAAATTCGTACTGATCTAGAAGCCGCTTATGCAACTAAGATTCAAGAGAATCGCGACCAAGTAACCGCTCAACTAAGAGAAGAGTTTGCCCAACGCTATACACACGATAAAGGTGTGTTAGTAGAGTCAATCGACAAATTAGTAAGCGAACGCTTAGCCGCAGAGCTAGGTGAGTTTGCGCAAGATCGCAAGGCATTGGCAGAAACCAAAGCTGAGTACAAGCGTAGAATGACAGCTGATTCTAAAACAATGGAATCTTTTGTTATGACTCAATTAGCCAAAGAACTTGTGGAATTTCAAAATGATCGTACAAAGGTCAGCGAGAATTTCCAAAAGATGGAACAATTCGTTATCAACGCATTGGCCAAAGAGATTTCAGAATTTGCACAAGACAAGAAAGACATAGTTGAAGCGAAAGTTAAACTTGTCCGTGAAGCCAAGAGCAAATTTGCAGAAGTCAAGAAAGAATTCATAAATCGTAGTGCCGAACTTGTTAAAGAAACAGTTAGCCGTCAACTAACAACAGAGTTACATCAGTTGAAAGAAGACATCGAATCTGCTCGCACAAGCAATTTTGGTCGCCGTATTTTTGAAGCATTTGCACAGGAATTTCAACATTCATACCTTAACGAAAAATCTGAGACAAGTCGCTTGTTAAAGATCGTAGATAAGAAAGAACAAGAAATTGCCGAAGCACAGGAAGCCGTTGCTAAAGTACAAGCCATTGCCGAATCCAAAGACCGCGATCTTCGCGTTACGAAAGATTTAATGGAACGTGCAAAAGTAATGAGCGAACTATTAGCACCTTTAAGTGCTGAGAAGAAGGGTGTCATGAGCGAACTATTAGAGTCTGTACAGACAACAAAGTTAGCTAATGCATTCGACAAATACCTACCCGCAGTAATGGAAGGCGAAAGTCGTAAACAAAAGCAAGTTATTGCCGAAAGCAAGACACAAGCATCTGTTACTGGCGATCGTGAGGTAAAAAATCAGCCTGAGGTAGGCTTTGACAACATTGTAGACATCCGCAAGTTAGCGGGTCTAGCAAAGTAAATTTAAGGAGAAAATGATGTCACAACTTCTGAACGAAAGATGGTCAGAAACCAAAGAAGCCCTATTAGAAGGGTTACAAGGGAACCGTCGTGCCTCCATGCAAACATGCTTGGAAAATACACGCCGTCACCTAATTGAAAGTGCAACAGCAGGTGCTACATCTGCAGGTAACGTTGCAACACTTAACCGCGTAATCCTACCAGTGATTCGTCGTGTTATGCCTACAGTCATTGCTAACGAAATCGTTGGCGTACAACCAATGACTGGCCCAGTTGGTCAAATCCATACTCTACGTGTTCGTTACGCAGACAATGGCTCTGACGTTACAGCTGGTGAAGAAGCATTGAGCCCATTCAAAATTGCTCAAGCCTATTCTGGCAACAATGATGCTACATATCCAAAGGCGCAGACAACAGCGGCGATGGAAGGTACACCAGGTAAGCGCATGAGCATTCAAATCTTGAAGGCACCAGTCGAAGCCAAGTCACGCAAGCTATCAGCTCGTTGGACTTTCGAAGCCGCTCAAGATGCACAAGCTCAACAAGGTATTGATATCGAAGCAGAAATCATGGCCGCTTTAGCACAAGAAATTACTGCTGAAATCGACCAAGAAGTATTGGCTTCACTACGTAGTTTAGCATCTGTTGAAGAAACATATGACCAGTCATTAGTTTCTGGTACAGCTACATTCGTTGGTGACGAACATGCCGCATTGGCAATTCAGATCAACCGTGTTGCTAACAAGATTGCTCAACGCACACGTCGTGGCGCTGGTAACTGGGCTGTTGTAAGTTCACAAGCACTTACAATTCTTCAGTCTGCAACAACATCTGCTTTTGCACGTACCACAGAAGGTACATTCGAAGCACCTACAAACACTAAGTTTGTTGGTACATTGAATGGTGCAATGCGCATTTATGTTGACGCATATCTAAGCGATACAGGTCAAGATGCAAACCAAGTTCTAATTGGTTATAAAGGTCCTAGCGAGGCAGATGCTGCCGCGTTCTATTGCCCTTATATTCCGTTGATGAGCTCTGGTGTTGTTCTAGATCCAGCAACATTTGAACCAGTAGTTGGTTTCTTAACACGCTACGGCTATGTTGAGTTGACAAACACTGCTTCATCATTGGGTAACGCCGCTGACTACTTAGGTAAGGTTTCGATCGTATCTAACAACGTAAGCTTCAAGTAATCCAAGGCTTTAAAGCAAATAAAAAGGACTCTTCGGAGTCCTTTTTGTTGACCACAATAAATATACTGTCCGATCCGGACTTGTTGCGGTTCCCATCCGCGCAGTGGCTAGAACCCACATACATTAAGGAGAAATTAAAATGGCAAAAGGTATGAAAATCTCGAGAGCAAACACTCTACAAGTAGACCAAACAATCAGCCCAATTCAATTTACGTATGCCGCAAGCACAACATCAAGTGCTACTGTGTATCGTGGCGGTACAGGCGGATTTACATCAGGTACAACAAGTCTAGTAATTTTAACAAATTACAAAACTGCCGCAGGTGTTGCAAAAACTGACGGACAAATTACCCGTCAACGTGGAGCCTATCAGTTTATGTGTCAAAGCATTGCTGGCGGCGCCGCAACATTGACTACCTGCGTATTAGTAGGTGGCTCAAGCCAACCAACATTGGCCGCAAATCAGATGTATATCAAAGCAGTTAGCCCAACTGGTACATTGTTTTACGCAACACGTATCACAGATCGCTATGTCTGGAATGGCACAACACGTTATCCATATGTGCTAGGTACAACAGCCGCAGTGAACTATGCTGACTCAACATCAACAAGTGGTGTTGTATTGACATCAGGTGGTAACACTTTTGACGACGTCTACGCAATCGTAGAAGGCGCTTAATTAAAGGACTCTTAGGAGTCCTTTTTTACATGTTAGAAATAAAATCAAGTCTCGACTGGAATTCCGTAGAAACAGAAATTAAACAACTTGGTAAAATGCTACCAATGTTTCAGCACGATATTAAAAAGTTGTGCGATACAGTACGTCCAGAAATCACAAAACTCAGTAATCTAGAAGTAGATCATAGGCGAATACGTAGCACAGCTACGCATAGATATTGCCAACAGCAAGTAAACAAAATCAACGAAACTCTTAGACTTTTTCAGAAATTTCATTTAATGGCCTTACTTGCACAGTAGGTAAATACTGGTATGCCAGAATTTTTCTATCCACGCTCAATAGTCCAATATGCAGAATATCCTGAGACGCACATCAGCTGGACCAACGATCAACAAGATAATACAATAGTTGATAACCCAAGTTACAATCTCAACAATCCAACAAACGGTTCTGGAAGTTACAATGTAATAAGCACTACGAAACCACTAACACATGTGGCAAACCCTACACGCGGCCCTAAATTAGATAAGACATACTATTTGAAATGCACTGATTTTAACATTGGAAATTTACCTAATACAATCACAGGCATAACACTACACATCAGCAGTCAAAGAAATCAAAAGATCATAGACGAAACAGTATGCTTGATTTATGATGGTGAAGTTATTAGTGATAATAAAACAAATCTTTCAGCAGGGCACTATAGTGTTGAAGGACACATGAAGATTGAAAATGATGCATCATATGGTGGCCCACAAGATCTATGGGGCGCTACTATTACAAAAACCATGCTCCAAGATTCAAAATTTGGAGTGTTGCTGAGATTCAGCAGTAATCCAATGCGTCCCCACAAAGAAGGAATGACAATATATCAAATCGTTCTCGAAGTAGGCCCTAATAATTACTTTGCTTTTGAAGAAAATTCTGATATTGAATTTGTTACAGAACATGCGATAAACGAGTTAGTTTTTGTCAACGAGTAAAAATAAATAAAGGGTAAAGGAATAATCATATGACTACAAATGTCGTTCGCGTACCAGGCAACTATACAATACAAGCGTCACCTACTATTACGCTAGATCCTAGCGGAGGTACAGGCCTGTTTACTGGTACCGTGGTTATTACCGGTAGTCTTAATGTGTTAGGTCAAACAACACAGGTTGCATCTACTAATGCACAGATTAAAGACAACGTGTTAGTTTTAAACTCAGGCGAAACTAATTCATATGTTACACTAGGTACTTCTGGTCTAATTATTGACCGTGGTAATGGCGCTAACTTATCAAATGCCGCAACATTATTATACAATGATGCTGTGGGTCTTGACGGATTTACATGGCATACTTCAGATATTTCTGGTAGAGGTATTTTTGAATTCAAAGCCGCAGGCGGTGTAAGTGCAGTACGTGTAAATGCAATTCGCATAGACGAAAATTCCGCTCCTCGAGTAGGCGGCTACCCAAGATTAAACATTTTTGGCAGCGATAATGCTGGAGCAGTTATTAGCGTAGCAGGAACAGCCAATTATGAAACTCGTGTTATTGACAAAGATGATATTCCAAATAAGGCCTATGTTGATATACAAATTGCCGCCAACCAAGCATCTGTTGATAACATTAGAAAAATTAAACAAGGCCCGGCTGGATCTGAAACTTTTGTACAATTAAACGACATAAGTGTAACAGGACAACCTAGTAATATTATATTAGGTATCAATCAATTACCTGTTGCTGTAATAAGTCAAGGATCTGTGCTATTTCCAGGATTGGCATTTACCAATCAAACTATTACAGCTCTATCAGGTAGTGGAACAGCTGATCTATTTCTAGAACCGACAGGTCAAGGATCTGTTATCCTACGTAAGGCATTACGCATTACTAATCAGAACTTGCCCCCAATATCAAACACAAACACAACTGCGATTTATACAACAGGAGTCGTAGGAGCCGGTGGTACAGGAATCTATTACTTAAATAAAGACGCATCGGGCGAATTTATATCTCGCAAACGTGCGATAATTTACGGATTAATATTTTAAGGACAGGACATGGCAATAACAAGCAAACAAATAACAGTGGCCGGAAACCCTCCGACACAGGTATATCAGTCAAGTGGACAGAACGCAATAACTACCATGGTTATTTGCAATACCTCAACAGTGGTCAACACACTAATTGATGTCTACATCGTATCAGCAGTAAGCGGATTAGCCGTTGGTCCTCAGACACAAATTATTAATCAAGTTCCTGTACCAGCTACAGAAACATTTGTAATGGACACTGAAAAATTTATCTTAGAAGATCAGGATAGCATCAGCGTAAGATCAACTGCCGCAGGCGCAATTACTGTAACAATAAGTACCGTGAGCACAGCCTAATGAAATTCGTTAAACGTCTAATCTTAAACAAATATCGTCCAGCAAGTCAAAATTTTGTTGTTGAAATTGACGGTAAAATAACTACGGATTCTAAAGCAGAATTGCAACTTCCTTCCGGATCTACAGCTCAACGAGCACAGACTTTTAACAACGGCCAGATTAGATATAACAAAGATTTTAATGAAATTGAAGCATACATAAATGGTACTTGGGAGTTTTTAAGAACTCGTAGACAGGGCAATGTACAGTTTCAAACAGTTGGAACAGGTGATTATGTAAACTCGGTATACGGACCGTTAAGTGTTCGAATTGATTCTGCAAAACCACAAAATGTAATGTTGTATGTTGAAAATGTCTATCAAGTTCCCACAGTGAATTACACATTAGTAAATGATTTTGTTCAAACTAAGGCCACAGTTGGTGTAACAAATCCAGGGGTTACAAACATCACTCTTGTTGATAAAGTTGACATACAGGTGGGATCAGCGGTAGGCGGTGACGTAGGTATTGCTCCAGGAACCACAGTTCTTAGCATAAGCACAAACACTAACGCAGTACGTATTAGTTCTGCAACACTTGGCATTGTTAATGCAGGATCATTTTTGACATTTACTTTCTCAACAGGAACTTATGCTGTATTCACCAGTCCTGTGCCAGCTAAGCCTGTATATGCTCTCATTGGTTTTGACGGTTACTATCCTCCTTTTAATACTTAATGGTAAATATATGTGATGCTGATTACCAGCAGAACATACTGTGGTAAACCCGCAATGTAAGGTGGTTATCCGTGTAACACGGTGTATTGAGGAGCTTCTATGGCCGTAGGTCGAATTACAGGCCCGTTACTTGCAAGTAATTTGCTACGTGACGGTGTAAACTTAGCAGTTGAAACCAACTTGCTCTATCTTGATGTGGCAACAGGTCGCATCGGCATTAAGACAGCATCCCCCCAATACGATTTAGATGTAAATGGAACAGCCAACGTTGGCAGTTTAATTGTTCAAAACACATCTACATTTGGTCTACTAACAATCACAAAAACCGCAAGTAGCGGTACCATTGGATCCACACTGGGTCCTATCCATGTAAAGCCTGCTCCAGGCAACGAAATCAAATTAGATGCTGACACCACAGTAGACGGAAACTTACACGCTACTGGTAATATTACAGCAGACGGCAATATTGTTCTAGGTAATCAGCTAGGAGTTGATACTCTAACAGTTGGTGCAGAATTCCTTTCTAGCCTAATACCAAAAACACCAAACACTTATGATGTTGGTAGTCCAACTAATAATTGGAAGAATGGTTACTTCCAGCAAGTTCAAGCAGGCAACCTAGCTGCCTACGGTAGCACAATTACTAACCTATTGGCCAGTCAAGGTATTGACATAGCACCAAAAGGTGGCCCACTGAATGTACGCGGTGAGATTCGTGTATGGGGTCAAAATCCTTTAGGTACTGCACCTGTTACATCAAACATACTGTATGTTACTGAAGACGGTAGCGACACTAATGATGGCGGCGCAATGGACCCAAGTCGTGCTTGCCGTACAGTAAGCGGTGCAACTAAGAGTCCTTTATATAAAGAAGGAACAAGCATCAAAGTTGCTCCGGGTCTCTACAGAGAAAATAATCCTGTCCTGTTAAAACAGTATACATCTGTAATTGGATCTGATCTACGTACAACACTAATTGAACCAATGAATAAGACACAAGACTTATTCCATGTTCAGTCAGGATGCTACATTGCTCAATTGATGACATATAATGGTCGCTCTGGAAGATTCCCAGGCGGCCCTGGCTATGCACCTGGTACTAACAGAGGTGCCTACGCTACAGCGTTTCCTCCGCAGGTTAACGGAACAAAGATTGATCTGTTCCACAGTCCATATATTCAAAACGTTACTAATCAATCAGGCCCTTGGCTTTATGATGGTACAATGTTTGTACCAAATCAGACAATTCAAATACCGGAAGCAATTGGAACAGCTACATACCCACCAAATACAACAACATTTACTGTTACCTTAAGTACAGGATCTGTCTATGTTGGCCAATCTATTAACGGTGGCCCCCCTGCTCCTGGATTCCAAAATGCTCGCACATTGATATTGGCAAATAAGGCATTTATTCAAGAACAAACAGTTGCCTATGTTGATCAAACATACGGCGGACCTTTCCAGTATAATGCTGTTAAGTGCGCCCGCGACACAGGATTAATTGTTGATGGCCTGGGACTAGACTTAATCTATCAAGGAACAAGTCAGTCAGTATTTTCTGGACTTCAGTATTGGAACCAAGCAAATACACCAACTCAGATTCCTGGAGAGGTAACAACAACTACAAATGCATTTAACTATATCAGCGGTCTTGCACAGCAGATTGTTAGAAACATTGTAATTGCGGCACCTTATCAAAATACTCTAACACAGGTAACAAATCTTCCTGCAGGCGCAGTTGGTGATTCAACTCGTATTGGATCGTTGTTTACAACTGTAACTAATATTATCACTTATGGTACTGCAGGAATAACTGACAAGATTATTCCTAACGGTACTACAATTACTTCTAACACCAGTACTGTTGCCGCATATAATCTATTGCAGGCAAATAAAAATTTCTTAAAATCAGAAGTTATTGCATGGATTAACGTTTTTAGTCCTGGTAGTTTTGTCTACGATAAGAACAAGTGTAAAAGAGATCTTGGATATATCATAGATTGCATATCGTTTGATTTATTGAGAGGCGGAAATAGACAAGCTATTCAAGCTGGCACAGTATACTACGGATATAACAGTAGCAGTACTGCTATTCCTAACGAGATTGCACAGACAACCATGGCTTATCAGTACATGAAGTCTGTAATAAGTGCTGTAGTACAAAGTCAGCAGTTAACATCTTTCTATCAAAGTAAAATTACTCAAGTATTAGACAATGCTAACCCAGGCTCAGCAACAGCGGCCGCAACTATTAGTTCTAACATTGATCTTATCACTCGATTGATCACAGTTGGACCAGCCGCGGCACCCAGTCTAGTTCCTATCGGCCTAACACAAACCTCTACAACTGGATTGCTAAATGCCTACGCATTACTAAATGCAAATAAGAATTTTATCAAAGCAGAAGTTATCGCCTACACAAACAGCTTACCTAACTTTGTCTACAACAGAGAAAAATGCAAAAGAGACGTTGGTATTATTCTAGAGAACGTTACTTTTGACGCCCTGTTTGGCGGCAATGCCAAGGCCATTGAATCTGGTCTTGCATATTTTGACGGAGTAAATTCTGTAATCGCTGGACAGGAAACACAGAGTGTCGGCGCCATCAACTATGTTAAAAGTTTAACTAATTCTATTATTGTCAACATGCGAGCTCCTAATCTTTTAGGAACTACCGCAACACAGGCTCAGGTAATCAACTATTCATTCCCAGGCGGAAGCGTGGCGCAAGAATCATTAGATAATGCCTTTGATACAATTACAAATATTATCACTAATGGTCCAAGTGTTGCTCCTAAGAGTTTCTTAGGTTCCGCTCCGGATCCTCATTATATGAGCGCAGAAATTCTGTTGCAAGCCAACCGTTCATTTATACAAGAAGAAGTTGTAACATATATCAACCAACAATTTTTGCCGTTTGCATTTAATACAGCCAAGTGTCGCAGAGACAGCGGATTAATTGTTGATAGTATTGCATTAGATTTATTGTTTCCGACTGCAACAGACAGCCAAAGCAACTTTGCTGGACTACAATATTGGTCACAGAGTAGCTATACAGGGTCAATTGCAAGTGAATTAACTACAACAACTAATTCTATTTCTTATCTAAGCAGTCTGGCTCAAAAGATTATTTTAAATGATGTGTCTGGTCCTCGCTATCAATCAGTATCAACACAAAATACATCAGTTGCTCCTAGTACAGCTGAAGTTGCCGCGTCTATCGGTGAAAATTTTAGTTTAATCTTAGATATCATAAACAATGGTACAGTTGGAGTCACTGACAAGATAGTACCAAGCGGATCAGCAACTAACGATCCTAGAATAGTTCATGCCTATACTCAGTTACAAAATAACAAAGGCTACATGCAAGCAGAAGTTGTTGCGTTTGTTGAATCAACAAAGACAGCCGGCTTTGTTTACGATCAAGCCAAGTGCTCACGTGATGTAGGCTACATGGTCGATAGTATAAGTTTTGACTGCTTATACGGGGGCAACCGCCAGAGTATCATGTCAGGTGTTGACTATTATAGTTTTAGTGCAGTATCATCTGTACAAACTCCTGCAGAGACCACAGCAACTATAGCCGCATACACTCGTTTAAGTGATATTGTTTCGGGAATTATCACTGCCACTCCTGTAGGCCGTAGTCTTAATAATTTGATTGATCAGGTAATTGATCTTCCACCAGCTACCAGTACAGAAGTAACTTTAGCCAGAGCTAAGATTGCAAAAATATCAAATATCATTACTAACGGTCCGAGTGTGGCTTCGACACTGACTCCGATTAGTCTAACACCAAGTACTAATGAAAACGTTAAACGTGCCTATGCATTGTTAGAAGCCAATAGAGATTTTATTGCAAATGAATTGGTGCAGTTTACTCAAAATACTTATAACGGTGGCGGCTTCCAATATAATCAAGCCAAGTGCTCACGTGATACAGGCCTATTGGTTGACGGATTTATAACTGACCTGGGATGGTCCGCCAACGGCTATACCAATACCACATTCGCTGGACTACAATATTGGAACCAATCTGGCTACACAGGTATAATTGGCACCGAATTAACTACTACCACTAACGCAATAAATTTTGTAAAAACAATGACTAAAGAAGCCGTTGTTAATACAGTAGGTGTTCGTTATCAAAATACTATTACTCAAATAATAAATTTACCATCTGCTACACTATCTGAAGCCAGTGTCTTAGACACTGAGTTTAAAATAATCACTGACATTTTAACTACAGGCACAGTTGGCATATCGGACAAGGTTGTTCCAAACGGTTTGGCCATAGTTTCCGCCAATGCTCAAAACGCCTACAATATCTTGCAAACCAACAAGGCATATTTCCAAGCTGAGGCAATTGCGTTTGTTGAAACAACCAAGACATCTGGTTTTGTATACGACAAAACCAAATGTGCTCGCGACGTAGGCTACATGATTGATTCTGTTTGCTTTGATTTACTATGGGGCGGAAACAGACAAGCTATTACCAGTGGAGTCTATTACTATTCGTTCAGCGGACCATCGGCTATTCCTGGAGAAAATCAGCAGACACTTGCGGCTTATCTACGGCTAGGTGAAATCCTTGGAGATATTATCACCAACTCTCCAATACAGGTTAGCCAAGGCAATCTAACACCTCAACAATTTAACAGTTCTCCGGCAGTGATCGAAACAGCATCTGCATTAGACGCAATGGTTAGATTGTTATTAGATATCATCAACAACGGACCATCGGTTGTGGGTGAAAAAATGCCAGTTAGCCTAACTCGTAATACAGATCAAAATATTATCAATGCCCAAACGCTATTGACATTGAATAAACAGTTTATCAGAGACGAAATTATTGCCTATGTTAACAGTTCATTCCCTAACTATCAAGGCAACAAAGGCTTTAACTATGATCAAGAAAAATGCTACCGCGATACAGGATTAATTATTGATGCGATCAGTCAAGATTTATTAGTGGGTGGCAATAGAAAAATTATAGAAGCAGGTGAAAGTTATTGGACGGGCGGCGTTAATGTTGTCTACGATCAGCTTCCTCAATTCAATGCCGCACTGACTTATCTTAAATCTCTATCATTGCAGATTGTACAAAATCAAACAGTGACAGCATTAGGAAATGCTCCTCAAACTATTAACACATACTTTGGTGGCGGTATCTATGCCATTGACAATATCAATAGATTGATAGATACATTTACAACTATTGTTACTAAAGGTCCTGCATTTAGTCCAATTGGATATGAAGGTGCAGGTGCATTTTCTGCACTAAGTCCAACATCAGCCGACTACACGCAAGTTGCTTCAACAGTTCTACAAGCTGATAGCTTAGGTTCTAAACAATATCGAATTACATTGGATGTTCCAACTCAAGGTCCTGGTATCAACCAGACCATATACTTTGGTCAAACATCAGTTTATCCTTTACAAGACAAAGACGTACCAGATATATATTCCGATCGAAAAGTTGATCCGTGGGGATCTATTGGTGGCTCATTAGTAGATGGTGGTGTGATTAGTGATCGTTCACCAATTCAATCTTTCGTTTATGATGCGTTTACGCAAGTTAACCAAGGTGGTATCGGCATCCATATTACAAACAACGGCTATGCACAGCTGGTGTCTGTGTTTACGATTTTCTGCGGTACTTCTGTACTGGTAGAGAACGGCGGTATTTGTTCTATCACTAACTCAAACGCCAACTTTGGTGACTACTGTCTAGTATCTAAGGGCTACGGCAAGCGTAGTTTCTTTGGCGAAGTTACTAACCCACCAGTACTACCTTACTATCCAAACGGATTCTTCCCACAGAACCAACGAGTCGAAGTGTATTGTCCAGATCCTGCAGACAGACCACACATTGGTCAAGTTATGGAAGTCGAAGTTCCTGAAACTTATAGAAATGCACAGGGTCTTCCAGGATTCTTATCAGCAATCGTTAACACTGGTACACTGACTACTGGCAGTATTAGTATTAGCGGTATTGACACAACTGGTATTGTTATTGGACAAAGCCTATATGCACGTGACCAATTTGGTAGCTATAGAGATTTATTTGGTAATCTATATATTAGTACAGGTACAACTATTACTGATGTTAACTTCAAAGAGATATCACTTAGTCAGCCTATTAACGCAGGTGGCGGCGATCCAGCTAACGTTAATTTCTTTACCATGTATGTTACAGGCAATGCCTATTACACTATTAGAGGAAGTACATTAGCGCCTGATCCTATTACTCCGGGCACAAAACTAATTGGAGCAAGTGCAACTGAGCAAGGAAATGATCAAACGATTGAAGAGATTCAAGCGATCACCTATCTAAATTCTCTAACAAACAGCATTGTATCTAACAAGTTAATCAATGCATTTCAGTCAACTATAACACAATTTACAAATATTGCCCTAGCAACAGGCGGACAATCAACTGTAAGAATGGGACAACTGTTTACAACTTTAGAAAATATAATCAACACTGGCCCAAGCGCAGTTCCTACGATTGCAAAAACAGGAATAGTAGCACCGGGTGCAAAAGATTCATCTTCATTGCTAAGATCAAACAAACTGTTCTTGCAAACTGAAATTGTAGAATATATTAATAGTTTGTATTTTGTTTACGATCATGCTGTCTGCAAACGTGACCTAGGATATATTCTAGATAGTTTTGCATACGATGTAGCCTTCCAGTCTAATTATCAAGCTATTAAATCTGGACAAGCATACAATAGAAATGTTGCAGGTAGCAAGTACGTTTTAGAAAACGAAAAGGCACAGACTACAGATGCAATTAGCAAACTAGGTGCAATCACTAACCAGTTAGCTGGTATTAGCACAGTTACATCTGCTATTAGTGTTATTAACTTAGACTCTATCTATATTCAAAATATTATTAATGCTGGAGACGGCGCGGGTCCTGCATACTCTATGCCAGCTCCTGCAGGATTGGATTCAAGCATTGTCGGAGCCATCAGTTTAATTAATAATAACATATCTTTTATCACAGAAGAATTAATTGGATGGATCAACTACACATATCCAGTGTTTACATATGACTCAGTTAAGTGTAAGAGAGATATGGGTTACATTTTAGATGCTGTACACTGGGATACCTTGTTAGGCACAAACTATCGTGCAGTAAAAGCTGGTCAAGCATATTATCTTGGCAATGCAGGTAATGTATTAACCTATGAAAAATCTGCAACGATTGCGGCATTTAATTTTATTAAATCGAGTGCATTATTATTGCCAGCAGTGGTAGCAAGTCCTGTAGCAACAACTGCCTTGAATACTGATATTGCAACAATCAATAACATATTGCAAAATGGAGTAAGCGTATCACCGACTGTGACCTATACACTACCTTCAAATATTGCGTCTGGATTTGATAGTGCAAGTTTATTATTGCAAAATAATATTGCATTTATTCAAGCAGAAGTAGAAGCCTATGTATACACAACTTATACAGCAGGCGGCTTTGTATATGATCGTACAAAATGCAAACGTGATGTTGGTTATCTAATGCAGGCGCTTATCTATGATATCACTTATGGTGGAAACTCTATGAGTGTTGATGCGGCCCTGCAATATTTTGATAGTGCGAACAATAATGTCAGCACTATTCCAAATGAAGAAACACAGACTGTTGCGGCCATTAACTATATTAACACAATTTGCCAACGCATTATAATTAACTTGTCTCCGTTAGTGTCTTATCAGACCAGCAATATTGTCGCTCAATATAAGAACGGTTCTTACATCAACGGAGCAAATGCAAGTGCTACAGTGGCATTGCTAATTACAGAAATGAGTAACATTGTTGGTAGTGGACCTAGATCGGCTCCTATTATTACAACGCCAGACATAAGTTGGGTAAATGCAACAACACTTGCGGCTGGCGTTGCAATTAACGCAAATGCAAATGCAATCGCAAGCCAGGCTATTACTTACATTGGTCAAAATTTTGATGTGTTTACATACGACCAAGCCAAGTGTCGTAGAGATATAGGTTATGTATTACAGGCTCTAATATATGACTTGACCTACGGAGGAAACTGGCAGACTGTTGACTCTGGAAAATTGTATTGGAACGGAGCAACATCGTTGATTCCAAATGAACAAACACAGACCATTGGTGCATGGAATCGCATGCTGTATTTGCTGGGACAGATTATTCAAAATCAAAATCCTGCAAACAGCTTCCAAGCAACCTACAGTCAGTTTACCAATGGTTCAATAACCAATGGAGCAAATGCTCTGCCTGGCTTAACTAACCTAATTGGCATATTGACTAGAATAATCCAAAACGGTCTAGGCTATGCTCCTGCTATTGTATATCCAAGCGTGTCACAGGCCACTCCTGTCCTGCGAGGAATATACAACATTATTCAATCGCAAAAGACTGCTCTAATAAATCAGGTAATTACATACATTGATGGAAAGTACAATGGATTTGAATATAATCAAGCTCTATGTAAGCGTGACGTTGGATACATCCTTGACGCTGTTGCAGCCGATTTAGAAAGCGGTGGCAATTATAATACTGTATTAGCTGGTCAAAGTTACTATGCTCGTGCAGGAACACATCACTATGTTGAATTAGAAGATAATATTACAGATGCCGCTCTGTTCCCAGACAAGGCATTGTTGAATTTCTATCAACGTTCTTACATGTCAGCTTCTGGCTACTTGTTTGAGTATGTTGGTGCTGGTTCTAACTATGGTGCATTGCCACAGATAGGGCGAGCAGATCCGATACAAGAAAGAGAAACCATACAGTTGAATAACGGTAAGGTGTTCTTTACATCAACAGACCAAAACGGTGACTTCCGTATTGGCCCAGGATTGGTAATTAGCCAGGCAACTGGTGTGTTATCAGGACGTACATTTACTAAGTCATTGTTTGCTAACTTGACACCGTTCATCTTGGCAATTGAAGGAATATAAGGATAATATAACATGGCATTAATTCCATTAAACGTATTCAAGACAAAAACTTTTGTTTTGACTACACAAACAAATACATTTGTTTACACAGCACCCGTTGGAGTTACATCAATCGTATTGATGGCAAACGTATCTAACGTATCAACAGCAACAACAGCGGCTGTAACTTTTGCACATCATAGGAATCTTCCGGTCCTACCTGATGCCCAGGGCAACGGAGGGCAAGCGGCAAACGTTACCACAGAAATTGTTTCAGGATTTCAAATTCCTCCGCAAGATGCGTCAAACATGTTGCCAGGTAAAATGATTATTGAAAGTTTAGATAGTGTTGTTGCGTATGCTGATACTACCAACTCATTAAAATTAACTCTAAGTATCTTAGAAACAGCTAACGCATAATAGGAATTAACGATGCCATCATTACTAAGCGGTCGTGTAAAATTAATTAGTCCAGGCACTAATTACACGGTAATCAACAACTATATCAGTCTAGGCCAAGCACAGGCTGGTTTGGGTTCCTCACCTACAACAAACACTGGTTACACCTTAGTAATTGGCCCTAACGGTCAGGCAACATACACAAATACACTTGGTCAAATTGCGTTTAGCACTGGTACTATCACATCGCAGGCACCAACTGGCGACTTAACTCTTAATCCAAGCGGCACAGGTACAATTACACTTAATGGTCCTGTTAATATTCCTCAAGGTATTCAAGGTAGTGGTTTCAAAACTGAAGCAAAACGTGCTACAACTGGAAACGTTTTACTTAACCAATCAACATCAACAGTAGTATATGACGGATATCATGTAGATTATTTAGACCGTTTATTGGTTAGAGCACAAGATGACCCAAGAGACAATGGTATCTATTATGTTTATACATCAACGTTTGCTACTAATGTTGTTACCACACAGGTAAACTATACTCAAAATAGTTACACAGCTACAACTTATAACGTAGGTGATGCAAACAATCTAGTTGCAGGTAGTACACTTACCAGTTTGTTTATTGGTCTTAACACAAAGATTGTTCAAATATTAGACAGCTCAACATTCTTAATGAGCAATCCTGCATTGGGAAATATTACTGGTGCAGTTTCTACAGCGTCAAGCAAAGGCCTAACAAACGCTGTAACACTTTCAAGATCAACAGATGCATACACAACTGGTGGAATAAAACATATTGTTGTTCCTATCGTTGGTGGTACATATGAAGGTAGACTATTTTATACATCATTCTTGGCTACGCAGGTAGTTGGGGTTGATCCAATCAACTGGTATGAGATCGTTGATAGTACTTCTTATCAAACTGTCTACAACAAATATTTAGAAAATTCAACTATTGGCCAATATTTGCCATCTACTGGTAAATTTACAAACCTAACTGCAATAAACACAGCAACGTTTACTAATGCAACTGATTCTACAGCAACCAACAACGGTGCAGTGATAGTAACTGGCGGCGTTGGCATCCAAAAGAGTCTATTTGTTGGCGGTGCTACAAACATTCAAGGCAGTTTGAATGTAAACAGCCAAGCAAATATCAATCCAGCTGATGCAACAGTATCTATCCAACCAACTGGAATTGGCACAGTTACGATTAATCCAGCTACCAAAGGCACCATTAATAACATGGACATTGGTAACAGCATTGCTAAGAATGGTACCTTTGTAAATCTAACAGCTAATAATCAATTATTAGTAACATCAACAGCACAGTCTACCAGCACAACAACAGGTGCTGTGCAAATTGCAGGCGGAGTCGGCATTGGCGGTAACCTAGTTTTAGGTGGTCAGTTAATATTCAGCGGACTCGCAGACGAGTTTGTTGTTAATAATTTCCGTGCAAAAGGACAAGTACTATTCACTACAAGTACAAATTCAACATCGACTACAACAGGCGGACTTGTTGTAAGTGGCGGTGTTGGTATTGCACAAGACCTAGTGTTAGGCGGTAAGTTAATATTCCAAGGTTCGGGCACAAACTTATCTTTAAGTACGCTATCAGTCACATCTAGCTCACAGTCTACAAGCACTACAACTGGCGCATTAACTGTAGTCGGTGGTGTAGGCGTGGGCGGAAACTTAACTCTAGGCGGACAACTAATATTCAGTGGTGCGGCTGGCAACTTAAAAGTTAGCACCCTAGCAGTTACATCAACAACAAATTCAACCAGTACAACAACAGGTGCTTTTACAGTAACTGGTGGTGTTGGTATTGGACAAGATCTAGTATTAGGCGGAAGTCTAGTATTCACAAACGCCAGCGGTACTATTAATGCGGCACAAGTTCATATTCTTGGAACACAAACTTCAGTAAGCACACAAACAGGTGCCCTAGTTGTTGACGGTGGTGTAGGTGTTGCCAAAGATGTTGTAGTTGGCGGAAACTTAGATCTAGGCGGCCAACTAACATTCAATAAATCATTTACAGCAACATTTGTTGCCTTGCACATTACCAGCACAGCAAGTGATGTAACTACATTTAACAACAACGCAATTTATGTCGAAGGTGGTCAGGCTGTTAAGAAAGACCTAAGTGTTTATGGTAACACCGTCTTGTATGGTAACCTAACTGTAGCTGGTACACAAACAATCGTTGATTCACAGAACACTTACATTATTGATCCTGTAATTGATATTGGTACCGGTGTTGATAATACACCTCTGTTGGTCAACGACGGATATGATCGTGGTATGTTGCTTCACTACAGCACAGGCAACGGCCCTCAATTTGACAATCATGCATTTATTGGACGAGATGTAACTACAGGATTCTTGACTTATAAGGTCAACATTTATCCAGGCGGCTATGAAAACTTTCCAGCCCAGTTTGCAAACACTGGTAGCTTTGGTACAGCTCAATTTGGTGGCTTAAGATTAAGTGGTGGTGCAGTTGCACTAAGCACAAACACAGGCGATCTACAGGTATTAGGTGGTATTGGTGTTACTGGCGGAAGTTATTTTGGTGGAACATTAACATTAGGTAGCCCATTAGCCAACACAACACAAACATTAAATCATGCATTAGTAGTATCGAGTGGTGGTATTGGTGTTGCGGGCGCAAGTTACTTTGCAGGACAAGTTAAGTTTTCAAATCCTCAAGCATCGACAGACCCAGCATCTGGCGCAGTCGTACTTTCAGGCGGCTTAGGAGTTGGCGGATCAATCTTTAGTGCTGGTCCAATGCGTATCACAAATGGTACAGCAAGTAACAGTACTGGTACAGGTGCGTTAGTTGTTGCAGGTGGCGCAGGATTCAACGGTGACATCTATGCACACAACATTTATACAGATGCAGGCCTAACACAATTAGCAAACTTTAACGGCGGTATAATTAGCGATCCGTTATTTGTTAACAATACAACTACTGCAATCAGCACAACGACTGGTGCATTACGAGTTGCAGGCGGCGTAGGTATTGGTGGTGCATTATGGGTAGGCGGAACTGCTAACGTTAGTAACTTGTTTGTTAACGGTGCGGCAGTATTGACTACATCAAGTCCAACAGGCTTCAACGGTGGTACGATCATTTATCCATTGCAAATTGGATACACTACTTCTACACTAAACACAACTGGCCTAACAGTCAACTCTGGTGTTAACTCTTTCTCAACAGATAGCGGTGCAATCGTAACTATTGGTGGTGTTGGTATTGCACAAGATCTACACGTTGGTGGAACAATTTACCGCGAAGGTGATATTACAACTGCTAACTGGGGACAGACTGGTATTGCTGTTAACTTAGCCAGTGCTGTCTATACAGACAATCAAGCATCTGGTTCGTTTACAAACACAAACAATGTGTATGTTGGCCAGCCAATTATTAATTCAAAATACGGCTCTGCATACGCACAGGCAAACACAATCTTTATTGAAGACGCTCCTAAAGTTAAGACAACAGCAACTACGAGCATTGCAGATTCCTACGCAGTATGGGTCAATAACGGTAAAGTACACATCGGTAGTACAGCATCAAGCGCAACAAACTATCTAAACAACGCACTAAGCGTTGCAGGTGGTATTGGTATTGCAGGTGCTATCCAAGCCAGTGGTCCATTAAATGCTCCGCAGGTATTTGATAACGGCAACCGTGTTGTCACATTTGTTAATATTGTTGACGGTCCTGGTATTTCTTCAAGTCCTGATATATCTGGCGGAACTACTGCTACTATTACAATTAACAATACTGGTGTTCTTACAGCAAATGCTGGCACAGGTATTAACATTGACAGAGCAACTGGTGATGTTACGATCAGCAACGTTGGGGTAACAAAACAAGAAGCAGGTCCTGGTATTAGCATTTCAACCAGCACAGGCACAGTATCAATCGTCAATACTGGTGTACTAAGCCTAACAGCAGGAACTGACACAGCAGTATCATTCACTACTGGCAACATTACAGTTTACAGCACCGCTACATTAGCTTCTGTAACCAGCAGAGGTGCAACAACAACCAGTACTATCCGTTTAACTAATACTCAAACTGGTCTAGTTGTTGGCGGAGATGCTGTATTCTCTGGAACTGTTGCAGTTACTGGAACCTTGAATATTGGCGGTGCAAGTATCAGCGGCGGTAATGCAACATTCACATCATTACAAGCAGGTGATACATTAATCACAGGCAGTTTAACTGTAAATGGTACTTCAACATTTGTAAACAGTCAACAGTTAAGTATCGAAGATCCTGTTATAGATATTGGTACAGGACCAAACAATACCCCATTACAGACCAATGATGGAAAAGATCGTGGATTACTGATCCATTACAATACAAGTTCAACAACTGCTTATGATAATCATGCGTTCTTAGGACGCGATGCAGTTAGCGGAAAACTAACTTATAAAACAAATATCTATCCAGGTGGCAATGAAAACGTACCTAATCCTTATACCTATACAGGAACAGTAGCCGGCGCAGTATTCAGCGACTTGTCTTTATTAGGTGGTATTGCAAGTACAAGTCCAACAACCGGTGACCTACAAGTTGCAGGCGGCATTGGCATTGGTGGTGCAAGCTACCTAGCTGGTCAGACAAGATTTGGAAGCCGCTTAAATGCGAACGCTACCGCAACTGGAGCAGTTATTGTTGATGGCGGACAGTCAGTTAGCAAAGATTTGTATGTTGGCGGAAACGTTATCGTACGTGGATTTGTACTTACAACTGCAACAGCTTATAACGGTGGAGAAGTTTTCAATCCTGTTATTGTAACCAACGGTACAAGTGCTACGAATACCTTAACTGGTGCCTTGATTGTACACGACGGTGGTGCAGGCATTGGCGGTGATGTTTGGATTGGCGGAGCTCTTAATGCCAAATCAGTCCTAGTTGACGGAAAAGCAATCACAACTGATATACATTTAGTAACTGGTCCTGGCCTAGTTGGAGCTGTTACAACATCAAGCGGTGGCGTAACTATCACAATGACCAACACAGGTATCTTGAACCTAGATGCAGGTCCTGGTATTAGTCTTGCAAATACTGGTACAAGTGGTGTAACAACAATTACCAACACTGGCGTATTATCAATATCAATTAACGGTCTAGGCTTAAAAGCCAGTACATCAACTGGTTCTGTAGTACTAACCAACATCGGTGTAACAGCCGCAACAGCAGGTTCTGGTATAAGCGTAAATCAAAGCACTGGTTCGATCATCATTACCAACGTAGGTGTACAGAGTATTGGTACTATCGGCGGCGGTATTACAGTTACAACAAGTACTGGATCTGTGTTCTTATTGAACTCAGGTGTAACAAGCCTAACAGCAGGTACAGATACCACAGTAACAGCATCGTCAGGTGATATTACAATTTGGGACAGCAGTACATTACAGTCAGTTACTGGTCGTGGTAATATTACAACTCACGATATAATCATTGACAGCACAACTCCGACGTCTAATACTGCCAGCGGAGCATTGGCAGTTACTGGCGGTGTTGCAGTTGGTCAAAACCTGTATGCCGGTGGACAAATTTATGCGATCGGTGGTTATCTAGGATTAAATCCTCCAGCTATCTTTATCAACAACACAAACGTTACTGTGGTCGATAACGCAAATGAACACAAGGTTTATGTTGCAATTAACGGAACAACTACAACTACATTTGATATTGTTGGCGAGCATATTCTTTCTACAACACAGTCAACAAGCACAACAACAGGTGCGTTGATTGTAGACGGTGGCGTTGGTCTTGCTAAGAATATATATGTTGGCGGAAGTGCTACAGTTGCAAATACTCTAACAGTATTAAGCACATCAACAATGGGTTCAATACTACCTCAACCGGGTGGATATTATAACCTAGGTAGTCCAACACAGCGTTGGGGTACACTATATATTAATTCTGCAACCATTGACATGGGCGGATTGACATTAACATCTGTTAATAGTGTTCTACAACTTCCTGCAACCAACGTCTACGGTACAGCAACCAGCACAAGTACAATTACTGGTGCATTGACACTACAGGGCGGACTGGGATTAACAGGTGACATATTTGCTCGTAACTCAATAAACGGTGGTGATGTTACTTCAACAGGAACCATATATCGTTCAGGAAATATTACTAAATCGTCAATAGGAACTCAAGGATTTGCACTTGATATTGCCAATGCAACTTACACAGACGCTGGATCTAACGGCACAGTGGCGCAAACAGCAATATCACACTTCCATGGTTCTACGATCAGTGCTACTGGCGGAACTGTAAGTTATACCAATGCGGCATCTGTGTATATTTCTAGTGCTCCTGTTGCCGGAAATGGAAATACTACACTTAATAATTCTTGGGCATTGCAGATCAACAGCGGTAAGACTAAGTTAAATGACAGTTCAGTAGCCAACAGCACACAAAGTGGTGCGCTACAAGTTGTTGGTGGCGTAGGTATTGGTGGTGATCTGTATGTTCAAAATACCCTAAACGTTATTGGTACTACTGCTAATATCGGTAATAGTGAAATATTCACATTCACCAGCCCTGCACTATCAACAAGTAACAAGATCAATCTTGACACTTTTGCAGTTGCCAGCTATCAGTCTGCCAAATACTTCATACAGGTAGTGGATAATACTGCGATTGGACTTGCTAACAAGATGTATGTTACTGAGTTAATTGTATACCATGATAGTATTGGTGGAGTGTACATATCAGAATACGGTATGGCCAGCAATTATGGTGATCTGGGCACGTTTGATGCTGTGATTAGCGGGCTAAATGTTCAGCTAACATGGCAACCAAACTACACCCCAACATCAATGGTTGTAAAAGTACATAGAACCACGCTCAGCAGATAAAACCTCTAGTTTCTCTCTCTTTGGTAAATAAGCGTATAAGCAAATTTTTGCCAGACGTGGAGAGGGAAACTAATGGCTACTAATGACGATTTCATAGTCAAAAATGGCCTTGTGGTTCGTGCCGCAAGTTCAACATATCAATCAACAAGCACTCAAACCGGCGCTATTGTAACGCCCGGCGGCCTAGGTATAGGTCAAAATGCCTACATAGGCGGTGAACTACACGCCATTAGTTCTGCTACATTTGATACAAATGTACAGATCGGTAGCATCACAAAGATACTTTCCACAGCAGTTAACACAGCAACAGTAACGCCAAACGGCAATGCTCTGCAGGTTGCTGGCGGTATATATGCGGCAAATATTAATATTTCGGGCATTGGTTTAATCAAAGGCTCGCAGATCTTAACCCAAGCTGATGGTTTCAAAGGCGGTATTATTTCCGATCCTTTAATCATCAACACCACAACCCAATCTACAAGCACATACTCAGGAGCACTAACAAGTCCTGGCGGTATTGGTATTGGTGGTAACTTAAACGTTGGCGGCTACGCACAGATCACAGGAACAACGTACCTGTTTGGTGATGCATATGGTAACGGACAACATCTATTAACAAATCTAGTAGCAAGCCCAGGACCTGGTATTGCTTCTAAAGTAACCTTTAACGGTTACACAGCAACAATCATAACAACCAATACTGGTGTTCTGTCAGTCATAGGCGGAACAGGTATCAACGTAGATACTCCTAACGGTAACGTCACAGTTAGCAACATTGGTGTTACATATATTCAGGCCGGTCAAGATATTACAGTTGACGTTAACACCGGTACAGTTACAATCAGTGATAACAGTACCTTACAATCATTATTGTTGCGTGGTAATTCAACTGACCAGACCATTAATATTAACAATGGTGCTATCAGCAATGACCCTACTCTAAACAATGCGTTAAACGTATTAGGTAGTATTGGCGCTACACAGCTAACGGTGGCTAATACCAGTTATATCGGTGGTGCGATCGTTGTTACTACCAGCAACATCAATAGATACGTTGGCGGTATCATTACCAACACTCTACGTATTCAAAATACCACAAGCTCAATAAGCACAACAACTGGTGCTCTAGTGGTCGATGGTGGTGTAGGTGTTGGTGAAAACGTAAACATTGGCGGTAGCTTATTTGTTCAAGGCGGTATTACAGTTCTTGGTAGCTATACCACTGTTACCATCAACTCAACTCAAACTGTATTCACTGATCCTGTTATTGATCTAGGCTCTGGATACAATAATAGGGCATTGGCAATCAATGACGGCCTAGATAGAGGTATTCTACTACACTATAACACTGGTTCAAATACTACCTTTGATAATCATGCTTTCTTAGGTCGTCAGGCAAGCACCGGTGCTTTAGTTTATCTAACAGACATACTTCCTGGCGGTAACGAAAATGTACCTAATCCTTTTACAGGCGAATGGGGAACATTTAAAACTGGCCAAATTATTTTAACAAGCCCAACTGCCAGCACCAGTACAACTTCTGGTGCGTTGACTGTGGTTGGTGGTATTGCTACTCGTGGCAATTTAAATGCTCAAGCAGTCTATGATGCTGGCAATCGTGTAGTTACTAATGTAAACGTTACATCTACTCTAGTATCATTGAACAACCCTGGATCTGGTATTGCAGTTGTGTCATCTGTGGTAACAGGCTCGTATGTAACAGTTAATTTAACCAACACAGGTATCGTTGGATTGTTACCCGGTGCAGGTATCGGTATCGCAGGAACAGGCGGCTTCACAGCAACCAATGGTATGATCGTTGGTGTTCCAAATATCTATAACAGAGGGGTACTAACAGTTAGCGTACAAGGTGACCTAAATGTCACATGGAACGGCCAATCATATTACACTGGTGATATTGTTCTAAGCAATTTATCAACACTACAGACTGTGACAGATCGCGGTAGCTCAACTACCAACATTGTCAAAGTTTTAAATCAAACAACCAGCACAACAGATACCGCAACAAATGCCCTACAAGTGCTAGGTGGTATCAGTGCTAAGACCATATTAATTACAGATTCTGGTTATATCAACGGAGCACAAATTGTTACTTCATCAACAATTAACAGTTTCTCTGGTGGTACAATCAATAACTCATTGTACATTGCCAGCACACAAACATCAACAGGATCTACATCTGGCGCATTACGAGTAGCCGGCGGTGTTGGACTTGCAACTACATTAAACGTTGGTGGTCTAGGATCATTCCTTAACTCAACAGGAACAGCCCTAAGTGTTTCGGGCAACGCTTTATTCAGTAGCACAATCTATGTCAACACAGTTTCTGCGCTAACACTAGGCTTAGATCTAATCAGCGTTGGCACAGGCACAGTTAATATCAACGGTATTGATATTCTACATTATGATACAGACATTTGGTATGTTTCTGATGTAGGTAATGACGCTAATGACGGCCGCAGAACAGCGTCAGCTTTCAAAACAATTAAGAAAGCGTTAACAGTTGCTACAGCTGGACAAACTGTTTATATCGAGCCAGGTACCTATATTGAAATATTTCCTTTAACTATTCCAGCAGGTGTTACAGTTAAGGGTGCAGGTCTACGTGCAACTATTGTTCAGCCTACCAGCGGAACAAACACACAAGACGCAATTTTATTAAACGGTGAAACAACAATCACTGACTTTACAGTCACTGGATTCTACAAACCAGGTTATGCATTAAAGTTTGCTCCTGGCGCAAAGATTACTTCTAAGAGTCCATATGTTGAACGTTTCTCTGTAATTACACGCGGCTCAGTAACCAGTGCCAGCGATCCGTTTGGATTTAATCAAGGCGATGCAGGTAACGGTGCATACTTAGATGCCGCAGTACTAGATGCAACAAGTTTAGAACCAGCACTATTATTCAACGAAGCAACATTTATTGTTCCTAATGCCACCGGTATCTATATGACCAACGGCGCCCGTGCAGAATTATTGAACGGCTTTACATACTTTGCCAGCAAGTCAATTCAAGCTGAAGCAGGCGCAACAGGTTTTGCAGGAGCTGGTAAGACAAGATTAAAACTTTCTGGCGTAACTGGCACATTTGGTGCAGGTGACATACTTACCTATAAAGATCCAAGCGGCAACATAAAAGCACAAGGTACTATCGCCAGCGTTGACGGTACATACGTATACCTAGCAGGACCAGTTTGGGGCTTTGAAACAATTACAGATCGCGCTGGCAAGACAATTACTGCCTATGGAGATGCTAAACAAAGTACAGTTCAAAAGAAATTTGGAACCAGCTCATATCTAGGTGATGGCAACGGTGACTACTTAGAAGTACTCAGCGACAGCGATTTCCAATTTGGTAGCCTAGGTAGCTATACAGTCGAAGCATGGGTTTATTTGAATTCATTAGGCAAAATACATCGTGTCTACTACAAAGGATTAACAACTGCATCAAATATGAGATTGCGTGTTACTACTGGTAACGTATTACAAGCAGGTCACGGTAATAGTCAAATTACAGGTATTACTGCTCTAACTACTGGTGTGTGGTACCATGTTGCTGTTGTTAGAAACGCAAGCCTAGGCACATTTAGAGTATACTTAAACGGTACACTTGATGCATACACAACCGGAGTGTCAGATAACGTTAATAACGTTGACCCATTTAGTATTGGAGGTCAATCTTCTACTGCATCTGATAGTATTGACGGTTATATAGATGATTTCCGTTTAAGTAACGTTGCAAGATATACCGGAGGCACGTATACACTTCCAACTTCTGCATTAACATCTGATGTTGCAACAATCTTAATGTTGAACTTTGATGGCGGAAATCTTTCAACTACTTTTGTTGACTCTGCCAACGGAACACAAAACGTATATTCAAACGCAGCCGCAAGTGCGACACGTATTGCTCTAGCTGACTATCATCAGTTTGGCGCAGAATTACGTTGCATTGGATCTGCATCAGTTTACGGTACTCAAGGTGTTATCGCCAACGGTACTGGTACAGACTTAAAATTAATTGCCTACAATATGAGTCATATTGGTGCAGGCAAAGACTTTTCAAACGACACAAGTCTTGTTGTTCAAGCAAACGAAGTTATTCAAACCAATGGTGGTCTTGTCTACTTCCAGACTGTTGATCAAGGCGGAAACTTCCGTGTAGGTAACAGCTTCTTAATCAATGAGCAAACAGGTAACGTAAGTTTTGGTAACGCTAATGTTAACTTATCTAGTTTAAATCAATTACAAATTACAGATGGAAGCCACTACGCTACTATATTGCCGACCAGCATTACAGTTGGTAATCTAAGTCTTTCAGGCAATAGTTTATCTGCGCTAAGTGGTGGAATTTCTATTACTCCGTCAAGCGGCATTACAACAATTAATAGTAGTGCAACAGTAGTCGGCGGCCTAACAATCAGCGGATCATTTGCTGTTCCAGCACTAACTGATTCAACAAGCACAAATACAGGTGCCCTAACAGTCGGCGGTGGCTTGGGAGTTGGCTTACAGGTACGAGCTGGTAGCACAATTACTACTTACAGCGCAGCCGGTTCAACAAGTTCTATATTAAACAATGCTGTTAGTGTTCCTAACGGTGGCATTGGCGCAAACACATTATACCTAACTGGTAAAGGTTATTCAGCAGGTAGCGAAATTGTTACAACAGCAACAATTGGTTCTAGCCTAGGTGGATTTGTTCCAAATGCACTCCGAATCACAAGTCTTGCACAGAGCACAAGTACAAATACAGGTGCTCTAGTTGTTGACGGCGGCGTTGGTATTGGTGGCAATCTAACAGTTGGCGGTTCTTTAAACTTACTAGGCGGCGGAAGTGTTCTAACAAACGTTACTGCAACTACTGATGCTTACATCGGTGCAAGCGTAACCAAGAGCGGTACAACTGCAACAATCAATATTGTTAACTTAGGTGTTCAAACAGTAACCGCTGGATCTGGAATTTTTGTATCTGCCAATACTGGCACAGTGACAATCTCTAATACAGATACATTAGATACTGTACTTGCTCGTGGAAGTTCTACTTCACAAATTATAACAATGAGCAATGTCAGCTATAGTACTTCAACTATAGCCGGCAATGCTCTACAGGTCACTGGCGGCATTGGAGCCGCACACCTATATCTAAGCACAGATGGCTTTATTGCAGGTGCGCAGATTGTTACATCAAGCACAATTGGTAGTTTTGTTGGTGGACAAGCAGTTACAAGTCCATTGCAGATCACCAGTACAGCCACTTATGCACTGAACATTCAAAACGGTGGAGCCTATATTGGTGGTACCGTTGTTATTGGTGGAAGCCTACAGGTTGCGGGAACTGTTACAAGTATCAACAGCACCAGTGTTGACATTGGCAACAAAGTTATATTCTTAAGTACCTTAACAGGCAATGCCATACAGTCAGCAGGTTCTGGTATCGTTGTTGGCAAGGATGACGGTATTGAAAATGATCGCTGGTCAAGTTTATTATTTGATGGTGGCGCAGGCGCCGCAGGCAACTGGGTAAGTAAAGGCGGATTGAATCCGTTTACCGACAGCACCTATGGAATTGGTACTGTTGCCCTACAATGGAGCTCAGCTTACATTAAAACGGTTAATGCCAGTTCTGTAATAACAACCAGCTCAGTATACAGCACAGGTACTATTAGCGGTAATGCCCTACAAGTTACTGGTGGTATTGGCGCTAGAAGTATCTACCTAACTGACAGGAGTTACATTGGCGTTAATGAAATCATTACCACAGGTAACTTGGCAAACTATGCAGGCGTATATGACGGTCAAACACCACTACACTATCCTGTACAGATTGTAAACACATCAACATCAACATCTGTTAACTCTGGTGCCCTACAAGTATCAGGCGGAGCAGGTATCGTAGGCGACTTGTATGTAGGCGGGTCAGCTCGTGTAGCCAACAGACTCTATGTAACCAACACAGCAACAATTGGCTCAGGTGTATTATCAACTACTCCGACAAACGGTAGCCTTGTAGTTACTGGTGGTATTGGTGTACAAGGTAATATAATTGTTAACGGCACTATACAAGGTTATAGTGATTTGTCGATTACTAATAATGTTACAGTTGGAAATAATCTAAACCTCACTGCTGGACTGTTGAATCTCAACAACACAGTCACAAACAATATAACTGCGGCAAGTACACTAACTATAGCAGTTTCTACATATCCTGCTGATATCAATATAGGAAACAGTAACGGGGATATAAACCTTTACACTAACAATCAAGTTTATATAGATGGCCAGTTACAGGCATTTGGACCCATTTGGGCAAATACTAACCTAGCGGCTATTAGTTCGTCTACTGGTGCGTTAAGAGCCTATGGCGGCATTAGTACACAGCAGTCTCTATATGTTTGGAATAATATCACCCAGGCTGTTGGAAGATTCCGTAATCTATATTCAACCCAAAGCAGTTTAACTTCTATCACTGGCAATGCTGTAGAAATAACATCTGGAGGTATAGGTGCCCAGACATTATACCTAGAGCAGGCTGGAACTATAGCTGGTGCATTGATTGTCACAACAGCAACGATCAATCAGTACTCAGGTGGTACGATTGGCAACACATTAAACTTATCTAACACTACAAACTCACTGAGCACAAACACAGGTGCGCTAACAGTAGCAGGTGGTGTTGGTATTGGTAAAGACGTTAACATTGGCGGATCATTATATCTAGGCGGCGACCTATATGTTGACGGCAATCAAACTATCGTTAACTCAAACAGCATCCAGACTGGTGATAAGATCATTTATGTTAGCACTGGCGCCGCAACTGCTATATTGGCCAGCGGGTCTGGTCTTGCAGTAGGTAAACCAGGAACCGTAAGAGCCAGCTTGTTGTTTGATGGTGTAAGTAGCTGGAGCTCAAACGCAAGTATTAATCCAAGTGGTCAAGGTATCGGATTAGGTACAGGATCTAACGCTTGGAGCTATGGTTTCTTCAATACTATTAAAATTGTTGGCAATACATCTTCAACAAATACAGTAACCGGTAGCTTACAAGTTACTGGTGGTATTGCCGCAAGTGAAAACTTATACTTAGGTACGAGTCGTACAAGTACATCAACAAATATCAACAATGCGTTGACAACTGTTGGTGGTGCATGGATTGGTGGGCAACTAACTGTTGTTGGTCCCGATGCATGGGTCAACGGCAGCCCAGTTGTTACAGCAACTGATAGCAAACAAATTGCTTTCACAAATACAACTGACGCAACAAATACACAAACAGCGGCATTTACTGTAGCTGGTGGAGTGGGCATTGGTAGCACATTGATTGTTGGTTATCAACAGTTTATACCAAGTTTATTAGAATCAACTGCAACTGCTAATCAAAATGCTCTAGTAGTGTCTGGCGGTATATACTCAGACATGTTGATGGTCAACCAGATTGCAACGGTCAACGGTGGGGTTGTAATTACAACAGCAACTATCAATCAGTTTGCTTTCAATGGCGGAACCATTACCAAGCAGATCATTATCAATAGTTCTACACAGGCCACAAGTACTATCACAGGTGCGTTCCAGATTACCAATGGTGGTGCTGGTATTGGCGGCAACGTATACATCGGTGGCGAATTACGTGTTCAGGCTAACTCCTCAACATTTAAAACAATCAACGTTGGTACAGCTACAATTACAACAGGTACTGTAAGTTCTAGTATATTCAACACAGCGACTCAAGCAGGTAATGCTTTACAAGTTGTTGGTGGTGGTAGCTTTGGATACTTGCGTGTACAGAATCAAGCATGGGTAGGTGGCTACCCTGTTATTACAGCACAGAACATTAACAGTTACTCTGGTGGTACAATTAATAATCCATTGGTTATCAACAATGGTACACAGGCCACTTCAACAACTACAGGTGCTCTACAGGTTACCAATGGCGGCCTAGGAGTAGGCGGCAACATATGGTCAGGCGGATACTACGAGTTTGTTGATCCGTTTAACATATCACCGACCTATGACGGTTACTTTGGTATTAACACAACACTAAATGCTGTTAACATCGGATCAAACAACACAGCAATACCATTAGCGTTTATTCAGAATAAGATTGAAATAGGTAGAATTACAACCTACAATCCAAACGGTTCTGCACTGGGCGCAGTACTAGGAGTTGGCCAAGCTACTCCTCAATACGGTATACATCTAGCAGGAAGCTCAGCAGGCACATGGAGTTGGATACAGACTGCCAACACAATGAGCAACCTAGTAAGTTTCAATAATACACTACACAGTTCATTGTTTGGTGGTGATACTTCTAAAGTTGCAATGGCCGCGTTCTCAAGCGATAACGGCGCAACGTTTGAACACTGGATTGCATCTGGTGGTACAAGTTCAGGTAGTCAAGTTCCGTTGGTATTCGCTGGCGGTGCATGGGACAACAACCTTGGTACAAACACAACAGTTGAGTGGGCAAGATTTACTGCTACTGGAAACTTTGCGGCCAAAAACAATATTATTACAACAGCCGCAGGATTCAGCACTGCAACTATTGCCAGCAACGCAATGCAGGTCAGTGGTGGTGGTTGGTTTGGTAACTTAAACGTAACTGGCGCGGCATGGGTAGGTAACAGTAAAGTTATCACAGCGGCCAACATTGGTAGCTATTCATTCAATGGTGGTACAATTACTACTGCATTGTATGTAAACACAACTACACAGGCCATAAACAACTCAAGCGGTGCTATCCGTACAGCTGGCGGTATATCAGCAGTTGGTAACATTTATGCTGGTACTAACTTCTACGGTAATTTAATTGCCACTAACGTAACAGCAACTACAATTAACTCAGCAGGTAGTCCACTATCAATTGGCGGAGCCTTAACAGTAAGCACAGCAACTGATCAAACAGGCGCAGGTACTGGTGCATTAGCAGTATCTGGTGGCGCAAGTATTACCAAGAGCCTGTATGTTGGAAGCAATTTAAGCAGTACATCAACAGTTGGCGGAAACGCAGTCCAGGTAGTAGGCGGCATTGGCGCTCAAACATTATACCTAACAGACAGCGGTTGGATTGGAAACGCACAGATCGTTACAAGTGCTAACATCAACAGTTTCTCTGGCGGTACAATTAACAACGCATTAACACTTGCTAACACAGCAGATGCAACAAGTACACAAACTGGTGCTCTAGTTGTTACTGGTGGTGTTGGTATTGGTAAGAACCTATGGGTTGGCGGAAATGCAAACGTTCTAGGTAGCATGTACCTAACAGGTGACTTGTACGTTGACGGCATACAGACTATTATTGATAGTACACGTATTCAGTCTGGTGACAAGGCAATTTATCTAAGCACAGCATCAGGTAACGCGGCTCTTGCAATTAACTCTGGTTTATACATTGGTAACACTACAGCACCATATGCTTCTATGTTATTTGATGGTATCAACGCTTGGGTAAGTCAAGGAAATATTATTCCTTCTACATCAGGTGGTTGGAACCTTGGAAATAATACTACACCGTGGAATACACTATATTCTCTTACTGCTCGTTTCTCAGGCGCAGTTGAATCAACAACTACACAAACTGGTAGCTTACAAGTTGTAGGTGGGGCAGGTGTTGGTAAGAGCCTGACTGTTGGCAACACAGCAACAGTACAAAGCACATTATACAACTTATCAAGTGCAACAGGCAACGCAATTTACACACCGGGTGGTATTGGCGGCAAGTACCTAAGCATTGATACTAATGGTTATATTAACGGTAGCCCAATCGTTACAGTTGCTAACATCGGTGCTTACGCATACAATGGTGGTTATGTAGCAAATGCAATTATTGTTAACTCAACTACAAATGCTACTTCTGCATTGAACACAGGATCATTAGTAACCTATGGTGGCATGGCAGTTACTAAAGATTCATATCATGGCGGCCTAGTAGCTATTGCAAGTGCATTGTCAAGCACAAGCACTATTGCTGGTAACGCACTACAGGTTACTGGTGGTATTGGTGCTAACACATTATACATTGCCACAGCAGGTTACATTGGTACAAGCCCAATCATTACAGCGGCTAACATCAACAGTTTCTCCGGTGGTACAATTAATGCGGCCCTAACAATCAACAATGCTACACAATCAATAAGCACAACAACTGGTGCATTGATTGTACAGAATGGTGGATTTGGTCTAGGTGGCAACATCTACACAGGTGGTTATGCGGCTATTGGTGTAAACTACGGACAGGCAGGCACACTAGGTAACACAGCTACAGGTAGCCTACAGGTATTCGGTGGCGCCGGCATTAACGGTAACTTGACAGTTGCAAGCCAAGGTTACTTTGGCGGTAACGTGGGTATTAATACAGCCCTTCCAGGACAAGCTCTTGAAGTTAACGGTAACATTGTTGCTGGTTCATATAATAGTTCACGTGTACAGATCACAAACGCAGGTGGCTCACAGGCAATTTATGAAATTAAATTAACTGAAGCAAGCCCACGTTGGCAGATTGGACGTGATTTGTTCAGTACAGATATTTCTGGTATTGCGTTTATGAACGCTAACCAAACATTTGCCGCAGGTGGTGCAGGTGTTGGATCAATATCTGGTAGCAACGGCTACTTGGGTTTCTATACAACTAACGGTACTAACCAAACACTACGCGGAGTTATTGACGGTGGCGCACAAGGCGGTAATTTAGGTCTTGGCGTTTCAAGCAACCTACAAGGTAAGATACACATCAACGGCGCTTCTGCAAGTGGATATGGTATCTATGCAACAGGCAACAATGATCACATATTAAGATCAGGCGCATCAGGTTCATATGTTGATCTGATGATTACTAGAACTGGTGTTGGTTCGAATTCAGACTTCCGTATTGGTGTAGCAGGTGCCGCAAGTAACTTTATTGCTACTGCGGCCGCAGGCGATGCTGTGGTAACCTACGGTAGCAACTTAATATTTGCTAATGCCGCTAACTATGAAATGGCTCGCTTTGGTAATGGTGCATTTACTATTGCAACTGCTACTCAAGCAATCAGTACACAAAGCGGAAGCATTGTAACCTACGGTGGTGCGGGCATTGGTGGTAACTTGTTTGTTGGTGGAACAGCAAATATCACAGGCACAACATATATCAGTTCTGCTATTGCAAGTACTTCGACTATTGCTGGTAACGCATTACAAGTTACTGGTGGTATTGGCGCACAGAGCATTTACTTGACCAACAACAGCTGGATCAACGGTTATCAAATCGTTACAACACAGAACGTTGGGTCGTTTACTGGTGCGTTTAACGGTGGTACAATCACCAATCCGTTGTTTATACAGAACGCAACCAATGCCGCAGGTACTGGCTCAGGAGCATTGTACACAACTGGTGGTATTGGTATAACACAAGACTTGTATGTTGGCGGTCAAACAACTCATGTAGGTATAACTAACCTAAGCGGTATTGTAACAGTTATCAATGCTACACAAGCAACAAGCACAACAACAGCCGCTGTAAAAATTACCAACGGTGGCTTAGGAGTTGGCGGCAACATTTGGGCCGGCGGCAACATTAACTTTAATACCGCAGTTAATAAGATTCGCTGGCAGACTACACAGATTGCAGTCGGTGACGACGGTGGCGCTGGTGCAGGTTCAATATTCTTTAACAGCAATAATGCTGGTTACCCATCGTCAACAAGTTCAGTACAAAGTGTTGTAATTGGTGCTTATGCTGGTCCAGCATTGAGTGGTGCTCAAACTACTTTAGTTGGTAACAATGCAGGCTACACACTAACCAGTGGAGCAGGTAACACCTTAATTGGTTACAATGCAGGTAACTTAATTGCCGCAGGTACATATAATACTTACGTAGGTAATAATGCAGGCGCTGGCAACAACTCAACACTAAGCGCAGGCGTTGGTGTTGGTTATCAAGCTCTACAAGTTGCAACAGGAAATCAAAACGTTGCGTTAGGTTATCAAGCAGGTAAGGCAATTACCAGCGGTGCATACAACGTGGTAATTGGTGGTATTGATGGTTCAACTATTGCTACATCAAGCAACAACATATTACTTGCAGACGGTCAAGGTAACCTACGTGCTTCATGGGATAGTGCTGGCATACAGACACATCCTGGACAAATTAAAGTTACCAACGTTACCAGTGCAACAAGTACCATAACTGGCGCTGTAATTATTTCCGGTGGCTTAGGAGTTGCTGGAGACATTTATGCTCGCAACATCTACGCTAACGGTGCTCTAGTTGGTACAGGCGGTAGCGGTGGATCAGGCGGTTCATCAACTTCTACACCATACATCGCTGTAACCAGCGCAACAGTATCTATCTCAACACTGACAGGTGCAGAGATTGTAACTGGTGGTGTTGGTATTGGTAAAGACTTGTTTGTCGGTGGCCCAGTATCAATTGGATTGAATACATTCCTAAACAGCGGTGCTAACTTACAGTTATCTGGCAACCAAATATCTAGTGGTGCTAACGTTGCACAGGGCCTGTATGCGCAGGGCGGCAACTTATTAGTCTACAGCAATGATTGGTCAGTAGGTAACTGGTCTAAGTTAAACACAACCTATCAAGCAGGTAGCACATACAGCCCAGACGGCACACTAAATGCTACTAAACTTGTTGAAACAAGTGCTAACGGTAATCACTACTTCCAGCAGACTATTAGTCAAACTGGTCCAATTACAGTCAGCGTGTTTATGCAATCCGCTGATCGTACCTACGGTGCAGTCAACATTACTATTGCAGGCCAAGCACACTCAGCATGGTTCAACTTATCAACAGGTGCTGTAGCAAATACAGCAGGCGCATTATATCCTGTTCAAGCACGTTGCGAATTTGTTCCATATGTTGGTACAGGTAACTGGTATCGTTGCTCATTGACAGTTTGGGCTCCGACCAGTGCAACTGCAACAGCATTTGGTATCTACACAGCGATTGGTGCTGGTACAGTTATCAATGACAGCTTGACATCATACACTGGTACAGCAGGTTTTGGTATCTATATATTTGGTGCGCAAGCAGAACCAGGATATATCGCAGGTTACTACACATCAACAACCAGTGCGGCAGTTGCTTCAACTACAAATAACTTGTATTCCGGCGGCAGTTTATATGTTGCAAATACAGCAACAGTAGCAGGAAGCGCCGTGATCACTGCGGCTACATTGATGAGCAGTATTAACGGCTCTATGAGTGTTGGAAATACTTTAAGAATTACTAACACAACCAATGCTACAGCAACAGCTACAGGTGCATTGATTGTTGACGGCGGTGTTGGCATTGCAGGTAACGTATACATTGGTGGTACACTATACGCAACAGCCAAGAGCTTCTTAATTGATCATCCAACTAAGCCGGGACAAAAACTACAGTACGGTAGTTTAGAAGGACCAGAAAATGGAGTCTATGTACGTGGACGGTGTACTAACGGTGTAATTGAATTGCCAGACTACTGGACAGCGTTAGTTGATGAAGGTTCAATTACAATTGATATAACACCAATTGGTGCGCATCAGAAACTGTATGTAGACCGTATCGAAAACAACAAAGTTTATATTGGTAATGAAAACATTATGAGCAAGAAAATCAACTGTTTCTATACAGTATGGGCCGAACGCAAAGACATCGGCAAACTAGACGTAGAAGGAGGAAAATAATATGTCAATCTCAATAGGACCTTATATTCCTCTTTCAGGTTTGGTCTTTATGGCCGATCCTCGTAATACAAAATGCTATCCAGGAACAGGCACAGCCGCATATAATCAAATTGATAATCAGGCGCTAACCTTAAGCTCTTCAAGTGCATGGTCGGGCAACTATTTTACTCCAGGTGCGGCCTACACTATCACCAGTAATAATTCTTACTCGTTGAGTTTAACTTCGGGATATACAGTAATTCAGTTCATGAATTTAACTACTCGTGCAGGCGGAACTTTTGGTTATACTTCTGGTTCAAATACTGCAAACTTGTACATGGGTAACGCAACAAACATGCGTTGGGAAACTTACCTAACTGGCGGCGACCTTACTTCAAATACAACTGTGCCTTTGAACACATGGCATTGCTGGGCAGGTAGTTTTAGCGGAACAGGTTCAGCAGGTGGAACAGCAACCAGCAAACTTTATTATAACGGAGTGCTAGATGCACAAAACAACCTAGCAGGTTCTGCAAGCATAGCTGGTAACCTCCAGCTATTTTACAGCGGACCTCCTAACGGACAGATAGGCCCAACCCTATTTTACAGCAGAGTACTAAGTGACACTGAAGTAAAATTAGTGTTTCAAGCATATCGCTCAAGTTTTGGATTATAATAGACCAATAAATACAGGAACAATGGAATAAGAGATGGCATATACAGATCGTAATATTTTAATAACGCCAAACATTGGTTCAAGCACAACCGAGCCGATCATAAGGTTTACTGGCGGCGCTTCGGCCAGCTCTGCATCTACGTATGTGCGTGTTCTAGATAATGGTACGCAAGCATGGGAAGGTACGAACGGACAGTTACAAAGTGTGATCGACAGTATGGCTGGTTATTTGTATACCGTTACAGATAAGAGCGGTATACCAAGTCTTATTGTACAAGATACCGGCGCAGTTAACATTGCCCCATACAATGGTGTTACATACATTGGTGCATCTACAAGCCCAATACAATCTACAACAACACAAACAGGTAGTCTACAGGTATTTGGTGGTGCAGGTATTTCGGGTAACTTAAATATCGGCGGTTCGTTTGCCATGAACGCTAACTTAGGTGTTGGTGGTGCAGGATCTACATATGGTATTACAGTTAGCACAACTACAAACGTTGCTGGCTACTTTTATAATTCAGGAAATTCGCAAGCTGTTGCTATTCAGGTTGGCGCAAGTACATATCCGTTAGGCATTGGCCTAAACAGCTACAATAACGCTGGTACAACTTATGTAAGCGGTACAGGCTATAATGCACAAGTTCAATTAACATCTGGCAATTTAAACTTTTTAGTATCAAGCGCCAGTCAATCAGCTGGTGCCATTGCAACACAACTAAACGGATTAACAGTTAGTGCTACTGGTATAAGCATACCACTATCAACAGCAATCACTATCGCATCTGGTATTGCATCAACAGGTACTGGTGCTATCGTAACCTATGGTGGTATATCAGCAGGCGGTGGTATTGTAACAGGCAGTGATGCTTTCCACAGCGGTGTACGTTTTGGTACAGGTAACTCAAGTATTGCAACAAATTTAGTTGTAGGTACAGGTGCAGGTGCCGCACTATTAACTGGTGGTACTAATGCGCTGATTGGTTACTATGCAGGTAACGCACTGACAAGTTCTGCAGGTAATACTGCAATTGGTTATCAAGCGTTATTGGCCCAAACAGCCACAGGCGGTAACAATACTGCTATTGGTTATCAGGCCATGTATACTGCCAATAATACAGCCATGCAGAACAACGTGGCGATTGGTTATCGTGCGCTAGGTACAGGTAACGGTGGCTTCTACAACAATACTGCAATTGGTTATCAAGCTGGTTTCCAAATGGCCGGTGGCTATCAAAATACCTTGATTGGTTATAATGCAGGTAATGCGTTAGTCAGCGGAGCAAGTAATACCCTAATTGGTTACGGTGCTGGTACAAGTATTGGTGCCGCAATCAACAACGCAGTTATCATAGGTGGTAATGCAGGCGGAACCATTGTTTCTAACGGTATTATTATTTCAGACGGCGCAGGTAACATTAGATTAATTGCCAACGGCAGTGGTGACTTTACAGTTAACTCAACTACTGCGGCCAACGGTACAGCAGGTACAGGCGCATTTGCAGTTGCAGGCGGTGTTGATATTGCAAGTGGACTAACTCTCCGCGGAGCATTATACATTGGTGGATCTGCAGGTACAAGTGGTTACGCACTGACATCGACTGGTACTGGACTCCAATGGGCGCAGACTGGTGTTACTGTTGCAAACATTACAACCAACGCTACTTATTACCCAACATTTACAAACTCAGTAAGTGGTGCGATCACAACACTTAACGTCAACAGCGCATCACTAACTTATAATCCAGGTACTACTACATTATCCTGCCCAACAGTTATTGCTACAACAACATTCCAAGGACCGATTGGTTCTGGCGTTACAGCCTACTCGGGCAACTTCACAACTATCAACGGTAGCAACCAACTAACAATCAGCAACTCAGGCGTTACCCATACTATCACTGGTGCGGCATCGGGTGCATTGACTTTAAACAACAACTCTGTAGGTAACGGCTCGGGCGTATGTTTACAGGTAAACGGATCAGGCGATATTAACGTTACAAGTGGCGGATCCTTATTCTTTGGTACTTACAATTACGCCAGTGGTACATATCTGCGCGGTAACGGTACTGGCGAATGGTACATATATCGTTCAGGCAACAACACACTACAATCAAACGGTACTGGTGCAATACAGGTCAACGGCGTACTATATGTAACAGGTGACATTTATTCTAATACATCTGATATTAGACTAAAAACAGTTATTGCTCCTGTAACCAGTGCCAGCGCCAAACTAAAAACACTTGATACATTTATCTACGTTAATAACGAGCTGGCTCTTAGCCTAGGACAAAAATCTACTCGTGAACAGGTTGGTGTGAACGCGGCACAAGTACAGGCTGTACAGCCCCAAGCTGTGGGATTAGCGGCATTAGACGTAGACGAAAACGGCCAGAGCAAATCCGGCGAAAACTATCTAACTGTACAGTACGAAAAATTAGTGCCCTTGGTAATTGCAGGACACAACGAACATTCAGACGAAATTGCGCAACTAAAAGAAGAAGTTGCACAGTTAAAAGCATTGGTAGCCCAGCTACTTAAATAAATAACAGTAATAAGAGGAAACTAACATGGCATTATACATTGGTAACACTAACATTATTCCGGGCATTTATCCGCTACCAAGTTCGGACACATACTGCCGCGGCGCAACGTTGGTAACTGACGGAACTACAGCATTTTGGACTTATCCAGGTAGCCCATCGGGTAACCCGCAAGCAGGTTACAGATACCGTAGTGTGTTAACACACGGATTTAGTGCGGCTGGTTATAAGGGCGGCAATTCATGGCGTGCCTTAAACAAGACATGGCATTCAACAGATATTACCTACTACTGCGGAGAACAGCTAATGTATTCCGGAGACTACATGGATGGTTTCTTCTCAGACTATAACGGTTACTCATTGGGTACAAACAATGGCTTTGGTGGAGCAAACAGCCACACTGACAGTTTTAACTTGTATACAGGTATCAATCGCAGTAAAACAGGCGGTACATTCAGTCCTTATTCATTCGGTTATGTGGGCGACGATCCTCAGGCGGTTATGGGCTACGGTACAGTTGGCGGTTGGGACATGTCAGTAAACCGCAGAACACACGGTTCGACCAGTGCCGCAACCTATCAATACGGTTATTGCACAGGCGGAGGTCCGAGCTCAACAGAAAAGATGCACTTTCCATCAGAAGTCATGTATACCACCACTGGTAACAATCGCGGTGGTGGCCCAACTTCAGGTTGCGGCGGCCAAGAAATTTCTTGGTTCTCAATCGGCGGCGGATCATCAGGCATTTATCACTCAAACGATTCATGGTTTGGATCACCGACACAGTTTACTCCAGACGGATTCATGAAGTTATTGAGCACCAAATATGGTTGGCATTACAGCGGTACTGGCAACAACGTACAGCAAGGTCGTGTGCAGTTTAACGAAACATCTGGTTCAGCTATTGCCTACTTCTCACAGATATCAGCATACGGCGAAGACGTTATGATGGCAGGACAAGACTGGGGTTATATGACTGGTAACTATGACGGCCAGCAAAACAACAAGTGCGATAAGACAACTTATAACAACAACGCACAAACACGTATGCCAGCGGCAACACGTAACAAAGGGCACTATGGTGCAAGTTCAGGTCACGCAGTTTCGGCGGCGGCTACAGTAGCAAGTTCAGGACGTCCAGGAGTTTAATATGACACAAGAATATTCAGTAGACTTTTGGGATGTATCAGTTTATCCAAACGTAGAAGCTTTACCTCCCGCATTATATTCAGGAGATCCTGCGTATGATATCAACACTTTTGTAAATTCAGCAACAGTATTCATGATTGTGGGAGATCATGTGCTGCCTAACTCATTGTTTGACAGCACACACCAAGATCCTGCATTATATTGTGAAGAACTATATAGCCTATTTAATGTACAATGCGTAGCAATGAGTAAACACCTGCATGATACACTACACTATACATGGCCTAAAGCAAAAGTTACATACATTACAGAAAGTGTAGCAATTAATGGCAAGCAATTTTTTGCAGACTATCGTACTGCGGCCAAAGTTTGGATAGCAAACACAGAAGATAGAGCACATGGACCTGATGGTATTTCTCCAGTACAAAACTTGGATGCAGGTTTCAAGCGTCAGGTAGAGCTAACTGATGATATCGTAAAAGACGTTCGTGATTTCATGTTCTTATTTGCTAAAGAAACAATTGAAGATGAGTTTGAACGTAGATTTTTAACAATGGCTCCAAGTGGTAAATTAGAGCAAGCATCTTGGGAAATACAAAAACATGAAGCTCGCGAATGGTTAGCTAATCAAGGACAAAATGGGTCACGCACACCATTTTTAGATTATCTAGCAACTTCACACAATAAAGATAAAACAGCATTAGCAAACAAAATTTTAGAAAAAGCAGAAGCCTACGAAGATCAACTATCTGATCTACTTGTAGCACAGCAAAGAGTCATAGCCGATTTCAAAGCGGCCCAAACTGTGTGGGATATAAATATTCAATACGAAAGGTACTTCGGATTGGCTGTCCCAGTAAAGCAAGCACAAGAGCTAGGATGGACCGAAGGACCTGACAGTTTCGTAAGAAAAACACAGGTGCCACATGGATTCCAATTCTAAAAAAATAAACACATACATCAAAGACATAGAAAATATCGTAGCTTCAGATGTAGCTGAAATACATATCGATGACGATTTTCTAAAAAGGTACGATATGGGTGATTTTGAAAAAGAAATCATGACCTATGCCGTACATTCAAATATGGGTATGACTGCCTATCAATGTCAAAACTTTGTAGCCCGCAGTCAACTTACTCCATGGCGTCAGGTTCGACAAGCCTATATGGAGCTCGAGTCACGCTATCACGCTTATCAAGAAATTAAAGCAAGCCTTCGCAAAGCAGAACTACTTCGTAAAAAGTGGGTGCGTGACCAAGCCGAAGCTGTTGACGAAATTGCTAAAGAAATGTTGCAAGTAGATATCGATAAAAACGATTACGATATTACTATTTGGAAACGTAAAATGCTCCAAGCAGAGCGAGAAATTAATGCTTTCTTAGAAATTGTTAAATTCTATGCAAAAACTGAAGAGGACCTTGAATGGTTTGCCGCAGAAAATGCAGAAGAAGAACGCAAGTACTGGATTGCACGTATGGGTAAACAGGCCGCTATGGATATTATCAGTTTTGGTCGTATTGCATCAGGCAACATGGACAGTATTGCCATGATGCCAGAAGGTGATCAAATTGAAGCCCTACAAATGGCCACAAAGTATGCTGGGCAGGTCCAAGCAGGGATACATAATATATCGTTAGGCGTACAAAGTTCTATCGATAAATTACTAGAGAGTAGAGATGAACGAATCCCAGACTACTGCGAAGACGCAAAAAATATTCAGCTTACCGATAAACCCAAAATTAACGGAAGCACAATACTTTAATTTTTTAGAGTTTTGTAAGCACTATAAAGATTATATCTTTGATATATACTTTACATCAAGAATTCCTCCGTTTAATCAAGATGCAATGGGAGACATATTTGTTTCTCAGCAAGACGCATTCTCTGTAATAGATGCCGCGTTCAACCTTAACAGGGAGACCGGCATCCCTCTTTGCGCTACTTTCAATAACATTGAAGTTCCGCCCACTCAAGAAAATCTCAATATTTGGCTAGAAAATTTCCAGCCCTTGTATGATGCAGGTATTAGATCAGTAATACTTCCACATACGCATTGGATGAGCACTGGACAGATACAAGCACGTTACCCAGACCTGTATGTTAAGAATACTATTCTGCGTAATGTACGTACTCCTGCTGAATTTGTTGCTCATGCAAAAGCTGGATTTGACTACGTATGTATTGATCGTGATCTAATGCGCGATCGAGACGCACTTGCAAGATTAAAAACTGCCAAAACTTGGGTCAAAGAAAATCTAGGTCGCGATGTTACTATCAGTCTCCTAGCTAATGAAGGTTGTTTAGGTGCTTGCCCAATGATGGACGAACATTATCAATTTAACAACACTAGAGATACAGGTCGTCCTCAATACTTTAACGACAGTATCAGTCGTGTAAGTTGTCCTAAATGGGATCATGAAGATCCAAGTGTTCCATTAAAAACTGCCAACTTACCTCCTTGGAGAGAAGATTGGGTAGAATTACTTGACTATGTCGATGTGTTTAAAATGCACGGTAGAGAAAGTGTTGAACGCTTTCACGAAACACTTGATATTGTTGCAGGATTTATTGAAGGCGACGAAATTCTGTTTGACGGCTTTGAACAATATATTGAAGAAGGCAACCTAACAGAAAAGCCAATTAACATTTGGCGAGAAAAAATTAAAAATTGCAAATTTGATTGCTGGGAATGTCAGTATTGCGATAAAGTTGTAAGCAAAAAACAAAGCACACCTGTTAGTCCAAGAATCCAACAGGCTATTGATGCAGTATTGAATAGTGCTATTGACATGATAAACATTGATGTTCCTGGATTAACAAGCTGGAAGATGGAAAGTCTTATCAATAAGTTGGCTAAGAATTCTACACGCTATTTAGAAGTAGGTAGTGCGCTAGGTGCAACAGCATGTGCGGCTCTAAAAGATAACAAGCTAGAAGTAATCTGCATTGATACATGGCAAGACACTTACCAACCAGCGAATGACATCTTTGAAATGCCACCAAATAACAAAGAAGATTTTATCACTAATGTGAAAAGATTCAAAGGTGACAACAAAGTCATAGTCTATGAATCAGACTTGTTTGCTGTTAATCTAGATGAGATTGAGCCGGTAGACTTTTTCTTCTATGACGGTCCTCACGATCCTAATACCACAGCAAAAGCAATCAAATACTTTTCTAAGATATTAGCCAAGGAAGCATTTATTCTAGTAGATGATGCTAATTGGGAAGGTGTTGTTGACGGAACTGATGCTGGCATTAAAGCCGCAGGATTAGATGTTGTTTACTCTAAAGTAATTCTAAACAATCAGGAAGATTTAACTGCTTGGTGGAATGGATTCTACTTGTTAGTAGTCCGTAAATCAAGTTAAGATATCGATTACGGTATCTATCTTAGCTTTAATAATCTTATTATTAAGTGTAACACGCACACCATTGTGTAATGGTTTTGGTGTGTGCTCTATATCACACCATGCGTACCCTACATGTTCTTCATTTAGTTTGGGGATAAATTCTTCTTTGGTTAACAGCAAATATGTGTGGTAATAAAACCCTTCATCTTTGCTGGTAAACAATTCAAGTGGAACATACTTGTCAATCGCTGGCAGGAATCCAACTTCTTCTGTGATTTCTCTGTTTAGTGTAGCAATAGGTGTACCATCTAACGGCTCATTTTTGCCACCAACAATACCCCATGTACCAGCAGTTTTGCCTTGATTGCGTAAAAGAAATAAAAATCTTTTAGTATCTGTTGCTAAAAATATTCCACCACTACAAATTATATTACTCATAAAAATAATCGCCAATTACCAGATCGGTATTCACCTTCATAACTCTTGCCCCACATGGAGCCATCCCAGACATATTGTATGCCTGTTCTAGTATTAGTTATATAAGTGAGATCGGTAACTGTGCGCGAATCGAAAACAACGGACCAGTGTGAACCGTTCCATGTTACGATATCGTTTGCGTGTGCCACAAGATATGTTGCATCTGAATTTCGCCATGCTTTAGCCGCAGTATCGTTGGCGATAGCATAGTCTAATTTTGGATCTGTGTTGACATCCTCTAGTATAAGATATCTTATACCTGCAACAGGACTGGTAGGATCAAAGGTAGTAGGATCAACGATAGCATCAACGTATGTTTTTCCACTGCCCGGAGGAACTTGGTTATTTGCCGGGATAGTATCTGAGTCTATGTCAAGGTGCATGATAGACTCGTCATTAGGATCTAGACTGATACGTGCAACAATCTCTGACCCAGACGGCTTCTTAATCCTAATTTGACTTAATCCTGCCTTAAACTTTCCAGGATATAGGTCTAAGATTCTTAACCAACTGATATTTGTTCCATATTTAAAAGGAACTTCGTCAGTAGTAACACCTTCTGCAGGTGCTAATAGCTTGGCTGTGCTGTTCAATACCAGTATTCCGAGATTGCCTAGAGTTGTACCTTCAACTGATACCGCCTGCCTGCCGGCAAAATAATCAACTTCACCGCCATTGTGATACCCTCCTGCATTTAGTGTGCCTTCTGGTTCAACAAATATTGAAGTAATAATATTTGTAATGATGCCCATCTGTTTAACTTTTGCAGGTGTTGTTAACCATATAGGCGTTTCAAACTGCATGGTGCAAATATCAATATCTTGTTCTGTTCCTTGTGGAATTTGTCTACTGCTAAAAGTCATCTCAGTAAGTTCCAAGGTACTTAGGCTGGTCCAATCTAGATAATTGTCAGTTGTTTGCAATTCTAAACTAGGTCGGAATAATACCAATAGCTGTTCAATCAACTGCAATTTTTGATCTGTGTTAGTGGTCCATATATCTGCTTGAAAGGTCAAGTCATAAGGAACAGGCATTAATCGTTCAACTGTATAGTTTTCGCCTTCTACGTTGAGATACTCATCTTGCCCTGTAGCAGGATTATACCACGAGTCTCGCTCTTTGATATGTACCTTGCTGATATGTGTAGGTTCTTGTATTCTAGTTCTAGCTACTTTAAGGTCTTTGATATAACAGGCAATGAATGGAGCACTTGGAATAGTGTTTTCACTGTTCTTCTTTTGTAGTTGTGCTACCTGTCTATTCATGTCACCGTAGCGAACAGGAACCTGTACAATTTTTCCTTTAGCATCTCTATAACTAAAGTTGCTCATTAGACGCATAAACTGTGTTAGGTAACGTCTTATCTGTCCATCGTAAAAGAACTCCATCTTAATTGTCCGCCTTTGGTCTTAATGCCTTACTCAATGCTTGACGTTGCTGTACAACCTTGGTTCCGATAGTAGCAGTAGTTGTGTTATTGATAAAGCTGGTAACTTCTGTTTGTCTTGTTTGGCTGTTTGGAGTTTGTTGATTGCCGTCTTTTGGAGTATTGGTTACATCCATTCTAACATTATCTTCAAATTTTATCCAATGCGATCCATCGAATCTAAACAGTCTGTTTGGGAAATAGTCTGTTCGTAGATGCATTTGTCCTAATATAGGTCTTGCTGGCCATTCTATTCCAAATGTATATGGAGCTCCGTTTGCAGGTTTGCCGTCATCGGTTATGTAGCCTACATAGTAATTGTGATCAGGGGTACGTAATACCATAGATGCGTCAATAGCTCCCTGCGCTGTTGTATCTACATTAGTATCGCTAACATCTTCAACATCAGCAAGGCCTTGATCATTAGTGGGAACTACATAAAACGGAGTTGTGTCGTATCCGCTTCTAGGAAGATCCGCTTCTGCTTGAGCTAATACAGCATTATTTGTTGCAATAGCACTATTATAGGTAGACAACAAGTCACGTAGGGTTTGATTTGTATCATTGCCTTGTGTATCAACCTGTTTCTCATCAAGTATTTCACTAAATTCTTGGCTGTCTATCATTGGTACGCACTTTAGTTTTAACAAATGCGGATACCAAGTTGCACTAAATCCGGCAGCTGGACGGGTAACATCCTGTACAACATAAAATCTTTTCAACGCAACCATTGCGTCATCTAATGCATATTCATCTTTCAAGTGAGGTAATTCAATAACATCACCTGACATAATTTTACGGCCTAAAGACTCTACACTTGAACGTAAGTGTACGTGAAGCATGATGGCATCATTTTGTAAAAAAATACCAAACTGACTTAGATTAAAGTCTAAATCTTGTATTGTATATATTGATCGCATGACATATACGTCGGGCGAATAATGACGATCTCTATTTTCCATCAATAGCACATCTTGTATTCCCAGCTCGCCTATTGGATTAGTATTAACAGGAACAGAGGGGCTGGATTCACCGTCCGCAGGGTTTACAGGACCTAGGTATTTGTGTATATAGATATCGGTTCCGCCAACCTGAAATTGTTCATTAATTAACCGGTCTAGGAACTTAAAATCATTGCCCTTTTCGGGACGGTATAAAGAGAGTCTTGGCATAGTAGTATATTTAACTAAATATAAGCATGAGTGATACAAGTAACGCCCGCCAAGAAATTATAGATTACGTTAAAAACATGCTGGGAGACGGCATGATTGACGTTGAACTTGAGCCTAAAAATTATAACACAGCTATAGATCGTGCCCTAGCTGTATATCGTCAACGTAGTGCAAACTCAGTTGAAGAAAGCTATGCTTTTTTAACACTGGATCAAGACGTCAACGAATACCAATTAGCGCCCGAAGTTATGAGTGTTCGTGAAGTATTTCGTAGAAGTATTGGTTCACGCACAGGCGGCGGCGATACAGGTACTCTATTTGAACCATTTAACTTGGCCTACACCAACACATATTTGTTAAGTAGCAGTAACATGGGCGGCCTGGCAACGTATTTTGCCTTTGCAAGTTATCAAAATCTAGTTGGTAAGATGTTTGGTAGTTTTATCAACTTCCGTTTTAATCCTGCTAACAAGAAATTAACACTAATGCAACGTCCTAGAGGACAAGAAACTCTGTTATTATGGGTTAATAATCATAGACCAGACTTTGATCTTGTGAGAGATCCGTATGCTGGTATATGGGTCAAAGATTATACCCTGGCTAATTGTAAAATTATCCTAGGTGAAGCTCGTAGCAAGTTTAATCAAATCGCAGGGCCACAAGGTGGCACTACTCTAAACGGTGATGCACTAAAAGCTGAAGGTCAGCAAGAGATTGAAAAACTAGAAACCGCTATTAGAAACAGTGAAACAGGCGAAACACCAATGTGGTTTGTAAGAGGTTAATATGAAGATACGTGAATTAATGGAAGCTCGTGGCAACGGTGAAATGCCAAAAGATCTAGAACACAAGAGCCAAGGGGCTATTTTAATGCGAGACCAAGGCGGCTATGATCGTACCTATCATCTAAATCGTATCATGATGGCTACTGCAATGGCTGACGGATCTAGCAAACGTCCTGTAGATATGGACAGCGCCAGTTTTATAGAAAAGTTTAACGTGGCATTTCCCTACACAGATATGGAGCATCTAATGATGATGCAGGCCATGGCCACAATTCCTACAGATGGCAAGGAACTTGCCAAGCGAAGCAAAAGTGTAGAACCATCTGACACCAACATCCAAAGTCCAATATCAAATTGGAACGCAAAAAAGACAACCAAAAGATCCAAAAAGGATTGACCTTTACATCATATTGTAATAAAATATAGTATCGACTAAGGGGATACTATGATTATTGGCGTATGTGGATTTATTGGGTCTGGCAAAGATACTATTGCTGACTATCTAACTAACTTTCATGGCTTTCGCCGAGAATCATTTGCAAACTCTCTCAAAGATGCAGTAGCTCAAGTATTTGGTTGGGATCGAACAATGCTAGAAGGCCGCACAACGCAAGCTCGTGCATGGCGAGAACAAGTAGATCCGTGGTGGTCACAACGCCTAAATATGCCCAATCTTACTCCCCGGTGGGTCTTACAATATTGGGGTACAGAAGTATGCCGCAAGGCATTTCATGATGATATTTGGATTGCCAGCTTAGAAAACAAATTACGTAATTCAACAGACGATATTGTTATTAGCGACTGCCGTTTTCCTAATGAAATCAAATCAATTAAAGATGCTGGCGGTATTGTGATCCGTGTAGTACGAGGTCCTGAACCCATTTGGTATGAAGACGCAGTTCACGCAAATAAAGGTCCAAACGGAAATACTCGCTGGGCATTAAGTAAAAGTAACTTAGAAAAAACAAAAATCCATGCCAGCGAAACTGCTTGGGTAGGAACAGCGTTTGATGCTGTGTTAGATAATAATACCACTATTGACGACTTGTTTGAACAGGTTAAAAATCTGGTCGAAGATCCCCTCGTTTCCAAGGTAGCTTGAGTTGATGTAATAACCGCTGACAGTTTGCACATACTGTTTTAAGATTTGCATGTCGACAGTTTTCTAAATTCCCGTCTACAAAAAATACATCAAACTGATCTGCGTACTTGCTGGTGAAATTGCACCTATCACAGGTGTCTCGTTTCTTATAACCCGCTAACTGCCATTTAGACATACCTGGCTCTCGTCCCCTTGCACAATGGTCACAGATCTTTCTATAGAAAGTTCTTTCACCTTTGCGATAGTTGATTGCAACAGGTCTCTTGCCGCATGTTTTACATAATGATCTAATCATACCCGCCCTTTTTTGTGCCCTTTTCATAGGTATTTAACCAAGTAAAATTTGGTGCAACCGCTAAATACTGATGAACAAACCATTACATGGGAGATGCATAGAATGGCACAAAATTTAAATTCACCAGGCGTATCAGTACAGATAGTAAACGAGAGTTTTTATACTCCAGCGGCCCCAGGGACCGTACCTTTAATCTTTATCGCTACTGCCGCAAATAAACCAAATTCTTCAGGAACTGGCACAGCGGCCGGTACTACAAGCAAGTATAAAAACCAAGTTTGGACTATCACAAGTCAGAGAGATCTTACAGATACATTTGGTACACCATACTTTGAAGTCGATTCAGGCAACAACCCAGTAAACGGTGGCGAGCGTAACGAGTACGGATTACAAGCCGCATATTCAGTGCTGGGAGTAAGCTCAAGAGTATTTGTTGCTCGCGCAGATGTCGATCTTGGTCAATTGGTCGGCAAGAGCTCAGCACCAGTTGGCGCACCAGCAGGTGGTACATATTGGTTAGACACTACAAATACTAGATTTGGCGTGTTTGAGTGGGACGCAAATGCAGGCTCATTCAGTGTACAAAATTTAACTATCATTGATTCGTCTAATTCTGCAATTTCAACAGTCAACAATGACGGTGTAACAATTCAACCAGGATTTGGTGCATTAGGTTCATATGCAATCTGTACCGACCACGGCAACACAAATGAAACCCAATACAAGAATCAAGACGGTAACTGGGTAAAAGTTGGTAGCTCAGGCGAAACAGCATTTGCTACAAACGCAAACGTAAGCACATTTAAATCAACAGTATGGGTAACAAGCTACCCAACAGTCGCAGGTACTACAACTAATCCAAGTTTTGCCACAGCATCTGGCTCGTTGATCATTAACGGTACCACTGTTGCAGTAAGCACAGCTTCTACTGTTGCAACTATTGCCGCAAGCATCAACAGCACACTACACACAAGTGGTATTGGTGCTAAAGCCGAAGCAGGTAAACTAAACATCTATGCTGATGCTAATCCTGGAACAGTTACAATTGGTGGTACTAACAGCACACTATCTGCATTAGGCTACTCAGCCAAGGCATATTATGGCCCACAGCTATTTGTTGGTCCACATACACAATATCCAGATTTTAGTGCAAGACCAAGTGGCTCTGTCTACGTCAAAACAACCAGTCCCGATCAAGGTGCAACTTGGATTGTAAAACAATACAATGCTACTGCACAAAATTGGACACAGATTTCTGCGCAAGTTTATCCTGATGCACAGACAGCAAATTATAATCTAGATAAAACATCAGGTGGTGCAAAGATCGCTGTAGGTACATTATTTGTTGAAAGTAATTTCAACCACGGTAACGGTACTGCTACTACATCAAGCAATTTTGCTTCTTTTGCAGACTTCCGTATTTGGAGACGCTCAGCAGTTGCTCCTACAACAATTACCAGCACTTCATTGTCACCTGCACCTACACTACCTAATGGTGCAGTTCTAACAATCAAAGAAAGCGGTACAAGTTCTTCAATGCTAGAGCACGAAACAGCAATTACCCTAGTTGGTACAACATTGTCTGCGTTAGTTACTGCAATTAACGCCGGTGGGTTTGAATATACTTCCGCTGTTCTAAATGCAGACGGTACTGTTTCTATAGTACACTCTGCTGGTGGAGAGATTAAATTTAGAGATCCAGGTAATATTTTATCTACCGCAGGATTCGCTCCTTACACCTACAACACTCTTGCTGACACATGGACTGGTACTACAAACTTCTATGCCGCAGGTACAAAAGAAGTTGACGGTTACACATTCAAAGCAAGTAACTGGGCTCCTTTAGTGTTTACATCATCGAAGACAGCTCCTACAGCTAGACCAGCTGACAGTACATTATGGTACAGTAACGTATTCAGTACCGTTGACATCATGTATCACAACGGTACAAAATGGACTGGTTACAAGAATGCTTTCCCAGCAACAGATCCTGCAGGTCCTATTATTTCAGTAACACAACCTGTTACACAAAGCGATGGTACTGCACTAGAGAACGGAGACATCTGGATCCAAACAGGCGACATGGATATGTACGGTAAGGACTTCTATGTTTACAATGGTAATACATTAAAGTGGGAAGCACAAGATCCTACAGATCAAACAAGTCCAAATGGTTGGGTATTCCACGATGCACGTTGGGCCGCAAACGGTTACGCAACAACAGCAGGAACACTTCCACAGTTGTTGGCCAGCGATTTCGTTGATCCTGATGCTCCAGATCCTGCTCAATACCCACGTGGTACACGCCTATGGAATCTACGCCGTTCTGGTTACAATGTAAAACAATACATTGCAAACTATATCAATATTAACGACAATAACGGTGTTAATATTCGTACAGGTGACCCAATGGACGGATCAAATGCCACAACAGCCTACAACACAGCACGTTGGGTCACAGTAAGTCCTAACAATGCAGACGGTTCAGGCACATTTGGTCGTCATGCACAACGCGGATTTGTTGTTAAATCATTCAAATCATTAATTGACACCAATAACGCATTGAAAGATACAGATACATTGGTATTCAACCTAATGGCTTGCCCAGGCTATCCTGAAGCAATCTCAAACATGGTTGCACTAAACGCAGACCGCGCACAGACAGCATTTGTTATCGGTGATACACCATTCCGCTTACAGGCAACTGGTACAGCACTTCAGGCATATGGCAATAACTCTGCAAAAGCAGTGGACAACGGCGAAGACGGCGCAGTAACACGCGACGACTACACAGCATTGTTCTATCCAAGTGGTTATGCAAACGATAATGCAGGTAACTATATTGTTGTTCCGCCAAGCCACATGATGCTACGCACATTTATCAACAGTGACTCTAAGTCATATCAATGGTTTGCTCCAGCAGGGGTTCGCCGTGGTGGTGTAGATAATGCTACATCAGTTGGTTATGTTAATGCAGAAGGTGACTTTGTTCCATCAGCATTGCCACAAGGTGTACGTGATGTAATGGCGTTACAAACAGTTAGAATTAACCCAATTGCCACACTAAATGGTTCTGGTATTTTAAACTTTGGTAACTACAGCAGAAGCAACAGCACAAGTGCGCTGGACCGTATCAACGTAGCTCGCTTAGTAGCTTATGTTCGTCGTCAGTTAGATCTACTTGTTCGTCCATACTTGTTCGAACCAAATGATCAGCTAACACGCAACGAAGTTAAGAACGCAGTTGAAAGTTTCTTATTAGAGTTGGTTGGACAACGTGCCCTATATGACTTTATCGTTGTATGCGACACAAGCAATAACACTACAGCACGTATTGATCGTTCTGAATTATGGGTTGATATTGCGATAGAACCAGTTAAAGCAGTTGAATTTATCTACATTCCAGTTCGCTTGCTTAACACCGGCGCAATTAAATCAGGAAACTTTGGCCAGGTATCAAAGGGCTAATGGGAATGGTAAATAACATAGAACAAGGAGCATATTAAATGGCTATTGCAAGTTTAAGTAAATTATCTGTACCACTACCCCCAGGTCAAAGTTCAACAAGCCAAGGCTTGTTGATGCCTAAGTTAAAGTACAGATTTCGTGTAACATTAGAAAATTTTGGAGTATCAAAACCTACTTCAGAAATGACTAAACAGGTCGTAACAGTTGGTCGTCCTAACTTGAGTTTTGACGAAGTTGAACTACATGTTTATAACAGTCGTGTAAAATACGCCGGTAAGCACAAGTGGGAAGATATCCAATTAGTTGTACGTGATGATGTTACAGGTGCTGTCAGCAGATTAGTTGGTGAGCAATTACAGAAACAATTTGACTTCTTTGAACAAGCAGTTGCGGCTTCTGGTATTGATTATAAATTTACTACAAAGATTGAAATCCTTGACGGTGGTAATGGTGCATATACTCCTAACGTATTAGAAACATTTGAATTGTTAGGTTGCTATGTAAAACAAGCACAATATCAACAAGGCGATTATAGTTCTTCAGATGCTATGGATATCACATTATCTATCGCCTACGATAACGCGATCCAAACAGACGTTACTGGTAACCCAATCGGTATTGGCGTAGCAGTTGGACGTACACTAGGTACATTGGCTACAGGCTAATCTATTAGTAAAATACAAAAACCTGGATTTACCTCCAGGTTTTTTTACGACTAAATATCTATATGCCATCCATAGTTGAATATCTCTCAGGTTTTACAAATCAAGGTAACATGCATGATTATGCTCATGCCAGTCGCCTATATCTTGACGACACATTTGCCCTTGCTCCAAAGACCAGTTGGATCTATTATGTGGTGTTTTCAATCAACCCAGCCGCAATATCAGAAGTACAGTGGAACGAACAAAAGCGAGGTTACGAAGCAGGTATGTTAGTCAAAGCCGTTGACCTGCCAAAGTTTAAAATACAAGTCGAAACACTGAATCAATATAATAGAAAAACACTGATACAACAAAAAATTAGCTACGAGCCGATATCAATGACGTTCCATGATGACATGAGTAACGTTACAAACAGCTTGTGGGTTAACTATTTTAGATACTACTACAGAGATACTTGGTGGGGACAGACAGTAAAAACAAACAGTCAATTTGGTACAGGCGACAAGACAAAATCAAACTACGGAAATACAAAGTATCAGACCGGCCCTTCCCTTAAAGATCCAACAGGTCGACCTGGAGGCGCAGGAAAATTTGGATTGAACAATAATCAAAGTGTTCCCTTTTTCAATGCTGTAACAATATATCAACTAAATGCAAAACGCTTCACCAGTTATGTTCTAGTAAATCCATTATTTGAAAGTTGGGAACACGATCAGCTTGATCAATCATCGGGTAATAAATTTGCACAGAGTAGATGTACCCTAGGATATGAAACTGTATTCTATGGCGAAGGTCGTGTGTCAAGAGACCAACCATCAGGTTTTGCCACATTCCATTATGATCTAACACCTAGTCCATTAAGCATTGCAGGCGGAGGTAATTCAAGTATATTTGGACCTGGTGGTATCCTATCAGGCACGCAAGATCTATTTGGACAGACTGACAAACTACTAAGCGGCAATTCGATCAGCTCACTAGGGTCTATCGCCAGTATAGGAATTCAAGGATCTAATCTGATAAGAAATTACAAAAATATATCGGACGCATCTCTTAAAGCAGAAGGCCAAAGCATTTTAAATAGTGCAATTAAAGGAGCCATTGCGGGCGGTGGACCGGGCAGTGGACTACTTGGAGGCATAATCGGTGGTGGACTAGGTTCACTAGGAAAGTCGTTGGGATTTGGACCACAAACAGGAACATTATTAAATGGGGTAAACTTCCAGCCAAATCAAGTTCAAGCGGCTTCAAGCGAAGACTTTGGTCTCCAGCCTGGCAAAAGTTTTTATGAAGGTACTCCAGCCGCATTGAAGGCAAATGATTTGGTTCTTAGCGGAGCCGATTTTGATCAACTAGATACTCCAACTGCATTGAAAAACGCCCTTGATGAACAGAATACCAAGGAAGCAGAATTATTGACCAAAATTCAAGAAGCCACAGCTAAACAAGTCGAAGTCGATGCCGCAGTTAACAAAGCCATTGCGGCAGACGGCGCCGCGGCAGGGATAGCAGTTCGAGAACAATATGCCGCTCAGGGTTATATTGCTCCTAGTCAATATGGTGCGCAACTACAGGCAATTACAGACAATAAGTATGCAATACAAGAAAACATAACAGCGTCAGAGGCATTGCAATCAAAATTATCCGGTACAGAAAGAACATCCTTAGGAAATGCTCAACAAATTCTTACAAACGAACAAGAAGCCATCCAGGCCAGATTAGACCCAAATCAAACGTTAACCATTAATGCCGACGGAAGCCGGACAATTAAAACAATTGAAGTTACTAATGGTATCACTAAAATTATTGAAACTACCAGTAGACCAGTAGTTAAATCTACGCTAGACTCAGTTCCGTTATATCAAGATGGAGTTGATCAGAAGCCACAATACAAATTAGGTCCACCTACGGCGATAAACAACTAATATGAAAATATATACAAACATTCCGCAAATAGATGTTGCAAATGGAGATAGCGCATCTGCTACTAAAAATATTATCAATAATTTTTATAATGTAAATCTTCCCATCAATGCAGGAGTATATGATGCATTAAAAGGATTTTTTGGTAGCAATGGATTTAGTGATGTTGCATCAGATACCATTGCCTATGTTATTTTGTATCAAGCATCTATTGATGATTACAATCCCATGCAGGTTCTAGAAAACATTCAAGGATTAGATGGTATACAACTAAACGCACTGGTTACAGAAATTTTAAATTTTAATAGATTTAAAACCAGCTTCCTTGGTCAGAGTGCGGCCTACGGAACTACTCCGTCAGTTACTAGAGAGATCCTATCTTGAGTTTAAAGTTTGCCAAGGGTCAATACAATTTAAAAAACCCTGAAAAATACATAGGCTCAACTGTGCCCATCTACCGCAGTAGTTGGGAAATTGCAGTCATGCGTATGTGTGATAATAATCCAGCTATACAACAGTGGGCCAGCGAACCTGTTAGAATTCCCTACAGAGATCCGCTTACTGGCAAGCAGACTGTATATGTTCCTGACTTCCTAGTAATGTTTGAAGACAAGCAGGAAAAGAAGCACATTGAGCTATGGGAAATAAAACCAGCCAATCAGCAAATACTTGAAAAAGTTGGAAAAAATCCCTATAACCAAGCGCAGTTTGTAAAGAATCAAGCCAAATGGCAGGTAGCAACGCAGTGGGCCAAATCTAGAGGCATGAAATTTAGGGTCTTAAACGAGAACGATATTTTCCATACTGGGAAGAAATAAAATAAGTAATGTTATGACTAAGAAACTTGAAGAATTATTAAACATTGCTCCTGCAGACGAAAAGCCTGTAGAGTTACCTCCAGTAGCAAGCCCTCCTGCTCATGTGAATCTACAAGCTACTCTAGACGAATTTGACAAAATCTCAGCGGCCCTTCCGCAGGTCAAGGGCCTGGGCGATATCAGTGACAGTGAGCTAGATGCACTGGCTAAAAAAGCAGAAGAAGCATTTGATGACATATATGATTTAGGTATGAATGTAGAAGCCCGTTATAGTACTCGAATGTTTGAAGTTGCGGGCAATATGCTTACCGCCGCTATTACAGCTAAGTCAGCAAAGATTGATAAGAAGCTAAAAATGGTGGAATTACAGCTTAAAAAGCTGGCAATTGACAAAAAAGATAACCCTAATGACGGAAATAGCGTGGTTGCAGGTGAAGGTTATGTGATTGCTGACCGTAACAGTCTCATAGCAAAACTTAAAAACATGGATAAATAAAGGGTAGGAATAAACTATGAAAACATTTAAAGAATACCTTAGCGAAAGCAAAAAGCTCTACGATTTTAAAATTAAGATCGCAGGAGAGTTTGCTGGCGAAGACAAATTAAAGCAAATGCTAGAACGCTTTGTTGTATCAAGTTTCAAAAAAACAGGCACATCACCAATTCAATCTTTACCGCTAGATTTTCCAAAGATTCGTAATTCACAAGTTACAGTATACGAAGTTGCGTTAGAGTATCCAACTACATCGTATGAACTACACGAATATATTTCAGCTGGTATTGAAAAAGGACCCGACTATGTTGTTGTCCGTAAACCAGGTGAGCCGACAGAAGCGTACCAGGCACCACATGACAAGCGTGAAGGCGCATTACTACAAGATCCAGATTATACAGAAGTGGCAAAAATAGACACCAAGTCATACTATGGCACTGAATACAATACAAGTCTTGTAAAGACATTGAACGATGACCTTAAGGCCATGCGTAAAGAAAGAGGCGAAGTTATTCCAAGTTCAGTAGACGGGAAAACAACTAACGACGTTCCTCAAAATAACACAAGTCCAATCCAAGAAACGGACTATGATCCAAGGAAGAAATAACATGCAAATGATCGACGTACTAAAAAAGTTAGCTGAACTAGATGAGGCCAACTCACCAAAGCCAATGGTTCAAATGGCCAATGATCCAACAGTTGCGGTCATTACAGAATCTATCGCTGCCGAAGCTGGTATGCCAATTATGGCTCCTACATCGGCTCCGTCGGTTCCTGCAAGTTTTAGCATTAATGCTTCTGCCGCAAACGGTAACGAAGTTAGCACAATGCTACGCGACATCCTAAACCTAGCGGGTATGAAGGAAGTTGGTCCAAAGGATATCAATCCACAAGAGCATCCACTAACTGGTGCACCTGGCCAAGATACTGACGGCGACATGAGATCTGCTATTGATGCAATCGCAGGCATGGATGACGAAGGTATGGACATGGGCGACACTGGCGCAGAATTAGGCACAGCAGGTCCAGGCGGCACACAAGACGTTGGTCAAATGGCCGATGAAGTAACTGACATGGCTGACCAATTATCAGGCACAAGCAAAGATGAATTAGGCTTAGAAAGTTTACGTCAATTTGATAACAGTCCACAAGAACAAACTAGAGATTACAATCCAAACGATTTTGCAAACATCTTAAACAAAGTACGCAATTTTGATTACACATCTACTCCAGCTAACAACAACTTACCAGAAGCAGTGGCTCACGAAGAGGCTCCTGTACAAGAAGATACATTAGTAGACATGACACAGAAGCTATTCCAAGAATATCAAGGCTTTATTAAGAATATCTAAAAACAGTAACTTACCAAATAGGCTCTTCGGAGCCTATTTTTTTCAGTAAATAAACGTATGAGTTTATCCAATAGTAACAACCTAATCAAAACAGCCAATAAGACTTTGAAATATTCAGAGCAGGATATTGTTGATTTGCGGTTGTGTTCAGACCTTGATACTGGTCACAAATATTTCCTTAAAAAGTTCTTCTATATCCAGCACCCAACTCGTGGGCAAATACAATACGAAGCATATGAGTATCAAGATCGTCTTGTAGATAGCCTACACGAGTATAGATTTAACGTAAACATGCTACCACGACAAAGTGGTAAAACAACTACAGCAGTGGGGTACTTGCTCTGGTATGCTATGTTTAATCCCAACGTTACTATTCTTATCGCCGCACACAAGTACACTGGCGCACAAGAAATTATGCAACGCCTACGCTATGCATATGAAACTTGCCCTAATCATATTCGCTGTGGTGTTAAAAGTTATAATAAACAGTCAATCGAGTTTGACAATGACTCACGTATCGTAGCGCAGACAACTACAGAAAACACAGGTCGTGGTATGTCTATATCACTCTTATACTGTGACGAGTTTGCCTTCGTTCCTGATAATATTGGTAAAGAATTCTGGACTTCGATATCTCCTACACTGGCAACTGGTGGTAAAGCAATTATCACTTCAACTCCTAACTCAGACGAAGATCAGTTTGCTGAAATATGGTTTGGTGCTATCAAAACTGAAGATGAGTTTGGAAACCAAAAAGAAGACAATCTAGGTGTTAACGGATTCCATGCATATACAAGCCACTGGTCAGATCACCCGGATCGCGATGACGCATGGGCCGATGTAGAAAGAGGGCGTATCGGTGAAGAACGCTTCCGTCGAGAATACGGTTGCGAGTTTCTAGTATACGACGAAACGCTGATCAACAGTATTCACCTAGCGGCTATGGTAGGAAACGAGCCAACTATGAAAATGGGTCAAGCACGTTGGTACAAAAAGATTGATCCTAAATCCACGTATATCCTAAGTCTAGATCCTGCACTAGGCACAGGCGGCAATTATGCGGCCATTGAAGTAACAGAATTACCAAGTCTAATACAAGTAGGAGAATGGCACCACAATCTTACACCTGTACAAAGTCAAGTTAAAATCCTACGAGACATGTGTAGATTTATTGATGATGCCTGTATCGAAAAAGGCGTACAAAGTACCATATACTATTCAGTAGAAAATAATACACTAGGTGAAGGTGCTCTAGTAGCCATCAACGAGCTAGGCGAAGAAACGTTCCCAGGCATGTTCTTAAGCGAGCCTATTAAAAAGGGCAATACTAGACGCTATCGTAAGGGTTACAATACCACAGAAAAAGCCAAGATTGCTACCTGCGCCAAACTAAAACATCTAATCGAAACGAAAAAGATGACTATTAACTCGCAGGCATTTATCAGTCAGCTAAAAACATACATTGCTACAGGTACAAGTTTTGCAGGTAAAAACGAAGAGCCAGACGATCTAGTGGCGTCTATGCTGGTAAATCTACGCATGATCATGCAGTTACAAGACTGGGATCCTGCGGTCTACGATACCATGCACGACTATGTAAACAACGAAATGGAGCTTCCATTGCCGATATACGTAAGTACCAGTTTTTAATAAATACACACATGAATGCTATAGAACTAATTTCACAGGATTTATTTGACAAAGTACGCAGTCGCTTTTCTAACCTACAAATGGGCGACGAAAGCGGTGCAGTCACAGTTGATCCTACAGAAGCACGATTTTTCGACTTTGACTTTGTTGTAGAAGGAAATAACCTGGGACGTATCAGCGTTAGCATTAACGACTTAGGTAATTTAAAATTATTTTACAGTCAAGGAATAGTTGAAGAGCGTGACCCTATCACCCAACAATTTTGGTTTGATTTCTTAAAAGAAATGAGACAATTCGCAATGCGTAGACTACTACGTTTTGACCCAAGAGACATCACTAAGGGCAATTTAGAAAAAAATGATTTTCAATATCTTGCACAAAACGGATCCAAGGAAGACAACATGACAGAATCAACAATGTACGGTAGCTCAAAGAGCAGTTACCGCCCACTAGACAAGACCTTACTAATTATTCGCCACAACAACAAAGTTGGTGAAGACCGAGGTGCTCGTAGCCGTAGCAATAATATTCAATCAATTTTTATTCAAAACGAAGCCGGCGAACGCTTTAAGTATCCTATGGTACACATGGCTGGTGCAAAGGCCATGCAACGTCACGTGGCCAACGGTGGCGCAACATACGATCAAGCTGGCCAGTCAATTATCAAGATGAGCGAGCAGATCAAGGCATTGAGTACATTCAAACGTCAAGTTGGTCAGTCAGAACAACTAACACAAGAAGCTGTTGGTATTGTCGATCGTGCAAGTACAAAGCTATCTGAATTAAGATCAACTATTGAAAATTTATCTAAGCAAACTTATTACACAGAGTGGAGAGAAGGTTTAGAAAACGCAGACCTTGCAGAACAGTCAGAACTAGATCAAGCAACACTAGAAGATTATAAATCTAAATTTACAATAAGCAGTTTCAAAGAAGACCTAACACAATACTTTCCGTTGCTTTACAGTATCATGCAAGAAGCAGGCGAACTAGACTTAGCTGACTATGTCGGTGAAGACAAAGAAGAAACGTGTGACGACTGCGGTAAACCAGTTGACGACTGCGAATGCGATGATCATGATCATCCTAAAGAAGGAATGGAAGCATTTGAAGAATGGGCAAATGAAATCGTAGAGGGTCCAAAGAAAGTTGATGTTCCTGCATATCTGCGCAAACAAAAATCTGATGGCAAGGATGATAGCTGGAGAACTACTCATAAAGATTTAGAAAAAGATGACGAACGTAATCTAAGTAGTAAGGCAGGATTAGCTAAACGTAAAAAAGAATTAGGTATGAACGAAGGTGCTTATCAAGACCTAGGTCCAAATGGTAGAGAAATCTATACTAAAGTACAAGCACTTCGTGATAAAATTAGAAGCGGTGAAGTTAAGCCAGACGAAAAATTGCAACAAGATTTTGATGCACTATTAGTTGGGCACGGTATGGATCCAGAGTTTGCAGAAACAGAATGGAATCGTATAACAGGCCAATCAATTCGCCCTACAATCGATCCAAGTCTACGCAAAGAAGCTCCTCCAATGACTGCTCCAACTGACAGTGATGAAGAAGATGATGATGCAAGTTTCTTACAAAAGCTACGTATGCAGGCCAAAGGTGGATCTATCAAACCAGGCGCAGATACAGGTGGCGTTGATATGGAAGAAGAAAATGAAATGCCAAACGGTCAGTCTAGTATTTTACCAATCAAAGAAATTGCTGAAAAAGTACTAAGTCATATCGATCGCGAGACTGGTGGATGCCCATTAGGCGCTACAGCAGTTGGTATCCAAGTTGCCAAAGAGCACGGTGACTACGCAGGTGAACTTGCTGAGAAGTTAGTGCATCATTTACAAGACAAGTTTGAAGCTAAGAACCAAATGGAAACAATGCGCAGACTTGCAGGTCTACCTCCATTAGTTGAAGCTGAAAAGAAAACAATGAGTAAAGCCGCTAAAGGCATGATGAAGTATGGTAAAGAAGGCATGAAAAAATTAGCTGATGCAGGTAAGAAAGGTAAAGACTTAGAACCAATCAAGGCCAAATATAACAAGTATGACGAAGGTAAAGATTCGTTTGATCCGTTAAAACATGTTAAGAATCCTACATCAACAGACGAGGCATTTGGAATTCAACCGGGTCGCAGGAAAGGCGATCCGAAAATGGGAAAACAGAATAATCCAGATAATAATGAAGTCGCCAAAAAGAAGCTAGATCAACTAAAGAAAGAAAGACCAGACCTGTTTAATAAAAATTAATTGGCTAAAATAACCGAATTTCCAGTCAAGTGATGCTTGACATGATAAATAAAAGTGCGTACAATAACATGTATGCACTTTTTCTTTTTTAGTCAGTTGGCTTTAAAAGAATGGCACATAAAATAAACATTAAGGAAAAACATTATGGCAACGTTAGCAGAAATCCGCGCTAAACTTCAAGAAGCGCAACAAAAATCAAGTGGTCAATCGACTGGTGGTGGCGACAACGCAATTTACCCACATTGGAATATCCCAGAAAATTCAGAAGCAGTCATCCGTTTCTTACCAGACGCTGATGGCGACAACACCTTCTTCTGGATCGAACGTGCAATGATCAAATTGCCGTTTGCAGGTGTAAAGGGAGAAACAAATTCTAAACCTGTAACAGTTCAAGTACCTTGCATGGAAATGTGGGGCGAGACCTGTCCAATTCTTACTGAGGTTCGCCCTTGGTTTAAGGACAAGAGTTTGGAAGATATGGGTCGTAAGTATTGGAAGAAGCGCAGTTACTTGTTCCAAGGCTTCGTAGTTGATAGCCCACTGAAGGAAGACAAGACTCCCGAAAATCCAATCCGTAGATTCATTATCGGTAGCCAGATCTTTAACATTGTTAAAGCGGCACTGATGGATCCAGATATGGAAGACTTGCCAACAGACATCCTACGTGGTGTTGACTTTAAAATCACCAAGACATCAAAAGGTGGTTACGCTGACTACTCTACATCTAAGTATGCTCGTCGTGAACGTGCATTAGATGATGCAGAACAAGCGGCTATTAAAGAGCATGGTTTGTTTAATCTCAAAGACTTCCTACCTAAAAAGCCAGGCGAAGTTGAACTCAAGGTCATGAAAGAAATGTTTGAAGCGTCAGTCGACGGTGAAGCATTTGACATGGAACGTTGGGGTCAATACTTCAAGCCAGCAGGTATGGGCGGTAGTGGTTCTGCAACTGGTAGCAATACCAAAGCGGCGGCACCAGCGGCTAAATCAGTGGATGAAGACGATGTCCCTTTTGAGAGTGCGGCATCAGCACCCGCAGTTAAAGTTGCTGAAGAGGCTCCTGTGGCAGAGAAAGCTACACCAGCGTCGAGCGGCAGTGAAGCAAGTGCAAGAGCGCAAGACATTCTTGCAATGATTCGCAATCGTCAGAAGTAATAGGGAGATAGACTATGGGAAAAGCCTTCGATATTTCGAAGTTCCGTAAGTCTATCACCAAGTCAATCGACGGACTTGGTATAGGCTTCAATGATCCAACAGATTGGATCTCAACGGGCAATTACGCACTCAACTACCTTATTTCCGGTGACTTCTTTAAAGGAGTTCCACTAGGCAAAGTAACGGTATTTGCGGGTGAATCAGGAGCAGGTAAATCGTATATCTGTTCAGGTAACATTATTAAAGCGGCACAAGAACAAGGCATTTATGTTGTATTAATTGACAGCGAAAATGCCTTGGACAAGCAGTGGTTGTTGGACTTAGGTGTTGATATTAGCGATGAAAAGTTGCTAAAACTTAACATGGCAATGATCGATGATGTGGCAAAAACCATTTCAGAATTCATGAAAGAGTACAAGACAATGCCCGAAGACGAACGTCCCAAGGTCATGTTTGTTATTGACTCGCTAGGTATGTTGCTTACTCCAACAGACGTTAATCAGTTTGAAGCAGGTGAAATGAAAGGTGATATGGGCCGTAAACCTAAAGCACTTACATCACTTGTTCGTAACTGTGTAAACATGTTTGGTAGTTACAACGTAGGTATGGTTTGTACAAATCACACTTACGCAAGTCAAGATATGTTTGATCCAGATGACAAGATTTCAGGTGGTCAAGGTTTCGTTTACGCATCAAGTATTGTTGTTGCTATGAAGAAACTCAAACTGAAAACTGACGCAGATGGTAACAAAGTGTCTGACGTATTAGGTATCCGTTCAGCATGTAAGATCATGAAGACACGTTATGCTAAACCTTTTGAAAGTGTTCAAGTTGAGATTCCATATTCAACTGGTATGAGCCCCACAAGCGGTTTGGTTGACATGTTTGAGAAAATGGGTGTATTATCTAAAGTCGGGAATAAATTAGCATACACCAGCAAAGAAACTGGTGAGATTGTTGCAGAGTTCCGTAAGAATTGGACTGAAGATAAACTACATGTTATTATGAACGAGTGGGATGCCAAGGCGGCAGAATCTTTAACTACAACAGAAACTACTACTGAGGAAGAAGAAGCATAATGGATGAGAATCTAATTATTACCCTTTGGGATATATTCCGTGAATACATTCCAGAAAAGAATCGTGAAATGGCGGCTAATCAATACGTTGATTTTTTGCTAGGCAACGATGTTAGTGCTGAAACATTGTCGGGTTATACTGGCTACGATCCCCACCTCGATGACGCTATCAAATTAGTGATAGAAGAAGAAGGAGTGGACGATGACGAGCCATATGACGAAGATAATATGGGTTACGAAGACGAGGAATATTAATGTGGTACAGTAAGGTTAGTCGAGATATTTCTCACTTGCCCGATTGTATTGAGTATTTTTATTCTCAATTAGACGAGGCTAGGAAGGAAGTTAAGGTATATGGAAATCTTGAGAAATCCAGTGCCGCACTTCCTGGCATTGTTGAACAACGTTTCAACCAGCTTCAAGAAATTGAAGCTGTGTTGGAATATCTAAATATTGAACTTAGACGTACTCGTAGTAAGGCGTTTAAGAAGTATCTTGAAAATTATCAACGAGCTTTGAGTAGCAGAGACTGCGAAAAGTATGTTGACGGTGAGGCCGACGTAGTTGACCTAGAAAAGATTATCAACGAATTTGCATTGTTGCGTAATCAATGGTTAGGAATTATTAAGGGCCTTGATATTAAACAATGGCAAGTTTCTAACATTATCAAACTTAGAACAGCCGGAATGGAAGATGTGCATATCTAATGTTTGTCGAAACTCTAATACAACGCCTAGCATGTGGCGACACCTTTCTATTCGACCCTGAGATTGTATCTCCCGGTTGGGAAAAGAATTTCGTTGAGTCATTGGCTACTCAACTGTCCAACGGCAATACTCTTACCGAAAAGCAGGCCGCGTTATCTATTAAACTTCTCAAGAAGTATCAAGTTCCATTAGAAGTCTACTTCAAAACTAAGATTGATTTAGACAATCCTGTCTTTGCGCATCCGTTCAGAAAACTGTTTATTGAAAAGGCTATTACTGTACGCAATGGTTTTATACAGGTAAAGTTTCCATATGATGAAGAACTAATTAAAGCTATTCAGAAATTTGTATCTGAGTCAGCAGTGGTTCCGGAAAACATTTATACATCGTCAACTGCCAAGGCCTATGTTGGTCAATGGAATCACGAAGATAAGGTATGGGCATTTAGTCTAAGAGAAGAAACTGTGTTATGGCTCGGGTCAAATTTATTATCTAGAAATTTTACAGCAGACGCTACATTTCTTGAGTGGTATAACGATATCAACACGATTATTGATAATGCAAATGATCATGCAGTTATCGCAGTTAAGACTGATTCTAAATTTGCATTTAAAAATGCATCTAATAAAATTCCAGTATTAGATACAAGTAATGTTGTAGAATTTTTACTTCATTCAAAGAACTACGGTGTTAGCATTTGGGATGATGCGATTGCATCTGAATTGCGAAATAGCGAGTGCTCTCCGATTACTACAGCGTTATTAAATGCCGCAGGAATGGTTTATGTTGATAGTCGAGTATATGATTTAGAAAATTTCAAAGAACTTTTGCTTTTTGGTGGTCCTATTTTGATAGTCATACCGGGAGGCAGTGAGATCAAACACACCGAAGCATGGCATAGGTATGCCGCATCAATTGGTATTGCAAACAAAGATATAGCAGTGATGTTTAGAACTCCAAACCAAGATAATGGCGGGTTCAATCAGTATGTCAAAGACAATGAGCTAAACAACAATATTCATGACGATACAAAGATTGTGTTTGTTAGTACGAAAATTCCTAAGCCACTGGTAAAATCTGGTATTGTGTTTAATACTGTGATCAACTTAGGTTATTATAGCAATATGCATTTTAGTATGAACATTCTCTTGACTTCACCAGCCAACATAGTGTATTATAATGATAAGAAGCCCCAAGGAGCAACTATTTGTCTACCGCAAAATTGATCATCAGAGATGAGGTCAACGTAAAATTTGAGAATTTAGATTTAGATACTAGAAAAGAATTAGTTAAGAAGTTCAAGTATTTTAATCAGGCCGCCCGTTATCAACCTGCATACAAACTAGGTCGATGGGACGGGTGTACCTCTTTCTTTGGACTTGGCGGTACTACCTATGTTAGTATGCTTGATCAAATATTGCCCTACTTAGAAAGTCAGGGGTATTATATTGAAGTAGAAGACGAACGAGTTAGCCCTGTATTAGAATTTGAAAAAATCAAAGAAGACTTTTGGGGCGATCTATGTTGGCCTGAAGGACATCGCTTTGCAGGAGAGCCTATTAGGTTGCGTGACGACCAAGTTGAAGTAGTCAACACATTCTTAGAAAATCCACAGGCATTACAGTCAGTGGCAACAGGTGCAGGTAAGACTATTATGACTGCTACCTTGAGTAAGATTTGTGAAAAATACGGCCGAAGTCTAGTTATTGTTCCAAACAAAAGTCTTGTAGAACAAACTGAAGAAGATTATGTTAACGTAGGTCTTGATGTTGGTGTATACTACGGCGATCGTAAAGATCTAGGTAAAACACATACCATTTGTACTTGGCAGTCACTTAATATCTTAGATAAGAAAAGTAAAAACGGACAAGCCGACCTTATTACATTAGCTGAGTTCCTTGAGGGTGTTAGCTGTATTATTGTTGACGAAGTTCACCAAGCCAAAGCAGAAGTATTAAAGAATTTATTAACACAGAACCTGCGCAATGCTCCTATCCGTTGGGGACTAACCGGTACTGTTCCTAAAGATCCGCTTGAATTTGAAAGCATTAAGTGTAGTCTTGGGCAAGTAGTAGGTTATGTTACTGCACACGAATTACAAGAAAAAGGTATCCTAAGTACATGCCACGTTAATGTAATTCAAACACAAGAATGGAAAGAATTCCAAACTTACCCTGAAGAATTAAAGTATCTTGTTACCGATGATACTAGAATGGAATGGGTCAGTAAGTTAGTCAAGGGAATTGCGGATACTGGCAACACCTTGGTATTAGTAGATAGGATCGAAACAGGAGAGTTTATCATTAACGAGATTCCTGAAGCGGTTTTTATCAGTGGTAAAATTAAATCAACAAAACGCAAGGAACAATATCGTGAAGTGGCAACTAATGATGACAAGATTATTGTGGCGACTTATGGTGTGGCCGCTGTGGGTATTAATATCCCTCGTATTTTTAATTTGGTTCTTTTGGAAGCCGGAAAGAGCTTTGTTAGAGTTATACAAAGTATTGGACGAGGTATTCGCAAAGCAGAAGATAAAGACTTCGTACAAATCTGGGACATCACAGCGAACACCAAATACGCCAAACGACACCTAACAGAACGCAAAAAGTTTTATAAAGAAGCTAAGTATCCCTTTTCAATTGAAAAGGTTAAAACTCCATGAGTAAGATCATAGTTGAAGCGTATGCACCATCTGGCATGCTGATCGACTTATTTCCTATTACCAAAGCTGAGGAAGCTGTCCCTGACTGGTTTAAAAGACTTCCTGGTAAACCTGGCGAAGATGTAAAAAATGTAAGACAATGTCCTGCCGCTAAAGAGTTGTTTTCCAAGGGTATGATAATTCCCCTGTGGGCAGATTACTCGATTGCAATCAACAATGACGGAACTGGTAATATAGATTCTGGTATGAGATTTAATAATATAAGTCCTGCCGAAGTCCATAATGTAAACGTACAAGCCGCTGGCGCCTGGCCCGGCTACACCAATATAAAATTTGTATCACCTTGGTATATTTGGTGCAGTGAACCGATTGAATGGATGTGGTCACAACCAATATGGTGGCAAAATAATCCTCAAGAATTTACCACAGTTACAGGTATATCCGAGTTTAGATATCAACACGAAAGTAACATAAACTGCTTGATTAAAAAGCCGCAATCAAGTATAATGTTAAATGTTAAGGCAGGAACACCTATGGCGCATTTAATTCCTTTAACTGAAAGAGATTGGGAATTAAAATTAGATGTTATGACACCTGAAGTATTTTCACGCAAGTTTTCCAAGTGGAATTTTTCATTAAATCCTGTCATGGCCTATCAAAGATTAAAAAGTATAATAATAAAGGATTGAATACCAAGATGCAGATACTAACATTAGATAACAAGACATTCTATTTGAATGATCTTCCAGAGGAGATAGACGAAGACTTTCGCTACTCAGTTTTGGACAATAGCGATCCCCAAAATCCTGATTACTTTTTTCTTCCTTTGATCTTTTTAGAGTCATTTACCGGCCCTGCCGCAGTATTGCAAGTTGGTCCATACCAAGTAACTATGCCACTAGATTGGTGTACTATTGTAGGTGACCCGGAAGGCCCGGAAATGGAAGTTCTACCGTTAACCAGTCTAAACGATCGAGGATTTAGGACATTTTGTTTCAATCCGTTAACCAGCTTTCGTCCTGAATTCCATGATATTGATATTATTAATGTGTACCAAGATGTCAAATGGTACTTTCCAAAGATGAAACCTGGCCAACTACTAACAACACCACTTACTGGTGGTGACGAACCTATGTGTGCGTTTTTTGTTAAAGAAGTTAGTAGACAGAGTGAAATCGTAGACTATACTAAATGTTGGTAATATGGGCAGTCTTAAACCAGGTGCAAAGTACATTTATGAACGGTCGAACGGAGTGACTTACGCTCGAGAATTTGGTGCCGATCCTAGTACACGAGAAGCAATAGGATGGGACTATGATCCTACCAAACCAAACTTTGATCCACGCACTAAAGACGGTCGTCCGTTGCACGATCACATTATGGAAGATAAACTTTGGGGTGAAATTCGTCGAATGGCAAAAACCAATCCTACTTTACAAGAAGCCCTGGAACGTGTTAAAATAATATATCACCTAAGCAAGGACAAAGATGCTTGACATCAAACGAGAATTAAACGCTATAGACATGAGAGATTATGATTTCTATAGTAAACTTACGCCCGAAGAAAAGAAAGAGTTCAGTCCATTTATTTTAATGCGATACAGTTCCAATGTACAAGGTGATACTGAATTACAAGAATGGTTCTTAGAAAGAACTAACGAGCTTGTAAACAAACATCACTGGGTTCTAAGCAAGAATCATAAAGAATTGCTGTGGAAACTGTTTGCAGGTTGTGGCGCAGGTGTTAAGACATACCATCCCTATCTCAAAGCAGGCACAAAAGAAAAAGCAGTTAAAATTGAAAAGCTGTTAGCAGAATTAAATCCTGCAATGAAGCTCAGTGACATCAAGGCATGGGCTAAGATGATGACCAAGGCTGATAAAGAAGAACTGTTTGATAAAATGGGTTTCGATAAGAAACAACGAAAAGAATACGAATGATCCAATTGGCTGAACAACCTTTTAATTGTAGTCACTGTGGCAAGGCCTTCATGAAAGAGAAGACCTTGTTTGCTCACATGTGTGAACCTAAGCGTAGAGCAATGCAAAAGGACGAGAAACGTGTTCAGAGTGGATTTTATGCGTTCAATCAGTTTTATAAAATCAGACAAGGTTCAAAAAAGCAAAAAACCTATGACGAGTTTTGCAAAAGTGCATACTACAATGCCTTTGTAAAATTTGGCAGTTTCTTAAACAATGTAAATCCATTGTATCCAGAAAAGTTTATAGAATTTGTGATCAAGAGTGATATTAAACTTGATCATTGGTGCAGAGACGAACTGTATGATACCTATCTTTATGAAATGTTGAAGATAGAACCAGTTGAAGCCGCATGCCAGCGAACTATTACAACAATGATTGAGTGGGGCGACACCAGTGGGGCTCAATGGAATCATTATTTCAACTATGTCAATTTCAATCGTGCAGTACACGACATCAAGAATGGCAAGATTTCTGCATGGGTCATGTTAAATTGTTCAAGTGGCAAGAGCATGCTTGAAAACTTCAATGACGAGCAATTAGAACTGATCGACAAGGCACTTGATATTCCCTATTGGGTTAAACATTTTAAAACTCACAAAGAAGATGTTGCTGTTGTGAGAGAAATTTGTGAAGGAAGTGGGATAGAGTAATGCCAGATATTGATATCGACTTTGCTGATAGAACAAAAGTACTAGATCTAGTGAAAACGATCACGGCAACCAACGGAGATAAGAAACATAACACAGGTGTGTACTGTCATTCCATTCCCTACAACCCCTTAACAGGATTATCTACTATAGATTACAAGGAAGCAGAAGATAGAGGCTATTTTAAGATAGACTTTTTGAATGCCAGTGTGTACAATTCAATAAAAAGCGAAAAACACATCAAAGATCTGCTGGCTGTTGAGCCATTATGGGATTTATTGGAACAAAAGGATTTTTGTGATTTGATATTCCATGTAAACGGATATCATAATTTGGTAGCGGAACTAAAACCTAGAAGTATTGAAGAACTGGCAATGTTTTTAGCCCTGTTGAGACCGGGGAAAAAGCATCTCGTCTCGATTGTCAGTGAAAAGGGCTTCCAAGCAGTGAAAGATGAAATCTGGGTTAAAACAGAAGACGCTTACTACTTTAAGAAAAGTCATGCTGTTGCCTATGCTCATGCGATTGTGGTGCAGATGAATCAAATCTGCGAAGCAATTAGCTATCCCTACGCCTAGGTGCTCTAACTAATTGTATTGATTTACGTTTGATGCGTTTTTCTGCAATTTCGCTCAAATTTACGGTTGGACCAAACAGTATTACAATGTCTTTACTGTTGAATGTTTTGATGTAGGGTCTAAAAACAGTCATTTCTTGCTTCAAGAAAATATTAATGGGAATTTTGCGATTACTTTCCCACCACCAAGTCTCTCCAAGCTCTAAAAAGCTGGATTTTTCAAATTCTGTGCGTATTACGCTGAAGTCGTAGATGCTGGTAACGTTGGCGTCATTGTTAATGACAATGCCAACGTACTCGTTTTCATTAACTTTTATGCAACTTATAAAAGGAAACTTATTTTGGAATTCTTGATCTTTGTTTGACTTCATTTAACCTATAAATATGCTGTATGCAGAAATTACCAATCTATTTATATACCAACTCTTACGCTATCACGTTAGATCTGGATAACTCACGGGGTGTTAACAACGTCATGTACCAACGCAATCTTATTTTTCAGAAGGGACTTAAAAACAAGGTCCAAATACAGTTTAAAAATTCAGACCAAAAGCCAGTCCCAATCTCAAGCGGCACATTTTTCTTCAGAATGTTCGACCACGATAACATTATGCCGTTCCAGCCAAAAGAATTAGCCATCATAGACGACGGTGTTACTACAAGTACACGCGGCCTAGCTGTTCTAACTCTTGATGAAAGCGACACAATGGATCTTGCACCCAAGACATACACCTTTAGTGTTACTGCTCTTGGCGCTGACGGAAGTTACGTCCCAACCTACTCCAATACTTATTATGGAGTGAATGGTACGGCCGAGATTCGCGAAGACGTTGAGCCATTCTTGACCGAAAGTTTTTCAACAGATGCGTTCAACTGGTATCGAGACTCCCCACTTGACCGTCAAGGTATACCACAATTCAATTGGTGGACATTTAGCAGTGGTACTATTGAGGCAAATCCTGCATTTAACTCAAATAATGGCCTGCAAACTTTTGCATTTTACCTAACAAAATTCAAAGGACATATAGACATCTATGGAACATTGGAAGATACACCTAGTGGACAGGGCAATGCAAATGAATCATATGCTCTACTGCAATCAATACCTTATAACCGCAGTTTTACCGGGGTTGACTACGTCAATCTAAATGGTAACTATACCAATTTCAAAGTCAAGTACATTCCAGATGGTGACGCACTTGGTGCAAATTGGTACGGAGCCAGCGTACCTGGTAATCCGACTCCCGGACAACCATACTGGCCCAACGGAAAACTTGACAAAGTCCTATTTAGAAGTTAAAATAGTTGCATGAACCTGATTCAAGCGACCTTTATAAACTTCTTACCTCCGAAAAGAAAGGCAACCCCAAGTGGGTGGATCAGCTTCAACGCACCTTGTTGCGTCCATAACGGAGACTCACCAGACAAGAGACAACGTGGCGGCGTAAAAACCTCAGGTGATGACGGTTTTCAATATCATTGCTTTAACTGTGGGTTCAAAGCTGGGTGGATGCCTGGTAAACTATTAAGTAAAAATACTAAAAATCTCATGAGGTGGATGGGAGTACCAGACAGTGACATCAGCAAGCTATCACTGGAAGCACTTAAGAATAAAGAAGAATTAGACAAAACACCTATACCCCTAAATTTTGGGTTGGAACCACGAAATTTGCCAGAAAATTGCAAAACCATAGATCAGTGGATTGACGAAGGTTGTGAGGATGAGGATTTTTTAAATGTCATTGCCTATGTACTTGACCGTGGCATGGAGCTCGACTGGTATGACTGGATGTGGACTCCAGAGGCTGGTTACAAGGATCGCGTAATTTTGCCATTTTTTCATAAAAATGTGGTTGTAGGCTGGACAGCCCGAAAAATTAAGGAAGGCAAGCCAAAGTACTTGACCACTGCTCAACCAGGATACGTTTTTAACCTGGACAGACAAGACGAAAATAGAAAATTTGTGATAGTTGTCGAAGGACAGTTTGATGCCATTGCGGTTGATGGTGTTGCTATCATGCACAATGAGCCAAATCCCACTCAAATTTCACGAATTTCTGCACTTGGGCGTGAAGTCATTATTGTCCCTGACAATGACAAGCCTGGGGCTAAATTAATATCCGCGGCCATAGACAATCATTGGTCGGTTAGTTTGCCAGATTGGGGACCAGACGTAAAAGACGTAGCAGATGCAGTGAAGAAATTTGGCAGAATTTACACATTTTTCACCATCTTACAATACCGTGAGACAGGCGAGACAAAAATTAAACTTTTAAAGAAACAACTTGAAAACAAACATGACGACTAATCAAATACCTAACTACAGTTCAGACGTTCAGAAGCTCTACATTGAAATGTTCATGAGCGATGCCGAGACATTTTTTCGGTGTAACAACATATTTGACCCCGAAAATTTCGACAGAAAATTGCAGGACGTAGCAGGCTTTATTAAACATTATGTCGACGAATACAAAGTCATGCCAGAGGCTTCAATTGTTAATGCATCGTGCGACACCAACTTAAATCCAGCGGCTCTGCCCAAGGAAAACTATGATTGGTTGATGGCAGAATTTGAGCAATTTTCACGTCACAAAGCACTGGAAAGAGCAATTTTAAAATCAGCAGATCTGTTGGATAAAGGCGACTACGGTCCAGTAGAAAAAATGATTAAGGATGCTGTACAGATTAGTCTGCAGAAAGACATGGGTACAGATTATTTTGAAGATCCACGTAAACGTCTTGAAGGATTGAAGAACACAAACGGTCAAGTTAGCACAGGATGGCCTAGCGTTGACAAGAAATTGTATGGTGGATTTAATCGCGGAGAACTTAACATTTGGTGTGCGGCGTCAGGTGGCGGTAAGAGTTTGTTCTTAGCCAATCAAGGAATCAACTGGGCACTTGCAGGTTTAAATGTTTTGTATCTAACATTTGAATTGGCTGAAAATTTGGTGGCCATGCGTATGGATAGTATGATTACTGATATTCCAACTCGTGAAATTTTCAAGAGTCTTGATGACGTAGAACTTAAAGTTAGGATGACTGGAAAGAAATCTGGTAGTGTACAGATCAAATATATGCCAAGTGGTAAGAACGCTAACGACATCCGTGCATATTTGAAAGAGTATCAGGTCAAAAAAGGCTACAAGCCAGACGTTATTCTAATTGACTATTTGGATTTAATGATGCCGTTGAGTATCAAAGTCAGTCCAAGCGACTTGTTTGTCAAGGACAAATATGTGTCAGAAGAACTGCGCAACTTGGCTATGGAAACACAGGCTATTGTTGTCACTGCAAGTCAGTTGAATCGTTCAGCAGTTGAAGAAATTGAATTTGATCACAGTCATATTTCGGGTGGACTATCTAAGATTCAAACAGCAGATAACGTGATTGGTATTTTTACAAGTCGAGCAATGAAGGAACGTGGACGCTATCAGATCCAGTTTATGAAGACACGTAACTCATCAGGCGTAGGTCAAAAGGTTGACTTGGAATTTGACGTTGACACACTTAGAATTAAAGACTTGTTCGAAGATGAAGACAACGGTGGCTTTGCTAAACCTAGAGAAAGTATCTACGCTAATCTTAAAAAGACATCAACTGTTATTGATAAAGAAACAGGTGAAATTAAATCTGTAGATCCTACAGAAGGTATTGGTATTAATAAGATTAAAGGTGTCCAAGGTAGCAGTAAGGTTAGAGAACTGTTAGCAGGACTTAATCCAGAGAAGGACTAATGCAAGTTTATCAAATGAATTCGTTCTATCTAGTAGATAAGATAGAACAGCACAGTATGATCAAAGATCGATTGCTGTCTCTGCTTGATAGGTGGCCTTCAGAACATCCTCGCACAGGCAGTGATGATGTCGATCGTGTTGATAAACTTGATTGGGGCGACAGTAAAAATGTAGACCGTCCATGGGTCAGACTGTTTGCTCCTATCCTACAACATCGACTGGTGCAAATGATGCACCAAGTAGGTTACAAAGATGTTAACATAGAAAATCTATGGTTCCAACAGTATGTAGAAAATGACATACACAATTGGCATATTCACGGTTCAACATGGGTAGGTGTTTATTATTTAGAAATGGATCCCAGCAGTCCTATCACTGAATTGATGGATCCTACAACACAAAAAATAAAGATAGTTCCTGATCTAGTTGAAGGAGATATTATAGTATTCCCTAGTCATGTAATTCATAGAGCTCCTAGGCTATCGTCAAACATTCGCAAGACAATTATTTCTTTTAACTACACATGTGGAAATATTGAAACAACCCTACTGAATGAAATCAGCCCGTTACCATGAAGACCATAGGATTTTTTGGGGATAGTTTTTGCGCTGAACGTATAAACGGTCACAGTCTTCTTAAGGGCTATGACAGTTATATGATCAAACTAGAAAGACACTACAACATTAAAACCGTAAACACGGGAGTCGGCGGCAGTGGCATTTGGGATCTAATCATAAATCAATTTAATCCGTTGCTTCAATCTAATTCAGTTCCAGATATTTGTGTTTTCTTTTGGTCCAGACCCGGCAGATTATTTCACAGACAAGTTAGAAAATTAAGTGTAGGACATGTGCTTGAACCCAAATGGTACAGCTACAATCCTTTCAAGAAACCTATATACGATGCCGCCAGAGGGTACTATCTGCACCTGCAAGATTGGGAAAAAGAACAGCTAGAATACCTGTCAGCAATTGAATATTTTGACAGACACACTTTATTAAATTTGAATAAAAAAATTATTCATCTATGGTGTATGGATGTAGGTAGCTATAGATTTAACAGCGGAGTTGAGATTCAACCTGCGTTAATTGACTTGAGTTTAATTGGGTGTGATCCCAGCATAATGGATCGAGATCCTCGATGCAATCACCTTGACGGCGACCTAAAAAATCATCTGGTATTTGAATGGATTCGAGATGCAGTTGACAACACTCAATCAGGTGTTGTTAAAAAAGAGTTGAAATTTTTTGATTCACGCAGTGACTAATTGCTCGTTGCCATTGTTCGTCACCAGTACCGCTTAGGCATATATCTTCAGTAGCATCGGCTGTTAGCCATCTATGATCGGGCATCCATGGTGCTATGCCACTTTGCTCTCCATCTAACTGTCCTGCACTCCAAGCCGCTAATCCTATACCTGCTCTCCATAATAAAGGACCGTCATTGCCTGCTATTGCAGACAGGATACTGTAGTCTCCAGTGATACCTAAGTTAGGTGCAATTTGTAGTGTACTGTTACTAGACCAATCCATTGTGTGAACAATATGTACTCTTGTAGGTTCTACAGGACCGCCTATATAAACCGATGCATGACCGGGGTAATTAATACCAGCGGCCGACATTACAGTTTTAATATCAACGCTAGATGCTTCTTTGTTGACCATAACACCCCATGCTCCGTTGATGCCATGTTGGGCAAGTAAAATCACACTTTTTGCGAAGTGAGAACTTTGATTTTTTGGTTGGGCTACAAGGATTTTCCCGGCGAGTGATTCAAAACTGGTCATAGTCATATTTAATCCATAAATATAATCATATGTACATCTTTGAATACAATCCACCGATCGAACTGCATGATGAGCTAAACCCTGCTCTATGGGAAGGTGAAGAAATTAGACGTCAAATCCAGGTCAAACTGCTTAAAATCGCCAAGGAATTCTACGATTTTTTGTCGGTTTCGGCGCCGATCGAAGACGTTTTAATCACGGGGTCTCAAGCCAACTACGTGTATACACAATGGTCTGATATTGATCTACATATAGTAATCGACTACAATAAGGTCGAATATGAAGGTGATGTAAAAAAGCTGTTTGATGCCAAAAGAAAGGAGTGGAAACGCATGTATCCCCTCAAACTTGCGGGCATACCTGTAGAGCTGTATGCAGAAAATTCCAACGAACCAGCAGTGACCTCTACCTTCAGTTTGCTGACAAACGAGTGGTTGAAGAAGCCTGCACCGCCACTAAAAAGTTATGATTTTGAAGGTGTAAAAACTCTGGCATATCAGTGGGAAGTTGTGATTAAAAAAGCCATTGCTGTCAATGAACTTCCTATACTACAAAAAATCAAAACCATGTTAAGCCTGTTCCGAAGAAAAAGTCTCGCACGTGATGGCGAGTTCGGAACTGGTAACCTAGCGTTCAAAGCTCTTAGAAATTCTGGACACATTGCCGATCTACTCGATGCAACTGACGCCCTAGAAAATAGTTCAAATCCTGTCAACTAACTCCAGTCCATAGGCGTTGTATATATATGCTAGGAGGCATTATGTATGAAACTACTACACACCTTAACGCTTGCGAGTTTGCTCTTGATAAGTGGGACAAGCCAAGCAAATCCGAATCATTGGAATCATTATGGTCCACATCATGGTTACTACAATCCATACGGTTGGGTTGCGCCGCTTGTGATAGGAGGCGTAGTGGGTTATGCGATCACAAGGCCACAGCCCGTGATCGTACAACAACCAACAGTAGTGTATCCTAACACCCAACCACAACCTGTTCCGTACGGTTATCATTATGAAAACATTCTTGATGCTAACTGTAATTGCTACAGACTGGTGTTAGTTCAAAATCAACCTTAAAGGAAATATCATGAACAAAATTATCGCAACCTTAGTAGCATTGTCAGCAGTATCAGTATTCGCCGCAGAACCAGCCAAAGCTCCTGCAACACCAGCATCAGCTCCAGCTAAAGTAGAGAAGAAGGCAGAAGTTACGCCTACCAAAAGCGACAAAAAAGAGCATAAAAAGGCGGACGCAAAACCAGCCGCTCCAGCCGCAAAGTAAACTAAATTTAGGCGACAATGATGATCTCATAATAGACGATGAGGTCACATTTGGCCGTAATCGACAAGCTGAAAAGTTTGGTAAGTTAGTACACGAAGATGTTGAATTATCAGACTATGTAAAATTTAGATTATGGTTAGCTAGACAGTTAGCTATGAGAGCATACGACAAAGCCCAAGCCTAAACCGCTTTGGGCTTTTTTGTTAATCAGTAAATATCTCATGGACTATGATAGAATATTTTGCTTTGGGTGTTCTTGGACACACTACAAGTGGCCCTCATGGGCTGACATGATTCGATATGCAACTGATAAGCCGGTTTATAACTGGGGATATAGAGGCATTGGAAATGTAGGGATCATGCACCGTATCATGGAATGTGACCTTGCTAATAAGTTTACCGAACGAGATAAGATCATAGTACAATGGTCAACATGGACTAGGGAAGATAGATATCTTAATAATGAATGGACTGCCGGCGGATCAGTTTTCTTTAGCAAATACTATGACAAATCGTTTGTTAAAAAATATTGGAGTTGGAATAATGATCTAATTAAAAATTCAACTGCAATCTTGATGGCTAACAAAGCATACAATATAGACTATCAATTTACGTTTTATCCATTCCCCGATGATCCAGATTTTGGATATCCCGCAGATCGAGATCTCAACATACACAAGTTGTACAAACCTCAATTACCTAGAATAGATATATTTCCACATAAACCAAGCAAGAATGATTTTAATGGCAACGGAGTCGACGGCCATGCCGATATTAAAGCACACTTAGAATTTTTTAATTCTAAGTTAAAAGGCAAATGGGGATTAGATCTGGGACGTAAGGAACTTGAATTAGCAGTACTACACGAAGCTGTCTCTGCAAATTTACATAAAACACAAAACCTGCAGGTTCAGGACAAAATCATGGCGCCAATTATTGAAAAGTTTGATCCTACGATTAACAAAAAAACCTTAGGTTTTTAACCAGGGGGGAATCTGCGCAGTAACCTGCGTGGCTTCCAGCTGTTCTAGCTGTATTTTTAAATTGTCTGTTAGACGAGTAATTTCATCTTCGCCTAGTACTGTTTCTATTAGTTCTTGACATTGTTCCTTGCTCATTTGACCATACGGAACAAAGGGGTCTGTTTGTTCTAAAATCCACTCAACAGGTATTTCTGTACTGTCATACAAGGGCGCAGAGTTTCCTTGATTATCGCTGCCTGTTAGAGTCCAATAGATGCGAGTAATCACATCAGTGTGGGCACCTACTCGGGCAGTGGTTTCAAACTTGCTGAAATCCCAGTCGTATACAAATTGTCTTTGGCTCATATTATTTTGGAATCAATGGGGTTGCTTTTTCTTTGGCATGCTCAGGATCTTGACCAATCCACTCGATCAAGGCCGCATTATTTGAGATACGATGGCCATCACCTCTTATGATACAGGGCAGTATGCTCCAATCCGGAACGGCCGCTTTGAAGTCATCCCACTTCCATTTGAAATTGTCAACAACTCTAAGATCCACAGTAATGCCTGCTTCTGTTAGACGTTTGTTTAGATGTTTGCTCATGTTACATTGCGCCAACGGACGGGCCCAAAGTACGCAAGTTGTTATAGCTGTTGTCATTAATATATCTCCTTAGATATTGGTTCTGACTAACCAAGAATATTTTATGTTGGTTACACCTGCACGTGATGCGGTGGTGTCATTGCTGATGTTTTTATTACCGTTATAAACTGGAATCTTGATAACACCGGCGTTGGAATATGGCGCAGAATTACCTGAGCTAAATCCTAGCGTAATCCTATCAGTTTTGTTACCAGTGATGTTTGGGTGAATAATGTAGGTATTGTCTGGATAGACAAACACTTCAAGTGTGCCCTTGTAGTATTCTGTATTGTTAGGATCGGTGAAGCTAACAGTCATTTCTCCGTAGGTAATTCCCGTACAGTCAACAGTCATCATGGTTGAGGTCGTACCATAAGCCTGACCAAGTGGCATGTCTATAGTACCCGGAACAGATATTACAGGTGCTCCTGTAACGCCCTGCTGACTTACACCGTAGCTGTCCATTATGCCAATGCGGCCAATGGTATCAGTTTGTTGAATGTAGAATGTATCGCCTGATCCGTAAGTCAGTGTATTGTCAAGGGTAAAATATGCTGTGCCGCCAATTGCGTTGACACTGGTGACACTATATAACTGTGAATAAGATTGATTCCAGATGTTCCACGCACCTGATTGATAACTGCCCTGCAATTGATTGATCTGATTGGCCAATACACTTGAAAATGCTGGAATAACGTTGGTACTGGTTGAGCTGGCATTGGCTGTTACAAACGGGGTTGGTGAAAATGAACTACGAGAAATATACATGTAATTCTGATCAGCTTGTAGCGTACCTGCTAATTGTCCTACCTGCCCTTTCAATGTTACAGGACTAGATATTGCAATGATTGTTGTACTTGTAGCCAGTCCTAGTCTACCAGTGTTATCAACACTAAGTCCTGAGCCAACAACAACGCCACCAATAGTTGATGTGGTTGCAGGAGCAATGGTAAATGTAGCAGGCTTGTCTGCTAGGTCATTGTAGCTACCACTGGCGGCCACTGTGGCCAACCCTAGATTATTGCGACCAATGGCCTTTTGTTGTGTGGTATATGTTGTGGCTGTACTAATGTCCAGCTTATTGGCAATCTGTCCAGTGATCAATGATAGTGTTGAAGTACTGGTGCTGAGTAGCGAACTCAACTGTTGGATAACTGCAAAAGTTGTTCCGCTTGATCCAACTAGATTGCCCACTGCATTGGTAACTGCGGTGTTCAATGTTGCTGTGGTAACAAACGCTGAAAGTGTAGCAGAAGTTAGATATCCTACGTCATTGCGGAATACGCTGACTACTGTAGGATAATCTAAAAGGTCATAGAAGCTACCGCTGGTTGAAACTACTTTAAACGGAGGAATATGTGTTAGGTCGTTGTAGTCGCCGGTGCGTCCTACATTGGATACTGAACCACCACCGCCACCTGATGTGGGGCTGGACCAACTGAAGCCACCTAGCCCATTAGCACTCAATAACCATGTGGCTGTGGCCACAGAGTCGGTGCGCAACATGGTATTGGTAATTAATCCACTGGGGATCTGTACTTCGCTGATCTGTCCAGTTAACTGTTGGAAACTGCTGGCTCCACTGCCGCCACCTTGGCTGGCTACAGCAATACCGCCGGGTGTTACACCGTCGCTGATTCTAAATGATAGAGTATCGAGGTCAACAAATATCTCACCTCTATGGGGCTTAAATGTTGCTCCGGAAGCAAGGCCTTCTTTACCTTGATAACTGCGTACTGGCATAGTGTTAGTTCCTTTTTATATATCCGATTGTGGTTAAATATATTACTATGCTATTTACCGTCGATACAAAACTTCAGCCCCTTCCCCAGAGCGTGAGTGTGGCAGAATGTGATCTGGGCATTGCCTTTGAAACTGTGCCATTTACGCCCACAAGCCAGGACTTCGAATGGGAGGGTGATATACCCCTAGATCAGCAGGGGCGCCCCATTGTTCCCGGCACTTCGGAAATGAACATGCTCCGAGACTACTTTTTTCGAGTGGTAAAAATCAACAACGAAAATGTGGTAAACTTGGGGTTTCGCAACTTCAAGTGGCCTGGACACATTACTCTAGATCAGCCCATAACCATGCGCTATACTCTAACACGTATCAAAAGCCGTCTAGGCTGTAAAGACGTCACTTGGTCAGCAGAACTGGTCAACGGCAACGGCAGAATTGCTGTAACACTAGATATCCAGCAACGCTGGTACAACTAACTCACGATTCTACACACCCTTGCATTGACTCATTAAATATGCTATTATATACGCATATAAAGGATTCTAATGTACAAATTCACTCCCGGCCCATACACACCAGCACCCGTTGTAGCAGGGCAACCACTGACCTTTAGTCAAACATGGACGTTTGGCGACATCATTTATTCCATGATTCCTATCCGCTTGCTAGGTGGGGGCGAATTTTACCTTAGATTAGAAAATCTAGATCACCTGTGCTCAACAGTCATAGGTTGGCCCAACGGTGGCAGTCACAGTGGTCGTATGACCAAGAAAGACTTTGATCTACTCAAACCCTTGATCGAAGCACAGAGCTACATTACCAAATGGGCAGTCTATGAGGGACAGGCAATTACCCATCCTCTGGACAACATCTGCTGTTGGTTCTATGGCAATCAGATTGACAAGGGACACTATGGTCGACTCTACAGTCTAGCAGTGGGACTTGATCCAGATCAGTGGGAACCAGAGATCACACAGCCTTGGCTTACTCTGGGCACGAACCAGCCTATCCGTGTTGAAGGCAAGCCCATTGTGATCAGCAAGACAGATCGCTATGGCAACGGTGAAGTACATCAGGTATGGCAACAGATGGCGGCCAATGCAGATCAATGCCTGTTCGTAGGCACAGCAGAAGAACATGCCAACTATGAACGGGACTTTGGTGTTAAGGTCACCTACTATCCAACTCGCGATCTATTGGAGTTGGCACAGGTCATTGCGGGCAGTGACCTTTATGTGGCCAACCAATCAGTGGGCATGGCCATTGCGCAAGGGCTGGGAGTTCAATTCTGGTGTGATCACCGCAAGGACAACTGCACACTTGACGGCTGTGAGACCTATATGCGCAGACCCAACGGCTTCTACTTCTGATGGGCGAGTTTCGGAACGCATCCTAGCCGCGAAGCGGCGAGCGGTAAAACAGAAAAATCACAGGTATTATCTACGCAGATAACGTTCAACACAGCCATAGAGTAGAAACTCGCTGGGCCACGCTACTCCAGTAAACCAAGACCAAAATTCAGGTGTACGCACATCGGGCTCAATAGCCCTTAGAACTTCACAGCGCATGGTAAAAGGTGTGCAGGGGTGCCTAAAACTGCCTCGTCCATAGCGGCTCCATAGATCCAACCCCCAAGGTTCATAGTAGCCCAAGAAATCGTTAGGAGCCCAGGTTTCTTGTGCTCCGGGCTCTTGATCGCTGTCCCAATATTCGATATCTTGATCCAGATACAGGGGCAGGCGCAGTTTTATAATCTGCTGTAGGAGCCAGCCTGCTGAACGTTGATGCCCCCAACGAGCCGCCCAGGCTTGAGCCCGTGCCTCCTCTTCAGGCGAGATCAAATCCTCACGGCCTAGACTGAGATGTTGCCCAGGTTCGTTTATGACTATGAGGTCAGGCTTGAGAGCTATAGCTCGATCAAGATCGGGCCAATAGGTCACACAACAGCTCTGTGTCACGTATCAACTCGACCCCAAGAGACCCGCAACCATGCTCGTTCCATCACATAGTGCAGGGCCGCAAGTATAACGTGTATTAGTACAGCATCACTCAATCCAGTCCATAGAGCAGTAATAGCCAGGGCCGTGACCCTATAGGCCAGAGTACGTGCCAGAGTTCTCGATCTTGTTTCTGTCATGGAGTATCAGGAGGAGTAAACTTGACCAATTTTTCATTATACTGATCAATTTGATTCTGTATACGATTTAGGCTTGCTGTGATCTCACGGAGCCGGCGTTGCCCGTCACTGTTGATGTGATTGGTATCCACAGGTAGGGACGCATTGACCTGCTGTTCATAGAATTGAATCTTGGCCTTGCGCTGTTCCAGTTGGGCTATATGTGCCCGCATCTTGTTTAGGTTGTACATAACTCTAATTAGCCCAGCGCAGTAGGAATAGAGTACGATCTGGCGCCCGACGAAATGCCAGACTGCAATAGCCCGGTTTCAATCCCCATCCCATGTTGTGATAGGCCCAGTGTGAGTAGTGACTGCCCACATACTGTTCCAACCAAGACTCTAGGATTAGGATGCTGTCAACCCAGTCTATTTGATGGTCACAGTCACAGCCCGGCCATGGAGCTGATGCCACATAGTCAAATGCGTGTAGATCTGGCAAGTACATCTTGCCCGGTAAGTACAGGCTGTTTCCCATACTGATATTTAAACTAGATTACAAATTAATCGCTACAACCACAGCCTTTTGGACAACGACTAACTTCCCAGTATTGTACATATGGTAGGGCATGTGCTAGAGCCATTAGAGCCCACATGCAAGTCATAGAGTGATCTGACAATCCACATACTGCGCTAGATTGAAATAGACTGTATACGAACCCTAGCACAAATAGTGGGCAAGGTGCAAATTTAAGTGTCTGCTTTATGATATGATAAGTGTACAAGCGTGTCATACACTTATTTAGACTATAAGATGATTTTCGTAGGATTTGACTTGACCCATTCTGAGTTAGTGGGTACAAAGTGTGCATAGGTGCTCATGATATAGCGATCTAGCTTGAGTGGATCTAGCTGTCCTCTATGAGTATGTGTCCAGAATGTAGGAAACACTACAGCACGACCCTTACGTGACTCTATAACTGTAGAATCATGCATGAACTCTGTGCCACAGCGATTATCTGACAAATATACGATTACGCACAGTACACGATGTGCTACAGCTAGATTATGTTCACTGTGCCAACGATCAAACGCATAAGTGGGTGGAAAATGCTTGAAACGCCAAGGACTGAACTCCAGCCCATTGTCTATATAGAGTAGTTGTGGAAATTCAGCGGTATAGGCACTTAGACAACGAGCATTTAAATCAGTGAGTACGGGGTGAACGGATGGGAAGTCATAGTGACGATAGTGTAGATGCGTAGCCAGATGCTTAGAACTTAATCCAGCTGACTCAGCTTGTGCTATCAGCTGATCACACTGATCATGGGTTAGAGCTGAATCAATGACTAGAGTGAAATCAATCATCTCTACCCGTAGCGTAGTTGTCTGGTGATTCTGTGACTTCTGGACAGGTGTCTGAGAAGCGAATGGCAAACTCTGTGTAGATACTGCAATCAGTGGGAACCCAAAAACGTGTGCGACGAGCGTGGATTTCAACTTGAAGTTTATGCTGGGAGATAAATGCGAACACTTCTGCGGCACGGGGATCTTGATTGAGTACGTAGTATTGACGAGTAGCGGGAATCATATAGCGATATTTAAAAAAATTGCGCAAAAAAATTTTTGATCTTGAATTAGCCCATAAGAGGTGGTTTTATCAAGAGTGCGATAACTATTATTACAACAGAGGAGATATACTATGTATAAACGAGCTAAGAAGCTACTCCATTTAGAGAATCCACCGGCGGCAACGCTATAGATCTTCTAAGCAATCACTGTTGACGTACTATACGGGACATGCCCGAATCCTTAGCCCTTCCTAGAGAGGGCTTTTTTACGATAAAAAATTCTAGCGCAAAATTCTCATGGTGGTCAAGATCTCGGCCCCTGGTGATCCCATCTAACTGGGGGGTGATTTTACCAATTTACGGCATGCTTGTTGCTTGTGCGCAACACTATGCATGCACCAGTGGCCGGCCACCCCCCTGGGCACCCCGGCCACCTCGCCTCAGAGCTCTTGATCCAGCTCCTTCATGTCACTAGGTGCATAGACATCAAAGCCTTCTGACTCCAACTCCTCTAGGGCCGCATTGAAGTCTGACATCAGTTCACGGATAGCATTGGCCCTACGCTGATCCTTAGTGCGCTTACGCAATGCGCTACCCTTTACGTACATCTGCTCGTAGTGTGTAGTACAGTAGAGCGTGCCTTGTACTAGATCATGCGAGCCACAGTAGGGGCTGGGCCCCCTGTGTGTACGTGCATCGTATGTGGGCCCAAGGTATGTACAGCCGTACTGCTTGAGCGCAATGCGATCGCTGTGGTCTGTGTACATTAGGCTCTCCGCATACAGGTAGTCTCAGCCATGGCCTTCCAGTTCATTGGAAAGCTCTTGCGGAGGTCTGCTATCTTGAGTACCATGCGCAGGCTCAGCTCACGAAGCTTGCTCTTGTTAGCGTCAATGAACTCTACGATCTCGTCCTTCTGGATGGGCTCGAACTCATAGTGATCCAGCATACCTGCATCCGTAACCACTTGCTTGATGCGCAGGATCTTCTCACGCTCTGTGTCCATCTGCAGATCAATGTAGTGGCAACGGCTCTCTAGTGCATCCAAGTGATCGCGCAGTCGCTTGCTCTTGACATGCTCGAACTTGATGTTGGTAATAAAGATAGCCGCACCCTTGAACTCGAACTTGTCTGGGATGCCTTCACTGCGGAGCAAGCGGCTGTCAGTGTTCCACTGGATAACTCGCTTCTTGGATGAGTCTAGGGCACCCTTGAGAATGTTCAAGCTAAGGTCTTCCATAAGGATTGAGTCGCAGTCATCGAATACGATAACGTTCTTGGCATCGCTGTACTCGTAGAGTTTAGCGTAGAGTCCAATGGAGCTCATGGCACCCTTAACGATCTCATAACGTGGCTTGCGCTCGCCTAGAACATTGAACAAGTCGTCCTTGGTAAGTACTTCTTCTACACCAAAGCTCTTGCCAACACCTGGAGGGCCTGACACGATCATAGCACGTACATCACCGCTCTTGACAGCTTTGGTCATCTCAGTGAGGATAGCAAAACGCTCGCCCAATCGTGTGATGATCTGCTCATCAGTTTCTTTAGCAACTTCGCGCTCACGAAGCTTGATAGCTTCTGCATCAAACTCCAAGAGATTGGTTGCGGGCATCGCCTTCTTTGCTTTTGCTGTAGCCATTTGTTAGTCCTTTTCTGTGTGTTAAATGTGTATTATACGGTCTTTACTTGAGATTGTCAAGCATTAATTTAGTGGATTCGTCCACGGTGTCTATGTCATCCCACACCGCCAACATCATCATCTCTACCACGGTCTCTGCATCGGCCCGCATGCTAGGATGAAGCGCCCGGACGAATGCTTCAACTTCTGTCCGGCTCTGCATCATCCACAACACATCAGCGATGGCTCGCTGACGGTTGTTAAGGCCCTCGATCTGGACCTTGCTCATTAGTCCATCCTCGAGCCAGCGTAGGCCTTCAAACCCAGTGCCTGCAGATAGTTGGCATAGGCATAGGCACCGGCTTCTTTGATGTCGATGTTCTGCACTGGCAAGCCAGCTGGATCCCACATGCTCAAGCATTTGGGTTTGTAGTCCTTGCGGAAGCCTGCTTTGATCAACTCCTGGGCCTGCTTAGAGTTGGTACGGTCCACGTAGACCTCAACCCAAGCAAAACCACAGCAACCGCCATCACCGCCCCACTTGGCGTACTCTGCGCGGCCTGCTTGCTCTGCCAAAACCTTACCTGCTTTGATAACGTCTGCTGTAATCATCTATCGCTCCTTTTAAGTGTTTAAGTATGTATTGTACGGTCAATCTATCTGAATGTCAACCAATTGACCCTTCGAAAAGATGTAGTATTCGTTGATCAAGCCGTATGTGGCCCAAATACAACGGTTGCCCTGGAGGAGCTCATAGCTCTTGACACCCTTCTTTTCTAGGTGATCTGCCACTACCATGACTTCTAGTTCGTTGAGGCGGGAATCGACACGGATCATGTTAGGCTCCAAAGTAGGCAAACTCAGGCGCCACTTCTGCCAAAGGCGCCAGCATCACAGCAGGATAGATCACACGACCTTCGTATTCCAACTGGCTCTGCTCATACTCTGTCATGTAGTCATCAGCGACCACACCGTAGCCTACCATGTAGTTGCGGGCCGCTTCGTTGTCGTATTCAAAGCGAGGGCGGAGAACAGTGATCAACTCAGCGAGGTGCTCTGCGCTAGGGGTTTCGTTGCCCAGCTGATAGAAATAGTCCTCACCGCCTTTGAACTTCCAGTACTGGGGGCAAGCACCTGTACCGTCCCAATCGTGGGCACCATAGTTTTCCATGTATTGTGTAGTGATGTGCAGTTTCATATGAGCTCCTGTTTGCTTAGTGTATGTGTATATTATACGGCCGGTTTAACCAAATGTCAACCGAAATCTGTGATTATTTTTGTTGTATTTTAGCCACAAAAGGTGAGTCCCAACGGCGCTTCACAGCGGGTCGGGACTCGGGGGGGTTGCCCGGGACACTACCCCCGGGACTTGGAGCGACTCTTTAGAGCGTGATACCCATTGCTTTGGCTTTGTAACCTAAAGCAACGATTTGACGAGATGGCTTACCCAACTCGTATTCTGTTACATCAACACCGTTACCAGCGGTACGTGTGTTGGCATAGATTGCGTAGCCAGCTTGGCGAAGACGGCTTGCTTCTGCGGCGATATTGCCGATGCCCATCTTCTTGGCTTGTGAGGCAGTCAACTTCTTGCCAGCTTGCAATGCTTGAAATACCTTACCAGTTTTGGTTTCTAGATTAACTCTTTTCATTTTTATGTTTCCTCTGTATTGTGCTGTTCTCCAGCATTTATAAATTATAGCACCTATGCGACGCCTTGTCTAGCCTTTTGGACTTTTTGCTCCATCGCTCTTTCCCAACTCCAGTCTAGGCTAGGGCGGCCGGTAATACCAAACTTCTCTACGCACCAGTAGGTGATGTTGTCAAAGAAAGGGATCCCACCGATCTCTTCGCTCTTCTCAAACCAATCATAGTCGATATTGTAGGTCGCTGTGTTGGCAACAGGGCTGAACTCTTTGGCGCCACAATGCTGTAGATCGACTGCGATCTTCCAACGACGAACTAGGAGTGCTTCTGTTTCTTTCCATTGACGTAGAGCCCACTTCTGCTTGCGCTTGTTCAGCTGAGCAATGGTTCTACGGACTGCATCAATACGCTCTCCTAGTCGCTGAATCTCGGGACCAGCATCGCGCCAGTCCTTGGCCACTAGGGCAACGTATTCTGTCTTAGGACTTTTTGACTGAAACATTGGCACGGAAGAAAGCTCCTAGAACAACCACAGCAAACCAAGTCTCCAGGCTATAGGCCACAGCAGAACTTGGGAATAAGGTATTGAAGGCCCAGATCGTCAACAGCGGGCCAACGGCCACAATCACAATCGCTAAGGCAACCAAACTGAGAATCTTAAACATAGACATCCTTTGAAAAATTAGTGAGGGCTCTCTCGTTGGCCCTCGCCACGGCACTTGCGTTTAGAAAGGTGCGTCTTCCAACTCAGCGATCACAGCCTTAACTGCCTGCGCTTGAGTCTGCACCTGCGCTTTGGTAGTCTTCGCTACCGGAGTCTTCGTTGCCTTAGCAACAGGCTTAGAGACCTTAGCCTTAGGTGCCTTTGCAGGCTTAGATGCTTTGGGAGCTCGCTTACCAGCGGCTTCCTCAAGAGCGGCACGAACTGCCTTGTTGCCGTTATCGAAATCAATCGACAACAGGAAGGCAACTGCATCTTCTTTGGTCATTGGGTTCTTCAACTCAATGATATCGATATCAGTGTGACCATTCTTGATCAAGACCTTTTGACGCATCACGTCATTGGCAAAACGAACCTTGAACTGACCGTCCAACTTAGAAACACCTGCATGTGAAAAAACTGACATAACTAACTCCTTCTGTGTGTAAAAATGCGTTAGAACTATCTCTAACTGTTAATAGTATAGCACCAAGCTATCCAAATGTCAACCCCTAACTGTTCATTGTTTGGTAGGGATCAAACTCATCTTGTGGCGTTTCTGCCACATTGTTTGACTCAAGCCATCCGTAGACCTGCTCGATTGGGCAACTCAACATCGCCGCGATAGTCTTAGGACTATAACCCTCGATGTATAGCTGTTCGATATCATATGCTAGATCACTCATCGCGCTCATTTTGTTCCTTTAGTAGTTGTTGAACCATCCATTCGATTACTTTACTCATCAAAGGCCTCCTCGCCCATTTCTGTTACTGTTTCTTCCGTAACGCCAAGATCGACGATACGGGCTTCTTCGTTACCTGCACCTTGAAAGGCTCCACGGAACGACTGATGCTCTGCTAGGAAGTCGTATACATCGTATCGATCCCACGACTCAGGCACTTCAAGTTCTTGATAGAGCTGTGTGCGTACAATGACCTTCTTCATGCGAACTCCTCTTCTTTGATCTTAGACAACGCTGTGCTCAAACGCTTCCAAGCGCCAGCACTACCCTTCTTGTAGAACCACTTGCCAGTGTTCAAGTCTGGATCATAGCGGAACAAGTAGAAGTACTCAGCACCGCAGTGATCGTAATGCTCTACTGCCTCTTTGGCTGTATTGAACGCCTTGTAAGGAGCAGTCTCGCCGCGATCGCGTTGGTAAAATGTACACCAGTTCTCAGTCAACAGTTTATAACCTGCTACTTCTTCAGCCCGCAATTCAAACTCGCTGAAGGCGTGCTTCTCCCCAATCTCTGGGCGCAAGGAACTCATGTCGCCTAGCGCGATCAAATTGTTGACCTTAGGGCTTGCGGCATAGTGCTCGTTGAGGATAGCGCCGTTGTGTTGCAAGTAACCATCCCAGTGGCAGTAGATTGCCTTAACGCCTTTGGTATTTGGATTCTCAATACCAATCATGCTTCGTGTACCCATTTCAGCTCCTTAAGTGTTTAAGTGTATAGTATAGCACCGATTTACCATCTTGTCAACCATCGATCCAACAATCCCTGGCTAACTGTGTGGTTATTGTGTCCCCACCAATGTAGTCCCCAGAGAAGCCGTGCTTGTTCTCTAGCACAAGGGCAACCCCAAAGCAGACAGTCTTCTTGATCTCTACGATCACACCCGACTGCTCGATGTCTGACTTGAAGCCCACGCAGTCTCCTACAGTGACCTCTTGCCCCTCAACGATAGCTTTCATTGTGCGTCCTCACTTTCGCACTCGCCGTCGAACTCCATAAGATTTTCAATAGCGTCTGCAACGCGGTCGCTCTCTGTTGTGTAGAAAGTAAACTCGCCCAATGTAGTGCGACCCTCGCCCTCTTTGATATATTCGAAGCCACCGTAGTAGTCCAAGCGCGAGCCTGTGTACGATACGATTGTGTCTTCATCAACATACAACATACCGCAACGGTCGTCAAGTCCCAAACGGCTTGCAGGCTCTTTACGCATACCCTGCACATGACGGCTCACCACTTCGTTGATGGCGTCCAGCATATCGGCCGATGAATCAAACTGCGTGTCTGTAAAAAATCCCATTTCAAGCTCCTTTAGTGTTTAAGTGTGTAGTATAACAGGTTTTACCAATACTGTCAACCCCTGGGATGCTACAAGGTAGCTTATCATCGGTTAACCCAGGGAGACAGTAATCTTAGCCAGCGAATATTTCTTTAGACAGGATCTCGTCCTCTACCAACTGATGACATGAGTTTAGCGTCAACTGCATGATCAGATAGGCATCTGCCCTTTGCTTGGCAGGCATAGATTCAATCATGTCCTGGATCTCGCCGAGAGTCTGTGTTACGAACAATCCACTGCGTGGAATCGGGTTTTCTACGATGTTGTACATGTGTCGCTCCTTTAGTGTATGTGTATATTATAGCACAAGTTTTACCATTTGTCAACCAAAGACCCTAGTGTTAGTAGGGTCTTTGTTGCGTAATTACAACTCCATGCTCGCGTAGCCGTCGTCTTGCATTCCCTGCTCCGTAAAGCATACATCAGTCCCTAATAGCTCGCTAACAGCCGCTTCAAAACCGCTGTCTGTGTATATACGCCAGCTCTCGTCACCACCTGTGTGTACAACGCCTATGTGTATGCCAGTATCGCCATCACCCCAGTCTGTTTCGCTAATGCAAATTTCCGTAATAGTAACTGTCTTTAAGTTGCAGTCCCATATGCTGTCGCCAGCTAACTGTACTTTTACTTTACACTTGTACTCCGTGTTAGTAGTGTCGTCTTCTACTCGTGTCTCAACAAATTTTAGTTTTTTGCTAACT